GGGGGGGGTAATGTTACGTTTTTATTGATATTTTCCATAATTATTTATGGTAGACAATTTAATAGTCTATAATGGTTAAGTTTTTGTATTCATTTTCAAGTTATCAGTTACACATTATTTTATTTTAAAATGAACTGTAACATTCTTTTTTACATTTTTTTGAAAAAACGCAATAACTTTTTCCATATTTTCTCTAGAGCAGTCAGGAAACGAAAAATTAGTCGACAAAACAAAATAAATTTGATAGGGGTATGTGGAATACCATGTGACATTTCTTGATAAAGTCACTCCATCTAACCCATCAAACCATGCAGTTATTGTTTTACCGTCAATTTTTGATTTTATATCTGCTGATACATTAATAGGGCATAAAAATAAGTATTCATCATAAACATATTCAGTATTAACCACAGAAGCGGCACACATAGTTGCAGTGCCTAAACCAGAAAAATTCACCGAATTGTATGTTCCCCAATAATCATATCCAGAATATTCCTCTGTTGATTCCTCATTCCAATATTGGACATAAATATTTGCAGATGTTTGATATAGGTAATCAGCTTCTAAATTTGCTCCAATAATTATATTTTTAGTGACTATTAAATCTACAGGATTTTCTACAACCATTTTTTCCTCCTAGTTACAGAGGGATATTGTATACTTGAAAATAATGTTATTCTAAATTTACAGTTATGGTCTTACCTACTTGTGATTTTAACCACATTACTAATGACGTATCATTATCAGGTAAATCAGTATAATAATAGTTGTTTCCACTAGCGGCACTAAGCGTATAAGTCGTATTATTAATTGTTACTTTTATCGAACTCTGACTTAAACTACTAGCAAAAGATATCCATAATATATGCAGTAAAGGCTGTTGACTACTAGGATCAACTATTAATCCTGCACTTAATGAAGTTATTTTAGTTCCATAGAACGTATTAGGACTTATACTGCCATACACTTGATCAGATGAATAGTCAGCACTACTATAACCGTACTGCCATTGATTCCCGCCATAAGTATATTGACCAACTGTTAAAACTGTTTGTCCACTACTTTCAAGTTCTGCGCTAATTATAATATCCTTTGTAACTGTTGTTGTTATAGGATTATTAACTAGCGCATGTAACTGTAATTGTAACCTTGGAAAATGGTTAGCAGACAATTCCCTATCTGCCAAACCTCCTTCCAGGATACATTTGTGTGTGTGTGTGTGTGTGTGTGTGTGTGTGTAGAGATAACGACATTTGTATTTTTCAACGACACATCGTTTTTATTCATTTTATTTTTCCTCGCAATAAATTTTATCTAAAAGATTTCCGTCTTTATCGAAACCTGTGATAGTTAATTTCTGGCCCTTTTTTACCAGAACACTGTAAGGAGAGTTTGTTTTAATACTAAAAGAATATTCACCGCTTGAAATAAAATCAATACTTGCGTAGCTTTTGAGTTGCTCTTCTAAATCCCAATAAGAATTACAGAGCTTGTCATATTTCTCGCACATTGTAATTAAGTCTTTCTGAACTTGTTCATATTCTTTTTTTGTTTTACCGCCGAATAAACGAATCAACCAATTAAACATTATGATTCTCCATCATCTTTTTAAAATTTTTATTTATAGCATAGTATCTACTTTGAGCATAAACTTTATTTGCGCCGTATTTTTCTAACGCTATTTGAAAATCTTGATATTTTTTTAAGTCTTTATATGAAATATTATAATTTACTATGTCAATTTTATAGCCACTTATATCACTAGCTATAATGTCGGCGAAACCTTCTAATAAAGCCATATCATCGAAGGCATTCTCTTTTAGATATTGAAATTGGAAGAGATGGATCAGTTCATGAGCCAAAAAAAACAGACGCATTTTTTTATTTAGTCCCGACTGATCCATTATTATAATATTAGCTTTTGAAGTAAGAGCCTGACTGCGTCTGGCTACGGCTTCAGCGTTCTTAATCTTTAATTGCGCCAGACGCTTTGTGTAGGCTTCGATGTTTGGCTCGTTAATGACAATGACGTCTTTTTCTAAAACCAAACCATAATTACTATATATAAAATCTTGAACAATATTTATATTTTCAATAGTTTCTTTTTTATTTTCTCCTATAACTGTATGAGCCTGAGCTGTAAAAGTATAAGATAATAATAAAAAGAATAAAATTATTTTACATATCTTCATTTTTTTCAATTACAGCTGCTGTTACTATATCTTCTTCAACAGAACTCAATGCAGTGCTGTTCGATAAATTCCATTCAACAAATTTGTAACCGCTATTGGGCGTACAAAGAAGTGAAAGAGTGCTGCCATGAGTTGCTGTAAAATTAGAAGTATATTCTTTGCTGTTATAAGTAACAGTGATTTTTCCGTTAGTAGGTTGTACGATTGTAACTGTATAAGTTTTTAATGTTGCAGCAGTTACCGTCAGCGTTATATCTCCAGAAGCCGTACCAGATGTAGCCGATAAAGTACCAGGATTATATCCAGTCGCTCCAGCTATTGTAGCACTCCAAGTTTGTCCATGAGTGATATTAAATGTTTGAACAGAAGAAGTAGATGTATATGTCTGCGAACCTACCTTAACTGTGATAGTTTGGTTAGTCGTAGCGGGTAAGGTGAACGTATAAACTTTTAAAGTAGCATTAGATGCTGATATCGTAGCGTTTCCTCTTAAATAGTATCTTCCGCTCGTATAAGCAAGTCCACCTTCTATAGATAAAGTACCGCTATCATATCCGGTACTTGGAGTGATAATAATATCACTAACTATAGAATTATATTCAGCAGTAAAAGATTTATTGTACGATGTTCCATTACACTTACAGCTTATAACTTGATTTGATGTCTGATTTATAGTAACCGAATAAGTATTTATTGTTGCGGCAGTAGCCGAAATCGTAACGGCTCCGGTAATTGTACCAGAAGTACTGCTTAATGTTCCGGCAGTATATCCTGTTACAGCTGTAATTTTCGCCGTATATTTTAATCCGTGTTCTGCATTGAATGATTCAGTATAATCAGTACCATTACAGCTTACAGTTATGGTCTGATTACTGCTTTGAACTATAGTAACAGGATATGTATTTTTAGAAGTGGTAGCTGAAATGGTAACTGCTCCAGATACGGTTTGTGTAGATCCGCTGGTAATAACCGTAGAACCAACCTTTAATGCTGTAATAGTATAACCTTCTGTAGTAGTTGCTGAAACAGTGTACGTTTCTCCATAAAGAGCATTAAAGCTGGACGTATACTTAGTTCCTTTATAAGTACAAGTTATGGTTGCTCCCGACGGTTGAGTTATCGTTATAAGATAAGACTTGGCAGTAGCAGCAGTAGCAGTAACAGATACGCTTCCTGTAGGATGAAAAAGCCCATTAGTTTGAACATCTAAATAATAATCGCCAGTAATTTTTCTATCTCCGGCATTATATCCAGTTGCTGGAGTAATTGTTGTTCCAAGCAAAGTACCGTAAGCAGCTGAAAAGGTAGAAGTATAATCTTTGTTATTAACATGATCATTTACTGTGATAGTTTGGTTAGCTGTTTGGGTAATCGTAATCGCACACATTATAATTGATGCGGCGCTGGCTGTGATCGTAGCATTTCCTTGTACCGTATATGTTCCGTCAGAATTTTTTATAAGTCCTGAAACGGATACAGTACCTGGATTATATCCAGTATCAGCTGATACTGTAATAGATGTAATTTTAGTATTATAATCAGCTGCGAAAGTAGAAGTGTAAGTTTTTCCGTTATAAACAACATTTATAGTCTGATTAGAAGTCTGATTGACCGTAATCGTATATGAACCAATAGAAGCCGGACTGGCACTGATAGTAATATCACTATTAACGTATCCTGACGAAGAAGACGGAGTTCCAGCAATATATCCTTGATCAGCCGTTACCGTAGTTGTGTATTGAGATCCTGGAGCAGCAGTAAAGGTTGAAGTGTATTCTTTACCATTACAGGTTACTTTAATTGTCTGATGATCAGATTGTACAATAGTAACGGTAAATTCATTAACAACCTTGGTTTGTACATAATACTCGATATTGTTTTCTTTTATAATCAGAGGAGTAGAATATTTAGAAGCTGCTGCCGTTTTTGGCCATAATCCTAAATAACAAACGACATTGTTATTTTTTATTTCCCAACAACTCCCGTTAGTTACACTTGTCGGAATAGCTTCTTTTGTGGTTGTATAACATTCACATTCATAGAGAGTTCCGCTATTTGTGTCATTAAGGGTTAATTTATTTACTAGAACTGACATAAGAAATTATTCCTTCACTGTATTTGTGGCTATTTCTTCCAGTTTTTCATCTAAGTTGCAATCAACGTCCCAATCCCAATCAATAATATTAATAATTGGAAGGTATTTATCATCTTCTATATTATTTATATATTCTTTTAATTCGTTATATCTTGTATGTAATTCATTAGACCGAACTGCGATAGCAGTATTTATGCCTTTAAAATCATCTATCGTAATATCGACTCTTTCATTATCGGCAGTAGTCCAGGTAATACTTGGTATTCCGTTATCTTCCAAGCTTTGGCGGGCTTTGTCTAAACGCATTAAACTGTTTTTGTCGGCATCGTAATTATGACCGTTATAATTTATTGGATCCAATTCTTTTTGATCACGTATCAGTTTTAATCTTTCGATGACATTATTTTTGCTTTCAGCAAAAGAGTATGTAGTTTTATAATGTTTAATCGTATAACCGTGTTCATCAAAAACGATAACATCGCCCACACTGGGATCTTCGCCATCTATTTTTACACCAGTAATATCTATAAAATAAGAATCGGCTTCAAAAAAAGTCCGAAATTCATCTATGGAAACCCAATGTTCTTGAATAGAAACGATTTTCCCGTATTTTATTTCTGCGAATTTATATAATGGTTCTGACTCGTCTCGAACCATAGTTTTATATGAATATTGTACTGTCAAAGGTAATTCCTCCGATAAAAATAAGTTTTCTATTTCTTTATTACCATGAAAGTAAAGTAACGTTACTAATGTGTAAACACAATAAAAAAGCCCGATTTTTTCGGGCTTTTTTATTAATATATCTCTATTCCTGTTGATGTTATAAATTTAGTGGCCGTCACACTACCAGTTACAGTTCCGCCGGCTACAGGTAAATAAGTAGTTGTTATATCTTTACCGTTTTTATCTTGAGTAGCCTTAGTGGCATTAGTTGCGTTAGCTACATTGTTTATTGTAATAGTCGTTGTTGTTCCGCCAGTATTCACAGATATTTGATTGGCACTGCTCCCAGCTGTTACAGTTCTTACGCCAGTATTTGCAATAGTCGTCCCGGATATACTTATACTTGCACCGGCCGTATAAGTAGTATTAGTATCTGGAGGGACTACCCAAGTTCCATCACTGCGCAGATAACGTGTAGCTGAACCAGCAGCTGCAACCGGAACAAGACCAGTAGATCCAGCAGCTGTCGTAGTTGCACCTTTCATAACACTATAAGTAGTATCAGTAAAAACTGCATTGGCTGGAACAGTTTTATTTAATGAATAAGTACAAGTTTGAGGAACTCCATCATTAAAAAATATAGGCTGCGTTGCTGTACCGGCAGAAACCGTTAATTTATCTGCGGAATTAGCAACACCTTCCCAAACTACTCCGGTTCCAGGAGTATAAGTAGCAGCAAGATTTGAATGAAGATATGCTGAAGTTTTGGTATTCGTTTCATCACTTACCACTGACCATTGCATTACAGATCCTGATTGAAGACCTACAATACTATTTTCTGATGCGCTAAGCACTAAATTTCCGTTACCATATGCACTAATATTTGCTCCAATATTTTTGCTCGCAGGTTTCACTCCTAAAGCAATACTACCATCGCTGCCGGCTGTGGTTCCTGAACTTACTGTAATATTTTTATTAAATATATTGCTACCCGTCCATACATTATTAGAACTCAATAAGTTAGCTGTACTGTCATCTACATATTTTTTGGTGGCAGCCATCAAATCTGTTGTTGGATCACCTTTAAGTGTTAAGGCGCCCGTCATTGTCCCACCCGTAATGGGCAGTTTTGTGGAGTCTGCTACCGTGATATTCTTGGTGCCATCAAAAGTTACACCGTTAATTGTACGAGCAGTTTCCAGTTTAGTTGCAGTAGCGGCGTTTCCTATAAACGAAGAGGCTGTAACAGTACCCGGGAATACAGCATTTTTATCAATATCGTAAGCATAAAGATGGTTGGTTTTAGCCATATCAGATGGCGTAGCCCAATAAGTGTTACCGAATATAAGTATATCTAAAATAGTTAAAGCGCTTGTATATGAAGAAGATGGATGAAGCGTACCTATACTAAATGTTAAACGAACAACTGCTGTGTTACCTGTTTGATTGTCACTTCCTCCAAATGGAAATCCTAATGGAATAGAATTCCACCCGCTAAATCCCGCGATATTATAAGTGTTAATAGTATCAAATACAGTTTCTGCACCTTTCATGGATTTTTCTACCAAAACAGTGCAGTCACTAGCTCCGCTTGTGTTAATGTTTATAAGCATTTTACGGGCTAATGTATAAACGCCCATATTAGAAGCATTTAAAGTAATTCTTAATTTGTCATTTAAACTTACTTCAGATGTATGTGCTCCAATATAAAATTTACTGCCTATACCGCTAACCAGTTTTCTTTTTTCAGCATCTGAGGTTTCATAATCTATCCATGTAGAACCTCCATCACGAGAATATTCAATAACAATTCCCGCAGCTTTTGCAAAAGCCAATCTGTTAGCACTATGACAACTAGAAGTAGCCATGTCTATTGGAGATACTCCGCCCGCTATGCCTGTAGATGTATCCCATGATACTTGTACATCATTATGATTATGATGCAACTCAGCTTTGTTGTTAGCAATAGTATATACTTTATTTACAGCAGCAGTAGTAGCAGCATAAGCTGAAGAAGAAGAGTTCGCTGCATCCGATAATATTACTGTTCCTCTTACAGATCCTGTAGCAGCTGGAACAGAAATAATACCATCATTGATATTAATATTATCACCGATCTTAACACCGCCAAGAATACTATCAGATGCTGTTGGCAGTGTATAGTTGTTAGCTCCGGATGCAATACTGTCTAATTTAACCTTATCAGTTGCAAGCATTAAGCCGTTAACAGTTGTTGTGACAGTTTTTGGTAAATCACTGGAAAACGATACTTTATTTACAGTGCCCCAATTATTAGCATAAACTAACGAATATAAAGATTTCCCGCTGTATGTACTAGCTAAACAGTGAAAGTATAATTTATCTGTACCAGTAATGCCAAAAATTTTAATGGTCCACGTAGTTCCATCGTTTATAACAAAACTGTCGTTAGTAAAATTATTTGTCCATGTTTCTGACCCAGCAAAAAAACAAGTTATGCTACTCATATTTGAACTTGAACTATATTTTGTAGCCAGCGCTAAAATAGCTGCTTTTAATTCACCGATAGTGTTCCCTTTTCTTATATTTAGGTCTTGAACATAAGTTGCTTTAGATACTTCAGAGTTTCCAACATTATCGACGGTGATAGTTTTGGTTTCATTTCCTGTATCAATATTTATTTTATTAGCAGTTTCTCCAGCAGAAACTGCATCAACATTTAATTTTCCATCTATTATTTCATTTATTTTTTTTATTATTTCTAAATTTGTAAGAGTGGATTTTATCTTTTCGATCATATAAAGTCCCTTCCAAAAAGATTGTAAATATATATTCTATTTTTTTATTACCTTTTAAAGCATTAACAAAACAAGGCCTTCGATCATATTTTTATCGAAGACCTTGTTTATATTATTAAATTAAAGAACTGTAATGTAACCTGCGAATTTTTCCATCGAAGTTATGATAACGCTATTTTCAGTTTTTTGAATATCTACTACTACAGCTTCGTATTGATTCTCAGCCCCATCTTTTTGGCGATAAACTTCACCGATTGGATATTGAGTACCTACAGATAACGTTAAAGTAGTAATTCCGTTAACGAGCTCAGTCCACCCGGTTGTAGCAGTAAAAGTAATGACCTTTACTGTTTTGGCCGCCAAAAGACTATCGGTTTGAGTTTTCGTATAAGCATCAGTAATACCATAACCAGCTAAGGTTGTAGCCTTATCTGCCTTGTCTTCAACCGCTGCATTAATAGCATTAGTTGTTTCTGATTTAGTATACTTGTCTGCGTATGTAGTTTTCTCTGCATCAGTAACAAAACGATGGGTTGCATCTTGTACTATATCAGAAGCTAAAATATTGGCGCCATTTTTTCTATAAATATTAGCTCCATCACTTAAAGAAGTAGATGCTGTTTTAGCTATATTAGTATTAAAATTAGCAGTAGCTCTTTCTTCGGTATAATACAAATTAGTTTTTTCAGCTACATCGGCTGTCGTTAAAACAACGGTGCCGGTTTTACCATTTACACTTAAAACAGAATCTGTTGGGGTAGCGAGTTGCTTCCAGTTTGCTTTGACTGAAGCCGGAGCTGTTTTTAAAATAAAAGTTGCTGGAAGATCGCTTCGGATAGCAATATCGCCTTCTTCAGCAGTTAACGCCAGCATAGCTGATTCGTTATCGACTTCATAGGTATTGGTAATAGCTATTTTTGGGATAATGGAATCTGCCAATTTTCCATTTTCCTGAACGACTACTACGTTACCTGCTGCCGTTCCTGAATTAAGTAATGCAGCAGTACCTAAATCAGTAATTTTTTCATGGGTCAATGCTGGAATATCAGCAGCTGCCAACGATTCAATTTTAGTAACCAGACCTTTTGCGTTAACAGTCAACTTACAACCTGTTCCAGCAGTAACGATTGTTTTTAAAGCTAAAGCTAATTGTGCTGTAGAAGATTCTCCGACTTTAAAAGATGCATCTTGCACGTCACCGGATACAGAAACCGTAGTCTTGACTTGCGGTACGCTTTGATCGAATTTTACAAATTGAGAATCTTTATATATATAAAGAGTTTTATCTTCCAAACAATATACTTGCATACCTTCATATGCGCGGTTGTTTGTTATATGAGCATCGCGTTCAGCGATAGTATTTACTGTGTATTTAGCATCGACAGGACCGGCTGCTTTTAAGTCGAAACCTGAAACTACGCCAATGCCCTGACCGAATTTTTCTTTATCTGCCATTATTATTTAAACGATCCTTTCTTTAGAAACTATAAGTAATTGCAAACCCATCAGCTGTTGACGGAGTTTTTACATAAACATAATACTCTACATCACCTGAAGCACAGGCTACTGTGACTGTAGATTGAGTATAAGAACTTATATTTTCAAATTTATTCGGATCTAAAGCACTTTTAAGTTCTCCATATGATTTAGGATAAGCTATAACCATGCAGTTATTGTTAGTAGTATACGTAAAGGTTTTAGTTCCTTTAGCAGTAACAGATTTCGTTAAAGCTTTAACTGTATCAGATGTCATTGCAGTTCCTGTCGCTACTACACCATAATAAAATGGGTCGACAAAGGTAAAAGCAGAACTGTTAGCTGTCACCGTACTGTTTTCTTTATCTGTTACAGAACCAGTTAAAGTAGCATTAGCTGTTAGAGTTAAGCCATCGGCCGGTAAACAGTCAAAGGTTCCGCCCTTAGCAACATTATCGGTAACAGTCGCTAAAACGATACTGCCGTTTTTAGCTTCTACCTTAGTAAGATCAGCTGATTTTCTTGTAGCAGTAACTTTTAGAGATGTAATTGCGACAGAAGTACCTTTTTCATAAGTTCCCCCGTTCGGAGCTACAGTAATAGATACTGTCGGTTTTACATATGGATATAGTAATTTATCCAGCATTTCCTGTACAGTTTTATCCGTAAAAGTTTCTCCGACTTTTATTCCGCCAATAGCTGTAACTATAGGCGTTTCATTAGTATATTTAACTGCGTCTGCGACTTCATCTTCAGTAATAAAACTGTTTTTTTCTTCTTCGGTTAAAAAGACCGCATTTTTAGGAACAGCAGTTTCTACCGTTAATCCGTTTACTTTTTCTGCATTTACAGCAGTACCATCAGCATCAAGTTTTCCTAAATCTAAATTAGCAAAATTTGTGTTAATGGTTTCATAATTGTCTTTTTGAGTTAATCCCAATTTAACTGTTTTTAATTCAATTTCCGCCATCTTTATTCTTTATTGTCTCCTTCAAGATAAATAATACCAGCAAATGATTCATGACATATCATTACGATATCACCATTTACTAATCTTTTATAAGCGAATTCAATATTTACCATTTCCGAATCATTTTTATATCTTAATACTTCAGTTACCTTGGCGTTATAACCCAATTCATGCTGAGTTCGATTGATTCGTAAAAGATATGTTGTTTCGTTGATCTTACTGAAATCATTAGCTACAAACTGTAATTCGTAGGTATCGACAACTTTAACGACAGTACCATCTTCAATATTAGCCAAATCTCCTTTAGGTCCTTTGGGGCCAATTAAATTCGGAGTTATAATGACATTATTGATGTCTGTTATTTTTAGTCTAAAAACAGAGTCTGTATTTTCTATTACTTCTATAGTAGGAGATACGGCTAAAAGACCGTTCGTAATATCTCCTTGAATTAGTTTTTCGTTGTCATATTTGAATTGTAACGATTCACCATCTGAAAATAAGATGTTTTTCGCTAAAGATTGTGGAGCTAAATTTTTTTCAGTGGCGTCATCCTTTAAAATTACATTTACTAGATCTTGAGCTGCCACGAGTTCTTTTAACCTCTTTATATGTATTGAAAACTACGACAAAAAATCGCCCATAGTTTTTTTATCACTTTTTTTATTACCCCCATAATATGATTTATATTTTAAGAATAAAAGATCAACTGTACTCTTTTGCGAATAAATTATATTTACAAATAAAGTGAAATATATTATAATTCTTGGGATGAAAGAAACATGAAGGAGGCTCAACTCTATGATTATAGGGATAATACTTATACTTCTTGTTATTTTTAGAGCTATGAAACTTTTAGTTCTGATTAGTCAGCCAAAATGTGCTTCAACTCTTTTCATATATATAGCATGGATGAGTTTTCTTTATGTTGGTAACCCTAGCGATACAGAAGTTTTAATATCGCTTATACTTCTTATATTTTCATGCTTATCGATAGATAGAATTATTGAAACTCCTTTTAATTTTGAAATTCCGGCTTGGCCAACAGTTCTTATAGCATTATTTTTTGGAATACTTGAAGTAAATCGTACTAGAGATTTTGAAATTCTTATTATACCTTTTGTTTTTGTCGCTTTATGTTATGTTTCTAAAGCTTTTCGAGTTCCAGGATATATTTTTTTATCAGCTATCACGTTAGGATTTGCAGCCGGTAATATAATAGGCGGAAGCGGTTTACTAAATGGCGGAGGAGATGTTACCGACGTCGCCAGTACAGATACATCTTTAGATACTGTTACCTCTACCCCAACAATGGAAAATCCAATTCCGGCGCAAGAAGTTTACAATACAGAAACTGTTGGTGCCGATATAGCTTTTGATATAGCTGCTAATACCGATACAACAACTCCGGCAGAAGCATATAATCCAAATCCAGATACTGTTTTTGTAGAACAATATACGAGAGCGGACGGCACTCATGTAAAAAGTCATATTAAAACTGTACCTGATGGATTCAAAGAAAACAATATAAGCTATAAAGGTTAAAGTAAGGGAGCGTTTTTTATAAATAATTATATCTTTGGTATTTTACTGTATGATAAGACCCAAGACAAATATTATATTCGAGACTGTGACGATGATTCTTTTATACATTATTTAAATTGTGGTGACATTATGGATATCTCCATTAATGATGAATGGTATCCCACCAGATTAGAAAAAACGAAGATTGGTATTTGATAGGTCAAAAAAATAAAACTTTAAATGGAGCTAAAGTAAGATATATAAAATAAGAACCGGCTAAAAAGCCGGTTCTTATTTTATTATTTAAATGGAGTCAGGATCTGTACTATATCACTTTTATCAACTTTTTTGATTGAAGAAATTATTAATTTTCCCTTGTCGTCTTTAGTTCCTTTGACTACTATTTTTTTATCTGGATTGATATGTTCATCAAAAAGATCGGTGTATTTTTTATATACACTTGAAAAAATAACGGAATCTATAGTACAGCCATTTATAAGTATGGTAGAAAATGCCATTAACCGACCATTTTTATCTTTTTGTTCCCTATTTGTCAGTATAGTAGCTTCTTCGTTTATTTTCTCTTCTGCTTTTATAGTATTCCACCAAGGTTTATAAGTAATTGGAGTCGATAAAATTTCTTCTTCAAATTCCATACATACTATATTTGAATAATAATGTTCTGGATATGGCTCATAATCTTTTTCCTTTCGCAGCTCCATAATACGATTAATGATATTGCACCTATCCTTGTTTTCTTCAAAGGCATCTAATGCCCCAGATTTAGCCATGGCTAGAGCTACTCTTTTATTAAAAATTTTTTTAGGCAGCTTCTCAAATAAATCGTTTAAAGAATTATACGGTCTATTTTTCAATATTTCATTTATAACATTCTCTCCAGCGCCTTTAATTGAAGCTAATCCAAAATATATATTTTTGTCTTTAGGATTGGGCGTGAATTTTTCTTCAGAAATATTTATATCCGGAACGATTACTTTAATGTTTTCATTTTCACAGATCTCGATATACTTTTTGGTTTTTTCTTCATTATCTTGAGTCGATAATACCGAAGCATAAAACTCGACCGGATAATAATACTTTAACCATGCTGTTAATAACGAAATATAAGAATAACATGCAGCATGAGATTTGTTAAACAAATAGTCCGCAAAACCCTGTATAGTGTTCCAGAAATCGTCCATTTCCTTTTCACTGTAACCGTTTTTTATGCCGCCGCAAATCTCTTTTCCATATTCGTGATCAGGATCGTACCATGGCATACTTGCATTTTCATGCCATCCTTCTGGACCTTCTTTATTGATTTTACCGTATTTCATCATTCTTCGCAGCATTTCCATTTTATCTTTCTTCTTTTTACCGAAAATTTTACGAATAATGGAATCGGCCTGGTTCATATCGAAACCTAATGCTTTAACGCCTATAGCCATAATCTCTTCCTGATAAACGATTTCTCCGAACGTTTCTTCTAAAATATCATCCATACCTCTAAGCAAAGGAGCTGCTTCTTCCAAACCGTTTTTTCTTTTAGCATACATAGCCGGCATCCCAGCAGATAATGGTCCAGGTCGTCCGAGTGATGTTATAGCTATGATATCATTCAAACTATCTGGTTTGATATCATTTATCATGCCTTTGAACATGTTGGATTCTAATTGAAATACAGCGTCAGTTCGTTTTTGACAAAGCATGGAAAATAAGTTGGCGTCATTTACATCCACTTTTTTATAAAGATCCTCGAAGGTCATTTTTTCATCTATATGTTTTAATGTTGATTGGATTATGGTCAATGTTTTTAACCCCAAAATATCTAATTTGACACAATTCAGTTCTTCAACTTCAGGACCGGTATATAAACAAACTCTAACGCCATCTGAGATCCTGGTTGGTATCATTTCATTTACAGGCATCGGCATAGCAAGTATGCCAGAAGCATGAACGCCAAAATTTCTACGCAATCCTTCGAATTTTCTAGCTAACCTAAATATTTCTTCATTATCTGTTTCTAATTTATTGAATCTTTCCCAGTTTTTTCGCTCGTTTTCATTATCTGAATCCTTTAATGCGTCATAGTCCTTGAATTTGGGTTGAGGCTTGTCCATTATCTCATCAAGTTGTTTTGAAATATTGTTCATTGTTTCAAAATCAACAGATAAAACGCGTCCCACGTCTTTTAAACCAGACTTCACTCCCATAATAGTATAAGTGCCGATATGGGCTACATTGGCAGCTCCGTAATAATCTTCGAGATGTCTAATGACACTGTCTCGTCCATAGAATTCAAAATCAGTATCGATATCCGGTAAGGCTGTTCTGTCTTTAGTGAGAAAGCGAGAAAAAAGCAGCTTATATTTTATTGGATCAATTATTTTAGTTATTCCCAAAAGATACAGACATAAAGAGCCAGCAGCTGATCCACGACCAGGACCAGTAGGACAATTATTATCATTGGCCCATTTCACATATTCTTCTACGACTAAAAGATAACTGGCGAAACCTTTAGGGATAATAACGTCAAGCTCTTCATTTAAGCGAGCTTCATAAACATCAAGATTTTCATGAACGTATTTATCTTGTGATGCTAATTTATATAATTCTCTATAACAGCGTTCGATCAAATATTTTTCCGGTGTTTTATCTTTTAACTTGACCTGCGGAATCAATGGCTTATCTGAATTGATTTTGATATTATCATCGATTCTATCAGTTATTTTGTTTGTGTTTTCTAAGGCTTGGACTATTATTTCCATATAATTTTTTGGAAAAACATCAGATCCGCATTCATACTGTATTTGAAAAGCCTCTATCATTTCATCGTATGATCGCAGCCAAAAATCATTACTATATCTCAATCGATTAAAATCTGTTTTCTTGGCTCCAGTTCCTATACATAATAAAGTATCATGGTCGTCATGATCGCTTTTTAAAACGTAATGCACATCATTGGTAGCAATCATTTTTATACTATATTTTTCGGACATTTTTATATAGAAAGCATTGACCTTGATTTGTTCAATGATATTTAAAGGTTGTATCTCTAAATAGAATCTGTCCTGAAAAATATCTAACCATTCCTTCAATAAGGCCTCTGCTGATTCTGTCTGATTCTGATTAACGTATCTTGCTATTCTATTGGCTATACATGCTGTAGTACAAATCAAGCCCTCGTTGTATTTTTTTATTATTTTATTGTCACATAAAAAACGACCATTAAAAGTACATGCTTCAGCTGATTCGGACTGAAGCTTTATCAAGTTCTTCCATCCGATCTGGTTCATGGCTAAAAATATAATATGGTATTGTTTTGTGTCATACATATAATCTTTGATTTTTTCTTTAATGTCTTTGATTTTTATGCCTTTTTTTGTATTGGATTTGGTTTTGGACGTAAAAGCTTCATATTCTTCCTGAGTAATTACTTGTGCTTTTAAAGCAGCATCAGCGCCTAAACGGTTACGTTCTTCTACTGGTAAATTTAAAATAGATACATCTTCGGTGTAATAAGCTTCTAATCCCAAAACAGGTTTTATATCTTGCTTACGGCATTCTTTTTGAAACTCATAAGAACCTCCGATGTGATTATGATCTGTAATAGCTATAGCTTTCATATTCAGCTCTTTTGCTCTGGCTATCAATTCTTCATGCTTACAGGCTCCGTCCAAGAAACTATAAGATGTATGAACATGTAAATGCGTGAAATTTTTTTCTGTCATTTTTTTATTTTCTCTCTTTTCTAAAATTTGTTTCAGCTTACTTTTATGTCGATCACATCCAACGTTAAATTTTTAGGATTTCTAAAATCCCGTACTAAATTTCCGGCTATACTTATTTTTTTATGGATGTTTTTATTAAAAATATCAGGTTTATAATTCCATGTCCAAACTTCAATGAACTTATCATTAAACTGACTTTTGATAATGTATTTAACATTATTTACATTATTCTTACTATGTCCAACTTCTATGACTTCTCCGTTTAGGCATAAAACCGGAGCATTAAAATTCATTGAGTATGGCAGTTTATTGATTTCATTAAATAAGGACATATTGATGTCTGTGACATCTATACTGGAATCGATTACCAAATCGTTTACCGGTTTTAATGTGACTTCACCGCATTCTTCCAATGCCTCTATTTTAGCGTCTAAAGCTCTTTGGAGCTCCTCAACCTTGTCGGCATATATAACTATCCCGCAAGCACTTTTATGCCCGTTAGCGGTCTTTAAAAGCCCTTTTTTTATGAATGGCTGCAACAGTTCCAATAGATTTATTGAAGAATTTTGACAGCGGCCGCTGCCTTTTAATTCATTCTTATTTTCTTGAACCAGGATAGCTGCGGCTGGTTTTCCGGTACAGGTCGTGACATGATTTGCTAATTTACCCAATATCCCATGTGGAATATTTTCTTTAATCAAGATTAAACAGAATTTTTTATTGTCATAATAACCGTCATCGATATCTTTTTGAATGAGACTCTTAACCTTTTTGGTGAGAGTTTTAATATTATTATATTCTTCATATACAGCTTCTGCTCGTTTTATCATTTGAGAAGCATCGGATTCGATTAGAAAATTATAAGCTGTTTCTATTTTTTCTATTTGTCCGCAAGCGTTGATAGCTGCTCCAATACTAAATCCAATATCTTTTCCAGTGATTTCTTGGATATTGAAACAATCTTTAAGAGCATCTATTGGAATACGTGGTCTGTTTTTACTTTCATTAAGAAATTTTAATCCATGATACACTAAAGCGATATTGAATACCGTCATAGGCATCATATCGGCCACAGTTCCTATAGCTGCATATCCAAGTCCATATTGAAGCGGGAAAGATAACGCTTTTTTAAAGTCCATATCATTATTTTTATTTTCAAAAAAGACCCTGTAGAGCTGAACGCATAATAACCATGAAATACCGGCACCGCATAATTCTTCCCCTATTTTTTCAGAATCTTTTTTAGGGTCTACGACAATGCCTTCAGGAATTTCTTTATCTGGTTCGTGATGATCGGTAACGATAGTTTCTATGTTATTGTTTCTAAGGTATTTTATTTCTTTTACTTTGGTTACTCCGTTATCGAAAGTTACGACCATATATTTATGATCCGGATCCTTCTTCTTGCGCATAACCAGTTCTTCGCACCAATTCATATTTAAACCGTACCCATTATGTCGGTTGGGGATGTATACTTCTATTGGATTCCCCTTTTTTAAATAAGTCTGGAATTCGGTCCAAACCTTTTGAGCTATAGCAGCAGAAGTAGTTCCGTCTGTATCATAATCACTGAAAATAAAAATCTTATATTCATTATCGGCTAAAGCTTTCAATATTTTTTTAGCAGCAGCATTCATGTTTACTATGTTGTCGCAGTAATTAAAAACCATGTCCCAGAAACTGTTTTCTATTCTGTTGTAATCTTCATAAGACAAACCGCGATTCGATATTATTTTAGCTAAAATATTTGAAATCTTATGAGATTCAAAATCTTTTAATAATAATGGATGCGGCCGTTTATATATCCAATTATATTCCAAAAATCATCAACTCTTTTCTTTATGTTGTTTATGTTATTTTTTATAATTCAAAACACATCTCGGTTATTTATATTATATCGCAAAATTTTTCAAAAGTCACTATCTTTTTACAAAAAAATAATGCTCATTTTTACAGATGAGCATTATTTTAAAATTCAAATCAGGCGTTTCAAACCTGAGTTGCGACTACGCTTGATAGTACTTTTATCTACACCTAAAGCTTCTGCTAATTTTGCTACTGCCTGATGTCGCTTCATATTACATGTATTGATATGGAGACCGTATTCTTTAGCGATTTGGCGATCGGTATAGAATTCCAAGTAGTATTTAGAAATCAGCTTGCGCTCCAGAGGAGTCAGCACAGCAAACGCTCCGGAACAATTCAATCCTTGTATCCAAGAAAGATCAGGAAGTCCTAACTCATTTGTATAGATTTTATCTTCCAGATCGATTTCGTTATTGTTAGCCAGTTCATGACTGTTTTGGGAGCTGCATTCTTCATATGGAATATTACGATAATGAATATTGGCTGGATTTCTTGTAAATTTCTGTATATGTCTAAACACCTCGTATCTGAAGGCATTATAAACATAACAACAGAAACTGCGCTGCATTTTTTTATAACGTTTAGCTAATACGAAAAAATGCATGTAAAGATCCGTTAATATCTCTTCATCATCGTTATGTCCGTAAGTTTCTTTAATAAAATTAAATTTTTGAAAAATAATCGATTTAGTGTTTCGATCTATTTTTTCTTTTGAATATAACGCCCTTTTTAATTCTGGGGCATCCATAAATAATAACACAAACAGCTTTTGTTCTGCATTGTCAAAATTTATCTGGCCCGTTTTTATGACGGTCAGATATTTCTTAAATAGCGGATAAAATTTTTCTAATAAAATTGTTGCAGCTGACTCGGCAGCAACTTTGTCTTCTTCAGTAGCATCTTCCTTATATTGTTTCTGATACAGGAAAACGAGATCGTCTATTTCTTCCCATTCATTTTTTCGTTTGATTAACTCATCATCGGTATCGCATTGCAGAGTTCTATCTTCAAAAAACTCTAAATCGATTTCGTCCATGACAAGTTCATTATTCATTATTTAGTTGTCTTTTTAGTTTTTGTCTTTCTGGTTATTTTTCTTATTTCATTTAGCTCGAGCCATTCGTGAGAATGTTCGTGATATTGTATTACTTTTAAGGTCAGGTCCTGATACTTATACTCAAACATTTTATGTTTGAGTCGAAAGTCTACGGTTTCCTTACCCTTTATGTCTACAGTATATTTTTCTGAATCATTCACATAAACCATGAAATCACAAATATATTCTATCTTTTGATATTTCTTTTTGTTTTTAGTAAAAGAAGGTTGAAGCTCAAATGCTTTTTGAAGCTCAAAATCCTTGATCAACCCTATCTTTTTATCGTAAAGAAGTTTTATATAATATCTCGATTCCATCATTGAATCAAATTTTATATCATCAATAATCGGTTTATAAGAAGTATAACGAGATTTTTTTATAGCTGTATCAGGCATTTTAAAAGATTTTATGATTTTTCTTTTCAATGCCTCCTGGCATTCATTGTAAAAATCAAATAAGGCTTTGCTTGAAAAGACTTTACCGTCTTTTGTTTGATAAATCGTGGCCGCTTTTTTTGTTCTCTTCTTTTTTAACATTTTCTTTTTTTACGGCAGCTTTCTTTTTATTGGTTTTTTTAGGATCTTTTTCTGCTTCTGTATTTATATCTAAATAGCCTGAATATTCTTTAATAATCATATTGTCTGTCACCTTATTATTTTTTAATTATAACCGCAATAGTTTTTATAACAGCATTGATAACAGGTAAAGTCTTCGCGAGGATAAAATATATTTTCCCGAATAGCTTTACTTATGTTCTTTACTGTTTTTTCTAAACGGTCAAAATCCTTCTGTGTTCTATATGTAGTAAATTCACTGCCGCTTTTAATATGATATATTCTAATGCCGTTTAAATTATAATTATTGGCCAATTTGCTTATAGCATAAGCTTGCAGTGTATATTTTAAAGACATATCCAGAATGATCTGATTCGGAAGGTTTCTGCTCGTTTCTACCACAAACAGTTCCAGCTTGTCATTATTATACCTTATCGTGCCTATCTTACCGGTTACAGCAACATTTTCTGTGAAATTAAGTTGGTAGGGGCTGTTTATATCGGCGACGATAAGTTTGTTGTTTCGACAGTACCGATCAAGTTGATTAATAATTCCCAACCCATCGAGTATCTGCTTTTCATTTAATCGACTGCCCTCGTTATCGATGATCTTGTCCCATTGTCTTTTCGCTTCCTGGATAGTTAAAATTTTCCCGTTCAGCAATCTTACCATATAGGTATCTATTACCTGTTTGATAAGATCACTAAACGAAGGTTTTGTCTTAAAGGGTATTTTAGACAAATATTTCCAATAAAAAAAATCGGGACATTTTATATAATCCATAAGTTTATCGTCCGAAATGACCAATAGTGGTTTGGGATTATTTATATTTGGAAAATCTAACTGTTTATGAGACATAGACATCTTTTATTTCCAGATGAAGTTTGGTTGTAAAACAGATTTTGTTTAGATATTCAATGTCGGGTAAAAGATAGATTTGATTGGCTTTTAAAGATAGACAATGATAATATGAACTATATTCCGGATTTATATTAAACATGGTATTTTGAGAATCTTTATGTTTTTCCATTGCTTCCGCTAATTGCTCTGGCATCACTATCCCTAATTCTTTTTGTGAAATATTGGGGAAGGTTATTTTCCCGAATGGGATATTTAATTTAATAAAAAAAATTTTAGAATTGATTGCAGCTTTGGCTAATAAAAATTTTTTATGGTCTTTTAAGAAATACGTGTTCTGAATTCTTTCTAGGTGTTTTATTACTTCCAAACATAATTTGGACTTTATTGTGTTCATTTTTTTGATGATTCGATATTTTTATTGTTTTTTACAAGCCAAAGAGCCAAACAAAACATTTCTCCCGGACTATCCGGCATCGGTTTTAATTTTAAGGGACCGTTAAAGCCGGCTGCGGATTCTATGGTCTGGCAGAGACTTTCGAATTCGCTGGAGCCAAAATTCCTGACTTTGGCTAAATGTTTTACGAATCTTTCACGGGTATAGAATAAGGAGCTGTAAGGGTTCTCTTCTTCGTAAGTGAGCCAATATAAATAAACGGCCGCAATCAATATTTCGATCCATTTAGAATAATACGGCGAACCCTCATGTATGGGAAGTCCTTTATAACCTTTGATCAATTCCAGCATCGTATCAATAGTAATATCGCTGATGGATATAATATCTGGGTCCTGACAAGAACTTTCTTTAAAAACTTCTTTAAGAAAATCCTGGATCTGATAACGTTCATTTAATTCCTGATAATACTTTCCATCTGTTTCAATAATGCTTACAAATTCGTTATTCATTTTTTAATTTCCTCTTTCTTTATCTAAGTCAATAACTGGTCTTTTAATCATTATTTCAAAATTTTTTGGATAATGCAGTTTAGATAAACAGATATTTTTCTTTTTATTGTGACCGCAAATATTATCACAACGGCTATGGCAGTACTGATAGCTATTACGGCAGCCATAACAGATAGGACAAGGATCGTAATAAAAGCAGTCTGAGCGCCAACCATCTGTGTCATACTTTGTTTTGAACATTATTCGTCATCTTCACTCGCATTCATAAGTTTAGCGATATCTTCGATATGTTTTTGACAGATCACGACTTGACTGGCTCCTTTGTTTTTCCAGACTTTTTTTCCTTCAAGATTTCCCTGGAGTTCAGTTCGAGCCAGAATGGGACTGGTGATTTTGTTATTTTGCATATGTTTTTTTAAGCAATAATAGCAGACATCGTAATTGTTGGCTAAGCTTACATCGAAATTGTTATCAAGGACTCCATAATTAGTAATCATTTTTTTACGCTCCTTAAAAAATATTTTTCTATTATTTAGTATATATTATGGCGTCAAATCTTGACGCACATTCTTGATTGCATTCTCTGACTGAAGAAAAATCGGGAACAAAATAATGATAAGTTCTTCCTTTGTAGCTGGATTTTTTGTTTTTGGCCCAATCCATTTCTATGATCGGATATTTTTCATTGTCTTCAGTATTAGTATAATATATTTGCGCGCTTTGTTTATTCTTAGAAACGTCGTTAAAAATCAAGAAAGCTACCGATGCTTCGTAAACAATACGCGATGATTCTTTGATATCATCTAGCGTGGGTCTGCCTAAATGATTCAGCTTTCTTACATGATAAGAAGTAAAAATCGGTATCTTCAAATCTATATTTGCAGCCTGTTTTACTCGCATAGCAACATAATCGATACGTTCTTTATCAGAATTAAACTTCTTGTCTACAACTAAATCAGCAAGAGAATCTATAGCTATGATAATGTTATTTTCTGGATCAAACCTTTTTACATACATTTGAACTTTCTTCGCATGATCCAGTAATTGTTCAAAGCTTGTAATTTTTTGACGATCTAAAATAAGGAATTGTTTGTTAGCTTTTTTTAGTTCTTCTAAACCAATTTTACGCTTATTTAAATAATCATAATATATACTGCATAAAGAAGCTGTTTCCGGATCTCCAGCGTCTTTATTGTCTTTTAAGAAATCTTCATAGCGTGTTGGCTTTGAGCCTACCGATATTGGTATTTTTTGATTCATAGCGATAAGTCTTGGAATTACTTCGTCTGTGTTATCATCCAAAGAGTAATATATTCCGAACAATTTATTTTCTTTATTATTACAAAAATCCCAAAGAAGATTGGTCATTATAGCTGTTTTACCGCTATTGCTTTCTCCGGCGAATATATATAATCCTTCTTCAAGCCCTTCCATTTTTTTATTAAAAATTGGGAAATGGGAGCATGTGTAGCCATGACCTTTTTTATGAGCATTGACATCAAATGTGTTGTATATATTTTCCGCTAATTCATAATAATCTTCTACAGCAACTTCATTATCCTCTTGTAATACATCGAGAACTGTCTGTTTAATATCTTTATTGATGTCCATGTAAATTCTCCTTATTCTGGAACTTACAGTTATTATCAACACAGTATCCAGATTCTTTAAATGCCGAACATCCATATTTTTTACCGGAAAGCAGCATTGAATATGCCGAACGTGTCGTAGTTTCAACTTCATTATGGCTCAACGGCGGATTGTTCATAATGTTCCAGTTATGCATCATATCAAGAGTTTCGGCTAAAGCATATCCTGATTGCAGAATAGCCGAAGCTAATAATACCAAGGTATTATTTCTACTGCCTTTATCGGCTCCGTTTTGAAGAAGATCATCTATACATGGCAGCAGCTTTAATTTTACTTTTGGTATTATAACTTCTTCCCGAACTTGTTTTTTAGCTTTCCTATAAAAATTTTGGGATTTTTTGTAGAAGTTGACTGCTCCGACTTTATTGATCCCTAAAGGATGCGTTCCAAATAACGCACTGGTCCAGTTTTTAGCAGATTTTTCCAGATTATCATAAGTTAATTTATGCAGCTCACTAGGCAGTAACTGTATCTTATATAGACCGGTTTTAGAATTGATCGTTCCTTCTATTCTCAAAAGTCGTCTTTTATCATATATTCTTAGATCTATGGATTTAATGTTGATAGTATTATAAAGATACAATGCCCAGGCCTTATATAAAGCATTTAAATCGGTGGCTGGTACTATTCCTAATGTTTCCGCATCTATTATGATATGAAACCCTTTAGATCCAGAAAAGAATATATTTATATCGTTTTCTGTAAAACCTAAGCTCATAAAGTAATTTAATACTCCTAATACATCCTGTTTAAGCTTAGAGAACCCCTTTTTTGTATTGATGCTGCCATCAAGGTCTAAATAAAACGGCGCATATAATTTAGCTTCTTCGATGTTTTGTGAACTGTATTTATAAACGCATTGATATACGTCTGTACGTCCATATTCGTTCATAAAATTATTATATTTATTAAAAAAATCCGGATCGCCCCATCTTAACATGATGTTTCTTTTGAAATAGCCGTTTTTTGCTCCACCAAATTCTACCCAATATCCATTAAAATCAAACATAGTTTCATCTCCAAACAATTCTTCTTAGATCTTTTGATTCAAGTTCAAGCATGTCATTTATCAGTTGTTTTATCACTTCAGAGTTAGTATGTGTAACATCAATCAACTGGTAACAGTCACTGTGTTGTTTCAGATGATTGTCGATAGAACATAACACAACGTCTAATGCTTCAACATAATCAATGCCATCATATTTGTTCATTAAAAAAGCTACGGTTTTCATATCTGTTTTTCTATCAACTAGTTTATATGACAGAGAATTTAATTGTTTATAAAAATAATTTAACACATCAGTGACTGTATAACGTATTTTAATTTCACAAAAATATGGCTCAATTATTTCTTTATCTTGTAGAAAATCAAATATGGGTGCTTCCGACACTATTCTTAATTCTTTATGCAGATAGAATGCACCTTTTTTTATTAAGCTGTTCTTCCATAAAACATTGCTTAAATCTTCGCCTGTAATAATTTTAGACTTATGCTGCCTGATTTCTTTAAATATTTCAAGATTAGTAAGTCCACAATCCAGCATATATTTAACAGTTTTTTCAGTTCTAATTTTTTCATTGATTTCTGGAGCATATTTTAAAACATCGCTATAATAAAAATCAGTGATTGTTTTAGCATTATCATCAAGATCCATAATCTTCACTCTTTTTATCTAAATTTTTTACGGAATTAGCTATCGTTTTTTCTAATATATCCTTAGCCAGCCTGGTCTTACTTTTATATTTATAGACATTAGCTAATTTCTTTAAATCTTCATTAGCTTGATGAGATATAGGAACTGAGATAACAGTAACTCCATATTTATAGCTCATTTTTTCGCCTCCTTAAATCGTTGTCTTTATTATACAAAAAAGTCACTATCTTTTCAACAGAAATATTGAAAAAGACAGTGACTTTTTTTATCGTATTTTAATATTTTTAAATTCGATTCCAATCAGGGGCTGTTTTAAAGGGATTTTCGCATAAAACTTTGTAACGTTTCTTGCTATTGGATTGGTTAACGGAACCTGCAAAGTTCCATTTTCATTATAAATCAAATAATATTCTATACCGTATTGAGATGCTGTCGTATCAAGAGTATTAAAAGGCGTTAATATTTTTATATCGTCTCCTACTGATTCAATATAATCGCCTTTTTCTACTTCTATTATAACGTAATCATTTTCAGTATCAGAATCGGTTTCATAAAAATATAAATGACGAAGACCGAACGGGTATCCATTTAGCTGATAATTTATTTTGATATCGAATTCTATCCGATACAGGTCATATTTCTTATCTAAAGCTATTCTCATAGCTCCTACGCTCTTTACGGTGTCTGTGATAACTTTATCAGCTATATCCATATTTTGAGTAAGATATTGGTCTACGGTAAAAATTCTGATTTCTTTGATATCAAAGGAACCAGCTAAATATGGACATAATTCTATCATGTTGAATCTGGTTCCACCGATAAGATTCCCGATATTGACCTGTACCGCTAACGTAATCGAATCAGAATCAAAAACATGGAAAACATCTTCTTTGGTAGAATCCGACTCGTATTTTAAAATATTCGAATATTCATATTTATAATCTACATCATCTTCATTATTTTTTTGAAAGAATTGTACGATGGCATTATCTTTATAAATAGGACCGGTCTCTGTTAAAAAATTGAACACGTTTGTCGGCATCTTTACAAAGGCCGAATGCAGCGTTTGTCCATAAAGATTATAGTTACCATCAACTATTTTATTTGTGTGATAATTAAAGATTATTCTATCCGCACTTGTTTCCGGATCAGACAATTTTATATTTTCGGCGGAATTTATCGCATAGGCATTACATGAATTGATAATTTGTAATTTATTATCGATTTTCTTTTTTATTGTATCGAAATCAGTATTTAAATTATCTATATCGTCAAGAGCCTTGTAAAATTTTTCCATCATATCAAGACTTTGTATTTTTTCTATGGCCATCTTATAATATCCTTTTCGCAGCTATATTGATCAGTACTAACTTATTTATTAATGAATCTTCTTTAGTAAGCTCTTTGATCTGTTCGTTCAGATATTTTAATTGGTTATGTATGTAGTGCTTACTGTAAACTATTTTTTCATCTTCTACGTAGTTATATAATTGACCAATATTTAAAATAAATTTGTCATATTCATAAGGTCCATTATTTCTTATATTATAAATAATCATATTACATATTCTCATCCAGTTCCATAATCTGTGTTTGTTTAATAGCTATATAATTTATATCTAAAAAAGTAGAATTTGCTTTTTTTACTATAACCATTACATCATTAAAAACAACGTCTTCTCCTACAGCTATTTCTTCTACCATAAAATCAGATATATTAGGGAATTTTTGATCAGAATATAACGTGTTTTCGACAATAGAACAAGAACTTCTATCAGCGAATACCGTACCGTCCGTAACAAAATCCAATATAAAATTTTTATGTGCTTTTATTAATATCTTCTGACAACGCTTAGGTGCTTCTATGTTGTAATTATCAAAAGATTTGTAACTGTAGTTTTCGTTAATATTAAATTCTATACTAGAGGCGCCATAAACGTAAAAACTAATTTCACAATCTTTTTCTATAAAAATAGGCATTCCACTACTTTTGTTTATATATTGGATTTCATTAGAAACAATAGTTTTAATTTTATCTTCACCAGCAAGAACGGTATATTTGCTGGAAGAATTTATTTCTGATTCTAAATTTATTTTAAAAGCCTGATTATAGTCTTCTTCAGTCGTTACTTTATACGTATTGATCTTATAATTTCCTAAAATTTTTAAATAGTCTTTGTTGTAAGTATATTCGCTTACTTGTGTCGAATCATCAAATCTGAAAATAATATCTGAATTTTTACATTCATCACATGACATAAGGCACGCCAAATAAGATCCGGAAGAAATATTTAATGGTCCTAAACTTATATAAACAGAGCCATTATCATAATACTGTTGGAATCCGTTTGTCTTATAAAAAATGGTATCACCGTAAATAGATAAGGTTTCTAACTTGGTTCTGTATTGATATTTTTTAGCCAGCAGCTGCAATTCATTGAGCGTGCATTTTATTTTAGCTTCAGCATCCGTTACTTTTTCTTGTGCTATCATATAAAGTATTTCATACAATATCTTTAAATCTTCATAGATGTAAGCTTTTTGCTCATTAAATTTTTTTAAATCTAAATTTTCACCGTTAGCTATATATGCTTGTTTAAAAAGTGCGATTTTTAAATCGATAGCATCTATATACTGTTGCAGCTTGTTTTTATCTATAATAGTACCCTCTTGTAGGTATCGGTCTATTATTCTTTGTTTATAAAATTCTATTTTTTTTATTTCATCGCTATACATAAATAGACTCCGTATCTTTACGCAAACATAGTTTTATATTAGATATATAAGGCGTTTCCTTGTCTTTATATGTATCAATGGTGATTTTTATAGACGCTGTCTTGATAGTTTCTGAAATCGTTTTTACATAATCCTGACTTATAGCATTTTCCTTTTCGCTAAACTTGATTATTTTTATGCCGTTTTTAGGAGAATTAACTGGAACTATTTCATATTCTGTGCCGTTTACGATGAGCCAGTATTTTATATAAGTATCTTCAGTAAAATGATCCGGAACATATTCACTTAGGAATAACCCTATCCTATCTACAGAACCAGCTTCCAAAATATCTATGGAAGTTAGGCTTGTGCTTGTATACTCACTGGAATAAAGAGCTATATTGTTTATCGCTATTTTTTTGCGCTTAGTATTAGGGTATTTCTTGATTGTTTCATCAGATTTTATGGCGATACTGTCATTTTCAATAGTATTTGAAGATAGCGTCATTCTAATATAATTAGAATATGGAAAACAAATTATGTTAGATCCATAAATATAAGACACATCATCATAAATTTTTTCAATATTATTTATACTGATCGATTCTTTAAGGCATGATGTAAATGTTACGCCGTCATCGCTTACCTCTAAATTTTTTAATATTAAATCCTCATTTTCCGATAATATCGAAGCTTTGCATACTTTTTCTTCTGCGACCAAGGTTAAAACTACTTCTACTTCTTTATTGTCATAATTTATTAACCCATCAACAGCTTCAGTTTTATCATTTGTATTTAATCTTGAATATTCATATGCAGTAATGTCGCTGTTATCATATATATATTCTAATTTAGAGCGGTCATCTTCATCTATTTCAAATTTTTCATTGTTATAAACATATGGATTTCCTTGATGACCGTTTCCGCTTATATTAACGATAGAATAATCAATAACATTTCTAGCTGTTAATTTAGCTCCGATAGTTTTATTATCTATTATTTCGCAATCATCTTCTGATCCAAAATCTGAAGCATAAACTGGCACTGTCATGTTATATTCACTATTTATGCCGCATAACATGTTTATATCAATTATTCTTTCTTCCTCTTTTTGTATCGAATCGTTGATAATTTTAGCTTGGGCCTCCAAATTTTCTATCAGAGCTGCTATTTTGTTTTTTACCTCTATTGTTCCATTGTTGATTGAATTTAAATCCAAGACAATTTCAGAAAGCTGCCTTTGTTCTTCTTCGTAACTTGGAGCTTCTTCGTGATTTAAATATGAATAATTAAAAATCGGCTCGTTACTTTTTTTCTTTAAAAGAGCTTCTATAACAGAATTGTATCGAGAATCTTCACTAAGTAATTTTAAATACTCTTGACGGATGTTGGAGGGAGATGTTAATTCCATTCTACGCTGCCCCCATATTTATTAATGACTATGCTGTTTATTACTATAGATTCATAATTTTCCATGTCATAACCACGGAATATTATTTTCACTTTAATTTGGTCATTTTGTGGAGTATATTTATTATATTCTCCTCCAGGTTCGTAAGTTAAAGCGTATTCATGGTTTTCATAATCATCTGAGGTAAGCTCAGAATATATTTTATCTGACAGCTTACCATCTTCATATAAAACCGGTTCTTCGTTTTTATTATTGACCGTAAATCTAGTAGGAATGTTATAAAACAGTTTTTCCATGACAACCCTGGATTCGTTTTCAGGAAGTAATGGTATTTCATCAATGCCGTCTATAATATAATATTCAATGCCGGCATTATTGCCTGAAGTTGCATTAACTGAAATAGTTATGTAAGAAAAATTAGTTAAAGCAATATATTTAGAAACGAATCCTGATGTTTTATTTTTCTGTATCGTACTTAGTTTTAGATTTTTTAATCCAAAATAATAATACATTTTTTCTACGTAACTATTTTCTATTTTATTGTGATTTACTATAAATGGTTCGGTTTTAACGCTCTTTTTTAATTTTGCGGTATCTTCGGCTGTATAATAGTAGCCGTCTTCATAGGTATCTGTGGTTTGTAAATTTTCTTTCGGAATAAATTTCCAGCAGTTTTTGTTGGAGATAACTAAGCCTTTATCACTTCTTTTTACGATGTTGTCATTATTGATTGTTTGACTAAGCTTAGAATCCGTTAATATGATTTCCATTTATTCCTCACTTTCCTTAATGATTCTGGATTTTTTCAGTTGATTTTCTTTTATATTTTGGTAGTTTTTTATATCTTTTAAATAGCTGTTTTTATATTTTTGATCAAGCTGATCTGTTAAGACAGCCTGATTCTTATTAATTGTCTGCGATTGATTATAATTAAAACCTAAATTATTAATAGAATCTAAGTTTGATTCGCTAAAGACTTTATAATTAAAATTTTCATATTCTTTTGTGGCATTATTGCATTTTAATTTAAACACATATTGATTCTGATCGTTTAAACCTTCAAACGTTATCTCACAGTTGATGGGTTCAAATTCTATACAGTTGACTTTATCATTATTCAAAGCTTCTACTGTTAACTCTTCTTCGATTTTTTCTGGAGCTTCTAAATTATAAAATGTAAGATATATATTATCTTTTACGCAGCTGCTTATATTATCTGAATAAGTATCGTGAGAAGATTTTTTTACGATATTTTTTATAATAGCATAATTGGACCTTTCGCCGCCTGCACTTATAGATCCATTATTATCTATTTCGGCAGCAGCTATTATTGATCCATCCCTATCTTTAATGTCGACCATACTATTCTGGTCCCATATTATACTATAAGCAATAGCAGTTTTGTCTGTATAACGATCTACAACTTTTTCTAAAACATTTTGCTTATTTTTAATATTCTCTTTAAGCTTACTTATTTTAACGTTACTATAATACTCTAAATACTCTACGATGTCTTCCAGCGTGCGCATCTTTTCATACAAAGTATCAAGATAAAATTCTGTATCTTGTAAATATAAATTATATTCATATGAAGTCATTTTTTCAGACAAATCAAAGTCATATAATTCTATATCTTTGTCAATAAAGTCTAAAGCTTCTTTATATTCCGCACTGGTTCTTATCACGCTTGTATTCTCCTTGACTTAATAAATCTTCTTATTTTATTATATTACCTTTAACCAAAGAAAAAGGATGCTCCTATCAGTAAAAGAGCATCCTTTATATATATTAAAAGCCTCTAACAAAGCTCCATACTAAGTCTTTTATAGCTCCCATTTGAGAGGCTTTTATATCAGTGTAATTAGAAAGTTCAGGGTTTTCCCAGAAAATCTGGATTTCGAAATCATTATATTTTTTATCTGCATCCAGATCGCATTCAAAAAGAAGACGGTCGGAATAATCAGTATTGACTGGATTTAAATCTTTAAATACGTCTTTTAACGGCATTATATAATGATCGTAATCGCCTATAGCATATTCGCCGGTTTCTTTATCAAATTTTATTTCACGGGCCTTTAAAGACACCAGATAGGCGCTGCGATATATCTTGTCGTGATTTTTAACAAGAATCGGCGACGCAGTAGTTATTGTATCAAGATCCAGGCCTTTTACTTTCACTATATTATTACCAATAATAACATTTACTTGTTCGGAAATATCGGCTTCGCTTTTTCTTTCTTCGATACGTTTATAAAGTTCAGTTTTTAAGCGCAGATCTTCGATTGTTTTAATATTATTAGCCGCATTTTCATTTTCTACGGTTAAGACATCATTATCAAAAACTTTCGGAAGGTCGCTGTCTACTACGGCTCTGTATTCGCCTTCGCGTTTTACTCTTAGCATAAGACGTGCTTTCGCTGCATAGAAATCAGTTTTAGCATTTTGTTGCGTATATTGAGCCGTATAAAGACCCTGTTTTTGTGCTTCCGGCTCGTTTTCGATAGTACCTCGAGTTACAATATTATAATACATATCGAAATTATTGATATCCGCATCAGTAGTTAAAGCATTATCCGCTGAACTGTCACTTTGACGTCTATAATGATAAGTAACATTATTTAATTCAAGATCACTTAAGCTGCCATCTTGATTACGATGCTGCAAGAAAATGATATCATAGTAATTATCTTTATCTACGTCCAAAGCTTCAATAATAACGATGTATCTTACGGCTTCTCCATCCTTATCCTGAGTCATAAGAGGATATGAGCCATCAGACTGCTGAAAATTGAATTTAATGTATCGCTTACCCATAGAGCTGTTTAGCGTGTATGGCTGTGACTTAGCGAAAAATTTAAAACCATCTATGCTATTATTTTCTTTGTCAGATTCATAATCGTTCTCGGCCTGAGTTGGATTACGAAATTTATCAAGATCTCTGGCATCGATCAGATAACACATCAATGCTCCAGGAGAACCAAAAGCTTTAGCACATATTTCCAATGAAGTTACAAAACCTTGTTTAGATTCCGGAACTTTAAAGCCATAGCCAAAACCTCTTTGAGACGTATTAATACGTTTAGTAGTATTATATGTGTCGTCGCTAAGTCCACTATGATATTCTTCAGTGCTTATAATAGTAGCTGCTTCATTCGCGAATTTATAAAGGCCATTATGGATTATTCCTTTTGATTTATATAAAGACAGTTCAGAGTCTCTAACGATACTGCGGAGATTGCTGTCTAAAACAAACGCATTGCGAGCAGCTTCTTTTTCCGCGATTTGTTTTATATCAAAAGTTTTATTGTTGTTATTTACTATACAAATAAAGTCTAAAGCATCAAAGCTGTTAAAAACTTCATTGTCATTAACAATTATTTCGTTTTCTTTGTCGGTCTCGACCGTAGAAGCGATTCCAACCATGTCTTGGACATTTATATATCTATTGTTTCTAAAATTATCGTGATAGCCAGTATATTGTCCTAGATCTTCTATAATGCCATTTTTAGATAACTCATGACGCAGCTGATATAGTTCATCCTTCAGATCACGAATATCACCGCCAAATGCAGCAGTAGCTTTATTTTGAGTTTCTTGAATACCGCTTCCGGCAGTATTCGTCATATATTCTGAAGCGTCGAGGCCGCCAAGCTGTAAAGCGTTTTGAACTGTATCTCTATGATCTTTATCTATTGCTACAGCGATATTGTCAGAACTGACTCCAGCTACTTTATCTGTATCTAAAGACGTATTGGCCGCAGTATCCATGTCACCATCACGATAGACAAGTTTTTTACTAAGGACAACGTATTCAGCGATTGCGTCTTTATCTAATTGATTGAGTGTTATTTTTGAATATTCGTTACTCATATTATCTCCAAACCAAGGTTAATTTGTATTGTTTTTCCGGTACATATTCGTCTTTTTTATTCAATTTTTTCCAAGCTGCATATATAAGGGCATTATTGTCAAACAGACTCTTTAATGCATCTGTATTAATAATGCTTAAAAAATCCGTATTAGAAAAAGAAATACATCCCTTATATCTGTCTAATTTATAATCTTTATATTTATTTCTGGAAAGGTTAGTAAATTGACCATTTAAATAAAATAACACTTCATCAGAAGACTCTAATATTTCCGGGTCAATACTGTTATAGTCATCTAAATATAATTCGAAATTATCGCCTTTTTCGCTTAAAACAATAGTAGCTTCCTGACGATCATAATCTTTTCGAATTTCTACCATGATATAATCCGGATAATTATGATTTACTTCATATCTGTTTTTATCATTCACAAAATTCTCAACAGGATAATTATCTGCTGATCCTAATGCTCTATAATCTACGTATTTAAGCATTATACGTTTATTATCTAGTAGAACCCAATCTTCAGCCGGTAACCTTAATCCATTTATATAAACTGTTAAACGCCCCGGATAAAAATTAGGGGCACTATCACTATCTTCTACATGATAGATATTAGGCTGAAGAGCGTCTTCTTTAGTTAATAAAATCGTCTCATGCCCAAAAGTTTCACCAGCTTCTATTGGTTCTATGATATACGTGATTCTATCTGTATCTTCTGTATCATTTATTATTTTTATGTAGTTATGTTCTTCAAGTTCTATATAATCGATGTTAGGTATTTGTTTTACTCCGTTACGATATATATTTATAGCATTTTGTCCATATGGGTAACTGTCACTGCCAAGAGCATATATTTTTGCGCCTGTGTTTTGATCTATTTCTTTTAAAACAGCTTCGCCAAATTTTAATATACCAGAAATCGCATTAGAAAAATTAAATGAATATACGTCCAACTGATCTTCTGTGGTATAATCTACGTTTATTTTTATAGAAGAAAGTTGATTTGAATATGATCCGGTTATAACTTTTAATATTTCAACTTCTTCTGTGTCTAAAGAGATCCATTCATAATTATATTCATCATAAAGTTTCCAATCACCAACGAATTCATCGTCTTCAGCGAATTCGTCAGTTATGAAATACTTAATTTCATTATTTACAGAAGATCCATTTATGATTTCATCGTTTTCATTATTTGTTGTATTTACGCAATTTTCATTAACCAGCAATTTTCCGTTTAAATATACTAGCGATTCATTTAAATAGCCGGTACTGAAAGCTGACGTCAAATTGATATTACTATATAGTCTTTTATCTCTATCTCGTAAAAGAACATATTGTTGACCCTTTTCCAGATTAGTTTTTAATGTGATAGTCCCATTATCAGTGTCTCTTATGATATCGTCTTCACTTATCATGAGTCCGTCAATAAACAAGATGATCCCGTCGTTTTTTTCTATAATGCTTGTATCATATTTTATGACGAGAGCGTTTTCTGAATCATAAACAGTACCAGAAGCCAGTATATAGTTCTTAAAAACTTCTGAATCGATATCTTCCACAGTTCCATGCATTACATATGTTTCATCATCTTCAAAATAATTTTGATTGTCCAATATATATTGAGAAGATTGACTTTCAATCTCACCCTTCTCACTATACATAACAGTTTGGTCTTCTTTAGAATAAAGATCGACAACACACCAATGCATATTTTTCATTGTATCTAATCCAGAATGGTTAGGTACTATTATTTTATCTTTATAGCGCTTTAAACCACCATATAAAGGATGAATAAGCATTCCGCCAACAAAAACTAATGGAACAGCTATATTCTTTGTTAATTTTATTAAGCCGTTTCCTTCGAGATCTGTTTCTCTGATGTAACCAAACTGTTTGTCATATGGGGACCACATTTGTACTTCTAAATTTTTATCGGTTATATCAGAATCGTTTATAGTTACAGTATTATTTTTAAGGTCAACGTCATAAACTGTTTCTTCTAGCTTTAACCCCTCGACATGTACATTCACATTGCTTTTTAAATCAGTTAAGTAATAACTTTTTTTAGGATTTTTACTGTCCCAATGTTCCATAGAACCATTAGATTTCATCCATGCGAATTCAAAAGTAATAGCTAAAATATAGTCGTAATTTTGGGTCGCATTGTAATTGAGAAGTATATAATCCCCATTCGGTATGTAATCGCCATAGTCTTGAGATGAACTTTCTAAAAGAAAATCGCCGGTATATTCACCTTTTTTAAATCCATAAAATTCAGTATTGTATGCAGGAACATTTATAGTGGAATTTACTTTATCTATTTTAATTAGTCTTTTCGTGATCTTGCTTAATTTTCCTGGATTTAAATGAATGGCGCTGACGATTTTATCATAAACATCAATAGTCGGATATTGGAAACAGACCTTGCTTATTTTTTCATAAGCTGTATCGTGATTTTCATTTATAAAAATTCTATCTGTATCCAAATTGGGAACAATATATTGGCTTTTTAAAGCTTTATCTGTTATTCCTGGATCATATGTTGGCTCTTTGATTTCTGGTCCGTTCCAATCATCAAAGGTCCATTTTTTATCTGCTGGTACAATGACGTTGTTATTGGTATGATCATCATCATTTATATGATTGATCTTCTTTATAAGTTCATCATAATTACCATTATTGGCGTTTACTATGGCGTCACCGGAAGCGTTTAACGGAGTAACGATCATATAATCTTGAAATGCTGCATTAGACCATTGAGTATCATCTTGTATCATGGCTTTTATTGGCTGCCAGCTGGCTCCATCAAAATACATGAGCACACCATTATATATCCATAACTGTCCGTTGACAGGATTTGAAGGCATAGTAATATTAAGTATTTGGTCCGTTATCTGGAATTTCTTACTGAACATTGTTTTCCATGATAACGTTCTCATATCATAATATTTTAATATATCTTCGACTTTATCGAACCATAAAGCGCCGTCGATTTTACTTTCTGGTTCGACGTATTTATTTTCATTTTTTCTATAATTGATATTTTTTAAAGCTTCAAAAATTGAATGTAATTGGTCATTCAAAAATTGCTCGCTTTGTCTACCAACTTTAAAACTTCTCTTGTATGGTAAAGTCATTAGTTTTATCCTAACTTTATAGTGTTTTTGTAATTATTTCTAGTATTTTAATTACCCGTTGAAATAGAAAGAAAATCCAATCTTGTACAGTAAGATTGGATTATTTTATTTTATCGGCTAATTTATGAGGATATGTACATTGGCGTTGTAAAATACATGGTCTGCAATGTTCGTTGCGTTCACAGGTGTAGCATTTTTCAACTATTTTGTATTCTTCTTTTTGAGGACAGCCTCCGGTTATTTCCCCGTTGGGATGTAACGTATAAACATTTTCACAGTTAAAGATCCAGCCTTTTTTTATTTGATTGATTATTGTATTTTCCATTTTTAATATCGTAGGCCAAAAATCATGTAACTTACAGAGCCAGTCATCTACAGAATCATAAAATTCAGCATCTTTTGTTTTGTCGATTAGCTGTTCAAAAGCTACGGCATCTATAGAATATCGATCTAAATTTTTTAATATTCCAATCATAATATATGGCTTTACTTCTTTTATTAATTGCTCAGACATCGTTATGAGTAATTTACAATGGATATTTTTCTGTTTCAGTTTCTCTAAATTATTTTTCCATTTTAAATACTGTTCTTGATTAAATCGTCCCCAGGATAAGGAAGTAGCTAAAGATATATTTTTAAAACTATTAATGATATCGTCGTCTACGTCCAATAAGTTAGTAGTTATAGAGTCTATTTTTCCATTTTCTATTATGTCAAAATAACGTTTTTTATATAAAGTTGGTTCTCCTCCGAATAAAACGATTTCACCATCAAATTTATTGATTTGATTTAAAAAAAGATCGCGATTGTAATCGACATGTTTTTTTCTCAAATCACAAAATGGACAAGTTAAGTTGCATTCATAATTTGGAATGGCATATAGTATTTTCAAGCTTTCCATCCGGCTTCGAGAATCCTTTCTTTAAGTTTTAACATTTCATTGCAATAATTAAAACACTCTTTAGCCTGTATCCTGTTCATTTCACAAGCATTACAGATATTACAAAGCTCACAGCTAAAACATTTAGAATCAATCACTTCTTGATATGGAATAATTTGCGTAATCGGGTCAGGTCTTTCCTTATCGATAGGAATATCTTTCAGATCCATATTTAATTTGTCTTCACAGTTACTGTATCTGATCCTATTGTCATGATCTACGTACACACTTCGTATAGTGGAGCCGCATAAAAGATTAGAATTTATCGGACATTTTCCAATGAACCTTTCCGAACAATTTATCTCATAATTTTCTAATCCTGCATCTATAATATCCAGCCAATGCTGAAAAATCTTATATCTCGGATAATATATACCCTGACGGCCAATTTTCATTGCGTTATTTATACGACATTTTGTTCCCAATCTTTTAGCTAACTTAACTGTATCTAAAACAGTATCAGCATTATCATAATCTATTACAGAAATAAAAGATGGGACATATCCTATATATTTATTAAAAGTGTCAACAACTTCTAAAAAGACGTCTTCGCTGTAAACTGTTTCTTTATCCCACATGCGTGTGCTGCCATAATTAAATGACGTACAAATACTGACATTAGGATGTTTTAACAGATCCATCCATTTTGAAGGATTCAAGTAAAAATCTTTTAAATTTGTTGTCATTGACATATGCAGATCCGGATAACGTTCTATTATTGAAAAATAATATTCCGGCGTCATACATAATGGATCTCCTCCAGTAAAAATCAAACTGTCGGGATTTAAAACTGAAATAATATTAAAAATTTTATTTATGCTATCTTTATCATTAGTTTTTATTTCAGAAGCTGCACAAAATTTACAGGCCATGTTGCATTTAGCTGTCGGTTTTATTATTAGTTCCATTAATTAAAAACTCCTGATAAAAATATGTTTTAGTATTTTCCGTAGAATCATAATCCAATATAGACTTTAATTGTTTTAAAATACCATCATAGACTTCTTTAGCTTGGGAGTAAGGTTTAAAGTATTTGTCGTCTATAAGCAAATCATTGTAGTTCAAGGCACTATAAAAATTTTCATTAAAGTATTTTTCCAATAATTTGGCGTAAATTATAGCTACGAAATAAGACTTGGCCGGATAAATAAGTTCTGACCCATTTTCAAAAAAATCTACTGTCATTTCAACGATCGTTTTATTGTCAGTATTTTCTACTTTATGCTTTAAATTATAATCGTCGAAATCATTAATTAAATATGAAAGCTTTCTTCTATTTCTCCAGGTCACGTTTAATTTCCCTTATTAATCTTTTAGGAGCCGGACACTCCTGTTCTCTCCAGGATAATTGGTGACAGTCTCCGTTACAGATTTCATATAGATCACAATAATAGCATTTTGGATTTCTTATTTCTTCATTGCGTATCAAGATACAATGCTTGACGTTTTCGCTAATCGGTTCTTCATAAATGGATCCATAATATTTTTTTATTGAAGAGTTCGGACAGCCTCCAATAGTTCCGTCGGCATTAATGGTTATGACATCTTTCATGCATTGTCGTTTGCGGCAGCCTATGAATTCGCGTCTACATGCATGTTCTATATCTATAAAATTATCGACATTTAAACGTCCCTGATTAAATCTATAAAAATCCAAAAGCCACTGGTCTTGGTCTTTATAATTTGGCACTAAAGTCATATTCTGCGTAGTATTGAGTGTTAGTCTTTCGAAATTAACATCTTTAATATTATTTTCAGCAAGAAAGCCAAATATTTCCCATGGTTCTATCTCTTTTATAAGAAGACTGGTCAAACATATTGTTACTTTTATTCTTACATCGTTTTTTTGTAGAATTTTTATATTCTTGTGCCAGAGATCTTCTTCGAAACTATTTTTAAATCTAATAACATAATCCCAGGATGTTTTAATAAATGGCCGGTCCTCAAATATAAAATTGTTTGTTATAAAACTTATATGTTCCGGTGTCAACGTATATACTAAATTTGTCGTAGCATCGAACTGAGCCGTTAAAAAAGCATTACACAGTTTCTGCATAATATTTGTCGGACACAGAAAAGGTTCTCCACCATGAAAAGAAAAGAGTATTTCTTTTTCGTCCAAATTATATTTATCGATATATTTTTTGAGCCAATTTATTGTAGTGTCGACATCAAAAAACTCTGTTTTTTTTCTATTATCGCCTATATAACAATGTTCACATTTTAAGTTACAAGCTTCGGTTGTTTTTATATATATTTTCTTCATACCAGGTTAATAATGATTTCATTCCAAAACATTCGTCATCTTTATCTTTAAATTTAACGTGTTCAGCGTAACAATGGCCATAAAATCTGCATCTTTCACATTTTTTTTGATATAATATCTTTTCTTTTAAACATTCTTGCTGCCATTCTTTTACTGAATCAAATGGCTTAAAATGTTCCTGATCTTTAAAGAATACTATGCTGTTATATTTATTGTATGGGTCTATATATATAATATTTTCCATACAAGGATCATAATTTTCTTTAATACAACTATCTAATTCTATAATATTACTTAGCTCAAAATTATAGCCGCCATTTAAATATTCTATTATTATTTTCTTTATAAAATCACTGTATTCTTTATTTGAAATATCGTAATTAACCTTAGCCAATAGAGAACGTGAATATTGGATAAAGCCTACAGACAAACCATAACGCTGTAATTCATTGAGAATTATTTGAGGAGCTTTTTTTATTAAAGATGGAGTTACTACCTGGATCAAAGAAATATCTTTATCTTCATTCATGAGAAGATTTAGAACTGTTTCCTGGTAGCGGTCTCTTTCTTCGTTTAAAGAAACACTGAAATTGATTTTATGCTTTTTAAGACTTTTGATTATTCCAGGATCAGAAAAATTTGTGATAAGAATTATATTTTGGGTATATAACTTAATTGTTTCTATTATCTTGACCATAGTATTGATATCTAAAAGCGTTATTTCGCCGCCGCATATCGTGACTTCTTCTATTTGATAATATAAAGATATTTCTTTTAAGTTTTCATTTAATTTGTCGGCATCTATAATTTTATGATCATTTTTTAACAAACCAAGATAACAATAACCGCAATCAAAATTACAAAAATAATTGGTAGTAACAAATACTTTTATTTTTTTCTTATTCATCAAAAATAATGTAAGGCGCGCATATTTTGCTGATCAGACTTTTATCTTTTTTTCTTGTCATAAATTTTTCAAAATTATCTATTTCTTGTCCGGTAACATATAAGCATACTGGTATTGACGGCAGCTTCAACTGTTTGGCGATTAAAAGAAGCCAATGATAATCATTTGCTGAAACGACTGTACCTCCATCTATCTTCAGATAAAGCGGCTCCCTAATTCCTTCTGCCGCCATTTTATCTAAAATAATATTATGAACACATACACTGTCGCCAGTAAACCAAAAATCCTGTTTGTTTAAATCGTAACATGCATTAAAATCTAATAATTGAATGTCTTTATAGTATTCATATGGCAGATTCGTCATCAAACATGATACAGGCGATTTATCCAAATTAAAGTAATTCTTATATTTTGTCTTGGAAAATTCGGTGTATTTTATATTTTTAGGAGCAGCGTATTCATATTGTGGTATTTTATCTGGATACAACAAATATTTTTTTAGAAATTCGGGGAACTTTTTACTTCCTTCTATGTTATAGATATTTAACTTTAGTTCTTCAGGAGTATTGGTTTTTATATATTCTATATAGTCCGGGCTAATAGAAAAAACGTCGAATGTGCCAAGATATCCAAAATTATCGTATACAACATCTTCACATTCGGCCGTTAAAGTTTTAACTTTATTATTTGATTTTCTTCTTAATGCAAGCTGAACTTCGTCAGATAAACATTTATATAAATTTTCCAAATCATGTTTTTGAATCGATATAGTTTGTTTTGATTTAATAATACTATTGATATCTGCAAGTTCTTCTATCGTGTGCTGCTTAGTAATTAATCCGGGGAGTTCTGTTTTATTTGTTTCTACGAGTTTTTCTAGTAACTGACTCATTGTGTTTCTTCCGTAGATTCAGATAACATCAGTATCTGTTCCCACTCTTCCTTATCCTTGATAGTTAAACCATATAACAGCTGAAAAAACGGAAGATTCTGTAATGAATCGAAAAGTTCGTTATTTTCCACTGTAAAAAGTTTTTCATAAAAAACCGGCTCTTCTTCTATAGTTGAGAATATAAATATAATTTCTTCCGGATACATTGCGAATAATTTACAGATATTATTAGAAATCTGCGAATAATCACTATGTTTAATATCGTTTAATGTGTAAGCCTTGTCATTTAAATAATATCTGTACATGGCATATACTGGCAGTGAAGCAATAAATGATTTTATATTAGATATGTAACTATTCTGATTTCTTTTAATAAAGAGTTTGATTTCTTCGGGCGCAAGAAATCCTTGCATTTCTATTTCTAAAGAAAGTTCGGTTAACAGTATTTCTATCCATGTTTTTGCGAACTCCGGATTTTTGATGGACACATCCTTTTGAAGATACAAAAGAAGATATTCTTCTTTTTCTTTAAAAGAACATTGAGAAAAATCTAAAGTGACATCAAATCCAGTATTTTTTAAAAATATTAAAGCTGTATATATTTGTTTGTCTTTATCTATACCTGGAAATTTTAACGATGACATGTCTACTATAGCTCCATGTTCAGCTATATCATTCATCAAATCTATATCATAAGGAAGTCCTGTTTTTAACATTGTCTTTATTTTTTCTCCATATCAAATATTTTTGAATCACGTCATCTGTTATATGTTCATACAATCTTTTTATTGGGCATACAGTGGTTTTATAGCCATCAAAAATTATTGATACCCAACATGTCATGGGACAATGTTCATAGTGTTCACATGTAAGACAGCCTCGTTTTAAAAGTCCTAAAGAACATTTTATTTCCGTACAATTTTCTTCGGTTACCATGTCTGCATATTTTCCATAAAACATTTTACCTGGAAGATATGAGGCTCTTTTTGTGCAATCAAGGATACATTGTCCGTTCTGGTACTGATATGCAAATTTACAGTCACAGATTTTTTGAAGATACTGACGTTCTGTATCGATTTTATATTTTATAAAAAGCTCTAATTCTATAACGTTAAATTTTTCGTGTTCTAAACACCAAATGTAAAAATTAAATATATCATCATCATCTGGAATATATTTTTCCCAATTAGGATTGGCTGTATAATAGCTTAAGCTAATTGGAATTTTGTTTGACAATCCTAAAAAAATCGGGTCATTATTAATATATTTATTTACCGATTCCTTGGTAAGAGTAATAGAAATGCTTTCTATATCTTCCTCAAAATAATTTAATGTTTCTTTCCAGGTTTCTATTTCTTCGGCTTTTTTAAATCTTCCCACCGGATCATAACTTAAAGCAAAATTTCCTCCAGTGCTTTTTATGAGTTTTTTAACGCGATCTCTTTTAGTAAAGACGCCATTGGAAAGCCAAGTAGTTTTTATTTTGATATTAGGGAAATTTTTCTGGATTATATTTAAAAATTTATTATAGAATTCTAAATATATATCAAACATAGAATCGGCTAATTCGTCAAAAAACAATTCTCCGCCCCATATTCTTAATTTGATCTCAGATATTTGATATTCTTTTATTTTTTCTTTTAAAGAATCAAATATCTGAGATGGAATATTCAGTATTTGTTTTTTGCTAATAGTTTTATTATTGTGATTTTCAAAGCAAAAGTCGCAATTCAAATTACAATATTCAAATAAAGGTACAGATATTTCCAACGAATTTTGGTTTTTATAAAAATTTATTTTAGGTATCTCTTTAGGGACCTTGACCGAGGAAATATCTATAAAATTTGTCATTAGTTAACGTCTGCTCCTATTGTTATAACAGTTGTCGTGACAGTTATAGTGACAACTATAAAGATTATATTCTATTGTGTTTTTTGTAGCTGCATTCCACGCATTAGATAAATCATTATAAAATTTGTTTATATCCGTCGCCGTACATATTGTATCTGTAGTTAAAGGATTATTTACTTCTACTTCTTGAAGAGAGCTATTAACGCTTCTTGTCCATCCATATCTTTTAGCACTATCGGCCTGTTCGTATGTTGGCAGTGTAGATAGTGAAGATGCAAATATGGCTTTACCTGTAACAGTTTCAATAAGAGAAGTACTTCCTCCACTTCTATGATACCATTTAGAGTTAAAATTTCGTATGCATGTTAGTTGCTGCACAATATTAACTAAAGTGTCGTATACTACTTTTCCTTTAATTACTTCATCTTTATTTTGGATTGCAGTTGTCGTAGGTTTTACTTTAGCTGCATTGGTCAAATCAGCTGATGGTACTGCTTCAGGTTGAGACAGACATGTCGCAGACCAATTATTACCGTATCCTGTATTATAAGTAGTAGTTTTAGTGAATTTAGGGACGTTTCCGGAATTATATAAGCTTCCTGATAAAGCCATATTGGTTATATTGGTGATAAAAATATTTACATCTTTTATTTCCATAAGATTGTCTGCTTTAATAGTCATATTTAGTTTCTCCTATTTCCACGGTGCGCCTATTTTTAACCATGCAGCTTGAACATATACCTTGACACATATATCGTTAGGATCTGTACATATCCAAATCATATTGTCTTTTGGATTGGCTGGAGCATTAGCTTGTATTGCTATAAGGTCTTTATCAAGTTTTTCTTCGATATTTTCTTTTAATTCGTCACTGCTGTTATTGATTTTATTTATTTGTGTGGCGACATCTTTTTCGAATTGTTCTAACTGATTTATAACTTTATCTTCGCTGGCCTGGATCATAGGTAAATAATGATCATCATGATAATGAGAATTTACATTGTCGCCTATAAGTTGCAAATTTTCTAAAGCTGCATCTTTGTCAGTTAAATCTGACAAATTTTTATCTTTCCGTAAACATTTATTTAGAAAATTTAAATATAAAGAATACCATCCATCTGGGGTTTTTAATTTTATTAATTTCATAATATTCTCCTATTTAATATATTTCTATGCCGGTATTCGTAATAAACTTAGGCGCTGTTACTGTACCGGAAAGAACGCCGCCTGACAACGATAATTTTTGATCTATTTTATCGATTATGTTACTAAGATCAACGATTTTAGTACATGAAACAGTCGAAGTCCCCACATAAAGATTTTTAATAGGATATTCTAAGACTATTCTGCCACTAAGAAATGTATAAGCATCATTTGCAGCGTCATTTTCCCAGTCCAAGGTTGATACATTGATTGAATATAAAATATTGTTTTGAATATCAGCAATATAATCTATTTGATGGGTGGCAGCATATTCTTTGGCGCTTTCCAATACATCCGAATCATTTATTAAAATAGTATCTTCTGCAAATATATATTTAGCTTCGATACTGTAAATATCTTCTTCTTCATCATAGTTAGAATAAAAAACCTGTCCTGTTTCACCTTTAAAACTATTTTTAAGTTCTAACACTTCTTCCAATATTTCAGAAGTATCCCCAGCAGCCATAGAAAGTTTTTTCTGCAAATCAGTTGAGAGATCTCCCATTTCGATAGGAATATTTTCCTGTCGGGAATTGGCTATTTTATTTTGAGTATCAGTATCTAATTGATCAAATAAAATAACGTCGTCTTTTAATACGACATTTGTATTTACATATATCTGCAAATCTTCTATGGATTCGGAATTGGTATTTACTTGAACTTTTAGTTTGTTGAATTCACTTTCAGGTATACCAGATCCACTGCTTCCATCAGGTCTTTTATTTTCGTATCGAGCATTAACTTTATTTTGAAGATCTGAAGACAGCATTTCTTCACTAATAACATTTTTATCTTTTTTGATAAACGTTTGATTGATTTCATCTACTTCAAATGCTATTTTCTCTTCCAAATCTTTTTTGGAAGCTGCTATCTTTTTATCTATTTCATCTGATGTATTTCCATCTTCTTTTTTTAGATAAATATTTTCTGCGTCTTCACTGCCGAGCTTGTCGTTTTCTAAAGCTATGATCCTGTTTCTTAGTTCAGCATCATTATATTGATTAAGTTCTGTTCCAGTGCCGTTTTTGATTTCTTTAATTACAGCTTCGTCTAAATCATCAAAAACAATTTTGTTTTCGTATTTACGAAAATATTTTAAAACTTCTTCATCCAGATTTCTAATTCTGATTTTGTTAGAAGTATTATTTTTATTTTTTATTTCCATACTGCACCTACTTTTATCCAGGTTCCTTCGACTAAAACTTCAATATGAGGTCCAATACTGGAATCAGGATCAGTACATATCCATATAGCTTTGTTTTTAGCATCTGTTGGTCTTGTACTCTGAATATATATAGCACCAGTATCTACTAAAAAATTAGGAGGAAATATATTAAAATCTAATTTCCCATCAGAATTTAATATAGGAATGTCTCCGGGGCTATTTCCTGGCTTTAACCCATTTACCGTATCTGCGTCGCCGCCGTTAGCCGGAAGGCTTAACGGGAAATCTGTGATATCTAACGCTCTATGTACATGTCCTTTCATAGCGACAGGATCTTTTATTTTATACCCAACTAAAGATGTTGGCTTCCCGGTAATTTGATCCCAACTAATTGTCTTTTCCGGCTCATCTTCAAAATCATCAAAGATGTCACCTTCAGTTGAAGACGCATCTGTATCAAGCCAAAAATCTCCTACTTCAGCAGTTTCCGGTTCTGTTTTACTTAAAAAAAACCTTGGATACGGATTACCTATTTTGGCCCATTTTACATATCTTACTGTGACTTCATGGCCTATTTCTAATTTTTCTGCGACAGCAAACCTTATTTCACTTATTTCTTCAATGCCGCCACTCATGACTGTTCTTACTAAAACGTCGTCTAAAGTTACTTCTAAATGATTACGACCTTGCAGATAAGTACCTTTTTCAAGTTCGAATACAAAGTATTCACCATTATTTAAAACCGGTTTATGTCTTTTTTCACCGTCGGTATTTGTATATGTAAATGTTTCATTTTCTATATCTATATCAGTTACCGTAAAAACCTCTACCGTAAACTGTGTGTCTCGAGAAATAACCAAAGTCCCGTCGTCTTTTAAACCTGTAGGAGACCAGGTCGTTTCACCTTTAAGTTTTACAGATATATTTCCATTGTTTGGGTCGACATGAAGAGTGCCGTCTGGAAGATCGTTCCAGTTAAAATTATTAAAATCTTCATCAGTAATGATAAATGCTCTTCCTTTTTGGACGAGATTTTCATTTACCTGCCGAACTCCTCTTGGAGTTTTACTCATTAAGTTGTTCTCCTTGTTTTATATATTAAATAAGGCTCAAGTATTTTTATACTTGAGCCTAGTATTTGACTACAATATTTTTCCTTTGATTTCCGCAACAGATTCCAGGATTTGATCCAATTTCTTGACAATAATACTTACATCTTGTTTATCGCTGACTGATCCTTTGAAATCATCTATGCGCTTATCTATTCTATCTATGTCAGAAACTTTTGGACTACATTCCTTGAGTCTGCTCATTTCAGTAGCTACAACTTTAATATTGTCTTCAAGACCTTGGCTACGAGCATCATGCGCATGAAGCTTATCTGATACTTTATCTAATGTGCCGTCTAAAATAGCTATAGATTTATTAAAACCTTGGATGGCATCGGTATTACTTTGAAGTAATATGCTAATATTTTTTAAAGTCGCTTCTAAAAGCTCTGCTTTTTTGTTCTCTCTGGTTATTTCCATACGTTTACTGTTTATGTACTCCGGGAACCAGACTTTAAATAAAAAGAAAATACAAGACCCCATGAAACAATAAACAAGGAAAACAGCGGTTTCTACTGTGGAAACATTCTGAAAAACTGAAGCCAGAATCTGTATGAAATCTATCATATTATCCATCCCTTGTTAAACATTCATGGGTTATATTACTGAAAAAAAGTAGCTGTATTATTGTTTTACAATTTCCAAGTATAAGGATTTAAGGTCCTGTTCTTTCAAATAAATGTCTTCATCGTCAATTTTGAAAACCAGTTTTAGATCGATATAATTATTTTCATCAGCTTCTTCTCCATTATTAGGAGTTCCTTTAATAATTACATCGTCAAGGAATGTGGCTGTAGCTACGTTATCTGATATAGAAATGGGAACATTCTGGGTATTATTGTAAATCAAACTGGTAAATTTTAAGAGATTGGCGTCTTCATATTTATCAAAAAATATGTTAAGCACAAAATTTTCCAGATCCTCTACCTGTTCCGTACCATATTTATTATTCCATATTCTAATATCTATTTCTATGGGAACCGTATCAGTTAAAGTTCCTCCATAAATTTCCTGTAAATCTTTATAAGTTTCGTGTGCAGCTAATTTTGCTGAATATGATATTATCGGTTCATTCATTAAACTAGACTCCTAATGTGATCGCTTCGATATAAATTTGAGCCGTATCAGACATCCACTGTGGGTCTATTGATATAATTATTCCTTCTTCAGTACCAGAAACAGTATAATCAGTATCTTTTATCAATATTAATCTGGTTATGTCATCTATCCAATAAACACTAAAAAAATCAGTTTCTTTTATGTTTTTTATATTTATCAAAGACACAGAAGCATTTTGAATAATATAATTAGCTTTTTTAAACAGCGCTGCTTTTATTTCAGCAGACAAATTGGATACAGCTACACCTTCAGATTTTTTTATAGTGTCGCTTTTCAGATCAGTTACGTTTTTATCGAGTTCTTCTACTGATTTTTCTATGACATCTAAGGCATCTGTTACATTATTGACCGTATTGTCCAGCTTTATTTCAGCTGCCTTCATAGACTCTAAGGCTTCGTCTACCGAAGCGTTTAAATTATCGGTTACTAATCTAAAATTATCGTAAGTCGCCATTTGTCTGGTTATTTTATAGTTTACGACATCTCTGTTTTTTAAGGCTTTATTTATAATGAATTTGTTTGATAAGGTCCCGTAATCCTCTATCGAAGCATGTGTTCCGTCTTTTAAGGCTTCTTGGAAATCTATTCCTATATTTAATTTTAAACCATTTACCCAAATTTCTAACTGATAGTTACCGATCTCATATTCTCCAGCACATTCCCAAACGCTATTCGCTGCATGATCCTGGTCTAATAAATAAATTCTAGAATCAATAAAAGCTGTAACGTGTGGAAATAATTCAAGAGCCTTAGCTTTAGTATTCACGTTTCTATCGACATAGACTTCAACAGTAGAAGCTCTTTCCAGCGGATACTTTAATTTAAATCCATAACCGGTACAAACATCTGTATCGTAAATAGATTCATCTATAAGTTCTTCATACTGATCGCTCATAATAACAACTTGGTCGACAATGATTGTTAACTGATTATGTCCTGGTACAAAACGCAGATTAGCTTTTTCTGAAAAATCAAAAGTCTGAAGATCTTCCGGATTTTGGTCTGGTGTAAATACACTATGCTCTCGAGAAAAACGCGACAGATCATTTACCGGCTTCCATTCATATTTTCCATTCTCGTTAGGACGCCAAATATATAATATTTCAGATTCTACATCAAACCATAAAGTATTTTCTTCAGGATATTCTGGTTTTATAAAATATATGAACTTGCTTCCCTCATACGGTTTTCCGTTTAAATATAATATGCCGTTTTTATCGACATAGATGGGTCTTAAAGTACGATCTGAAGTAATGAAATCAACATCTATTTCTTTTCCTATATGCCAGTAAGCAAAACCAATGAGGTAGTATCCATTATTTAAATAGTCCTGCACTACCTGTTGGGATGGCGATGTAGAAATAATACCGATTTCATAGATATATTCACTGCCGTCATTTTTTAGAAAAATACCGTCGATTCTATCATTAACATATAGATATTCTATTCTTACCTTAACGCCTTCAAATTTTGAATTTAAAATAACGATATTTTCATCTATAAATCTGATATCTTTAATAGTTATATTGGAATTGGTCTCTATATCTATGATTTTAACTTCATCATCGTGAAGAATATTGTATTGAGGCGGATCGTATATTATAGTGTGTTTTTCTTTATTGGAATATAACGGAAACTGAAGAGTTAAAACGCCTTCAGCTTGGACGACCACTTCTTCTACCATGGTTTTATAAACCGGCGGACCGACTTTAAAATAGTGACCATCTACTTTTATTTCCTGGCCGCTGCTATTAATCATTACGCCTTCGGTTATAGAAATGCTAAAATCACTAAGGTCTTTAGAAAGATCAAAGCCTTCTACTAATCCCCAACCGCCAAGACGTAAACGTTCTGCTTCTATCCAACGTCTAAGCAGATCAAAATTTTCATTTATGTATTCTGCTCTTATTCCGGGAGAAAAGTCTAAAATATTTAACTTATCTATCTGTTTTAACGCCAACTATTTTACCTTCTTTTTCTCAATAAAATACCAATATCGGATAATCGGCAGACGACATATGCTTTTTGATTTCCAATAATATTTTATTTTTATGTTTTTCAAATCTTTTTGGAATTTTTATGATCATAGTTGAACCTAATCTATAAGGTCTTCCTTTTATAGATCCAGTATCAATCATTTCATAATTTAATTCGGAGCTGCTTTCGCCGCCACCTATGTTTCTAATGTCGCCACAAGATAATTCAGTAGACTTTTCCAACTTTATTGTAGCGAATTTAGTGCCGTGAATATCCTTCTTATAATTAATAGAATATACCAGCGCGAATTTTTCACCGGAAAAATACAAAACATATTCTTCTTCGTTAGGTATTTCAATGGTTTCCTGATACTTTAAATCGATTTTTTCTTTCGAAGATCTAAACGGTTCTATAATTAAATAATCTTTATCGTCTATACTTTTATAGCTGATATTTAATTTTTCTTCTATGCATTTAATTACGTTTTTATCCAATTCATAGTTTATAATGGTATCTTTAGTAGTAAAAACAGAAATGCTGTTGCTGCTCTTTTCCGGATCCGTCTTACTTGTTTTTTGAAACATCATATCTTTATATTTGTTGATGCCAAGATATTTAATGTCTTCTCTATCTAAAATAACACGATGGATGTCATAATTAATATCGGTATTAAAATTATCGGCTATCAATATGTCGTTTAAATTTATTCTAGGATGATATTGATTAAATTTTTTATACATCTTTAAAAAATAGTCGATTTTATTGTCTGAAATATAATTCGACCTGGTTTTGGATTCAAAATAACTATTTAAATGTATCTGCATCAATATTTCAAATATGACATTATAACATGTATCAAGGCTGTTCAAGATAGAAGAATGCGATAAGATCACATAACCTTTATCTTCTTTCTTTAATACTAATATTGGACATTCAGCTTTAAACAAGTTTATGTATTCGTACTCGTCTTTAGGGAATTTACTTATCTCTGTAAGTTTATCAAAATTTACTTTTTGGTAGCCGTCTAATGTATAAGTATTATTCTGATATATCTGCGATTGATTTAATATATAATTTTTTATGTCTTCGTTTTCTAACATATTTTCAAAATCATCGCCGACGATCCAAAGATTTATATGCTGGTCCAGATATTCATCTGGATCAGTTAAATTTTGTGATTCTATAAAAAGAAAATCTGCATCAGCATAACTCATATTTATCAACGATGACGGCAGTAATCCATCATCGTTGATTTTTATATTCTGCGGCTTATTTTTACTTGCGCCGTTAAAAAGACCAATCAAAGATTCAGCTAAATTATCGCTGTAACAGCCAACTTTAATGTTGTAATCTATGTTATTTTTAAAACTATCATTTCTAATTAACAACACGCAATAATTAAATTCTGTAGGCGTAAAGTTAGTCGAGTTAATGGGTTCAAAATAATATTTGGTGCCATTTCTTTTTAGATATTCTCCAGAATTAGATACGGCGTTGTCATTTTCATCAAAAAATAAATAATCATCAGAATCAAACTGTTGATATGGGTATAATATTTCAGTCTTACTGGTGCTGCAAAATTCCTTTTCCACAACAAAATAAGGAATAGTTTCAGTTTCAGTTTCTTTAAAATAAGAAAGAGGAATATGGTTTACTGTAGTTTCTTCAGAAACTGTTACAATATGGTTTCCCGGGAATATTTTCATATCTGGTTTTCTCTCTTTCTTAGTACTATGAAATTATCTTCTACGATATCATTAAGATTTAATACTTTATAAGTGTTGACTATATTTTCTTCGTTATAATCATAAATTATTTTACACATTTCTTCAGATGTAGAAATATCTAATTCGTAATATTTTTCTCGTTCATTAACTGTATAACTTCTATCTTTTAAATAATCTATTATTAAATAGTCGTATTTTTCCCAAACTTCAGTATTCAAGCTGACTTTTCCTGTTTCTGAAATAGAATACTGATCATTTAAAAGAACGTCGTATAAGCTGACACAGTAATCTATGGAATTAACAGCTTTATTTGAAGGGATCTTATAGATATGCTTCGGTAAAAAAACACCGGCTTTTACTCCGTATACTGTTACTGCGCCTACAACATCACATATTCTGTTTTCGATATAAAGATTTTGAATTTCTTTTAATTCGAAAATTTCTCTTTCGTAATTAGTAAATTCATATCTGTAATTTTCACAATGATCGTATTCAACTAAAACATATTTAAATTCGTTTCTAATATCAGCATCTACTTTTATCGTATTATTTTTATAGTCGATTTTATATTTATTGGGGCTGATCATTTCATATTCAGAAACAGCTTCTTCAATGCTATCTTTGTTTAGATCTATAGATATATTGTTTTTTATTCCACAAATTCTAACATTAGCATTGTTTAAACACATCTGTCTGGTCAGTTTTATCTGATTATATTTATTGAATAATTCCAGGACAGTTTCCGGAATTACAACTTCTCTATATGATGACGACAAATCAAATGGTTCATAGTTGATGTCTGTAACTATTATCGGCGTCGTAATATCTTTATTTACAGTAGCCTTAAATGTTTTTTGAAGAAGAACGTCTATAACATCTCCAGTAGATAATGTTATGATGAATTTTGATATGGTTCCCGTTACATTTTTAAAAATATAAAGATCCTTGTTTTTTTCGAGCGCTTTTTTTAAAAGATCATTGGGTTCTTCATTCACATATAAGAGCCCGTCTTCTACGTTAAACTTGAAATTATTTAAAACGTTAAGTTCTATGCCGGTTTCGTTGAGACCTAAAGAAGTAGATCCCAGAAGAAATACATCATATCTTCTTGGCTGACTGAGATCATTTTCCGGTATTTCTGTTATTGTACCTTCTATTTCAAAACTAACTATTTTGTTTAAATCTATTTTTATATAACTTGCTTCACGTTTGATATTGTCATAATCGGTTTCAACAAAACTGTCAGATTTATTTTTTTTGATTGCAATTTCAGTAATAGTGCCGTATTTACCTTTGAATTTTATATTGATAGCGCCGTCTTCTTCTAAAATGAAACGACCATTTTCATAATCCAAAATATTTTTTACTTCATCCTCTTTAGTAGCCATTATTTCGCTGACGGGTCTTTTTGTATCCGTATCTTTTAAAGAAGATTTATAAATATAATATTTGATATCCGGGTTTGTAGTTTTAAAATCAAAATAATAAGTTCCGGCTTTTAACTGAATATTTTGGGACTCTACTTCACAATCATATTCACAGTTTTCGATAGTAAAACCGTTTTTGATCCAGTTAATACGACCACCGTTACCATTGAAAATATTTGATATCCAATTACTTGGAGTTTCAGAATCTATTGATGCAAATTTTAAAGTATTACCACCATTTGAATAAAATCCAAGCTTATATTTCTCCAATGTATGTGGCAGCATATACTCGATAATTAAAGTTTCCTGATTGATGCCGTATTCATCTTTTTCAACATAATAGATACGTATCTTAGAATCTTCAATAAATTTAAAGACCAATCTTAAATTAGTCATGCCAGTATCTATATCGATACCGGCATTAATATATTCGTCTTTAAGTGTTGTCTGTTCCAGGAATTGTTTGTTTATGATCTGGTATTTATTACGAGTACCTAATTTTATAATATAAACGTTTTCGCTGTACTCGCTTCCGGCTTCGTTTTCTTCAAGAACTACAAAACCGAATCCTGGGACTTGATAGTCTACGGCGCATTCTACGACAGTATCGTTCCGATAAGAATAATCAAACAACAGCAGATCCTGTTCATAAAAACGGCAGCCATTAATAGTTTCTGTACGTGTTTTAAATTCAAACATTACAATACCTCGAGAACGAATTTTTTAATTTTAACTTTAGCTTTACTGTTTTTCAATGTGATCCGGAACTGGAAGAGTCTGTAATTATAAAATTCATGCTTATCATTATAATCATACCAGGCTGTCCAAACCATATCGTTTTCAACTTTTTTTACGGCACGGACCTCATAACGGATATTTTCATCGTCGACAGTTTCAGCTGCAATGTCTGCTACTTTATAATTAGCAGCTACACAGGTATCGAATAGCTTCGTCGTACACGAACCGGAAGCGTTATCGGTTACCTTAACTGTTTCATTAGGATCTTCTCTATATTGTAAAAACAGTTCCAGATGATTAACTACTTTTTTCTCTGCACATGTTATTCTAAATTTTAAATAATTCGGCAGCTTCGACGATTGAATAATGACCTGATTAATATCTTTAACAGTCATTATTTCACTATAGACGCCATTAGATACAGTAGCTCCCAATACTTTGACTGTAAAATCTTTTAAGTCTCCATAAGGATAATCATTGATTTTTAAGAAAGCATTTAAAACGGCTTTTTTATATGGGATCTTAACTGCGCTTGTTTCGATCCAGGCGTCTTCTGTTTGGGCGATCAAAGCATTATTTCTATAAAGAAATTGATTATGAGAAATTTCCTGTAGATCATATTCTTTAAATTTAGTAACGCCCCAATCGGCCGTGGTTCCGGTTTGTATTAAAAGATCCTTTGTCATTTCCAGATCGGAATATATCATCCCGACAGGATCAAATTCTAATTCTATTTTATTTTTAGATTCGATTTCTTCGTTTATAGTGAAACCAATTTTATCAATAGCCTTTTTGTGATTGTTATTTATATTGGAAATGTCGCTGTTAGAATCAGATATTAAAGTTTCTATTAAAGTTCCTGAACCATTGATTATAATATAGTATCTGTAATCATCTATATTTAAATCTTTACCGTCATAATAAGCTTTATCTTGAAAAATTGTAAACGGCGCGAATTTTTCTACATATAAAGTCTTTGACAGCTGCTGCGATGCTATCTTTATTTCTCGTCCGAGATAGACGCTTAAATTACCTTCATACCAACAAGATATAAGTCTATTGTTATTTAATGCATATGTGATATCTAAAATGGCATAACCATTATCGTCTTCGGCATTAAATACTATTGCGTGGCCATCATAATCTGAACTGAGATCAACTTCCATTTTGTATGAGTACCAGTTGCTAAAACTTTCACAGGCGCCGATATGGTCAAGAGAACTGATATTTGGAACGTTTCTGTAATAATCGAAATCTATGATGCAGTGTGTGGCTAAATGATTACAAAGCATTTTAGAATTTTTTAAATAGTTTTCCGCTTCCTGTTTAAAAATCAAATCTTTATCTGATTTATCGACATTATTCATTTCGACTCCGTCTAAACGTTCCTGATCAAATTCATAACGGTCAGAAAAATACCAATATTCATTCCCATCAATATAATAATAACCATTATGGATTACGATATTGTTATCTTCGCCTATTTTTTTGATAAGGATCGAATCATTATTAAAAACGCCAATATAACATTCGTTACTGCACTGAGCAAGGATTTTATCTGGCTTTTCATAAAAATAATCGTAATCGATATTGATCAATGTACCATCTTCAGCATTTTTTACCGTATAATCATTAACGGTTTCTACTTTTTCCAAAGTATCGATTTGATAACCAACGATTTCATATAAATAATCTAAACTGGAAAAGGTTAGATACTTAGGCTTCTGATATGTATAATTTACTTCTACTACAGCTCCAATGTTATCATCATTTACCCATTCGATAATGCCTTCTTCACTTAAAAGACGATAATCGGTGCTGACTGTCCCATTGAGCTTCAAAGTATTGATTTTTATTATGTTAGAATAAAGCAGCTTATTAAAACCATCTTCTTCGACATAAATAACTGAACCATCTTCGTTTTTTAACTGAGTTACCGTTACTTCTTCATAAACTATTTTCATATTAGAAGGCGGAGTCAGTATGTACTTCCCTAATTCTATTTCCTGGTCGTTAATAATATATTTATCACTTAATTCAATATTGTTAGACAAAATAAAATTCTGATTAATATTTTTTATTTCAGTATTTAAGACTCCGGAATTAGAAATATCAATATTAGTAGTTATGATTATTTTTTTGTTTATAGAAATAGACCATCTATTATTATTTTCAAAAACTACGTCAAAATCATATACGCTTCTTGTGATTATATCATCGATATAAAATAGAAAATTCTGGTTTTCAGGCAGCGCCGGCATGAAATTTTTTATTATAGAAACATTGTCGGTTTTATTTTTTATGATATTTTGATTGTTGTAGGCTATGTAGTCTTTTGATTCTTTGTCATATAGATATACAGAATCAAATCTCCCCGAATATTTTTCAGAAATACTTTCAGCGTTTTTATTGGAATTGGAAATATAACATACTTCAATATTCTTATAGGAATTACTCCAGATCCTATAGGTGTCTGCATCTTTTGGGGCACACATTTTTTCGGTAAGAAAAATCAATTCTTCAGTACCGGTATTATGCGTTTTTATAAAACCCTTTATATTTTTATTGACATATAACCGTTCATTGATGTCAATATTCAATACGTCTTGCAGCGTGTATCTGCTGATGAGTTCTTCACTGTCACCATAGATAGTAATAGATTCTATACTTTTACCGGGTTCTAAAAGAATATAAGAGCCGCTGCTGTTATGTTTTATTTGGGGATTTGAATAACTAATATTTTTAAATCCGGAAAGATCCAGGTAAATCCCCTGAATCTCTTTAGATTCGTTTACATAAAGATTGTAAGGTGAATATTCAATAATCTTATCATCTTTATATAATTCTATCTTACAATTACTTTCTATAAGAAGTTCCGGATTTTTAGCATCAGACGTGTCTATATCGATCCAATAAGTAGATGTCAACTGATTTAAAGTGGCTCCGATATGTACATAATTAATGATGGGAGATGTTTGTCCGTAATTTTCTATAGTCACATACAGATAGCAAGCACCCTGTATTTGAGGTATTACCGTTGATTCTTTTTGAGTAGGCGTAATATCTTGTCCATCACTGGTTTTGATTTTTATATTATAACGAGAAACCTTGATATTGGAAATTTTCACCCTTGTTGTTGAATTTCTTTTAACAATTACTTTAACATCATGCATTTGATACTGTTTCAGAGAGTATTTTTTAAAATTCGAAACAGATACGTTGTAATAACTGTTGGTCAAACTCAAAGTTCCGTCGATATATGTTTCTATGTCAACATACCCTGAAGTTAAATCACCGGAAGAGTATTTGTCCAGTTCAAACTCAATGTCGCGTCCCAACAATTCTATAGTTAAAATACTCGGTGACGACATACTGCTTCCGCTTACATAAGAACCTTCTATATAATCAAAATCCTGTACTTTGATATAAGATGGATTAGACATAATACTGTAAAGTTCGCATTCTGATTTTATAGTAAGCGGTTGAGCATTTTCCTCGGTAAATCCTGATATATTTACTTCGAAATATCCTTCTTGTAAAGCTTCGTTTAAAGTTATGCCACCATAGCGATAGTCTTTAATATTTCTTGAAATATTAAAATCTGTAATTGAAGTATAATGTGCTAACACACTTTTATTACAAAACAGACCTCGATCATTGTAGCCAAAATTTCCTTTTTCAGTTAATAGATTGACTGTATTTTCAGCTGTTTTTAAAACACATTTACTTATTTCCATTGTCGGTTTGTCAGGAAATAATTTGAGTCGGTATTTTGTGTTAGTTTCTAACCCATTTCTTTTTATGATACTTACATTTTCTTTGCTTTTATAAAGATCGTCCAAATAATATTCTTTTTCGACATTGGAAGTTGTATAAGCATCTATAAAAATACTCTTAGGATCCTTAATTTCTGTTAAAGTCGACGCTGTTATCTTATATTGTACTGGAACTGGATTTATTTCATTATTGTATCTCAACAGACTTAATTCGATATTTTTATTTATATTTTGTGATTTAATATATTCTTCGATCTTAGCTGTTGATTTTTTATATCCGTTAATAGTTACATTTGTGTATTGATCTATGTTTAAATCTTTTACTGTGGATACTAAAAGGGAATTGTTATATCCCACACCGTCTTTATAATTTTTAACCGGCTCATCCCATTTATGAGCTATATATCCTAATTTTCTAAAGGAATTATCCCAATAATCCATATCCCACTTTTTGGTTCTTGCTATATCGCGATTAAACTGAGCTATTTCTTCGTAAAGAGATTGTCCGGATTCATTTAAATTATAAAGATTATCTTCATCAGGACCTTCAAAAATTATTTCTTCTTCGTCTATATTCCCATAGTTATATAAGGTATTTTTTACTGCGTTTTTCAAACCAGAAAAAGACGAATTGGGTCTATATCGAAAAATATTTATAGTACGGTTAACCAATTCTTTATTGGTTTCGTCGGTAAATCTTTCTAATCCTACCCACCATGCGAATTCATCAAATATGTTCCAGACATGAAATTTTTCAGCATCTGTTTTATATATAAAACCATTGTATGTGTACTCTACAGAATCTGCTGCTTGACGAAAAACCAGATATCCATCTTGGTAATAAGCATAGTCCTTATTTGCATAAAATTCCTCTATATCGCTCGTTATAGATAGTTGAGGCATTTGTATCTGAAGCTTGTCTAAGTCTTCTACAGCTCCTATCTGAGCGTGATAAAGGTAGTCTACAATCGTATCTTCCTTACCGATATAGTTGACGATAAAAAAGTCTTTTTTATATTCGATAATGGCATCTTCTACTTTACCGATTTCTTCTATAATAGATCTTAAAAATTTACCGCCTACAGATTCGGTGGGGCGTCTTTTTGTATTGTTCCAGCGAGGAAATTTTTTCGCTGCATCTATAAAACGATCATATATTTTATATATCGTATTCATATTTTAAACCTCACCGAACCATAGTATTTTATCGAATAGGAATTTTGTTTCCAGTTCTTGTATTATTTCCAAGTCAGTATATTGTTCTTCGTCGATATAAAAGGATACGACATTAAAATATTCCACGCCCGTTTCGTTTATTCCTAATTTTATAATTTCGCCGATTTTTAATTTATCTCCGGGTGCGATAGCGTTAATGTATTCTTGAATTTTTTTTGAGACATTATTTTTAACGCTAGTTTCATCACCATTGATAGAAATATAGCAGTTGAGTTGTACTCCTCTTACAGAAGGCACTATATATTCAACATATAAACTTGGAGAAACTACATTTTTAATAAGCTCAGCAGCTTCTTCTAAAGCAGCTTGAATAGTATCTTCATCATAGATTTTAGGAATAATATAGCATGAAGCCGTTCCGCTGCCATGTGTATATGGAACGTATTGTATGTTGCTTGCATGTTCAGGAGATAAAATCTCGTTCTCAATAGCTTTTGTATTACTGGCTTCGGAAGTTAGCAGCCAATCTTTTAGACGATATTTATAAAACTCATCTGTTTCGCCATCTTTTCGAGTTAGATTGACCCAATATCCCAAACTGTCTAAATCTTCTCCGAAAGTGTTTGTGAAAAGATATGGATTTTTATTATCTTCTATGTATTGATACATATCTCCACATTCATCACCAATGGCTTTAGTATAGATATCTATTACAGATCCAACTTGAATAGTATCTTTAATTTTTTCTTCAAAATTCTTTTTTAAAGAACTATATGCTTCTCCAGATGTTTTCAAAATAGTTTCTCCTTAAATAGTATAAGTGTATATTATTTTACCGTTCGTATCACTAATACTTATCTTTAGTGTTTCTAATTTAAAATTACCTGGTTCTAAAGTTAGTCTCTCTACATTCACCGTAATGTCATCGGCATTTATAATATCAGAAACAGCTTTTTCAACATATTCACGAATACGTTCATGATTTTTAGTGCTGATAAGATCTGTATGGCGCATTTTATTCAATTCCGAACCAAAATCATTGAAGAAGTTTTGTAACTCATTTAACTCCGTTTTTAAGCGTATAGCTATTGATTGAGCTTTTTCCTCTGCGTCTTTTACGACAGCGATTTCTTGATTAGTAATATTTTCAGGATTCTTGTTATAAGTTTGAAAATTGATCTTTAATCTGTTATTGTCTTTAGATTCATATCTTTGTTTTGTCATAGTACGAAAATTAATTTTAAATTGAGGTAGTTCTGATATCGAAAAATTTATTTTAAATATTGGGAATTTTATTGAATTCACTAACGATATATCGCCTATTGAATCTATTTTAAAATCTATCATTAGAAACTGATCGCTCCTGCATCAAGTTTTATGACCTTTGAAATTTCGTTGATCATTATTTCTTCTATTTTCTTTACTTCACTTGCGATAGCGTTTTGCAGGACCTTGACCTGATCCTGTATTTTCTTTTCATATTCTGCCTTTTTCTTTTGAAAAATTTCGATCTTATCTTCAACAGCCTTACGTATTTTTTTAGCATATTGGATCTGATCTTTAAATGTTGTTTCTATCCGTGCTCGTGACGCTTTCTGTATTCTTGTAACAGTATCTATAATATCTTGTGATACCGCCGCTATTGTTTTATCAGAAATAATAGCATTGATGACAGATGCTACCTCTTTATTAACTATGTTTCCTATTGTTGAAGCTAATTTAGAAGTGCCAAGTAATTTTCTGACCCAGTCTCCGCCTACTTTATTTTGAAGGTCATATAGTCTGTCGTTTATCGAAGAATTTATTTTTTTAGACAAAGCATCAGAAAAATCGGTTCTCATATCTGTCATTATTTTTTGACTATCGAATATTTTTTTATAATAGGCTTCTGCGGTAGCTAAGGACGTAGCCAGTGAAGTATCGTTATATGTCATCCTGGCTTTTTTCACTTCGTCTTCTACAACTTCATCAATAGATTTATCGACCAAATCATTAATTAGAAAAGCTATATCTGTACTTGACATAGATTTTTTGATTTCAGCTGAAATATCTATATTCTTGGTTTCATTGATAATATCTTTAGATTTTTCTTTAACGGTTTCCGTAGCTTTTTTTTGAACATCATTGATAGTTTCTTCAGCTGCGTTTTCTGCTTTTTCTTTAATGTCTTTTTTTACTGTATCTGTTTTTTCTTTGATTTTATCCTTATCTTCAACGCCTTTTAGTGAATTGACTTCTTTATCAATGATTTCATTTATAGCACTATTGAATTTATTAGCCATTATTCTTCGCCTTTTGCTTGTTATTTTTTAATATGGCGCCAGTTCTTATATATCCAGTAGCACCGCCAGGAAATAAACTTCTCCAGGAAGAGCTGTGATAAACGCCGCGGCTGGTCCCAGCCTGCCAACAACCGCCAGCACCATCTGACATTATAATATGATCGTCTCCCGACACGACTATCAAATCTCCAGCTTCCGGCATCCAGCTTGAGTCACCGCTACTCCATATGCCATAACCTTTAGCTTCTTCTATCATATATGGCACGTAGCGTTCTTTCCAAGCTAATCCGCAGTCATTTAATACTGTTTTACAATAAAGACCGCAATCCATGTTGTTGATTCCATCCGCAGGAAGCTTATACGGTAAACCTTCATATCTTGCAGCAGCTTCCATTACGTCTACTCCTAATGCAGAACCTATAATCAGAGAAACAGAAGACGACGCCGCCAATCCTGTCGGCGAATAATTAGATAAAATACCGCCGCTGTTTTGATTTGTAAGACTATTCATACTTGTATAAGTAAGCGTTCTTTTGGCCTTTTCCAATTCATTAGCTTCGGCTTCAGCCGCAGCTCTTTCTTGACGTCTTTGTTCTCTCAACTGTTGTGATTCTTTTACGTAATCTTCAAGACTACTGATGCCTGTTTGATTCAACGTTTCCTGCATAGATTTTATTTTTGAAGCATTTGGAGTTATTTTAAGACCAGGATGTACATCAACATTACCTAAAGACGGAGAAAATAAAGGCATATTAATTAACCGGCGGATAAGTACATAACGTTTTAAATTAGGTTCCCATGCTTTTACAAGAACCGTTCCGAGCATAGTTATGGCACCGGCTACAGCAGCCGAAGCATCATACTCTGTGTTTAAAACAGATTTAAAATCAGCCATTTCATAAATTTTATTATTAAGTTTATGGTTGTTGATTATCAAATCATCTACTTCTATTTTTCTGCGATTTGATTTACTGACATGTTGAAAAGAAATATCTTCTATGGTTCCGTTAGGAGATGCTTTGATTTGAGAATAATTTCCGGAGGAAATATTTATTTGACCGTTATCTCTTAATGAAATCGAACCATTACTGTTACTGAGAGATCGTTCTTCGCTGCGCGAAATTTTATTGACATCTTCTTTAAAATCAACAAAATCACTTTCAAATTGTTCAGGAATATCTTCAGATATTTCCAGTGTTTTATTTTCTGCCATTTTTTACCTCTTCTCAAAATATTTAAAAGATATAGCAGCCAACGGAAGTATCACTTCCGTTAGCATAAATATCTTTTTTTAATGTCAGTTTTGGCTTGATTTGTGTATTAAAGTCTATAATTACTTCTCCAATTATAAAAACTTTATCGTCAAATAATTCTATTTCTACAAGTGCACCGTTAGACGGGAACCAGTTATTATTAGCTCCCGTTAATTTAACTTCAACACGTTCTTTGTATTGAAAATGATTTTTAGCATCATAGTATTGGACGTCACATGTGTTTTCTTTTTCATAAGCATTTATGATTATGCCGCAGGTCCTTTTATGAGTCTGAGATTCAATACTTGGAGTAACCAGCTTGGTGTTTAAAAGTTCTTTTAAATTATTCACAACGATTATTCTCCTAAAGGTGTTTTAGGCGCTATTTCTATTCTTATTTCTTTAGAATTCGAATAACTTATAATTCTAAAACACGGAAGTTTTTTGGCGGCATTTTCAGCGCTATTTTTATTAAGTCTGTTTTCTATGTCTTGATACATTTTTTCTATAATTGACTTTAACGTATCTTCTAATTGACCGGTCCCGTAAATAGAAAATGCGTGACCGGCTCCGCTGGCCATGTATGGGGAATTAATAGATAAAGCGGAAGTAAGTATTATCTTTGTTCCATTTAAATCTTTTCGTGAATTGGCTGCATCTTTTTCATTTTCCAGAATAATACTGTTTTTTGCTGCGCTGCATATTTCACGCAAAACGATAAGCGCGTCTTTTGCTAAAAACGGTACGTCTAAAACTTCACGGCTTACATTGTTTACCGTTTCTGTACGCTTCAGGGCATTGATCACTATTTCTTTTCTTCCTATTGTCGTAGTAACGCTCATATAATTTTCGTCACTGTCATCCATTACATTGTTATGGATAAGTTCTAAAAATTTGGAAGAAAGATATCCTTTTATTGGAATATAATTAGAAATAATGATATGATTTTTCTTGTTTTCATTTTTCAATAACTGTTCTAAGATTTCTACATAATATCGGCTTAAAGCATTTTTCTGATTTCTATATTCTTCCTGAGTCTTATTTCTAATTATGGCTCGGGACAATAAAGATAATCCATAAGCCGTATCATGCCTATGAAATGCAGGATCTTCCATAACACCCAAAGCTACAGATTCTATTTGTACAATGTCGCCAACGACATTGTCGCCGTCGGAATTATAATATTTATAATTGCGGCTGCGTTTTGCTGCTTCATTTTGAATATCCTCACTAAGAAAGAAAGATTTGAAAAATGATACAACACTGCTATCGCTGGCATCTGGAGCCAGATATGAAACTATTTTGTCCATCGCGCTTTGTTCTTTATATGTAACAGAACCATATACAGAACCGATAGAGCCTTCTAATCCAGCTGTATAAACCATACCGTTTTTCTTTAAAGGAAAAACCTGAATGTTTCTATGTTCTTTTATTTTCCAATAAAGCCAATGTTCTATCGAGCTAAAAATAGCTTCTACGCCGACAGTGATAAGGATTTGAGGACCGGCTGCTTTTAGGCCTTTGGCTATTAATTTTACAGCAGTCATGTTAGCTTTGGCATATAATTTACCGGATCGGAAAGTCCATTTAGCAGTTGCGGCAGTCCAGCCTTTACCTTTATTTAAATAGCCTTCAATAGCATTTCCATATTTTTTTATGTACTCGCCAACTGTTTGTCCGCCATCTTTTAAATACTTCATCGCCATAGTTTTTACTTCGGAATCAGCTACATTTGTTAAGTTTTTAATAACTGTAGCGCCTTTGTAATACATTTTAGCAACTGGCAGATACAGTAAAGATACGGAAGCTACATGCCCAACGATTTGTGAAAATACAGACTGCTTATAAAATTCGTCTCTATCATCGACTACGGCTATCGTATCTACACTGATGGTTGTAGTAAATCCTGTTGATGCATTTAAATTATGAACAACGTCACGAACCAGGACTTGTCCTGTTATATCATTTATAACATCGTTTATAAAGATTCTGTCATTTGGTTTAACGCTTGGATCGCCAATAACAACGATCTCGCCCTGGTACATTTCTTTGATCGAATCTTTTAAAGCTCCGGCAGTTACCGCCCAGGCTATTTTTTTGCGATCTTGAGTTATTGCTTCATAACCATAATTTCCAATAGTCTCTACTAATATTTCAATAGGAAAATTGATAATATCCAGGCCTATATTTTTTATTAAATTATAAGCATATTCTAAAAGATACGGGAACTTATTTTCCGGATCTGATTTTTTATGGCTTTTAAGTGGAGATTTAGAACGCATATAAAGCCTGGTATCAACCAAGATACTTTTCTGATATTCCGGATAGATATTCTTATCGGCCCATAATGGACCAACAGAACAGTTACTGTCCATAACTCCGTTCTCTTCTTGATAGAGGCCTGTAGCTACTGTTTTTACGTTAGTAGCCGAAGCTATGATATTATTGCTGATAATGTCGGTATCAGAAAAATAAACATGATATTGTTGATAGGGTTTGCGTTTTTCTACATAAGTGTCATTTAATTTTATATAGTCATAAGCATAATACCAATGCGGTTTTCCCAAAAATACCGAACTTCTAAAACCAAAATCAACTATTCCGGTCATATAATCGGGAGCCACGCTTTTACATATGTGCATAACATCCCAAACTGTTTTACCTTGAACTTCAAAAGAAATATAAGGTATCTCTCCTAAAGCATCTTTATCAGTATAAAGATCCAGCTTTTTTTCATCGAAATTCGGAAGCCTGGTTATTTCATAAATGTTTTGAACTACTTCGCCTTCCGGGAAAGTGACATTAAAGTCGACATTACCGAAATTTCTAATCCCATATGGATTGCTGTTAGCCATTTTCATAAATACATTGTTTATGCCGGCTGCCCAATCCTCATAAAAGACGTCGCTGCCTTCTTCGGGAGCATTGAAAAGATATTGGTTGTCTTTATCATATTTTCCGCTCAAGTAAGCATCGGCGCTATCCAAACCTTTAGTAGTGAAAAATGACGAAAGTATGGTTTTCGGACTGGCTCCTGAAGATGCCCTGGAATTTATAACATCGCCTGGCTGATCCTGGTCTTGGATCTCATCAGCTTTATGGTTTGTATCCATAATGGGATTCATTAATTCTGTGCCGTTACCTTGAGCTATGATATTTATAGCCTGATTTCCCGGCTGTACTTCGGCTATTACACCATTAAAAACTCCACCAAGCTCTCTTGCATCACTTCCATATCCTTGGCGAACATGGATTCTGATACCTGGCTGTAGTTTTGCTCTATTTACTTTAGTAGCTGCAAGGCGTTTCTTCAGAGATTTATCGGCTACTTCTTTGTCACTTGCGAAAAGATCGCCCCATGTTACGCCTTTAAAGTTTATGTATCCGTCTTCGTCATCAGTAGTAAATGTCGAGTAGTTATTTGAAAGAACAATATTACAGGTATCGGCTGCTATTTTTCTTGACTTGACTATCGAAATATCGTTTATGGCATTAATGCTATAGAAATTATCAAATAGTTTCCAAAGACCGATTTCTCTTCCTTCGTCCATAAAAACACAATAAAATGTTGGAAATGCTCGAAGCATCCTTCCTCGATAATCACGTCTAAGCATATCGTAAAAACTGTGATAAATATATTTGGAAGGGTCGGTAGCTGCTTCTAAATCTATCTTCGTATTATGCTCAGTCAGTAATTTAGACGCCGGAGTGATTGCGGTTGTTTTACCGATATAGCTAACGCCGTCCATGATATCGTAGCCAACTAAAGCCATTAAATATTTTCTAAAAATCGCGTCTTTATTATTAATATTATCTTTAACTTTAGTGATTTCCGAACAGAGCGAGACTATTTTCTGATTTAATTTATCGTAGTTCCTTGCTGCGATCATGTTATAAATTTCATTCTTATGAGGAGGAAGATCATAAAGACACATAGTAAAGGCTACGAAAAATTTTCCCATATCCAGACTGACGCCGCTGTTTTCATAAAAATCTTTCAGGTTTTGCAATAAGTTGCTGTCTACGCTAGTGCTTTCACCGTAAACTTCCTCTATCAGCTTCTTCGCTCTTTGTTGAGCTTCGGCTGAATTGGCCGTATATCTTCCCATAATATCCAAAGAAATATTTGGGAAAATATTATTCTTATAAAGCCGGAGCAGCCACCAAAATGCGTTTCTCATAAAAGCAGTTGCTGCAAAAGTACCGTTTTGTCTACAGTTTTCCAAATATTCATCTACTTCGTCGACATGTAGACGATAATATGGATCCAGTACGAAAGTATGCATCTTCATCGGTTCTTTTAACAGCAGTTCCTGATTATAAGTAACAAATTCCTGATATTCGTCAGAGGTGGGATCCAAAAATTCTAAAAGTTCAGAATATGTGTATCGCCTAATATTAAAGGCGCTGACATAATACATTTTTTTAATATCGGTATTTTCATCGGCAGCAAGGTCTTGACCATTTTCTTTATAGATACCATGATATTTCGCCATATAACCTTTCCAGGCAGTACTGTTTATATTGGCATTGTATTCATATGTACCGATGTTGGCTGCTACGATAGCTTCTAACATATCCTGATAGTCGGACCAACTACCTGTTTTATACCAATTTGTTTCTTTTAGCGTTCTAATATATAAAGATTCAAGATTAGAACTTTGAATAGATTCTAAAAATTTTTCAAAAAGATTTCCATTTATGTATGGTTCTCTTTTTATGGTATTTGATAGATAATCATATTTTTGAGAAGATATTTTGTTTTCTTTTAAATCTTTATAAATGTTGTTAACGGCTTGTTGCGTGCCATAAAGCTTGTCTTCATAGAAATTTTTCAGTTCTTCTAATTTTTCTTTTTTAGCTTGATTAACTTCTTCAGTAACATTTTCAGCATATCTGAATAGATCCAGGAAGGCTCTTTCCATGAAAGCACCGGTTATTTTAGGACAAATATTCCAGGTGCCGCCATCACCGATATACGCCGCCGGATAATACTTGGCCAATTCTAAACTTTTTATGTCGGTAAGGACTTGGGATTCAGCTGAGATATTTCTGGCCTTTTCTTGAATTTGTTTGGCGACAACGTCATTGGCGCTTTCCATGTCAGGAGTTCCTTTCCAATCTAATTGAACTCTGGCATTAGTAAGATCGGTTAAAGCTATATTAGGTTTTTTCTCATCTTCGGTAGCTTTATCGCCGTATAAACTTTCTATGGTCTTTTTTAATATTTCCGATTTAATAACATGAGGATAAAAGAAATAAAAATCCGGATCTACGTATAAGTCTTCAGACTGACGTTCTTTATCTCGATATCTGATAAATCTAAACCCTAATTTCCCCAATTCGCCGATTTTGGGAAGTTCGAGGTCAGGATAAATTTCAGCCAGCGCCATCTTATTATTCATTTCGTTACTGGTATGTATTTTCAGCTCGTTATGACGGTCCTTGCTTGTGACTCCAACATCACCGATTATACCTGAATCTCCGTTAGCATCTTCGGTTAAATTATCGATAGATTTTAAAGCTTCACGATTTCTCAGAGTTCTATCCGTAGAAATGGCTCTGATATTGATTTGATACAACCCAGGGAAATTAGGCACAGTCGAGACATTGACTTCTTCGATACTTACCTCGTAAACACCAAGCATTTTTGTAAACTCTGACTCTATTCGTACCGGAAACGATGGAAGTACGAGATGATAATTTCTCATACAATATGCTTCATATTCAGGGAGACCTTTTAAGGCTGCGGCCATGTCAGCATCTTTAGTCGTTATTGTCCATGAGATGTGAGTGTCCTGGCTGCCCATGTATTGAGGAGCATAGCCATCACTGGCCAGTAAAGAAACGCGCGAAAAATTATTTTTCATCATAGATCTAAAATGATCGACTCTTACGTTTTCACAATAAAGGTCAAACTTTAAAGATCGTTCATTTTCCCAATCTATTGATTCTTTTAATTCTGCCGCTTCTCCGTTAGGGTCAAGAAATTCATATGCGTTATCTCCGCACCATGAAATAAAATTATAGTCTAATTCTTCTTTAACTGCGGAAGATATTGAAATTTCTTTATTTCTATTGGAACCTTCCAAGCTCATGGCTATATAATCATACACATCAATATCAGCCAGACTTATGCGAATTTTATTATCATATAAAATATCGTCGGCCTTGTCTCTATTTTCTATCACGTCTTGTTTATTGACTGTGTTAGTAAGACTTTGTTCAATAAGATCCTGGATATCAGATCTTTGTAATACATACTGGATATTCGGTTCTATTACAACATCGAACGTACTGATATCTTTATAAACACTGATAATGAGCTTGTCGCCGTCAATATTTTCAAGACCGGAACAGGCTGCGGCTATTTCTTCGTATAACGGAGTTAAAATATAATTTAACTGTATTTCCTTGATGGTTTTTATATCTTGACTGATGCTGAATGAGCTGAAAGAGATTTTATATTCTTTCAGTCCGGCTTCTCTAAGATCAAGATAAAATTCACCGCTTTTTTCTTCGACAGCTTCTTTAACAGCATTCAAAACAATATTCTGGCGCTTCCTATATCTTGAAACGATATCTTCAAGATCGATTTCATAATATATCGAAGCAAGATCTCTAATTAAATTTTCCTGAATAGTATTAGGAACAAAATTATCCAAGGCGCCAGATTTAGTTTTATTTACAGCATCTTTTTTGATCGACAGTAATCTTTTTAAATGATCTTCGTTAGCAATATAGATATTTATTGACGGATCTAAAAATTGACACGGCATAAGAGCAGTTTTCCCTGAAAAAGTCGTGTCTTTAAAAAAATCTACTGAATTAAAATTATAAGATTCATTAGTAGAATCTAATAATTTGGCCGCTATTTTTTCGCCTTTTATTAATGGTTTTTGATAATAATAACGAAAAACATCATAATTGATGCATAAGGAATATGGATTGACCATTCTTTCTTGGGTATTCCCGAACTCATCGACATAATCCCTTACGAATGGATAAGGCAGTTCAGGCATGTAAACGCCATAATCAAATTCTTTTAACGTTAATGTTGCAGATAAAAGTCTTGGAAAACCCGGGACTGTTTCTATCGCCAGATTTTCTAAAGAAACAGCAGCTACTCCCAAAGTTTCATTTATATATTTATTTACTATCGGAAGAAAAGGAGTAAATTTAAATTCTGATATTAAAGCTCTTAATCCGTTTAGATAATACACGGCCTTTTCTTCAGATTCTTTATTGGCCTGGCTTTCTTCGTCGAAATTGCGCCATAATGGCAGCTCTACTTCTTGACCATTAATGCCGGCTTCTTTATTAAAAAACAGTTTTAATTCTATGGCGCTATCAGATTTTTCAATATTTTTAGCCATGCTTCCTTTGGCTCTAAGCAGCGGTTTTCGCTCAGTCATCGTTTGAGTGATCGATCTTATAGCTGTTGGAGGAACAAAAAAGGTTACATCGCCAATACTAACGGTCCAATTATATAAATGATCCAGCGAATTTAATCTGTACCCGGCTTTTTCAAAAGCTTTTTTCTGAACTTCAAGCCTGTACTCATCCTGCTTCCATTTGGTTTCGGCTTGGGTCCAGAAATTGTCGATATAATTTAAATTTTTTATATCGTAAGTCCAGGGCTTGAATATTTCAGTGGCATAATTGGAATAATATTTTTCCGATACAGAATCATCATGAACCGGAGCGTTAGCAACCGTTGAATCCTGAGTATGATAAAGAACATATTTATTTAAATTTACCCATCTGTCAGTTCCATCTATTTCTATTTTTAAATAGACTACTGCAAGGCATCTGCCGTAAAGTTCTTGTCCATACATATTGTAACCGGCATATCTGTACCAGTTATCATTAAAAAGAGCATTACCAAATTCATTCAGCAGCTGCGTATATTTTTCTGTTAAAGTAGGCTTAGTATAACGTGTTGGATATGGATCTAAATATGTTTTTTGCGTGCGGTTTAAAACGTTCGCTGAAACACAGATTCTTGAATCTTTAGCCTTTTTTATGACTTCATATAACTTGTCTCTGGCTATCAACGCATCTTTAATAAGTTCCGGTTTAGAATCGTCTTTATTCAATACCAAATAATATGCGTAGTCAGAATTATAATCAGATATTTTCCATACCTGATACTTACCATAAAAATATAACACATCGGAATCTTTATATGGTATGCCATAATTTTCAGAATTAGGATTATACTGAGCCCCGTTTAATTCTATTTCACTTTTTACGGTAGTATAAACATAATTGGAATTTTGGCTGCTTATTTCACTAAACAAAGCTTTTTTTACTTCGCTTGTTTTTATTAGTTCCAATGTACTATGAGGAATTTCAGCAGTATCTATAAATAATAGTCTAAGCGTTAACGCGTCAATAGTATGATTTACTAATCTATTATCTATAGTTTTTACAAATTCCTGTATTTTACTGTGTCCTGACAGACTGTTTAGGTATTGTTTATTTTGTTCAGTGGATCCGACATCACATTTATCTACGTCGACAGTAACTGTGTCTCCGTCAAATTCTCCTGTAATGACAGCATTATTATTTAAACAAAATGCGGAATTTTCTCCGGTCCCGGCCCATATAGTAAAAATCGTGCCGTCTTCATTAAGTCCTATTACATCTTCTCCACCAGGAGGATTTTCAATGTAAAACTGATTGTCCTTATTTATTGTGCTGATATCCGTAAATGGAGTTAACGAATTATAATAATAATCGTCCATTGTTGGTAAAGAAACATCTTTATCGTTGATATATTTTCCTGCGAAAGTTTCAGACATATTTTATTGCTTTATCCTCCTGATAGGATCAGATTAAATTTATTAAAATGAATTCACGAAATAATCGTAAAGATCGTTGTGTGAGATAGACGTTTGGGTTTCATTAACATTAAGAGCTATATTGATCTGTGAATTAGTATAGCTGTCCTGGACTGCCGATGAAATTATCTGGCTTGCGTAGTCAGTATCGTCCTGAGTTTGGGCATTTATGTTTATAATATAACCTTGTTTCGGACCATTTCTCATACTGGTTATGCGGTTATCGCTTGTTAATTGCGGGATCGGCTGATAATTTACATTATTATTGGGTTGTACGTTTCTTGCTTCGCTGCCTGCCGGTGTAGCCGGATTACCGCCGGCATAGCCAGCAAATAATACTCCAGCTGCAAATCCGACCATTATTTTTCCCCAACCTTTTGAAGTGTTTTTGGGGAGTATATTTTCAGCGAATTTTATTGTTTGAAGTCCATCATTACGTTTAGCATTTTTAACAGCGTTTACAGCAGCGACGTTGTTTTTATGTTCCATCATTGAATCCATGCTGCTTTGTTGTGTTTTTATAATACTTTCTCTTAATTCTTCGAAACCAGCCTCAACTGCATTGATGGCATTTATTCTTTGATATTGAGAAGTAGTATCGATAGACGCAGCCTGGATCAGATTTTCCGCATTGGAGATCATAAACAGCTCTCTTAATCCGAATACGCCTTTTTCACGAACTTCGGGGGTCAAATTATTAAATAATTTTTTCCATGAATCTAAAGTTCCGCGAACCATTTCCGAGTGAGTTTTCATAACTCCTCCCGGCATCAGATTACGTTCTGTAACGTCACGCCCGTGCTGACTCATAAGTTCAAATAACTCTTTTTCGGCAGCAGCAGCTCCTTCGGAACCTTTTATTAAAGTATCGAGATTTTTGTTGAACGTATCCGTAAAACGAATATATGATTCATCAAGAACAGCATCTGAAGCCTTTTTCGGAGTTTCAAAACCTTCTTTTAAAGATTCACGTCCATAGTTTAAAAAAATATTATCATCGGCCGTCATTTGTCGGTCAGGGGCTAGAGAAGAATTAGCTCCTGTACGGAACGATTTAGCAAAACTATCTATAACATCCAAAGGAGTATCTATTTCACCTGTGGCTCCGCGTTGTTTTTGTACTAAGGCATTGATATATGGGTCGATCATTTTCTGACGCGCCCTCATACCTTTAGAAATTATTGGTAACTGCTCCTGGCCAAGTTTGTATCTTTCAGCTTCACCAGCTAAGATATTATTGGCTATAGCGAATTTACCATAATTAGTGGCATTTTCCCATGACTTTATTGTTTCGGCGTCACCATATTTAGAAATAGCTTCGCTAAGTATATTTGATGCTTTCGCCCATTGTTTTTCAAGCTCTCTTTTTTGAGCTTGATCCATAAAGGCGCTATTGTGCCCCCAAATAACGTTGTCTATACCTTGTTCAGCCAGTATTTTCGCACGTTTGGCTTCAATAGCTTTGTTATATTCATTATAACTTTCTCTGCCAAGATATTCTTCGTTTGAAGACATACCTTTTTGAGAAATGGTTCCGGCTTTGAATGTAGTATAGCGATCCATTTCCATACTTTGACGATGAACCGTTCTCAGCGTATGTGCCGCCATAGCTTCGGACTTGGACAGTCCCAACTTTTCTTCTCCGGCCATATCTATACCGAGAAGGTCAACGTATCGGCCCTTTGACTCGTTCATTACATTTAAAGTATAAAGAGCCATTGTATCGCCGTCAGAGTCAGCCTTCATCAAGGCAGCAGAAACGGAATCTGCCAGGAACGTATTAGTTCCTAAATTTTCAGAGAAATATAATTGTATTCCGCGAACAGAACCATAATAATCATTTGGCTGTCTTCCAACTAAAGCTCTAACACCTTTAGTTGAAGCATTTTTTATCCATTCTTCTTTATTAACACCGATATCTTTAAAATATTGATCGTTATAACCAAAAGCAGCCAAATCTTTCGTACTGGCTATTACGAAACCTATAGGCGCATCTAATCCGCCTTGAGCTTTAGATGCAAAAATATCTTTAAATTTTTGTCCGTAATATGAGAAATTTGCGACTTCTTGAGTAGCATCGCCTTCCATAAGCTGTTTAACGTCATAGACGTTAACTTTAGCACGATTTCCGCCCCAAGGTCTTATTTGCGTGGCTTCATTAAAGGCGCCGCCTTCCTTGGGGTTTTTAACGTAGTCGGCCAATTCTTTTTCATATTCGACTATTTTTTTAGGAAGATTATTTTTTATTCTTTCGATTTCTTTTTGATTTACTCTTATCTTATCTGGATCTCGTTCTTCTGAAAGAGCCCGTAAATCAGTATAATCACGTAAAATAGAAGCTGCTTTTTGTTGATGATCGCGTAATATCAATGAGCTGCCAACACTTTGATATCCGCTTTGCGGCATATACAGATAGCCGTTTAGATTGTATTTACCGAAGAAGTCTTCGGTTAAACCTAAACTTTCATCTATAAGATCAACTCTCGTATTTTGTTTCCATACGGAATTTTCTGCAACTTGACTGTATTCGGCATTATTTAAGAAATCAAATTCTGCATCTAAAGCACTGATATCTTTAAAAGCATATCTTTGAAATCTTTTATCGGCAGAACCGGCATCACGGCTTAACTTCTCTAATTCAGACGCAGCTTGTGCTGACTGCGCCCAATAATAGTTTTCAACAAACTCTTTACTTATCTTAGTATCTGGCCCCAGAGCTTTACGAATACTGCTGTAAGCTCTATCCATACCGTCCTTTAAATGTTCCGGAATATTTTCTCGAGCTTTTTCATATAAAGTATCTCCGTTTTTGAATGCCGAAGTAGATTGAGACATTGCTTTCAAAGCTTGGTTCCAAACAGAAATATTATTATATTCCTTTTTAAGCTGATAGTCTTTATCCAATGCAGAACCAAAAATGCCTACGAATTTTTTATCGTCACCCATTCCTTTTCTAACTCTGTCCAGACTTTCCTGGCTATACATTAGATTAGTAAGAGCGTTTTCTTCACGTCCACCCATTTTGGGAGTCTTATTAAAATTTACCGGATCCGAAATAAAGCTTATAGTATCTTCATAAAGACCGTCTTCGGCGAAAAGTTTTATACCATGTTGAGACCTGATTTGGTCGAGTTTTTCAAAATTTACGCCCCAGTTGGAACTTTCAGGAACAATAAGATTCCCGTTATTATCTATGCCGAGTTTTACTAATTTTCCATCGTCAGAAACGAATGCCGGCGAAATAATTTCTAAAGCTTTTTCCGCTGCTTCTATATGTCCATATTTTTTCTGAACAAATGAATCGGCTAAAAGATCATAAGTTCTTTCCAGTTCGAAACCGAGATTCTTGTGTTTGTAGGCATCTCCAAGATCTCTGGAAATAACTTGAGCTCCTCCTGTGGCTAAAGCAACATAATCGTCCAATATCTGTCGATTATCTATAAGAACTTTAGACCAGGTTTCTTCTCCATATTCAGAGATAGCACTTCTTAAAGCAACTTTTTGAGATTTAGATGCTGCATCGAATATTGGATGCTGAAACTTATTGGAAGCTATATCCTGGAAAATGTTTTCTGCCAAATACAGATCGGTTATATCGGTAACGCCTAAAGCTTTTGATGCTTTAGAAAAAACAGGATTTTTTAAAATTTTTTGAATTTCTGCATCGTCAATTTCTTTTAAAGAAGTTAGACCGACCTGAAGCATGTGCTTTTCTCTTGCACCAGTCATGGCTTTGACCATACCATTATAATCTATTGGAGCAGCAGAGATTTTTTCGTATAATACAGCTTTTCCTATGCGTTCAAAGTCTTCTGGAGTAGAGATAGTAATACCGTTTTTTTGAGCATATTCATAAACTTTTTTCGAAGCTTGTTCAGCAGTAAGACTTACGTCTCCTACTTTCTCATAAAATTTCTTCTCTACTGTGCTGGCTCTATTGGCAGTCAGATTCTCTTCTGTATCGCCAAAGAAGGAGTAGTTACTTACTATTTTATCGCCTTGCTTTACTACATAACCTTTTCCATATTGAAATTTATATCTTCCGTTTTCATCTTGAACTACGCTTGTAGCCAAAGCCTTGACCTGATTCTGGTCTTTGATCTCACGCATGGTTATAGGTACGGTCTGAGTGCCGGGGATAATTCCGAGCGAACGTATTAATTGTCCCGAAATGTATCCGCCGCCTTCGAAAGTTTGGATTTTAAGTCCCAATTTGTTTAAAACTTTTAAATCCGCACCCATTTGTTCGAGAGTTTTTATTATTTCAACACTGTTTTTAGTAGAAGCTTCTAATCTTTTTACCGCAATTTTATTAGTTACCTGTGTTGAGCCAATAATGTCAGTAATATGTGCGGCGTTAGTTCTGACTCTCCTTATCGGCACCGTTGTTTTTGTACCGTCTTCGGCTATTAATGTACGCTCAGTCAGATTCGTACCTATAATGGCCTGACTTTGAGTATTTAAATTTTCAACGTTAAGGTTTAATGTAGCTTCTTCGACGAATCTTGAACCAAGAGCTGGATTATTTAAAGCCGAAGCTCCGAAATAAGTCTCTACTGCGGACAATTTTCCAGCTTCAACTTTTGAGTTTTTCAAATCTACATTGAGATTATAAGTTAAAGTATTTCCATCGATATCGGGGAGAGTAAAACTTGCAGGAATAATTCCTTTATCGATTAAAGCGAAGAAGTCACTTTTTACAGTATTTTTAATAAAATCAGGATCTTTAAATTCCGTATTTCTTAAAAATTTTCGAATATTTTCAAATTCTGGAATGTCTTTGTATTTAGAGGCTACATTATCTAAATACTGCTGAAGATTTTTCTTAGAATATGGATCAGTTAAATAAGTATTTATATCGACAAGAGTATTAGCTATGATATCACGAGCCGGAACACTGCTTAAATTTTCTTTTTCTCTTAATTCTTTAGTTATGCTTTTTAAGGAATGTGCGAATGCTGTAACCAGAGGCTGCCGTTTACTGGAACGTAATTGGTCGATCTTATCCTGTAAATTATCCATTTTATAGAGATGAGACTCCAGGTTAGGCCGAACTTCCATTTTTCCAGAAGGAGTTATTGAAGCTACCATTCCAGTACTATAAGCAGAATTCCCTATACGGGAATAAGAAGCTCCGTTATTAGATTCCAGCCTTGGAACCATACCTGTGACATCCATTTCTATGCCGCTGTTTTCAGCGAAAGAAATATATAAGTGGCCGCCTTTATCGATCCTAAAAGAGCCTTTGTTACGTTCAAGATGACTTAATAATTTCTCGGCATAAACTTCATGTGACGTTCTTTGCTGCCTGAATATAGCCATTCTTTTAGCTTGCGATTCTTTGTTAAAATACTGTATTTGTTCTTTATACGCATTTTCTGTTTCGATGCCGCCGCCAATGTATTTTTTCAAAACTTCCAATGCTTCTTCAGCATTTTTTGGTCTGGCTTCTGCATTTTCTATAATATCGGTTACATAAGATACGACTCGGTCTGCACGTTTGTCAGAATTTAAAGAAGGCTGGGTAAAAATAGGACTTGTTAGAATATTTTTTACAACCGTACTCTGATAACCGATATAATGATCGTTTTCTTTAAAGACCTGTCTCATATCTGACAAGACAGTATTGAATTTTGACAACTGCTCTATTGAAGTCAGCTTTTGATCTTCAGCTATATTCTGGATTTGCTGTTTGAAAGCGTCAGCACTTGCTTGCAGCGCTTTATTATCAACAGTAAAAAGCTCCTGTTCATTTTCTTTAATGAAATTTTTTATGAATTTATACACCAAAGCTTTTTCGCCTTGAGGAGTATTTAAAAGAGCTTTATCTAAACCAACGGCAGAAGCCTTTAATTTATTAAGATTTTTATATGGATCAGATAAATTCAAGTCTATATAGCCGTTCCCTGAAGATTTTACTCTATCTATACCCGTAGATCTTATAAATCCTGGAACGTAAGCGGAAAACGAATTAGTACCGTCTTTAGCTATAGAGTCTACATAGCCGTGCCATTGGGCTGTTTTACCAGGTAATTGTGGCCAATCTGTTTCGGACATAACTTTATCCAAAGACTCTTGAATGATTCTTTTCTTTGTAAAATAAGGAAGATCAGAATTATTTACTTTTCGTATTATTTTAGCACCTATAGATTCAGGGTCTATAGCTCTGGCTGCTGCGATAGAATTATCGAACCAGCTGGGATTGTATGATCTATTTATGTCCCAGGCATTGATCCATGTAGTAGGAAGTAACGGAGATTTTTTATTAAATCCATAGAAAGCTTCGGATTCTAAGCTGGAAGTAAAATTTTCGCCGCTTATTATTTCCATAAATCGCTTAGGATTCTTTCCTTGAGATAATTCCCGTAACGCATAAGACATTTCTTCTAAAGCTACGCCGCCTTTATCAGCCATGTTTCTTATGGAGATGCCTTTCATTATCGTATCATAGCTGCCGTCTTCTTCAATACGTCTGGCGGTATTTTCTAATATTATTCTAGACGCAGAGTTTTTTGTTATATCTACTGGATCTGATTTATCTAAAATTTCTAAAATACCTTCCTGATTCAAACGATAGGTGTTTTTAGCTATGTTTTTACCGGCGGCAGTAATTTTATCTCCGACTTTTACTACGTTAAAATGTTCGGAAAAAATTCTTCCAAATTCCGATTCGGGCATAAAAATCGTGGTTTCATATGAGCTTCTATTAAAGACCTTGTCGGCATCATCTACTAAAGGCTTCATTTTAAAACCAACAATAGACTTATTTCCGCTAAACTGAAAACGGTCTTCGCCAAATTTTCTTATTATGCTCTCATCTTGTATTTGAGAAATAGATGATGGATCTATTTCATAAGTCATACCTTTTCTGAAAATACCGGGAGTGTAAGCAGAATCTGCTGCTTTTATAATTTCCCCGTTTTCATTGACTGTAAAAGTCGATCCATCAGAAAAAGTAATATTATTGTCTTGTTGTATATAACCGAAAAAATTATTGCTGGAAGCATTAGAAAATGCGCCGCCATTTTTTAATGGCTGAACATATATTTTCCCGTTACCTTCGAATACTCTTCCCAACTCTTCGTTGATATTTTGGCTTTCTATCTCTGGAACTCCGTTTACGTTCTGAACGATCATGTTCTCTAAAGACGAATAGATATTCTGCTTTTCAGTAAAAGCATCTGTTCCGTCATAGTAATCTATTCCAGCAATTCGAAGATCCTGTTCCGTATCTATAAGACCACTATGATGCGTCTTTATTTTACTTCCTGAAGGAGCCATTGCTGTATATATAGATTCCAACTGCAACGGATTCATTCCTGGAGCGACTGCTTCTACGCCATTTGGATAAAGTTTGCTAATAATAAGCTTTTCCTGATCAGAAGCCGTAAAATGCCGTGCGATCTCTCTTGTGTCATATGCCTTATTTATATTAAAAACATCGTTAAAATCGAAATTCTGACTGTCTAAATATTCCTGAGCTCCAGGAACATTGTCCAGAACATGTCTTAATACAGGTATATCGAATCTGCTGATATTATGACCCATCAAGATAGAATTGGTATTGGTAGATTCTATCATTGTATCTAAAAGATTTTTATATCCTCCCGGCAGCTGCGCTCCGCTTGGAAGGATATGATAACCTTGTTCAGAACCAATATTCCGTAAAAGTTTATAACCGGATTCGAAATTTTCCGGAGTCATAAATTCCAGTTTCGATTTTTCTGTTAAATTCTCCGTTATCCAATTAGAGCCTTTTTTCACGATCCCGCCTTCACTAAAGGAAGCTCCTAATCTTGATATATATTCGTATGTCAGTTCCTGTTCATGTGTTAAAACATCGTTGTTTTTTAAAGCATTGGAGATGGATTTTAAAACTTCTTCAGCAGCATCATTATTAACTCCGATAAGTCCTGAGTATCTTTTTTTCTGTAACTGCGCGTCTATATTTATAAAAGCGTAGTCGTATATACCTCTGATTTTATTTATGCCGTATTGGTCTTTTCCACCTATAGTTTCCAAGTCAAAAGCGGTCACGCTTATATCAGACGGCGTTCCCTTTGATATAGCTTCTCTAAATTTCAACATTGAACTATAAGTTTTATATTGCTGACTAGGTATTGGAACAGTAGTTCCCATAGATCTAGACGTAGCCATTTGTACAGCGTTTTTCATAACAGCCTGAGAATCTGTGGTTCTTTTCATAATATCAGAAATATACTTTGGATGAAGCATATAATATAGACTTTCTTTTATATTAAAGCCTTGTTTTTTCAACTTCATAGCTGGACCGGAATTAACTGCCGACTGTTTGTTTTTTATTTGCAGCTGTTGATACGACGCTATATTTTGTTGAATAAAATATGCGTCTTCGGAAAATTTCTGAAGTTCTTTGATTCTAATTGATGCTACTGATTTTTTTTCCATATGCTACATGGAACCTCCAAAAAAGTTTTCGATGGATTTACTAACATTGTATTTAACGACTCTACCTATATTGGCTATTACTTGAAGACTGGAATCTTCTTGTGGTTCAACGCTTACATTTACGTCGCTTAATCCATAGCCTGAAAGTATCGCTTGAAGTTTCATGGCGTTCATTATATAGCCATCAGACATTTCACTATAATTAAGTTCCGGCGCGTTTATTACTTCCGGTTCTCTGTATTGAGAAGCATAGACACCAAAGTCAGAAGCTACCATTGCTTCATTTTTTATTACTTTCGCCTGGACATCCGCCAAGTCTATTTGTGGATTCCAGCCAGCCCATGAAGGAGCCGGGAGCGTATTATCGGAAAAATAATCTTCCATGCTTTGTTGCTTGGTATATTCACCGTACCAAAACATCTTCAAAGCTTTTTGTATTTGGGGAGAAACGTATCTTAAAATTTCACGTCTTTTTTCCGGATCTTTTTCTTTTAAAAATTCTATAAAATATTCGCGGTCTGTTTTGGGAAGCGCCCTAATAACGTCAGCCATAGAACTATTTTCGTCTAGCCCGTACATAGTAGCTTTTGCTGCGTTATAGTATAAAATAGCCGACTTTGCATATTCACCACCAGACAGCGGAACTCTTATGGGAGCTAAAGATCTATATCGTTCTTTTAATAATTCACGAAGCCTAAGAGTTTCCTGTGATTGATCTCCATCTAATTCTGCCAACTGTTCTTTGATTTCTTTTTTAGCTATTTTTATACGGCTGTATTCTTCATTTTGAAGCATTATGATACTTTTTATATCTGTATCTTCTTTTTCTAGAGCTTTTTCGGCTGCTGCTTCAAAAAGACCCATATATTTTAAATATGTGAGTCTGTCAAAATATTCCTGCATTTTCCATCTTTCACGAACACTTTCAGGAATATAGACATTATTTCTAAATCTTTCTTCAACAGAGTCATCGATAATATTAGAAATTTTATCGGTCAGTCCCATTCTTGACCGTATCTCTTTAGCTTCGTCAGTAAGACGATAGTCATCACCCGTTAAATTACCAAGAACGTTTACTGTTCCGGCCCATCTTAACGCACCTATTGCTGCTCCGGCTAAGGTTAGTTGTTTTCTAAAACGTTTGCTGATTATGTCGGCAGACAAATACCCTAACCGAGACCAGCTCATAAGGGATACAGCCGCATTTTCCGGAGCCAGTGCCGCCGAAAATGCCAGAGAAAGAGCCGATCCCGCTCTTCCGCCTTTATAAGACCATGTTGCTTGATTACTTTGACCGAATTTTAACATTTTAAATGTTAAATCGCCCATCAAATATCCGCGATCACTGAATTTATGAATCCGTGAAAGCCATACCATAGAAGTATTTTTCAACCATGGAGAAGATGATTTTTCAAAAATCTTTTCAGTATAAACATGGTCGTTGACGAAATTACGGATCATATTGTAATTTCCGCGTCCTGACGCATTATTATATACTATGTCAGTTAAGATACCGGCTCCGGTCCAAAAAGTACTTCCAGCAGCTTTTCTTAACGTCGGGACAAAAAATGTGTCTATAACATCGTCCCAAGATTGAAAAGATGCACCATACACATAATCATCTAAATAATCTTCAAGCGCGTCATTAGCTCTAAACCATCTATTATGTAATATGGGAATATCTGCGTGCATAAAGGCTTCGGATACGCGATTTAATGTATTGACTATTCCGCCATGATTAGTCATGTATGCGGATGCAGATGCGTCATTTTTTCTAATATCGGCATCTCCGGCTTTAAGCATCATTTGTGAAATGCTTTCGCCGTTCAATAAAATACCGGCATTAACAGTCATTTCACTGTCCTTATTTTGAGCATAAGCCTGATTTACATCTGTAACCATTACTATTTCCTGGCCAGGAGTCAGATAACGTTTAAAAACATCTTCAGACTTTTCTTGCTGGTTAGGTAAAATTTTTACGCCGGATAATTTAAATACTTGATCAGAACCAAAAACTTTAAATTTACCATTAGCCAACACTTCGGTAACATAAGCTTTATTGTAATTTACATCTCTTCCGACATATTTATATGGCATAAAATCGTGCTGCTTATTTTGTTCACGGACACGTTCTTTTATGTCGTTCATTTCTTCGATAAGGTCTGGATCTTTGATCGTTTTGGAAGCTACCTTTTTCCAAAATTTGTATTCTGGAGAATAAGGAGCTATATCCGCTAAGATCTTGAATCTGTCAAATGCCCCATATTGACCGAACATATCTGGATGAAGCTGATTCAGCGATTCATATCCTCGTCCCGGCATACGCATTTCCCCGTTAGGAACTGCCGTCATCGGATCACCTAGACGATAGCGTTCGGGTATCCAATCCGGCATAGTATTCATTAACGGATTAATTGTCTGAAAACGACGATATTCAGGAATAACGCGGCGCACTATTTCCATGACACCGCCGCCTAAACCGCCGTATCCCGCATCCCAAAAAGCTCTTGACGTGCTTGTGATATCCGCAGAAGTAGCTATACGGTCTTGATTGTTTCCGCCAAAACCCGTCGCAGAGCTTAGCATCCATCCATATAGACCCGACAACATTCTTGTTGATACGCTTAATTGATGAATATAATCATTAGTAGATCCTGAATTTATTAATTCGCTTATAGTTTCGCTGTCTTCCAGGAGTTGTTCAACCGAACTTCTCTCATTTTGCAGTTTATTTTCAATTATCATGCCTTGAGATTGGTCGTATCCGGCTTTCGCAAAAATTTGTCTGTTTGTAGCTCTTATGATATTTAAAGAAGAACTGTTAGCTATATTTAAAGCCTTTGCTACAACATTTCCTTTGGCAGATTCTATTGCAATTCTGTCGCTTATATTAAACCCCAGATTGTCGATATTATCGATGCTCGTATTGACGCTTGCGTTATAACTGCTATCTTGAATAGGTATAGAACCATTATATTGTCTATAATCATTTACCTGTATACCGTTTTCATCTTGTCCTGTATTGATTGAAACTAAACGCTCAGAATAGGTTGGAGCATTATACGCTTCAAAAATTACGGAACGTAATTTTCCGTTTTGAACAAAGAAAAGATTGTTTTCCGCCTTATCTCTTATTTGGGAATTCATATGATAGATCAAGGCTTTAACGTCGACGCCGTCTTCATTTAAACGATCTGTATGCAGCAGCCTTTTAGGTTTTATTAATTCACCGATAGTCGGATTTAAAACAATACCCCAAGGTGTATTATCAGCAAACAATGAACCCGAAACAGGATAGGGTCTATCCTCACTATGGAGATTTTCCAAATAATATGGATCCAATAATCTCATCGGCGACCATTTTGTCCAGAAATCACCATTATAAAGTGATTCCATTTCGTAATTACTTTGAAGCTGTCTAAGGTAATTGGGCTTCCAATAAGAAATGCGTCCGCCTCTAAATTCATTAGAAGAACCAAAAGTCCAAAAACGGGCCTTTCTTACTGCATCATAACCTTTTTCATATTCCTTTTTCTGTTCTTCATAAGTTTTCCAATGAGCTTCACTTTTTCCTGTAAATCCAGAAAAATACTGGAATATGGCATTGTCACTGATGACGTTGTTTATAGTTTCATCTAATCCCAAAGCTCCAGTTGCTTTCTTTATTCCGAGCATGCCCCATCCCATACCGGAAGCACCAGCTTCATAAAGCCCGGTTCCTGTTGTAGATTTAGAAACATCGTCGATAAAATCCAGTGCCGTAAATACAGCTGCTACAGGCAGAACTCTTTTAAGCATTAGATTTTTAGCAACATTTTTTGCTCCTAATGCGTCCTGAGCTTTTAATCCAACTTTTAGATTTATGCCGAGATTTCTTAAACTGAGTCCTGTTAATTCTATGTCGTCAAACTCATTAAGAGTAGTATTGATTCGATATAATAAATGACCGGCAGCCATAGAAAATGCAGTACTACGATCCTGGATATTCCTTAGTCCCATATCAATGGCTTTATTGATATGACCTTGATTTATTTGTTTGATTATTTCTTTAGAGTCATATCCCTTATGTAGATGTATATATTGGGAACTGACACGATTTATCTGATCTTTGACTAATTCTCTATGAGATTCCCCTTTTAAATCATTATTTCTTACTAATTGAGTTATCCCAGATATTATAGATTTTGAATCTTCATTTGTTTTTTGAGAAAGATGTTCCAATCCGGAAACAACTCTTTCAAAAGCTTCGAGAGTCACTTCTTCAACTTCGCTGTCCTTCAGCAGCGGCAGCCCCAGATAATGATTATAGAAAGTCTTAGCCGCCAAATCCTGGCTCTTTATATCATTATTCAAATGACGTTTTAAGAAATCAAAAACAGAAGTTATACTGTTACCTTCTCCACTTCTTCTGATCTCGTCATTGAATCTTAATAAAAACTCTTCGGAAAGCTCTTTTTGAAGAACTTCTTCAAAAGTTTGATATCTTACTTTACCGATACTGCGTCTATAGGGATCGGCCGACTGACGCAGCTGCCTTCTGGTTCTGGCAGGATTTTTGGCATATGCTTGAATAAGCTGAGAAAGTCCAGGATTTCGGTAGCTGCGATCTTTTAATGAACCAACCTTTAAAAGTTGATCAATAACTTTGTCAGTTTCGCCTAATCCTTCTAATCGTATAATATTTTCCAAGAAACGTTTAGATTCTGTATCGGTATTTTCCAGCGCATTATATAAGGTTTCAGCCGTTTTAGCATCAAAACCATACGTAGTTCTTTCAATAAAGCTTTGAAAGCGTGTAAGGCCTGTTATGGCTTCCTGAGCAATATAATTTTTGGGATCTTTTTTTAATTTTTCTACCGAATCCTTTAAATATGCTATTGATTCTGAATCAAATCCAGCATAAATATTAGCGTTGTGCCCATAACGCTCAGAAGTTTTTCCAAGACTGGCTTCTATGCCTAACCAACGAACAACTTTATTTACATCTGACCAATCTTTAGCATCGTCGATACCAACATTTTTTCGGCCTATGTTATGAGCTACGCCAACTTCTCCTGAAACTAAAGAGAGCTGCCCTTTTAATTCCTTTATTTCTTTTAAGGAGTTCCGATCTTTTACAAATACTCTGTCGCCGACTTTAAGAACTGTATCGTCTACACGGAAATCTGATTTCCCTAAAGCTCGAGCCAGATTTTCATCGATATCACTTGGCTTTGTTAAATATAAGTCAGGAGTTTCACTATTGTGAATAAAGTCGTTGATATGAAACATTGAAATTGGAAAAATACTTCCGATAGACTTAACAGACCCCTTAGTTAGATTTCTGATCCCACTCGTTGTATAGAAGCTGCCAGTGTCTGCTATATGTATTTCGTCGAATTTAAGACCTTCAAAAACCTTTCTGCCGTCAAGATTCAATTTGTCGTAAAAATGCTCTAATATATCTATAAATGCCAGCGAAGCCGAACCTTTTTTTATTTCGGTTTCTTTCATCGCCTTTACGACTGCTGGATCTGTTTCGCTGAAACCGGCTCTGACCAATACTTCTGGATTGGAAATATTTTTAAGGGAACTGTTTTCAAATATTTTTCTTAATTGTTTTCTTTCTTCCGAATCTCCATTTTTCAGTATGTCAACGACATCTTTTACAGTCATCTTTCGTCCAAAAAGATTGCGTGAAGCTTTTTCCGACAGTGAACTGTTTTGTCGCTGCTGCTGTTCCAGCATTTCATAGACATCGCCCATTATATTTTCTGCATCGGAAATGATTTTTGAACCAACTTCTCTTCCCCATGTGCCTTCGAATGGATTATTTCTAGTCCATTCTTCAAAACCGGAAATCATATCTTCAGCTATTATCCATGCCTGATTATATTTATCTTGAGATAAACGTTTGGCTAGTTGATTAGAAATACCGGTTTTATTCTTCAGATTGTTAGATATAAAATTTATGTTATCTTCTATGACGCTTTTTATGTCACCGGTAACGTCGTATTTATCTAAAATCTTTAATCCTTCTTTAATAATATCGGCTTGATAAATATCGCGTAAAAGATTATTGGAGCCGGTTCTTATAGCATAGAGATTCATTAAGCGATCTGCCCAGAAAGTTTTCTCAGCTCTAAATCCTAAAGAATTATTTTTATATTTAGCATATTTAGCTTCAACATTTTGTTTAATTTGGTGTCTTTTATTAAAAATAGTTTCCAGATCTTCAAAATTTGAAGACAATTCCTGAAAATATAATTTACTTTTAATCAGGGCACTGTCGAAAGCTGCGCCTCCTTTATTACGAAAAAAAGACGTCGCTCCAACTTTCCCGGCGACACCGAGAGCTGTAACGACGCCTACATTTTCAAAGAGGCTGTCATTGGAATCTCTGTTTTCGTGATCCATGTGACACTCCTATATTTACATTTTTATTTTAGGCATTTGATTTCTTGGTCTTAATGCTGGAGGAGTTTTATCAAAAATTGGTTGATTGCGTAATCCTTCTACTCCTTTTAATCCATCGTCGTTTTCCCAATCGATTTCAGGATATTTAGCTTTAAGTTCTCTCAACTTTTCCGGAGTTAATTTAGGTTTTGCTTTAGGTTTACCATTATGGGCTATATTATTTTTAGGTGCGGTACTTTTTAATATATTTTCTTCCGGGTCAACTTCTTCTGTTATTGAATGTTCTTTTATGTAACTGTAATCAGATCCTGGGTCTTTTTCCCGCAGCGGAACGCCTTTGATGTTATGTAATATCCATTCTGCACGGCTATAATATTTACAAGCTGTAACAACGTCCCAATTTTCTATCTCTTCCAGTGAATAATTAGGAAAGGCCGCTAAAATTATGCAGTTGATTTGATTGTCAAGATCGTACATTTCACTGCGATGATATTGTAAAACCTTTTCTCTGTTTTCTTTAGACAAGTAAGAATTTTTTACAATTTCCTGGGTTAAACTTGTAGGAATTCCAGCTTCGTCGCAATTTTCAAAATCGAAATTTTCAGGATATAAACAACAGGTTCTGCACAAGAGTTCTTCTTTTTCCGGCTCGCTTAAATTTTCCTGTAAAATAAGCTGAGTATATTCTTTGCGTCCAATGGCTCTGTAAATAAAAACTATGTTTTCGAATTGATAGATATAAACATTTTTATATTTTTCGCGGAACTTTGTATATAACGCCGAAATATCTACCTGTGTATTAGAATGATTTTTTAAGATCATGGTTTATAACTCTTCTGATTTACCGCCAAGTCTGAAGCCGGATTTATCGTATATTTCATCGCTCAATACCGTAGCCAGACCTGCACTTTCTTCCAGAATATCATTTAGAACTTCTGCGCAAGGATAAAGGACAACAATTTGGCAGCATTTTTCTTCTCGTGTCCAAAGACGAAGATCTGTTTCTTTAATGTCACCAAATTCCTGCATTATCTCTTTATATTCTCGACGAGACAAACGCCGCCAAATGATTTCTGTACCATCGATAAGAACAGTTTTGAATATCTTTTTATACTGATCTTTGAATTCTTTTAAAAGTTCTGTTGTAAGTTCTGTGTCTTTAGTAATTTCGGTCATTATATTCTCCTATGTATCTATGTTATTACTTATTCTATTGTCATGAAATCGCGGGCTATGAATTTATAAATTTCAACGCTGACTCTTCCGTCTTTAGTTCTCATATTAGATGGAGAGCCGGTTAGAAAACAATCCTTGAGAATGATATGTACCGGCATTCCGGAAATTGCTTCTTTCTCACCGCAGACTATGTCGATATCAAATTTAGAACCCCAAATATGATAATGTTCCGGATTTTTTTGCGAACTAACAGTTTTTCCTGAGATATTCACGCTGTTATTTTCAAGAAAATCTTCGACATCTTCATAATTTGCTGTTGAAAGACTTTCAGATGCCGACGCTCCATCTTTAGCCGTGGCATCTTCTACATATCTTGGTCTTGTAAAATTGATCACGAACATTCCCGATATAATTCGTGTTCCTAATGCCACATCATCCCAAAGATAAGAATTATAACCAAATAAGGGCTGCGTGTTTTGATCAACATTCCAACTTATGTCTGATACATCTTCGATCCAGTTACCGTTAAAATATATTTCTGCATCTATATTAGAATAATAACGTTTATATTCTGCCGAACTGATAGCGCCACTGATATTCTTATTTATACCTATGACATGGTTGGTATAACCCGGAGTAGCTCTTAATTCATGTAATTGTTTTAAATTATTAGAGGCCATTTAATACTTCTACTTCCAATTCATTATAATAACTTTTTCTGCCGGTGCCGCTATTGTTGTACATACAGAAATCACTACTTTTTAAGGTATCTATGTCTATACATTTAAAAACAATATATTTATCGGCGTTTGTTCTTATTTCATGGACCTTACTTGGCTCGGAAATATACTCTTTGGTTATTGAACCATTATTTATCCGCGTTATTTCTAAAATATAGTTTCCTTCAGGAACTACATGAAGATTGTATGCTGATTTATATAATTGGTGTTTCATAAAATTTCTGTTTAGCTGAGTATAATATTTTAAATCGCAATATTCGATTAGATATATTATCTGGGCCAGATTTTCATAATTTTTTTCATACATTAAAAGCTGTTCCAGCAAGTATTCTTTTATGTTTATATTGGAAATATTTTCATTTACCAAGTATCTGTCCAATATTTCCTTGATCTGTGGCCAGTATCGATTCTTATTGTTGTTAAATACTTTATAAAGATTTTTACAGTATCTGTTCCATAAAATCCGCTGATATTTGTCGTTATAATCTTTAGCGTCTTTTTCCGATATATCAAAGGTCTTGATTCTGCTTAATTTTTTATTGCTGACTTCTATGTAGAAATAATAGCGCTCATTATTATAAAAGTATTCATTTATCGGATCAAATTCAATAATGGGGCCGGTTATTTTAGTACGATGAGGCGTTACATTGTCGTTATAGACAGTATCTTGTTCTTTAGCTGCTAAATAAATATTCGTATTAAACTTCGTAAGAAAATCGTAATATTTAGAAACATCTAAAATAATTTTCGCGTCTTTATAACTTATATCTATGTCTTGTATTACAGCGGACAAACTTGTAACAGACTCTATCGTTAAAATGACTTCTTTTTCTTCTTCATCTTCGAATTCATATTCGGAAGATAGTATCATAGATGTATTTAATTTTTTATTTTTTTCTTTTTCTATTTGGGCCATTGTTTGTTCAAACATATTTCTTGAATCGTCATCACAATAAAAATAATAAGATCTGATAAGGCGACTTTTAATAAATATGCCGATTTTATATATTCCTAATGCTAATCTGGGAATAATATATTTTGTTTTTTTATCTAATATAAAATTACCTTCATAGATCCAGGCGCTACCTTCATCTTTCTTTAAATATTCTTTTTCAAAAGTTAGCTTTTCTATATCTATGATATATTCCGCATCCAGATATGGATCATTAATCAGATTAAGATATAAAACATGCTTTTTGACAGGTTTTATAATAATATTGTCGATACAATTCATTTGCTGACACATATTATTTAGATTGTCTACGATATAATTAAGAATTTCTCGACATGTTTCTTGCTCTTCTTCATTCTTACTCTGCATAAACAATTTATAAAGCGCTATTAAATAATCTTCATCTTTTATTTTGTTTATAACTTTATCGTGTTTATCATTTTTTTCATAAATGATTTTTTCGAAATATTCGTCTTTAGATTCACAAAATATATCGACAAATAACGGAGTAGAACGTTCTTTATTGTAGTTGACTCCGTAGAAGACGATTTTCCCTTTATCCAGATTTTTAACTGTTATATAGGGACTTTGCAGCTGTATTGATTGTATTTTAATTTCAGATATATTTGTTGAAAAATATTCTAATGTTTCAAAACCATAATTATAACAGTTACAATATAAATCTATTTTGTCTTCATATTGCTTTAAAGCTATGATATCATGATTGGACATTTTTAAATCACCTGTAATTTTTCTAATTCAAGTTTTTGGTAAAAGGCTACATATCTATCATAAGCTTTATTATAAGCTAATCCAATTCTTTGGATTTCTTCCGGATCTGAAGTACTATTAATATATTTATCGCACAAAGCTTTTAATTCTTTTAAAGCCGTACTTTTATCTATTTTAGCTAATTCTTCATCACTTAACTCAAAAACACTTTCATCAAATTCTAAACTGCTGGAACCTGATGTTTCTTCATTATCTTTATCGATAGGATTAACAATGGTGCCATCTTGTTCAGACGAAGAAGCTGAAGAAGTTATTAAAAGAGATTTGTGACGATCTCCGCCTGTTTGATAAGCATCTAACGAATCCATTAGTTCTATATCAGTAGCCACGAATTGATATGTGTTTTCAATATAAATATCATTCGTGGACATTGTTTGTCCTTCTTCTAATATACGAATGCCATATAATGCTAATCTACTATCAAAGCCATATTCGTTAGCGAAAGAAATAGTAACATCGAAAGGAGGAATTTCATCGGTCAGGAAATGCCAATTTTTCATTCCCGCCTTTTCTTTTAAATTATCATAGATGTCCATGATCCAATGCTTATTAAAAACAGCAAAAACTAAAGAACCAGCTATAGTTCTTGGCCCAAAGACCCAATCTTTAGGATTCATATTTGACAGGCATCTTACCGGGAATTTTTCCTGATGAGTACTGTATGAAAGCGTTTGGATTGAGCCAAGTATTGTTGATATAGTGCCATATTCAGTCTGTATAGTAATTGATGCCACCATATCAGATGCAGAATATGCGGAATTAGTGCCTAAATAATCAGAAAAAACTTCCGATCTTTTTCCGTTATAGAAAGTATGCCCATTTACTGTTACCGGATCAACATCTATAGATTCTATGTTTTTTCCAACGATGTTATTGTCAGTCAAATATCTGTCATAATCTTGAACAAAAGAATCTATATAATTCAAATAAAAATTTTGAAACTCAAGTTGCTGTTCTTGAGTCATTTGATTTTTATATTTTTCTGCAATATTTCTTGCTTCTGCTAAGCAATAAGCTTCTAATCTTTCAGCTGTGATATATCCTTTAGATACTTTTATCTTTTGTTCTTTTTGTATGCAGACATTACTGAATTCTTTGCATATTTTTTGAAAGGTGATATCGTTCAAAAGAGCGCTCCTTTTATTATTTAAAAGAATTCTGTTATTAATATTATATCAGAACTCTACAAGAATAAAGTCAAAAACGCATCTCTATTTTTTATTTGATAGAGATGCGTTTTTTATTTTAAAATCAATCCTCAACCGGAGTCAACGGATCGATGCGTCTGCATACAAAAGTGCAGGCCTTTTCGGAAACGATAGAGTCTATGCTGTAGCCGCCGCCTTCGTTTAAAATTTCTACGCCATAAATTACTAATACGGCACCTTGTCCATATTCATTTTGGAAAGAAATAGTAACGTCGAACGGAGGAACTTCGTCTCCGTAATGAGGATCGGCAGCAACCGCTATCTTTTTCGTTACGCTTTCCGGATTGTTAGAAGCTAAATTGTCTCCTGCTAATCCGGTTAGGCTTGTCATTTTTTTGTCCCATTCGTCAATAGAGATAGGATGCATATTCAGCTCCCCACCAATACGTTGGAAAGATGCTGCATTTGCAGCATTCTCTTTCAGCCCTTTCAAAAGCGCATCGCGGTCAAAAGAAGTAAAGACCATTGTTCCAGCAATGCCACGTTTACCTCTAGCAAATGCACGAGGCTCAGCGCTGCCCAAAGTATAAATAGGAGCTTTTTCTCTGGAAATCGAGTAGCTAATAGCCTGTAATTCGCCGATAACGACATTACCGAAAGTACAAACTATATCGCAGCCACTAAAAGCAGTATACGTTTTAGTGTACTCAGAAGAAGTATGATTATATGCCATAAATTATATAAATCTCCTAAACAGGTTGTTTTATGTGTTAATTATTTTAAAATACAACTGCATCAACTAAAAAACGATGCAGTTGTTTGTGTTAATACAAATACATTAAGTGTTTTGAACACGGATGTAATTTCTGATTTCACGAATCTCATTCATAGGAACGATGGTATAATTGATGTCAATATATGTATATTGATCAGCAGTACCATCATCAATGATTTTAAATTCGTAACTGCGAATCAGAGAATCGACCAAAGAAGTTAATTTGGAGTTTAAGGCTGTCTGTAAGCTATTGCGATTAGCAGAGCTATTTGCTTGGCCAATAAACGGTTCACAAGCCGCCCGAATATATTCTTCAACAAAGTGCAGAACACGAGTGTTAAAGAGGCGTCGCAGCAAGTCATCGGCAGGAGCCATCGTAATACCATCTGTAATGACATAGCCTTTGGTAAAGGAGTTCTTTACAGTTACGAAGCCAAGATCAGACAAGGTCTGAAGTTGTGAACGGCTAAATTCATACATTGGTTCTATATCGATAGTTTGTGCAGTAGAAGATCTTCCAATATCCAGACTGGAAATCAAGCCGGCATATGCAGTAGCTCCATTTACGATAGCGCTATAATTAGAAGGCGTTAAAGTTTTGGCTTGGAACAAAGTTGCAGAAACGTTTCTGCCAATGGAATAAGGCAGATTATTTTCGTTAAGCATATTGCGGCCAAGATCTGTCTTTACATATAATGACCAATTAAATTCTTTTAATTCTTGAATCTTTTTAGCTAAATTAGTTTTAGATACATCAGATATTCTTTGACATCCGATTATACCGTGCGTAGGATAAGTTTTCAGCTCTGTATAGGTACAGTGTTGAGATAAATGACGTGCAAAATTATCGGTAGTATAATAAGGAATATGCAGACTGTAATCATAGCCGCGCACACGGTCTGCTTCCATAACTTCGTTAATATCACGATCTGGAGTGAGTACAGGATAAGCATTTTGATCTCCAGCAGTTTTCTTATCTTCCGCAGCCTGTTTGTCAGCATCTACAACATATTCGTCTTTTAAAATGCGGCCTGCTTGAGTCAGCTCAAAATCAAAGAGTTTATTAAGCGGAGATTCGTTCAGCATTTCGACAAAATCCGTCATAGTCAAAGTATCGAAATGAGGATAGGAAATCATTACGAAATTAGTGCCTACGCCATGATTTTGGAAATAAACATAAAGATTATCTTCTTCACTCAAAGCTTCTTCTACAGTAGCCATAAACGGTTTCTTTTCAAGCGGATTATCCATAGTTGTGATGAATACGTCCATATCATCTTTCATCATCACATAATCGGTTCCGGTTTCTTCTTTTCCGTCTGTAATAGCCGTAAACACTAATTTATTGTTTTCATAAGAAGTTACGAAAGGATAAAATCCAGCCAGGTAAAGTTGTTTACCGTATTTGGTTACATTTTCTTCTATATAAGTACCGGCATACTTTTTATCCTGAGTTTCTTCGTAAACACCTTTGTCGTTAGCTATATACAATACCGGGTTTTCAGAAATCAGCAAGCACTTTGAACCAGGTTTTGCATCGGTTACAGAAGTAATCTTATCTAAACTGTCTGCAAAACCAATAATTTCTACAATACGGTCTCTATAGAGGCTTTCTTTGGTAATAGGCAGTTTATCTTTATATTCATAAAAACGGAAACTATATTCTTGTGGAGTATAAGCATTGTCTTTATCGATTTTAGCAGTAGCCGAAATCAGACCATTCATTAATTCTACATTATTGGCTAAAGTAGTTTTAAAATCGGTATGTTTAGGAATTTTACCGCCGATAACGGTATCTGCACAGATATCACTAGCTAAAACGTGGTATCTGATTTTAGTATCTTCGAGGACAGAATATACACCATCACCAGTAGCAACAACGCGCTGTACGTCATCAAGTTTAGCTTCTTTGACTTTGGGAATAATTTCTTTTCCTTCACCATCAACGCGACGCTCAGCTACTGCCGTAATAGCATAACCAGAACCTAATTTTTGATATTTTTCGAATTCGGTCAGATTAGTTTCTTCATAATCTATTCCATCTTCCGGAAATGCTTTGTTAGAAACTTCAGCATTTTCCAGATAATCGTCAGCTTTATCTATAGTAATGCCGCAAGGTTCTAAAAAGCTTCTCAGTGTTTTAACCGACTCACAATAGATAGGAACCGTTGCGCTGACATCGGTATTTAAATTCAATACTCGATAGAATTTGTTTTGGAAATTAGAAAACGGAACAGCGTCGTTTTCATCCATAATCATTTTTATGGAAATATCGGTTTGTTTTTCACACAAACTTTTTTCACGGCCAATGAAATAAACACCAGGGAACAGATGTCCAAGCGTTATTTCATAAGCTTCGCTAGAACTTGTTACTACATTTCCGTCTTTATCTACGATATCAAGTTCGATAACGTTATTATAAGAATGGTCGTTGATGATTTCTAACACATCTACTAATTTACTGTCACGGGTAAATGCATAATCTTCAGCTACACGAATTTCATTTACCATTACAGAATTTTCATCTTCAACCAGGCCGGCCATTTTTTCTTTGATCGTAGCACGAGAAGCTGGTTTGTAGATAGTAAATGATTCTGCGTTTGAAGTATTGTCATATTTAATATATACTTGTTTACCCAGATTAGAAGGATAACGTGATTTTACACGGAGTTTAAAGTCTGTTTCTGCACAAAAATCAAAATCTTTATACATTTCTGTGCCGTTTATACGCATAGCGTAAATAGTTCGGCAGCCATGATCCCACGCATCTTTAATGCCGGTTACAAGGCTGGTTTCACGACGAGTTTTTGAATCATATGTTTTACCATATACATATGCGCCGTGTTCAACAGAATAAATAGGAACAGGAACACCGGTTGGCCCGTCAAAAGCCGTACCAATTACGACAACGCTATCTGTGGTCCCGAATAATGAAGTGTCATAATCGCTGGCCAGATGGCTGTCGATTTCAGTTATTACTCCCGGGAGAGTATTGTCGTAAGAAAAAATGGAATTACTCATTAGGTTGGAGTCTCCTTAAGCAAATAAATAATTTGTTATGTATCTATATCTTCGATGGTAGTATCGAATACGGTAATCAGTTTCTCTATCTCAACATAATATTGAATCGATCTTACAGAAAGCCATTGTCGATATTTATCTAGATTTTTATCAGTAAAATATTTCTTAAAATAAATTTCAGCTACTCCATTGTTTTTAAAATAGCCGGCATATGTAAATATTGTATCTTCGAAAATATTCATTACCTTATTGGCTGTAGCATAATCACATGCCACTACATCGAATTGAACTAAACATTCTTGACGCTGAGACCAATTTTCTCCAAATCGTCTATTGTTCTTATCATCGATTTTTTCTGTAATACTTTCGATATGTCTTGGTTTTAATTCTTTTTTAGGTATACGCGAAATTACTTGATATAAAATATGCGATTGTTCCAGTCTTTCGTGAGGATCATTTATGATAGCTCCCTCATCAGGAACAAAAACCGCATTATGTTTTTCAAGAGTTTTTCTTAATACCTCAGCCACCATAGATATAAAATCTTCAAGCGTAGCGTTTTTATTGGCTTTTAATATTTTTGGCGATTTTTCTTTTTCAATAATTGTATTCGTGACACGTTCTTTGCGAGCCATTAATTCTTCAAATGAGAGTTTATCTCCATGCAGCTGCATCATAGTTTTGTTTCCAATCTGTATTTTTCCGTAGTGAATTTAGGCCAGATATCGAATCGTAAAATAACTGTTACCGCTCCTGTTTGATCAGTTAAGTCAGTCACGCTATTGATTTTATATTTATAAATGATCCAATTAGTCAGATTGTTTAAATATTCTTCTAAAATCTCTCGAATCTTTACTTTTCTATAATCAGTCATAGCTTTACCTATAAACTGATCATGATCAGGTTTATTAAAATAAAAATACTTTATAATTTTATTAACAGGTACAAGTCGTCTGATATCGTCATCAGAAAAATTTACTAAATTTTCTATAGTCGTTCCCGTTAAACTGTTATTTTTAAAAAACGCCAGTTTTTTATTTTCTATATCTGAATAATCGATTTCAAAATAAGCGTCACCTAAAATAGCTGACGAAGGATATGCAGCATAATCAGCATCTATTAGCATACATGCCAGGACTACGTTAGCGTAATCATAAGCTATCAAATTGTTGGTGACGTAAATAAAATTTTCGCGTTTTAAATTATTGAATCTTATCTGAGCTTGTTCTATTTTTTTGAATTCATCGTCCAAATACGCCGATAAAGTTTCATATCCAGATGCTTTTTTACCGGTCATTATTACAGTGGAAATAGTTTTATGAAGTATCAGCAGCAACAGCTGCGAATAAAAAAGCTTTTTATTATAAAATTCGTCATAGTAAGCATCATCTAAAAATAAATCTAATGGAACAATATAATCAAAACATAAGTCAGCTAATATTTCTTCCTGATCCTTAACGTTTTCCCAAGCATCAATATTTAAAATATAGACATGTTCCTGGGAGAATTTCTGCATAATATTATATGCTTTTAAAAAGCAAGAACTTTCTCCATAATTATTTTTTATATAATTTTTATCTTGAACTTCATTGATCTCATTAAGTTTAAACTTATTAGTTCCTATCCCGATAAGTAAAATCGTTTTTTCTAACATTTGTTTTATTATCCTTTACGAGATTTTTTTATAGCTCGATAAAAATTTTTTAAAAATAATTCTGTATTTGTTTTTTTAGGTTTAGTTTCACATCTAAAATAAACTGGTTTTTGTGCATCTGAACAAAACCTGTCCGTTCTTGTTATATGTTCAATTTCATCGTGCCATACTATGAGGTCATCTTCTTGTATTTTATATTCACTGCGGAAAAAATAAACACCGGCCTCAACCGACATCTGCATGTTTGATGCAGACATCGCCATTGGTTGACGAACACCTTTTATTTTTTTTAATTTAACTTTAAATCCTGTACCGAAACAACGTGGGCACATCATATCAGCCTGATTGGTATCGAAATTTTTACATACGCAATCAACATGTTTATCTGGTGAAATTATCCAAATATCATATTCCAGCATTTTTATAAGTCCGGCGATATTTTCATCGAAACCTTTCATTTATGCTGCCACGCTCCCATCATTATACATCCGGAAGTTCACGATCAATGCTGTTAACGATTTCAGAAAATGTAGTCGAATCAGATGTTTCGGAAGCTTTGACAGCAAACTTGGGTGCTGCCCTTCCTTCTCGTTCATAGCCTTTTAGGGCATCTTCCCATCCCTTAAGCTGTTTATAAAGACTATCTAAAAGGTCGTCGATACTGGTCGCATATTTTTCTGTATTCTCAAATGAAATAACTCCAAGAGTACCTTTTATTCCCGAACCGGCAGCTTTGTTTACGTATGCTTTAAGTAAACAATCGATCATTACCTTGGTTTTTACAAAAGAAAGCATCGGATATGTAATTTCAGTTTGATTAGTTGAATCCATGATGTAATCAACATATTTTGAAGCTTCACGTATATAATATAAAATAGTCGTTTCAGGAACATCGAATGTGTCAACTAAAATAGCGACATCAGATATCTTACAATAAGCCGGACTCATTTTAGTTACAACTTTATAAGTGTATTCATCTAAAACACTTTTTTCATCTTGTGACTTAAAATTTTTTAAACGAATCTCATATTGATAATTGTCTTGTATTTCTTCATCTTCAAGAGTTATAGTTAAAATATTGTCGGTATAAGTAATTTTACTGTTTACGATTTCCATATTAAAACTCCCTCTTTATAACAATGACTTCACCAATATACGGTTCCAGTTTTTTATCGAATTCAAAGACAAAAGCTGTCGGCGTCGTTCCATTTGTAGGAGATGTGATTACTTCTAGCTCATCTTCTACATCATAAGAAATATCATTATTTGTTTCAGGTCCGGATGAATTGTTTCCTGAATCATTTCCGGAATAAAGATCGTCCCAGGCGCTAGGCATTTCTGCATCAGCGCTCGGTCCTGGATCTTCTGGATCATCGCAGGTACAGACATCTTTATATATGAATGTAACCACATTAGACCATGGTCCGTACTGATTGTTTTTTTGAAGCCTGATCCTAAAATAATACTGGCCATTTTTCAGATCCTGTAATACAGGACTGATGGAGTTAGTATAAATTTCGCCGCTGTAAATTAAATTATAAAATTTATTTTCTTTGGCTATTTCGACATAGTAACTGTTAATGTCGCTATCGTCGTCCCATTCAAAAAATAATTCATCTAATTTTTGGAAATTATAGGGGCTTTTGATATTGACTTTAGACGTAATTTCAGAACTAAAAATTATTTTTCGTCTGATAGCGCTGTCTAATTTAATACCAGATATGTTTTCTATTTCTTTTTCAACAATAATCTGATAAACAGTTTCAGGTTCTGGCCATTCATTTAACTTTAAGTGGATCATGTTATTTTTTATGAACTGCTTAAATGTTATATGATCACCAGTATTAAGCGTAACAAGATTTATTGAATCACCTTGTACGCTGGCTTCTTTAATGTCGAAATTAAATTTAAGATCGATTTTTTTATTTAACGCGTCTAATGTGATCGAACTTAAATTAAATTTTTTATACATTATTCTTGGGTTTTACCTTTAGAATTTTTTCTGGAAGTCTTTTTGGCGGTTTTAGGAGCTTCTTTTTCTACAGATTCTTCAGAAACTATTTCGTCAGAAATTTTTGGTTCCTGAACTTCTTCCGTTGGTTCTGATACAGAAGGTTCTGCGGGCTCTGTTACTGTAACTTGATTTGTAACCTGTTCTGTAACCTGTTCTGTAACCTGAGTTTTATCTTTAATTGTTACTTCTTGTGTTTCAGGATCTATTACAACAGTATCGGCATCGACTGTTTCAACTTTAACTACTGTTTCGGTTTTAGGCTCGTTTATAGACACAGGTTTAGGATTAGGGATATCGAAAGATCCACTTATCAAGCGAAGACGACCATATTTAATAGAACGCTTGATCTGTGTACAATTAGTTCCAGCATAAACATAGGCCGTAGGCTTAGATAAAGTCAGATAAATTCTAGAATACTCATCATAATAGCCAACTTCACCCGGAGCTAATTTGATCTCTGCTATAATTTCTCTTTTGTTCATATGGTTATAGTTATCCTTTGTATTTAGAAATATTGTGTGAAAAAAATAGCGGCCGAAAATACTTTTCCGGCCGCTAGTAAATTTTCTTATTAGTTACCGTCTTTGTTGACTATAGTAACAACAGGAGGCTGCGGATAAGTAGGAGCTACAGCCAAATTGCGCGCTACTACGATTCCTTTACCGTTATCCTGGATACCAACACCATAACGTTCTTTACATTTAAGTAAACGAATATCACGTTCTGGATCAGTCCAGTTATCGGTAGTCAATTCTTCTTTTTGTGCGATTACACCAATTTCGTTAGCGTCTAACACATACATATCAAAACGTTTGGTCTTTTTATCGAAACGAACAAACGGGCTAAAATTGATTTTAATCGGCATAGGCAGTCTATTCTGTACCTGTTCAGGAGTCAGGATATATTTTTGCGGACCCTGGTTAGACGGAAGTCCAGCAAAACCGGGTGTGCCTTGGGTAGCTCCCCAAGGATGCATATCTTGACCGCCAAAGGCACCAAAACTCATACCGTTACCGATCATGCTGTTTCGGGCGAAGATGACCCAGGTCAACGGATGCATGATTACATCAGTAGGCTGACGATTATTACCCATCATTGCGAGCATCATATCGATAAAGTCTTCTGTAGACAAAGTATCGTTATAAGAGCCATCAGCTGCACGGCCACTGGTGCCGGCTTCGGGCATTTGACTGCGAATAGCGTTATCAAATACTACGTGACCATGATTTGAGAAGTTGTTAAGACAGATCTCTTCTTTCAAGCGAGCCATAGCTCTACCCATTTTAGAGATGTTGATGCTCATAATATCCCAAGCACCGTCGGTAACAGCTTCCTCGGTAATAGTAACTTTTAAGCCGTATTTTTTAACACGGATCTCAAAAGTTTTTTGTTCCATCGTGGTCATCTCTACGTTGTTTTCATTGTAGCGTTGACCTTCGCCTACTTCAGAAGCATAAAGCTCACCAACGATAGGAATTACATAAACGAGTGAATTTCCTTCGTTTACGTGAACTTTTTTCATAAAACGGGTAGCCAAATATTCGGGCTCAGCCGCTTCACGAAGTTTTCCTTCGATAACTTTCGGAATCAATTTAACGGTATCGGTAGACATTAAAGTTTCTTGTACCGTTACACGTCCTTTTGAAAAGTCACCATAGGAATTAAGACACATTTTTTCTATAATATCAAAAGATTCGAGTTGTACAGCAGGTTTTACGGCGGTAACACCGGCATTATAGTCATCCCAAGCTTTTTGAGCTTGTTCACGCAAAGCTTTCTGCTGGGACAACATTTCATTAATATTCATGTAAAGGATTTCCTCCAAGATAATATCAGTCTATAATAGATTTAAATAGATCCGCGCTTTTTTAGCGCGGATTAATTATTTTTGAAGCAGAACTTTTATGGAACCGATACAGCCGTCCCAATCCATCCAGGTCGGAACACCGGCTAAACCGCGTTTTTTGTATTTGAATTTAACAGATACAGATTTACCTTCAGCAGCTTCTAACACTGCATCAGCTTTTGTTTTATCCATATGTATTTTAACAAGGCCCTGATGTTCATTAGCATAAACAATTTTAAAGGCACCATCTTTGATTTCCTGACCAACGGTGGCGTTTACATATGCTGCGTCACCGATCTGGATCATTAAAGATCCTTTTTCTACATCTGGAACAGAAGTTTGGAAAATCTGATCGATATAATCTTCGGCAGATCCACGATAGTGGATTTCACCGACTTTTTCTTCGGGAATATCACGAACGACAGCATTATAACCATCGGTCAAACCAGGAATACCGAGTTCAGAATACTGATATTCCATATCCATACGCAAGTTATAATTATTATTACGGAGATTAGATCCTAACATATGCAGGTTATTATCGTTAAAGGCTTTGTCATAAGGATAGCCAGGATATTCGCCAGTAGAATTGTAGGGAGAATTATTGATAGAATCCTCGTTTCTACGGTTAGTGGAGCGATAAGTAGTAGGATTGAATCCCTCGTAATTCAAACGATCTTCCAAGGCCCATACTGCCCATTTAGCAGCGCCTTCCGGAAGCAGTTCTTTTGTAGCAGAATATACTTCACCGACAACTTGACGACGTTCCAGTTCAATTTCTTTAGCAGACATGGTTTCCAATTCTGCGTCGATAGAAAGAGGAGAAACAGTGAAGCGGCCATTTTCATCGGATTTCAGCAAAGCGCCCGGGAAAATATTTCCGTATGCAGAGCCCCAGAAGTTGGCTTCAGCTTTATCCTTAAATGCAAACCAGGGAAGCTCGATCATAGCATCGGTACGAACCGGACCAGGCATCATGCCATTATAAGCATCATCATCACGAGTATATTCGTTTCTTTCCAGGACACCAATAGGAATATTACCGATGCGAACATTATTAGCTACTGCTTGAGTATCTGTTTTAATTACCCGACCAGTTACGGCATCGACTTCATAGCCGGCACTTGTTAATTGAGAAGAAGCAGTTATAACAGCAGCTTCATCTCCTTCAGATACAGAAGCACTATTATCAACGAACGGACGATAGGCTTTAGCAGAATATGCTTTACTCATTCCAGTAAGCGGGATCCATTCTTTATTGCTGTTTTTAACGGCCTGAGCAGAAGCCTCAGTGGATACGATGCTTGTAGAATCAGATACGGTATTGTAAACGTCACTGGTTTCACGAACACGTACAGGTACGCCACCATTAGCTACAGTTAAAGTATTGTGTTGCAGTTTGGTATCGAAATCTACCATATTCATAGTAGGATCCAGGGCCACGATACGTCCTTTAGGTACTACTATCTGATTGAAACCGTAACCAAAACCATAACGAAACAATACAGGAAGACGATCGTCCAAATCCCATTTACAATTAGGTACGTCATGTTCACATACATTCAGATGATGATTTGTACGATTGATTCTATCTTCGTCTCCACGATATCCCGGTAAATTTGCGACGAAGGTTTCGCCATGAGCACCGGGCTGGAGGAAGTCTTTAGAGAAATAAGGTTCATTAGGGTGAATAGCCATTTATATAATATATCTCCTAAGTGTTATTATTTGCAGATCTGGGTAAAAAGATTTTTAAACTCTTCACCGAGGTCTATACTGTTATGATTTTCTTGTTTCTGTTTTTTAGGTGGAACTTCATTTTTGGGAGGGACAGGATTAGTAATTCTCTGTTCTTTCAAAGCAACTACATTTTGAAGTCCCTGTATATTCATTACTTCTTCTTTTAAATCTTTAAAAGAATCCTTCAAAGAATCGATGGATCTGTTTTTTAATTCAGATTCTTCTAATTCAGTTTTATTACAGAGTTTACGAAGAACATTTACAGAAGTTTCAATATAAGAACGTAAACTTTCCTGTGCTTCAAGGCCAGTATTTTCAGCTAATTCTTTTTCATGTTGTACAGTAGCCAGGTCTTCTTCACTGACGCGAAGTTTTTCTTCTACTTCTTGAATAAGACCGTCTTTGTCTTCGACGATTTTTTTGATATCTTCCAAATCTTGTTTTAAGACTTCATTTTCTTCTTTTACTGATTTTAATGTCTCAAGTTCAGTGTTGGCAGCTTCTAGATCAGCCTGGAGTTTTGTGATTTGCTCCCTGGCATCTGCCAATTCTTTTTCTGCATCCATATTTGGATTACTACCTCCATTATTGGGGATTTTATTAATAGTATTGTCAAAAGCTTCAGACAGATTAGGAGCATTTGAATTCTTTTTTTCTCCAGCTCGATATACTTTTACATTTTTAGCATAAATATCTGAAGGTACAATAACGTAACTTAATTCTTTAGGCTCGATGTCATAGATGTCCCAATAACATGTCTCGTTTTCATAAACGCAACCTCTTGTATGTCCTTCAGGACATCCATCTTCTGCATTTATTATGCGAGATCCACATATACTGCATCTGACATCATCAGCAGACACGCCAATAGAAACTGTTTCCAAGAGCCTGTCTTCAACTTCTTTTTCAGCTTTTTTGTCGGGTACGGATACGGTAAAAACTAATCCGCCTACATTTTTAATACTCGTCTGTTCCGTATAAGAAGCATCATAGATTCTTCCTATGATTTCACCATTTTGGTCATTATGATGTTTTATCAAGGGCTTTAAATATGGTGACGTCCATTTTTTCTGGCTCTTTTTGAGAGCTTCAGGCATATAACGAGTAAAATTTCTGGTGTAAAACGGATAAGCGTGAATGCCTTCAACCTCTACCATTAAAGTATCAGGTTTTGGCGCGAAATAATCTTCAGCAGATTCTTTAAAATGAACATTGTTCTTAGAATTCTGAATTGTACGCATATCATAACCACAGTATTCTTTTAAAATAATACTCATTTCTTTTTGGACACCTCGGGTTTCTCGACTTCACATGCACAATACGGTGAATACGGTGGAATTTGATTTATATTAAAATTATCCGTACTAATAATAGAATCGTGATCCTGAGAGTGGTTATCAGACAATTTTATTTTTAGTTTTTTTACGCCCTGGTCTTTATATCCTGATACAATACCGTACCAATAGGCTTTAGATGACAAAAATTCGCACGCAAAACGAAGCCTATATTCCATAAAACTAAAACAATCCATGATGTTTCGTTCTTGACCATTGACTCGTTTAGCTATATCTTCAATAAGGTTTTTAATTGATTTGTTAGCTGATTTATTGATTTCTTTTAAAACTTTTATATTAAAGTTCGCGATTTCTATCTTGTTTCCGGATAATTGACTATTTTTATAACCAAGCTGTGCATACTCATTTATTACAGATTCAAATTCTGTTATAAACGCATCTGTATATTTCGCTGCATCGGTTTTTGAAAATTTTTCTCTTTTCGCTATATCATTACCCATATTTTTATACAGTTTATATATATCAGCGAAATCTTTTTTATATTTTTTTATATGTTCGGCAGTTTTTTTAGAATCTTTTTCCTGAAAACCAATAGATTCTTTAATCTTTGCGGTACTTGTGCCGTGCTGATTAGTAGGAGTTATTGTATTTTTAGCTGTTTTATTTGGCTCAACAGACTGGGTTTTTCCATTCGTGATATTACCATCGCCCGTTTCACTTTCAGCGGCTGCCTTAGCATTTAATATTTCAATAGCACTGGCCGTGGTTATCATATTGGAATAGAACCTTGATTCGTCTACATTATCTGCTTTTAATCCTAATGAACGACGAGCTTCGTCGAAAGTTATGATATTCCCCTGGAATTTATTTAAAACATGGTTTTCCATTTTTACTTTGGTATCCAGATTGATTTCATTAAATTCAAACTTTACTATGTCGTCTTCGTTGAAAATAGGATTAAAACCGCCTTCTAAAAGTATTTCATTAAAAACACCGGTTTCGATAAAGATCGAAATCATGTTTTGAAAATACTTGACGGTATCATGCATGAGTCCTTCCATGGAGTCAGCGTCTTGTTTGCTGCCGCCACGACCCATCATTGCTTCCGACACATTCAATGCAGTAAATACACGTTTTTCGTAATAGGACAGATAAGGTTCCAGCTCTATGGCTTTCCCTTCTGCACCTATGGCTTTAAATGCAGTTCTTTCGTTTGTGACGATAATGCCATCCATGGGCATTTTATTTACCTGATCCTGAGCCTCGGTAATTTCCTGGTTAGTAGCCATAAAATTTTGTTCTGGTAAACCTATTATCATTTGATAAAGAGGAATTGCAAATCTATAAATAAGAGAAAGAGTACTGCCTTCTATTTTCCTTAAGATTTTTACATCTTCTAATGACGATATTACTCTTGGTGTACCAAAATTATTCGAAGCATCTCGATCTACGTAAAAATGAACAACGTCTGCTGCGGCGAATTCTTTTTCTTCAGTACCGGTTAGTTTATAATTACTTATTGTTCCGTCTGAACCTCTTTTTATTTCTACGGCAGTCGGATCCATTATAAAAAAACCTCCAACTGGCTTTTTTGATAAAACAGCCTTCGCCTGTAAACCCCCTTGAATCTTATCTACTCTGGATTTGACCCAGAAACAGTTTGAATAATAAACAAGATTACGGGCAGTTTCTTCAAGAAGAATATCAAACGGGACACCAGTACCGAATTCCATCACGCGAAGTCTCTGCTTTAGATACTCTACAGCTGATTCGTTATTACTTGTTAATTTATATCCGGCTTTTAAAATAAGCTGAAACGTTTTGTCTAAAGCAACTTTAATATACGAATCAGTCTCTATCGCAGTTTTTACTTCGGAAAGATCATTTTCGGAAGCGGTATAATCATCGCTTTCAGAATTCCATCCTACTTGTTTTATAATAAAATTTTTTAAATTATTATTATTTATCTGAACTGATGAAGAGGAAGCTTCTTTAAACAAACTTAACTTGTTAAATTTGTTTTCAATTTTTGAGAAGTTTAATCTCATTATGCCTCCATTATTTTATATCTTGATTTTCTGTTGTTTCCGTAGTCTCTATCGGCTCTTTTGTAGTACTTGTCGCCTTTTTGACTTCCGGATCTAATTCGTTTACGGAAGAATTGGTTGCATTAGAGTAACCTGCTTCTTCGTATTCCTTTTTAGCGAAAATATTAATATTTTTCGTAAGTAAATAACATTTGGCTGAATTAGTATCAAGATTGTTTTTTAGCATATCTGAAGTAATTATTACAGCGCTATTTAAGTATTTATACATATTTGTTTTCGCTTGAAGGTATTTACTGTCGTATTCCTGACGATTTTTTTCTAAAATATTACGTTTATATGTATCTAGAAACTTAGAAATCGCCAAATCATATTCTTCTCCATAATAACGAATTCTTTCTTGAGCTATAACATCGAATGACGTTATCATTGATAAAGTCGTATTCGCATCATGTGTTTTTCGAAACAATTTGACAGATTCGTCAAGAACGACTTGATTTCTTACGATAGTATCGTTTAAATGTGCGTCATTAGAATCATATCCTGTAACGCTGCTTCCATCATATTCAAGGTTTAAGTATTCTACTTGACCGATGCCGGATTCGTCCATAATCGTCAGTAAAGGATAAATATAATTTTGAAGCACCAAATTTAATTCGTTGGCGAAATCTTCTTTGATATATATAGAATCTTTTAAATACTGATCCTGAGCTAATTCAGCATTCGATTTACACCGTATAACTTTAATAGTTATATCGTTTGGAGCCGGATCTCCCCAGATAAAATCATCTTCGTCAACGATTATCGATTCTTCTGGTTCCGGTTCTGACTCAGTTTCATTTTCGTAGACATCGACAAATTTATCTTCTTTTTCGTCTTTTTTTTCTTGTTCGATAATTTCATCTAACTGATCCTGTTCTAATTCCGATTGAATAATTAATTTGTCTATAATATCCTGAATGATGTCGGCAGTATCTTTAGGAAGTACCGGCAGCACTTTTCTTATTTGCAGCATTTGCTCCACTACCTTCTGCGATTTTTCCAACAAAGATTCATTTGTAGTTTTATTGGATTCAGGGGTAGTAGTGTCAGCCGAATCATGAAGTATAGATCCGTCAGTACTATAATCATGTTCTATTTCAAGCTGCGGCCGATAAAATATGTCTTTTTTTATATCCATCCATACGGACCTTTAATTTATATTTTTCTCATTTAATTTCATTCTACTTGACGGTACCAAATTATTATGCGAAAAATCACCACATTGACCTGGTATTTCCCATAATCGATCTCGTAGAACTACGACTTCCCCATCCAAACGAAGAAGATTTGGTTTTAGGACTTATTGGAGTTTTAAAATATCTGGGCTTGTCGCCTTTTAATTCTGTTGGATCTGTTTTTATATTTTTCCATGGATCGTTAAATGTTTTTAACGATAATTCTTTTAGATCAACTTGAGCCTTTTGAGATTGAAACCCTTTGTTTGTAAACAGTATTTTATTTGTTGACTCAATTTGCTTTATAGATTGCGTTATTGTTGGAAATTCTAATACAAACGCCAAATAAGCTAATCCTAAAGCATCAATAAAATGCTCGTTTTTACTTGTATATACAGGAGTCCCATTTTGACTGATTCGTTCCACTTCGTAATCGATTAATTGTTTATGTAAAACTTCATCATATGGGGAAAGTATAATACGGTTTCTCTCGAAAGCTATAGTTAACTGATTTACCATAAAAGGCTTCATAGGTTCTTCAGTAAAAGTTTTTTTAGCTGCGTCAGGAACCTGGATTTTGTTTTTAAACTGAAAACCTTTTACTTTGTTATGTAATCCGCTTGCTTTATTCTCTTCTCCGATTATATGCAACCGTTCTATCTGATATTCCAAATCGTTATTATCCTGAAGCTTTTTATCTTCAGCTCTGGAAGTTTTCTTCATTTTCATCGATCGGTCAATTCCGATCCAGTTTAGCATACATTTTTATCCTATTGTTTCAGCTAAAAGATAACGGGCTCTCGTGGGAATATTTTTTCAATTCCTATGCGTTACGGTACTTAATGTTTAATTATAAGTTACCTCGGTATCAGCATTTGACAGCCTTCACCGATTTAGTCCGTTCATATTCTAATATATTAATTAGCATTTATATTAGACGGCGAAATTTCACCTGATCCTCGGTCTACGTATATCCAAGAAGGATTATAGATATTATTTAATTCCACTATCATATTTACAGCGTTATCATAACTGTATTCAGATTTCGGAACTTCAATTCGTCTAATTATTCTAAATTTTTGAAAATCACTATCATAATCTAAAATTACAATAGAGGAAGACGCTCCGTATTTCATTATCTTCAATATAGTTCGCTACACTATATCCGGTTATAGAACCTGCTCCAAGTTTTCCTTGGAAGTTGAGACTATATCATTCTCTCATAGAGAGTTGAGCGTTTCGATTTAAGGGATTTTCACCCGCCGCTTGGCCCTACTGCTTTTGATGCATTTCAGCATCTACTCATTAAACATTTATTTTTAGGCGTTGTTTAACTTTCGCATAGTCGTTGAACCCACATCTGTCGATAAACAGATGCTTTGTAACGTGATTAACCAATAAACAGTTTTTTTACTTTACCGAGATTATTAGACTCGCCGCCATATATGTCACCACTATGGTTTAGTAACTGTTTCTCTAAGGCACTTCCCGTTTTAGCACAATTTTTTAACCTTATTCGTCGCCAAATAAGGGGACAAAATTTATCCCAATCCACGCCCATGGTTCTAAAAATATTTCTTTTGAACTTATTGTTTACCGGTAAATACATTATTGGTAAATCGTCACCTGTTCGTTCTAAACGAATCAGTTGTGCATGAGTTAATTCGTTATAAGCATAATTATCTATGCTCATGGCTTTATCGATACAGTTTTTGTTAAAAACGCCAGTATCTTGCGGACCGAAATCAGCCAGAACTTCATGGATGTAACCGAGCTCTGTTAATTCAGCTCTAAATTCGGCTTCCATTTGATCGCTCCAGTTAGGATTATGCGTCGATGGATGATAATGTTCGGAATAGCCGATATTTTTCTGGGTACAGATCTTATAAAATTCTCCGCGACGGCCAGTTGGCGTAGAGCTGCATATCATGCGAATATCTTCTCTTTCAGCAGCCAACATCGAAATATTTTCGAAGTCACCGTCGCCCAAGTAATCCATTTCGTCACAGGAAATCATATTGGCTCTTTGACCACGAATACTTGCGCCGCCCGAATTAGAACTGGCTCCGGTCGTAAATCCTACGATTCTTGAGTTATCTCTGAATCTAATAACATATGGATTTCTGGTGCTGCCTTCCAATCTTCTTTTTAAAAGCGGAGAGGCATTTATCAGTTCCATTAAACGTGTAAAGATGAGTCGTATTTGATTTTCGTATGGAGCAACAAAAACAAATACAAACTCTTTATTTGTATTTACCTGATAAAGTGCTTCTATTATTGTAACTTCTGTTTTCTCCCTATATCTCATACTGATATAGGGACGGACTATATCTTCTTATTTGTTTACGTATTATAAAGATTACTCGTTACTTGCTTCGCCGTCTTTAATTTCAAGCTCCCCGGACTGTTGAGTAGTAACTTTTTCAATAGCTTTATAAGAAGTCATCAGCTCGCTCATCACATCGGTAACAGCTTCCTGAACGTCAGTTATGAAAGTAGATGCTTCATCTAAAACTTCAGCAATATTTTCAATAGTGCCGGAAAAGACAGTTTCTACACTGAAATTGTCTATGTCTTGATTCAAGTCTACTGTAGTACCGGAAATTTCATAAGCTTTTTCAACTACCACTGTAGGAGCTCCTAATATACGCAGCGCCTTTTTTTCTCGAGTAGTAAGATTAGTTAAGCTGAGAGTTACGGTGACTACACTCTCGGAAATAGATTTATTAAATTTTAATTTCATGTAATATCATTATCCTTTTTATAGTATTTTAAGAATTTAGATTTAAGACATTAAAAATCTAAATACGAAACAAATAAGAGAATGCGCTAACGTAGTCTCTGAACCTTCCAATCTCACTGATCGGCTTGGCTGCTGATTCTTTATATTTTTTAGAAGCATAAAAATATAACATTCCAGACAATTCACACTCTAACGGCATTATTCACACCGGTACGTCGCCCACATCGATAAACCTTTTTTCTGCTTTTGTCTCTCAGCATTTCTGCCTGATACCATCGTGCCGTCCACGGCACATATTTTTTTAAAGCATTGTCATAGGTTATAACATAGGCTTTGGCCCATAAAACAGGATCTTCACTGATTTTTTTCAGTTGTTCTAATTGGATTTTAGATAATTTTTTATTTTCCATGTATCCTATCTTAGAAAAAAGATGAGCCCGGTTTTCGAGATCATCTTTTTTATATAGCGATATTACATTTTTAATAATTTAATAATAATTGGAATTGTTTACTGGCTGCTGTCCATAGAGTTGAGTATTAGTTTGTTGACCTCTAGTTGCGTTTAGTCCCAGAACCAAGGCTCCAGCAGCTACTCCTAAACCAATCCCGTATTTCAGTAACTTACCTTTTGGCGAGCCTGTAGTTTGATTAAATATTTTATCTAAATCAGGCTTGGGTTGATTGGCGTAATTTAATAATTTTTTATTATTAGCTACAACTTCTCCTGGAGCTGTGTCTATTGCAGGAAGTGTTGCTAATTCTCTTTTTTCTTTTTCTGCTAGTTTAGAGTATATATTCTGATCTAATAGTTGTTTATTGTTAAATATAACTTCACCAGGAGTTGTGTGTATTGGATCATCATAATATACACCATAATTTAATGCTAATTTAGAAATCATAATATTCTTACCTGTGAAGGTAACGGGCTTCGTTACCCATCATTGTTTGTTGTAATTGATATTTGGATTTTTGAGCAAGAGCCATCCCGGCTTGTCTCATTGTATAAATTTGCGGGCCGTCAACGAATGTGTTGCTTCTAAACGGAGTAACGTTTCTGCTTTGTTTATCCATTAAACGCATATTCATCATTGTAGATTCGTAAGCGTTCATGGCACCTTCAGCCACTGCCGGCGCTAGTGTATATCCTAAATACATTGGAAGACTCATTATTTCTGGAAGTATGAATTCTATTGAGGCGCCGGCTAAAGATTCTGTTACATTCTTTCCTTGTGCTCTGGAATCAGAATAATCCATATATCCAAAAAAAGCACCCGCAGCAGTATTTACTGCGCCAGCATTAAATACCTTACTTAACATTGTTTTATTTCGAGACATATCAACCTCGTCTATTAGTATTAAGTGCGAAGACTAGGTCCCCGCCCGCGCCGTTTTGGGCAGCTGCGAAACCTTGACCATTCGGATTTACCGAACGGTTTAACGTCGGCGTAGAATTAAGAGTCTCGCCGGTCGGCGTACCCATACGTACTTTATCGTATGTGTTATTAGCACCAAGTATGCTGCCGCCGATCGCTATCATGCCAGCCACGGCCTTACCTTTTCCGCTTAATCTTACACCGGTTATGTTCCCATAATCAGGGTCATATTTTAAAAAATTGTCGCCTATAGTCTTAGCCAGTCCGGCTGTAATGTTTACTGCTGTTTTTCCGACAGTATGCGCTGTTAATCCGACTGTATCCGCTATGGCCAATCCGGTATAGGCCGTAGCATCTATTACACTGCTTAAATTACTTTTAATACTCATAATTTAAATAAGAGGAATCCCAGGAACATCTAGACGTCCATTAGAATCGGTAAAAGCTCCGTGTACTGCTTTAGCTGTTCCTATGCCAGCAAAACCAGCCGTTGCGGCACTGGCTCCAAACTTCAAATAGTTAAAATCCGCATATTCAGTAGCTGCTTTTCCGTCTTTTCCAATAACTTCTTTAGCAGTATCATAGAATGTTTCATTAAAGGCCTGTTTCCATCCTACGGCATTTTCAGGATCAGAAGCTTTTTTAGCTACGGTTAAAAAACCGGCGGCAGTTTTATTATTTTCTTCGAATTTTTTAAGGGATGAACCAAGGCCACTCCAGACTCCATTTATGGGTTCGTTGGAGTGTAAAAATTTGAAAATACCTTTCATATTCTTCCCCTCCTTTTATCATTTATCATAGAAATTATGGAACTGTTATTTCTCATATCTGAAAAGGCTTGTCGCTGAGATTCACCCATCATAGTCGTAGCCGTAAACGTTCCGTGAGGACCATATCCCATAAGAGATTCGTCATTATAAGGCATAGCCATATAATTTTTAAATGGCCTGGGAACAAATGCAGGTTTAGGAGGTCTTACCCTGGTTCGGTCTTTGTCTATACCACGAGAAACAGATACAGGATCAGTACGCTGCGGCAGATTAAAAATCAACATTTTATTAAACTTCCTTAAATTTTTCTGGTCTTTCTTCTACTTTCATAAAATCTTCTTGATTATTAATAACGGTTAAAAGTATTTCACTTTCATCTTTAGGCGGTTCCGGAAGATCTTTTTTAGCTCGTCTCGTGGACAGCATCTCATTGAACAGAGACTGTCTTCTTTTCGACATTTTTTCCCATGCCTCATAATATCTGGATACGACCGGTTGGGTGTATGCTTCACCGTCATCGGTCACACCCATCGTTACTTCCTGAAGCGGAGAAATATCGCGGGCCATTAAATTTTGACAACGATCCATTAAAATATCCAGCTGGATCAGTTCCTGGATAAGAACGCGATCAGTTGTAGAAGCCGTATCTATATGAAAATCTGTAGAATAACTAACAACTAAATTTTCTATTTTATTAACTTCTACTATGCAAGGTTCACCATATGGAGGTTCTAAATTATTTTGAAGAGCCAGACACGAATCTCCATATGGACAATTCTCACCCTTACATGGGATAGGAAAAACACTAAAGAGACCGTTTTTCAGTGAATTAAGATGCTTACTTACCAGCTTCTTCCTCATCCATCCGGCCGGACTATAGCCCCATCGATTTTTCTCGGTCGCCGATAATCGTCGGCTTAAGGCTTTATAACCGTTTTCGATGCGTTTCATTTCCTCTTCCTGGATATGTTCTTCTTCTTCGTTTACATATAATGATTTTTCCAGAGCCGATGCTTCGTTGGCTATTTTTTCTATTCTCTGTTCAAAATTTTGGCTTATTACTTCACTCATCTTTCGAAGCTTCCTCGATATCCTCGACCTGATATTTTATAACAAATATCTGGGCCGAAAACTCATAAGTTATATAATCGTTTTCTGAATTGAAAGATTCTGAATATACATCAATTTTATTGATAAAATATCTTGAACTTTCTATAGTTTCTAATCGGTCTTCGTAGTATTCAGTAACTAAAGTGCCCGTAACAATAATCTTGGTCTGGTCCTGATCTTTTTCAGACTTCAAAGAGCAAGACCCTTTAGTTTTTATAGAACCATTTAAGACTATTTCGTCTTTTGGGGCATCGTAATCTATAAGAAATTGATTATCCGTTTTCATTATAATTACTCCTTATATCATAAGATTTGTTGATTTTTTAATAATTCACAAAGATTTTACAACTACCATGTGTATAACCCGGAAACGGCTTCGGTAATGGATTTTATAAAAATACTATTACCGAAAGCGAGCGTTACATGTCAGAAAATACATATTCCGTTTCTAAAATTATTCTTCAAATGATAGATATTATAGAAGATTCGGGTCTATATAAATTCTATGGTTACAGTAAGGACTTTTCAGGTCCGGTTTATGTTTTAGATTACAGCAGCAACAACTACATTGAATCTACTCTGCCTGAACTATATTCAAAAGTAAAAAACGCCGATGTTGATAACAAGAAAAAGCGGCGCTTTAATTCTACCTTAGAATTACAAGTCGAGCTTGACGTCAGATTTGGCCCAGGAGAGTTTATACTGCTCGGTGAATATAAAACTATGCGTACCCCAATAAGGACCCGCCATAGCTGCGGTTATGAGTACGAAGTAACCCCTTACGCGTTATTAGATAACAGAAAGATACAATCAACTTGCAGTAATTGTGTTTCGCTATCGAAATCCAGCGGAGAAATGCTTATCCAGGATTTTTTATCTCGGAACAATATAGAGTATATTCCTCAATATAAAGATGTTCGATGTAAAGACAAACGAGAACTTCCATTCGATTTCGCCATCTTTAGAAACAATAAACTTAAAATGTTGATAGAATTCGACGGCGAACAACATTTTATGCCTATAGAAAGATGGGGCGGTGAAGAGAATTTTATGAGAGTGCAGCGTCATGATGTATTAAAAGACCTCTTCTGTAAATATAATAACATTCCCTTGCTACGAATACCGTATACTAAAAAAAATGAGATAGATACCATCTTAAGCAGCTGCGTCTACTAAAAACAGTATCTATAAAACGAAAAGGACTCCCAAACATGTTTGCAGGCACGTTTGGGAGTCCTTCTTTTTTTCAGAAAGGAGGTGATAGTTATGTGGATTTTATTTTCTTTCAGGGGAGAGCGAAAATAAATATAGAGTAAGAAGCGTTTGATCATCTCAAAATCATTATTAGGAAAATTGATCATTAAAAATCCTTTTAACCGTATTTACCATTGGCGGTAGAACTTCACACCCTTATGGCTATCACTTATGAATAAATACCGGAATTAAATATTTAGGGGCTATCTTTTCCTGTATTTACAACGATCTATTTAGATTTTTTCCCTAAAACAATCGATTTTCTTAATATACACCTGAAACTTATATACATATGATCGGCACCTGCTAAGCAAGAGAAAGGAGAAAACCTTACTGAGCAAGATAAGAACAATTATAACGTCTACAAAGTTTCAAGCTTTATCGTTTGAGGTCTCAAACATTTGCAGAAGAGATGTGACCCTTTTTATGATATTCATAACTCTGCGGCACTTTTATATCGGAAAAATTGGCCAAAATTTTTTCGATATCTGTGAGTAAAATCCCGGCAGTTTCTTAAACAGATATCTGTAAAGGGGTAAAAACAGAAACCTGTTTAATGTTATTTCATATCATAAATAATATTACGGTAACATCTTTGCTACATTCATATTTTATCATCAGTTGTTTGTTGTGTCAAGTATTTCAACGTAAACATAATTGATTTTTTTATTATTTTTCATTATAATATTTATAACAACCAACAACAGAAAGGCACTGGTTATGAAAACAATAACATTTAAAGAAGCCCATGAAAAAATCCTAAAAAATCAAATCAAATCATATTGTTATGATTGCAGTAACAGCGGCATGCTTTCAGACAGTTGCGGCGCAATTAGGGGCCGCAATGTAGACAGTATATATGGTATTATCACAGGACCTTCATTTAATACAGCAACAATCGTTCCTGCTCATTACGGTGATAATTTGCGGGAAACTATAGAGAATCAAAGAACCCAACTGGAGCGACTGCGTGAATTGTTTGAGAATAGCCAAATTGATTTTGAACGTTTACGAGTTATCGTTGAAGAGTTAGTTGAAAAGGTGGAATCGATTCATGAAAAAAATAACGACACTGGAAATTAAAAATAAGCTCAGACAGTTTCCGCATATAAAAAATAATACTTCTTCTATTTCTGGTGTAGAATACAACATAGAAAATGATGTTTGTACTTTAAAATTAACCGATATCGCTATTTCAGGTCTTATTAATGTGAGCATAGTACTTACAGGTGACTGTTATTTCGTAAAAGAAATAGAATTGACGGAGGCTTGAAATGAAACATATAACTAAGTTGCAGCTGTATATAAAAATGACTACAATAAAAGAAAGACAGGAACTTTTATCGGCACAGAGAATGCTTCAGGACATGTTAAATGCGTACTTGAACCAAACTAACTGTGAAAAAACGCATCGCAGCATATTATTAAATACATTAAACATATTAAGCAAATCTAATCTGCCATAGTCTAATATAAAAGTCCTATCTTATCGGCTACAATAAGATAGGACTTACACGGAGCGGGAGCAGACAATGTCTGACAAAACTGTTCCCGCAAACATTATAATATTTGATAAAGCAGTTGTAAAGGAAAAAAGCAGCAAAATAATGCTGCTTTTTTAATTGTTTCAACGTATTCGCCGTCATATACATTGTTATTATAGTATATTTCGGTGGTAATGTGCCGTGAATAAAGAAAAATTTTCCGTTCTTTCTTTATTTGCGATCACTCAAACTGCGCTCGTCTATCATAATCATTATAATAGACCACGACTTCCCTATCGTAAATATTATAGATAAAGCATGCTCTCCTAACTTTCCCGGTAATCTATATATAAAATATAGAATCCTCTGTGATTATGTTTATAATACATATATCAAGGAAGAGCCTCTATATATTATATTACCATAACAAATAAAAAAATAAAAACCCCGATTTTTTCGGAGCTTTTATTGATGCTTTTCTTTTCGGCTTTTACGCCTATTCAGGAGACGGCTCAACACTAACCAAATTCGATCTCCATAGTGACTTACCTGACTAAACCACTACTTCAGCGATCAACCACCGTCTCAAGTACGATGGGAAATGCCAACGTCAGAAGTGATCCACTTCTATGATTAGATTACTATAGTAGTAGGAGTTTGTCAATAACGTGAGCATATTTTTATGGTCAGAAAATCTAAATTTACTTTTGAGCAAAAATTAAAAGAAGCCGTTACCGAATACATAGATTATTACAATAACCATAGATATCAGGCACGGCTTAATTGCATGGCACCGTTAGAATACAGGGAATATTTAAATACTGTTAATCAACAGAAAGATAAGCAGCGATAAATAAAATAAGGTTCTATACTTTACTTAGATAATCCTAAAAAAAGTATAGAACCAAAATTAATATTTTGTATTAAAACAGGTTCGACGGGTTGCATTATAAAATCCGCTCTAAGCAAACTTTACACGATATTAAAGTTCATTAATATCTAGCAACCACAATCCTGTCATATGTATTATAGCAAAAAAATAATAATTGTCAATACAGTTATGGTAAAATTTTTAACCCGAATCGATTATTATTATTTATAGAACCATCATATAAACATTTTAAAATATTCTTTTTAAATTCTTTATTTTTAGGTTCTGCTCCTGTTACACTACGTCCTAAGCAATTAGGAATAAAATCAGCTAATTGTAAGCCACAATTATTGTCTGTTTTTTTAATAAATTCTATTTTTTTAATATGTCTTTGAATAGAATGAGATTTATAAAATAGAGTTCCCAAAGCTTTTAATTCATATAAACGTTGTTGTATTTTTATATTTTCTTTTTCTTCTAAAGACTCATAAATTATATTACCAGTAGTATTATATTTAATTAAAAATTGACAATAAATTTCTATTAATAACTGAATAGCTATTGTAAAATTAGAATTCATATGATAAGTGCTATAATTTCTATCCAATTCAGCTTTATTTAAACATACTCCAATAACTTTTATGCTGTTATCTTTAAATATTTTTGATAATCCGTTGTATAATTTATTGATATTTTTATTGTTTTTAAATATATGATATTCTTTTTGTACATTATTCAATTTAGAATAATTTTTACGTTTAGTTACGAAACTAACGTCTTTTTCGTGTAAAACAATATTAGTATTGTTCCACAAATTTAATTTTAATGTATTAAGCATATTTTCTATGTTTAAATAGTTGTTTTCCTCTATTATTACACCAGCCATAACGAAAAATTTTTCTTTAGGATCAATGTAAGTTGTACTTTCATCTACAAATAAATTATACATAATACGCGGCTCCTTATATTATTAATATAGATACTCAAATACTGTATAAGGTTTTTCTTTACTAAATAATATAAAAACACCTACTAACTCTATATATTTAAATTATAGATTAGTAGGTGTTTTATTGTAAAGAAGAAAAGTTGAAAGAATTATAAAAAATTTATTAAGGAAATCAAAAATTGTAAAAAATTTTGAGGGGGACCTATTTGTTTTTAATCTTTTTTCCTGTGGCTTTCTAGCCCCGGGGGGTTTGACTTTGAACTTGTCTGTTTATTAGACGAGTTCTTTTTTTATTTTATAGAAAGGAGGTGAAATCCATGAAAAAATTGATGTTGATTTTGATAGTAGCTGCCGCAGTAGTGCTAGGTTTATCTAACACTACAGCAGACAGCACTGTCACTCAACGCAGTATCAATGCTGAAGCCCAGTACGAAGCTGACAAGGCCGAATTGGGCGAAACAGCAGCCTGGTTTCTCCGTAATAGATTATAACATTAATGTGTCATAATCTCAAGTCCCGGCTATGACTTTAAACTAGCCAAAACTATCATAAAAGGGTGTGATTATTATGATTGTAAAAAAATATATACTCAGTGTTGGTAGCACTGAGTATATAACCCTCCAAAAATATCCCTTATATATTACAACAAAAAGGAGGTAACTATATGTTATCACAAAAAAAGTCTAGAAACAAGTATGTCGTAAGTTATAACGTTATTGACGCCAACGATCAAAGCCGCTTTTGTATGAGAGAAGTCCACGCTTACACCGAAAAACAAGCGTGGGCTTTTATTTGTAAAATAAACAAACCAGATAAAATAAGAAATTTTACTGTTTTATCTGTTGTAGAGTCTAAACCCTTAAAAAATAAAAAAATCGAACAAATTTCTTTGTTCTGATTTATAGGACCCGAGCATGTCCTTAAACTGCTCAAAATTATATTTTATAAAAGGAGGTTGTAATTATGTTACAACAAAAAAACAATGATACTAATCTTGTATCTATTTTAACCGAGGAGGTAAATATTATGTCAACCAACAATGAAAAAAATATCAATACCTTATGTGAAAACTGCTGCAATAGAAATGATGATTCTGCTAAACATGCTGATTTATGCAAATTTTGTCAACTTAACAATAATTGCTTGTACGAAAAAGAGTTTGAACATTGCTTAAAACCAGAAAATGCTGAATGCTCTGGCTGTTGCTGTGCCTGCGAATATGAAAATCTGCCAGAACCTGAAGATTGTTTCAGTTTTTATCTTGAAACTCTTGGTTTAGTAAATGAAGGTAAAAGTATAGAAGATGCATATTATGAAGTCAGTGACAAATATGATTCTTTCTTCATAGATCCTTTTGAAGAATTTGAATATGAGTGCTATGAAGAGCCTGATGAATATGAAGAACTTTGTACAAAATTAACAAAAGACCACAATGAATATGCTTTTGATTCAAATTTAGTTGTTTTATCTGTTTGATATTTACATAACAACTACTATGAAAGGATGTGATGCCTATGATTGTAAAATAAAAGACCCATTAGTAGTGCAAATACTAATAGGTCTACCCCTTAAAACAATTTTGTAAATATCGTATCTATTTTAAATGACGATGTAAGTATTAAAGATACTAAAACTATTTATAAGGAGGTAACTATTATGTTACAACAAAAATCAGTATTTGTAAATATTGTATCTATTTTAAATGACGAGGTAAGTGTTAAAGATATTAAAACTGTTTATAGTGAAATATCTGAATCTAAAGATATTTCCTGGCAGTTCAAACTTGGTTTGTTAAAAGACCTTGTAAGATTCACAGATTTAAAAATCAATTATTTTGAAGATTTTAAAAAGTTATCTGATGCAAGAAATGCATTAGATAATTATTTTGAAAGAATTATGTCGGCAGATATTTATGCAGACGTATTAGAAAACCGTATACGTGAAGTATATGGAACTAGAGATTTTGTAAATATCCAAGCGGTAGATGTTTATACAAAACCGCCTCGTAAAACGTCTGAAGCGTATAAATTCTTAACTGGTCGTTTTGAAAAAAACAACTATGGGAAAATTGTCTTTAAAGGAGGAAATGTTTATCGTATTGAAAGACGTGACGAAGATTATCTTATGAGATTAGGAATATTAAAAGTAGTTGACAGAGGAACTGCTTACGTTTCTAAAATCAACGGCATTAAAGTTAAAAATGTTCCTAAATATTGTGATGACCTTCTTCTTATTAACTTCTTTAATGCTGAACTGAAAAAAGAAGGAAATAAAACGAAAAATGTATTACAATATATTCTTCGTGAACGCAAAGTTTTTGTTATTCGTGATGGTTTAAAAATCGCGATTGTTTATCCAGCTTATAGAAGGGATAAAATCGTCGGATATATTTACCTTGATTCTCCATTAGGTTCTGACATCAGAACACTTTCAGTAGAAAGCTTTAATTTGGCTAAAGAAAAAGGCCTGGTAAGTACTTATTGGACTTTTCTTACTTCACCATCAGGTCAAAGACAGGTTTCAATGTCTTTTATGAAACTTGATGTTGAAAACCCGGAAAAAGCAGCAGCTATTATGTCTGAAATCACCAGTAAAATAACTGCTGGAGGTTCAGATATTATTCTGGGGGCTTACAAAAATGAGGAAATTCCATTTGAAAAAGCCACAAAATTATGCAGCAGACTTTCTCTTCCTATGACTGGTTCTACCAGTTTTGGTACTATTGATTCTATCGCCTATTTTGTAGGCGACAAAAATCGCTGCGGAATTGAATATTCTGACGGTCAAGGAATTATTAATTCTCTTGTTATGTCCGAAGAGTATGAATCTCGTCACAAAGTAAGACTTCCTTTAAAATTTTTAGTAGGTAATGCTCTTCAGGCTCGTTTTAGTCTGGTAAAAGGATTACACACTGTTGAGGATCCAGTAAGTATGAAACTTACTATTAAGAAAGTTTCGGAAACTTATAATGCCGAAATTGTCTATATCGATCCACAAACCAATTATAAACAATTAGGTATCGATATTCAAAGTGGTCTGTATAACAATAAAATAGTTGTTTTAGGAACCAGAAATTTAGCCGAAGTAAAATTCTTTGGCGACAATTCTGTCTTTAAAGGGAGCTTTGATTTTAATTTCTTCCCTGTAAACCTTCAATTAATGGAAATTCCTGGAAAATTCTCTGGAAAAGTAAATACTTCTATTCAAGGTATTTCTGGACTAATGAATGTTCCTGGAGCAGATGTCGTATTTAAAGAGATCGTTAAGGAATATTCTGACAATCTCTTTAATGAAAAATCGGGAGTTAATTCCATTGTAGATATTAAAGATGTTGTTTACCCTGATACAACTTTAAGAGCCATTGATCTCGACTTTGTTTATCGTGATAACAATTTGTTTGCTGCTTATATTAAACAAAAATTAAGCAGCATCAAAAATGCTATTAATGATTTTAAATTTCCCGTAGAAGGCATTTATGGAAAATTGGTCAGAGATAAAGGCTTAGATTTTGAAGTACCTATTTTAAAAGCTAACGAAATCTATGTTGGCGGTCAATTTTATAAAAATAGGATCGGAGATATGATTCGTTATCCTAAAAATTGTTCTGGAGAACATTTTGTTTGTAAAATGATTTCCTTAAATACTATTAAAAGAAGAATTATAAAATTAGTCGTATCCGGAACAATCAGTGAAGAAGTTGGTACAGTAATTTTCCGTTATTATGCGCTTTTAAAAGAAGGCTTGATTGCAGTTCAAAGCTCAAATCCAAGATTGGCACGTCTTTTGGGAGGTGCTGATTATGATGGCGACGGAGTAATTATCTATACCGACAGAAGACTTGTAAGATTAGCTCTTCAAGTTCCTTCTATGGCTATCGATTTTGGTAAACCACCAGCATCTGGTCTCAAAGTTCCAATAAATTTCTGGACAAAAGATTATGTTTATGATGCAGCTATTGGTAATGCCAACGAAGGCGTAGGAATTTTAACTAACAGGAACATGGCTTTTATTTCTGTTAGCAGTATTTTAAAGAAAATGCCGGAAGCAGATCTTCAAAAGATTTATAAATTAATTAAATCTTTAAAATCTGAAGAAGCTCAGACTTTATTTTTCGGACACAAACAATATTCTAGAAAATATGTGAACGATTCTGAATTAATTGATGCTAAGGAGGTGGAAAATTATATTGATGCGGTTATTGATGCCGGTATAGATAATCGTGAAAATTTTTATAATATCCTTATGGATGCTCAACCTGTTAACAGCTCTATAGCTGGTAGAACTATTGATTCTACTAAAAACGGTGAACTTATTAAAACAGCTCTGCAATGCCTTGGTGATGTTTTAAAAGCTGGTATGATACAGCCGATTGATTTTCACGTAGAAGAAACGGTTACCGGTGAATTGAAGTTTAATGCAAAATTTATCGAAACCGGTTTCGTAGAACGTGAAGATAGAGCTTTTTATGTTGGTAACGATATTATAGCTCAACTTAAAAACGAGATGGTAAAATATACGCTTACTAATGTAGAAGCTCTTTATGAACGTGCTAAAGGATTAAGAGAGAATAATAAAGTTCAAATTTATCCGGCTTTTGACAAGAAAACTATCGAAAGCTGTCAATATATTGCTAAAATAAACAGCGGTATTTTATTTAACGATTCTGATTCTTATACTCAACTTAAAGAGTATATTGTCGGATTTGTTAGAAATTTAACTAGAGACCTTTCATATGAAGAAAGATTTGATTTAGTCGAAATGATTTCCAGCTTGAAAAATGGCGAAAAATCCCGATTCTATTTAGGATTTGGTGTTGAAGCTATTATGACTGCTCTTGGTGATAAAAACTATCATCTTAGAGAAAAGCTTTATAGCTTTAAAGCCATGGACAGCTTAGTAGACGGAGAAATTATTGATCTTAAGAAAGGAGCTAATGAAAGATTCTTCATCAGACCTAAAATCGATGGCGTATTTAGGGCAGAAAAAAAAGGCCGCAGAATTTATGCCGCCATTGATGCTAAAGAGTATGTTTTAAGTCATGATAAACATGAAGATAAATTTGTGTTGTCTATTACTCCAGGAAAAAATGAAAATAATAATTTTAAAAGTAGCCCCATAAATGTGGCTATTAAAAGATTAAATGAAGTAATGAAGACTCATAAGCTTTATACAGTTTCTAATCCTAAAGATGGAGACTGGATCATTGGAGTTAATTATAATACCAATGAAACAGAAAAGATTATGAAATTAGTACTTCCGAAAGGAGATTCTCTGATCAGTCGTTATATCGACAAAAAAGAGATTAATATTCATTACATTGAAGCATATAATACCAAAATGAGCCAGAAAAAAGAATTTTTGGCTATTTTTGGTGAGTTTGTTAATAAATAAGCAGTTAAAAGGCTGCTTATTTTTTTTATTTTTAGAAAGTTGGTGATGCCTATGATTGTGTAAAAAAACAAGCTCATTGATACGGGAATATCAATGAGCCTATCCCCCCAAAGTTTTAGTTCCACACAATACGATTAAAATGTCGTAAATACGTTAGGAGGTAACTATTATATTATCACAAAGAAAGTTTAGAAACAAGTATGTCTGTTGTAGAGTCTGAACCTTTAGAAAATAAAAAATCGAACAAATTTCTTTGTTCTGATTTATATGACCTAAGTATGTCATTAAACTGCTTATTTTTTTATCTCATAAAAAGGAGGTGAAAAAAATGCGTATCTTTCTTTTGGTTTTGGTACTGATAGTCGCCGCCTCTGTGTTTCTCTCCCGAAGCGCAGACGGCGACATCAGCCAAACACAACACGAAGAAGTCATGAAGGTTGAATCTCAGTTTAATGCCAACAAAGTTAAACTGGGTGAGACAGCTGCATGGTTTCTTCGTAAGAAAGTATAGCACTTAACAGATATACTTTCAAGACCTGAGCATGTCTATAAACTGCTTAAATCTTTTAGGGAAAGGAGATGAAAAAATGAGAATAATAATAACTATAGTTGTTGTTATTATTATCTTCTTTGCTCTCACCAGTAAAGTAGAATAGTACAACAAAAGAGGGGCTGACATACGTTAGCCTCTCACTATAGTTATTAAATAAATTTTATCATAACTTTAAAGTTTGTTCAAATAGGGGTATAAGCTACGCTTAGCTAAGAAATTTACATAAGAGAGTCGTAAAAAGCGGCTCTCTTTTATTTTTCGCCTCCGGCCTCCACCCAAGCCTTCGGCTTTTTCCCCAGGCGTGTTCTTATGGTTCTCTGACGCTGGCGCTGACCCGCACGCACGCGCCTCGCACAGAACTAATAAGAATCAAAGGTTTAAATTATTTGCGTGAAAAACAATGGCTCCTCATAACTTGTTATTCACTAAAAAACGACGCAAATACCGAACCTGCGATCTGCTCTACAAACTTCTAGTGCGGAAAGATTTCCCAGTGTCGATATTATCTGTCGATGCTGGGAACATTTTTTTATAGTAAATCGTCGATGTTTGTAAATTTTCCCCAGGCTGCTTTTCCTGGAGCATTAAACGTCGATATCGAATTAAAAGAACCACTATAACGCCCGTCGATGTTTACTGCATTTCCCCCAGGCGGTTTTTTATGGGTGAAAAGGCAGCAGCTTTTTTACCCATCTTATCTTTTTATATCGAAAGGAGGAAGCATATCATGACATTGACCAGTAAACGAGCGCAGCTTACTCATCTGGCACAGTATAAGCTGGATCAGAAAAGTTCGCGCCTGAATTGTGAGAGCCTTTTTTCAGACGAGGGAGAATTTATTAAGGAAGCATATAATAAGTTCTTAAAAAGTCTGTGGCTGAAAAATTGCGCCGTCAATATCCTGGTTTCTAAAGAAATATTTTATAAAGTCAAAGACGTCACCAACCTCGATGATTTATTCTATATTTCCGAAGAACTATATAGGGCCGTAGTCTTAGCCAGAACCGAACACGAAGCGCAACGAAGAGTTTCTGGCTATGCCTTTTCAGCCGTAAAGATCATGTACTGGGACTTTGACGATAAAAATGCCGTGCACTTAAAGGCAGCAGACTCGTTTGAAACAAATGATCAGACGCTGTTATTTAAGGCTGGATAAAAATAAAAAAATCCCAGGCGGTTTTTCCTGGAATCATATTTTATTATAAAAAGGAGATGTAAAAATCATGACTATCGTATTAACTAAACAGCAGGCTCAGATCTTAGAGAAGATCGCTGAAAGTCTGCACCTGACCACCAATCCGGACGGTGAAAAATTAAAGGCGGTTACTATTACCGAATATGACGATAACTGCGTCATCGAAGTACACGACGGCTTCTTCACCGAAATGCTTTTAACCTATGAAGGACTGATCAGATCCTGCTTTGGTCTGGGCATGGCACTGAGAGGCATCTTGGACGGCTTCGGAGACAAGCTCGCCGCCATCGTCGCTAAATATAAAGACGTCGATGCTTCCGGGGAAAAAGCCGATCCAGACAGTGAAGTTAAAGAATAAAGAGAATTTTATCCCGACAGTTAAGATTTAATAATTTGAGCGAAATCGCTTTGAGTGACTTCACTCAAATTATTACTGTTCGGGGAATACGTTATACACATTTTTTTAAAATCCCCGATCGTAGAGTACGAGCGCGAACGTTTTTGTATAAATATTAGCGTTTTTTTGTGTCTACTACGGGAATTTTTTAGTTAAACTGCATATTTTTATAAATTTTGCATTAAATTTATGCAGAAAATGTGTGAACGGGGCTTTTTTAGAGAGTGCGTTGCTGTGAACGAGCGCAGCTAAGAGAGACGAGAGAGGAAAATTCGTTTTAAAGATTTTAGGTTTTATTTTATTAATTTCTGTGAGGGAACAGGTCTTTTAAGTTCTTTTTAAGCTTTTTATGTTAGTTCTTTTTAGGACTTTTTCTTTAGGATTTTTACTTTAATCTTTTAAGTTCCCTTTTGGATTTCAAGATTAAATCTTTTAGTTTCTTTTTATACTTTTAGCTTAGGTCTTTTCCTTCTTTTAAGACTTTTTAATCTCTTTTTACTTTTTTAGTTCCACTCCCCCACTCTTACTTCACAATTATTCTAATAATATTAAAATGAATTTTTTGAAACCAGATTTATTACAATATTATTAGAATAAAATTTATTAAAAGGAGCTGATAACGTTGGCTGCATTTTTTAAGATAATAAAGAGTCTTATCGTAACAGTCATCATAGGAAGCGCACTGCTTATTTTCATGTCTATAGGTGCCGTAGGTTTCATGGTCTATGTCTTCTTCATGTTGGGAACGTTTATATATAAATTTTCCCAGATGATGCAGAGAAAGAGATGCTGACCTTATACATCTTCGTCGGAATGGCGCTCATATTATTAGGGCCAGGCGCTTTAATAGGCATCGTCGTATTGATTATGGCACTGACACTACTTATAGCTATCTTAATCAAGTTTTTGTGCGAACACTAACAAGGTCATTCCCAGGCGCCTTTTTATGGGTCCAGGGGCCAGCGTGCGCACAACAGTCCCTTCCCTATCTTCAGTTTTTCTTCTTAATCAGGCTAGTAATTCAGGATATTAGCCGCTAAAATCAAAAAAATCCTCGTCCTTCCTGAGTAAAATTATTATTAATATATGGGACGAGTCGAGACAATGAAAGGATCGTGAAAAATCATGACGAATCAAGAAACTACCACAGCCACAAACTATCAGAAAGGTGTTAGACCTACTACTATTATGTTAGTAGCAAGACACGAAGATGCAACGTTTTCCAGAATCGATTACGCAAATCCAACTAAGCCGCAAAAATGCTATACCCAGCATTTTGACAGCGAAGATCGAGATGAGAAAGTATTTAATTTAGGTGCCAGCATTATCAATCAATGCGTAGAAAAAGGCGTGAACCTGAATTTGATTACGCTGGAGAATTTAGCTATCGCATCTTACAAGTTCGCTAAAGCATGGAACAGCGGCGAATATTTTGATGCTGAAGAACTGGTTCCTGCTACATACGATGAATTCAGAAAAAAAGCTTACTTAAACTTCCTTGCAGCACTTCAAAATGCTCGAGAAAAAGAAATTATCGTCAACGTAAGTAAGGTATCTGAATTGAACCATCTTAACTTGATCATCCCTCAAGGAGTGGAAGTAAAAGAGGGCGAAATTTTACAATTTAAAGACGGTAAAGCTCGTGACGGCATCTCCGTATCCGGCTGGAAAAACTTCAACCGCCAATACGCCAAAGTTGAAGTAAAAAGAACCGAGAACAGAGAAACTGGCGAAGTACGTAACTTCTATTATCTGCGTAATAAAACCAGAAATACTCAAACCGAACGTATGATGGCTAAGAGTCTCTGGGCTAAATGTCCTGCTGGTCCGTTACCTGAGATCCAGTTCGAGGAAGTCGTACAAGTAGCATAATATATTTTAATAATTAATAGACGAGGGTTGTTAAATAATTCTCGTCTATTTTTTTATTCAAAAGGAGATGAAAAATATAATGAGTAAGGATAGGCGCTTTTTTATCGAAAACATTTTTGGCTATAACTATGTAAAGCCAAAAGATTATCGCAGACCCATAACTATCACACGTGGACAGATACAGCTCACCATTCCCGTATCGGCCATTAAGACTACAGGCTTCATCAAAAAAGAAGTTTATAGTCTTATTAATGAGCTGACAAAAGAAAATCTGGAAAAGCTCCAGAAAAAATATAATGTAGTCGCCGAAATTTTACCGGCGGCGTAAAATTGAAAAACAAAGGAGATATTTATCATGAAAGAATTAAGAACCGTAACAATCACTGTAGATCCCGAAGAAATAGAAAAAATAGAAGATATTCTTCAAAAACAAGGAATGAACGCAGTTAAAAAAGAAGAAGCTGGCGAAACTCGTTTCTTACTGGCTTTAAACGAAGAAGAAAAAGAACTTCTCGAGGCCTGCATCGCCCGTTATCAATTAAAATCCAGTATTGCAGGAATAGCTAAGGCTGGTGCCAAAGCCATTGTAAGCGGAACCGAATACATCGTAAAAGACGTGGCCGTTCCCGTAGCTAAAGTCGGAGTAAGCACACTGGCTAACGCTACTCGTATCGGAGCCGAAGCATCTGTAATAGCCGCCTCCAGTTTTGTTAACGTAGTTGCGGACCAAGGTAAAACAGCCGTTAAGAATATTAAAAAATCTAACGAGTATAAAGATGCTAAGAATGAGATTAAAGAAGCATTTAAATCTGTTAGTAAAGTATTCGGTTTTGGACTTGGTAAAGGAATTAAAATCAGTTAAAAAAAAGGAGCGCGATTTTTTATCATGCCAACGATAAATCAAATTTTGTTTAAAAAAGGCAGTGAAAATTTTAAAGGAGCGTGTATCTCACTTACAGCCAACCTCGGCTTGAGTTCGTCAATACGCAAGAACTTCACTCAAGCCGAGGTAGATAAAATAGTAATAGCGGCTGTTTTGATAACGGATAGTAATAAAAAAAAGCCATATAAAACTCAATATATTTTAAACACTTCTAATACGGCCGTTAAAAACACCTTAAATAGATATCCGTTAGATTACATCATTAATAATTTTGAATTAATAAAAAAACCGTCGTATGAAATAAAGCTAATTAAAGGGGCTGCGAAAACTGAAGTAGCGGCCCCAAAAATTAAAACTGCCTCTAAGACAGCAGTCCCCAACTTAAAACTCTCCCCCAAACCGAAACCAGAACCTGTACCTCGCATGAGAATTTTGTACGGCACCAACGGCTATCGAGGACGAGTTCGCACAAAAGTCGAGCGCAGCTTCTGCGACATGAATAAACTGAATCAGAACATACAACTGATTAAGGGAAATCTTCAAAATGCTTTAGGATTATTGAAGGAAATTAAACCAACTGATACTGCTGCTATTAAGACTACTGAAACTAATAACAATCTCCCCTACACCCAAGAATTAAATTGGGGTCAAAAAATAGAGCGGTATCGAAAAAAACTAGGAATAACAGCAGAAGAATTCGCCCTGAAATGCGAACTTCCTAAGAAAGCCATATACAATATAGAACATGACAATCCTTTATTCTTAGATCCAGAAACGATTGAAACTATATTTAAGCATTTTCCCGATTTATTAAATGCAGAAGAAAAAAAATATCTTAAAAATGATCTGGAATCATTAAAAGATATCGCACCAACAAACACTAACTCTAAACCTATTAAAAGGAATAATAATACCCCCATCGCTCTAAAGTCAAACTGGAGTCAAAGAATAAAAGAGTATCGAAAAAAATTAGGAATATCAGCAGAAAAATTCTCGACAAAATGCGGACTATCAAAGAATGCGATATATAACATAGAATATCGTAATCAATCACGCTTATATAGTACAACACTTGAGGGTATATATAATCACTTTCCCGATTTGTTAAATACAGAAGAAAAAATACTTATTAAAAAAAGATGTAAAGAATCTTGGGGGAGAAAAATAAAATTAAGAGAATTTAGAAAAGAATTAGGCTTAACACAGGAAGAATTTGCTAAAAAATGTGGAATTAGTGAATACACAATAAAGATAATAGAAACAGGACACCGTACAAACCCCAATGTAGAAATAATTAAAAAGATAACAAAAAACTTTCCTGAGTTATCTAATAATAAACCTTTAACAACTGCTAAATTCCAATCTCCTTCTTACAAAAATATTCTTATAAGGGTAACTTTAAAAGATTATATCGAATTCTTCCTCAACACAAACTTTCATAATTGCATTAAAAGTCCCATAACAATCATAGCCTTAGCTAATATGATTGAAAAAAAATATGATAAAATATTAGGAAAAACTTCCTTCTCAGCACTTATGAAACATCTAGAAATAGATCGAGCCTCAAATATTCCATACACACAAATAGGCGATAGTAAAATGAGAAACAATCGCACCATCTATTTGACAAAAGAAAGCTTATTGTATATTCAAAAATTAGTAAGGGAAAAATACCAACCCGACTACAGAAGAAGTAAGGCCAGTTAAAATCCAATAAAGACTTGTAATCACAAAACATGAAAATGATTACAAGTCTTTATTTTTTTCAAAAAGTGATTTTCCTGAAGAAGATATTGTGTTATAATTGTCTAAAATCAACATAATCAACACAAACCCAAAAGGAGTTGATTGTTATTATATTAACAAGAAAAGAACTAACAATAATAAGCATATTGGCAGTATCAGTATTTTTTACGATAACAGCAAATCTGTCTGCCAGTTTAACATATTCTATTTTAGCATCTATAGCTATTTCACTATCATATGGAAGATTATTAGATTACACAAGATCAGCAGAAATAGAACCAGTCGGATTAATTTATGAAACTGCCGAACTTTTTCACAACGAAATAACCGACAAAGGGGTTGTTTATGGATATTACAATCAAAGAAATCCATCTTATTATATTAATGACATTGAAAATACTCATCATATATTTCATAAGTAAAACAATAAAAGATCAGCATATAATAAACTCCGACAGCAGCTTTTACTACGAGATATTATACATACTAACTCCAGCAACACTATACAGTCTTTTTATTGTAGAATGTATACTACTTACCCAAAACCCAAATTAATAAAAAAAGATAGGAGCGGTTTTTATGGAATTTGCTGTCCTACAGAAATCTATTCTGTACACGAGCGCAGTTCTGGCGATCATCATTTATTATTTCTTAAAAACAAATTATCACAAACAATTAATAAATCGACAATTTCGTCTTGGTTATAACGACAAACTTGAATTATATGGCTCCATTTTAGCTTACAAAGTTGAAGACAAAATAAAATTAAAAAAACTTCAAAAAAGCAGAATCGTGAGAGTAAAATATGGATTTAATAGAAAAATTGATTAAACATTTTATTCCTAAACCGATAAAGCCAAAAAATGAATTACATAACATACACCTCATAACCGAATCAATTTTAACAAACTATAAAAACAGAATAAAATACGACATCCAAAGAATAGATCAACCTTATTACCAAACCTTTTTTACAAACTATCTTATAGGAGAAATTTTCTTTAATTTATACAATTACAGCGGCTTTGAAGATCAAGAATTTTTAGACAGAATCAAAAATAATACAACGGCTACCTTCATAGTCGTAATGAACGAAAGAAATGAAATACAAAATTATAGCATATATTATGACTACAAAGATATAGGCGATTATTCTAAACCCGGGGAATCTCATATATCCGAAACCAACAATCTAGAATACATTGACTTTAAAAAAGAAAACGATAAGCTCGGAATAATAATATGCGACTATAAAATCGATCAAAAAAATCCTCATCTAAAAAGAAAAATCCAAAGCGCATTTTGGTTTAAAGAATTCTGCATAAATCAACGCTCGAAGAATCTGAAATTCATTGTAAAAGTCAATCCGCGAAGCGGAAAGATCTGCAACGTAACCAGCTTTTAACAGTCGTTTTTAAAAGCTTTGAATTAAGACAGCTCCAAAGCTTTTAAAAACGAAAACCCATAAAAGTATAAGTATATTACCAGAGATTTTTTACAATTACAGTATTTTTAGAAAGAAAGGTGAAGAAAATGTCAATATCATTAAACTTTTTCGCAATTTTTACGTTTTTAATTCTCGCCCCCATCGTTTATTGCTATCATCTTGCGATGAAAGAAATCTTCAGATTAAGAAAGAAAATACTTCAAAAAAGTAAATTCAATTTTCTTGATACAGTTACCTTAAATACAGATGACGCCAAAAATAAATACTATGTAATTACTAAAAACGTTAATTCGAAAGGAGAAATTGTATATAGGATACACAACAAAAAAGAAAACAAAACTCTATGTGTCCAAGAAACCGACATTGATTTATTGGGTGGTGATAAACAATGAAGCAGATATCTGATTATGAAAAATTATATAACAAAGACTTTAAACAACATTTCTTCACAGTAATCTGTACTCTGGCGTTTTTACTGCTTATGGGCTTTTCTATAAATTCGATATGGAGGCTATTATTATGTCAATAAAATACGTACACGGAAACATCTTTGAATCAAAAATGGATATCTTAATGTGTCCGGTAAATATTGTGGGAGTAATGGGAAAAGGTTTAGCGCTTGATTTTAAAAAACAATATCCAGATGTTTACGAACAATATAAAATACTCTGCGAGAAAAAAATATTAAGAATCGGAGTTCCCGCACTAATTAAATCTAAAACAAAATATATAATGTTGTTCCCGACAAAAGAACATTGGCGAAACCCCTCTCGCCTATCCTATATCGATGAAGGTTTGAAATTTATAATAAACTCAGAATTATATCAGTTCTCGACTTTTTCCATAGCCATTCCACGTTTAGGCTGCGGGTTAGGCGGATTAAGATGGGAAGACGTGAAAAACTTACTGGAATTTTATTTACCAAAATCAAAATTCACAGAAATAGAAATCTATGAATAATAAACAATAGAAAAAGGAGCGATTTTTTTGTGAATGATAAAATCGAAAAATACAATACTTTTGAATATATGCTAAGAATTCAATCTCGTGAGCTAAAATATGACACCAAAGAGATGATGCTTAAGGAATTATTGGCGAAATTCAAAACAAACAAAAAATACGTTAATTTAAAATACCCTCTCAGCCATAGCTTAACAACAGATAACTTCTTATATGGTCTGTTGCTGCGACAAAATACGACTCATACTTTCGTGATCACCGAAGACTGGAACTGCGTTATCGGTTACAACGAATTAAAGATGCTGTATCGCTGGATGTATAAAGGCTACCCCATCGTCTTCGATGAAGAAGAATATTATTTTTCAGATATGAGCTACTCCGCTAAAGAATATCTGGAAAAAGTATATGTTAGGGTTAGAATCTACGACAAAGAAACTAATATTAACAGACTACTCAGATGTTTCTTTGGTCAAACAATCAGTTTAGTATCAAATAAAACTAATCGGAGGCGATAAAAATGTTCATGATAGGAAAATATGCCTTTCTCAGCAACTACTATCCATGTAAAGTCCCCTATGAAGGCATCTGGTACAGTAATTCAGAAGCAGCTTTTCAGGCTCAGAAAGAGAAAAGTCCCAGACGACGAAAATTATATAGAGAAGCGCCTCCAAATATCGCTAAACAAATGGGTCGCCGAGCCGAATTAAGAGAAGGATGGGAAATTATTAAAGATAAAATCATGTATGAAGTCGTCAAAGCTAAATTTCAACATAATTCCCAGCTGCGACAACAGCTTCTGGAAGTAACCGAACCTATAGTAGAAGATAATACCTGGAACGACACTTATTGGGGAAAATGTAACGGTAAAGGAGCCAATAAGTTAGGCGAAATTTTAGAAAGAGTCAGAGATGAATTTATGGAACAAGAAAGGTGAAAAATAATGTTTGAAGTAGCTCACGTCATTTTATTTATAATGACATCGATATTTTGGAAATTGTATTATAACAAAAGAAAAGCCTTTGAAAAAATAGACAGCAGCACCAGGGGAGCTTATAGTCCTGGCGACAAAGTATTTTATATAGCAACTACAGGAATAGAAAAAATTATCTGCGCAGGAGTCATAGTTCATTCTTATGTTAAAAATTATAATAAAGACTTAGGATACGGCGAAAAAATTTATTATGAATTTATACAAAAGCCAGGACAGTACTTTAACGAATCAGACATTATCGATCGGATTAATGAAAAATATGGATTTAAAAAAGGAGCTGAAAAATAATGTTTGAAATAGCTGTTTTTATTCTGACAATCACAACATTTATATTTTTAATATTGTATCTTGACGCATACAAGGAATATTCCCAATTATGTGATTATACAAAAGGAATTTACAGACCCGGAGATAAGGTATATTATATAGACGATACAACAAACATGAGCGACGTTGTTCATGTAGGCACCATACTAAATTCTTATATTCAAAATTACAATAAATTCATAGCAGCCGGTAAAACGACATATTATGAATTCGAAGAAAAACCGGGAAAATATATTAAAGCAAAATACATTATCGGATCAGTAAAAGAATAAAAAATTTTAATTAGGAGATGAAAAATAATGAAAGTATATAAACATGGAGCCGGCATTGCTATCGTCGATGATGGTACTAATCCATATAACAGGAGAGTGCTGTTAGGTAAACGCTCAGACGGTCAAGGATGGTCAATGGCCGGAGGGAAAAAAGAGCCTGGAGAAACTTCTCTGGAGACAGCTTTAAGAGAATTAAAAGAAGAATTTGGCATTGAATTGTCTAAAGACGATATAAATATTGGGGAATTTAATCGTTTTTTCGGAGAAGCTAACATTAAAGGACAAAAAATAATGGCAGTTTCAAAAATGTACATTTATTTTAAACCTGAGAATAAAAAACTTGAATTCCATACCAGTCCAGAATTTACAGAAATCAGATGGTTCACATTAGAAGAAATTTTAACAGAAATCGATCATCTTTTCCCTATCACCAATGCTATTTTAAATGCGATATTTTATACTGAATTAGATGATGATTACACATTAGACAACATCAAAGACTAAAAGTAAGAAGGGATTTTTTATGGAACAAACCAAGGGACAAATAAACGATTATTTTTTACAAATAAAAAAAGATATCCAAATGTTAAACGAGGATAAATTATCTGATGAATTATCGTCTTGTATAACAACTGCCGAATACTTCCAAAAATCTGGTCAGATGATTGGACTAGAAAAATTATTGTTCCTGATCAGCTGCATAAAAAAAGAATTAGAATTGAATAAATTAGGCTTCGAACTTTATGTGGAACGCAGCTCCATTGAAGCATATATCAACATTGTAGAAGAGGAACAAAAAAAGCCGATTTCATTTATTGAATTAGAACGTTATGAAAGAATCATTCCGAAAGAAATAATTAAGAATATCGAAAAAACACGCCACATTTTCGATGAATATTATATATTATTTACTGACTATTCCGGCAGTTACCAGAAAATGACGGAAAAGGAAAAAGAAAGAATTCGCATAGAAAAAGATCCCATCTTATTCGGAACCTTCAAACAAGATCAAAGACTGTTTGAATATAGAACATACTCTAGGCTTTATTATTTAGGAGATTGGATCGACGAATACTGTGATATCACATTGGAAAAATTTGTTACAGGCCTGGCTAAAAATAATCTCTATGATGCAGTAAAAAGAATTGACTCTGAAACTATTGAAGATAAGATCAGAAAATTAAATTTAAATTTTGCTGATAAAAAAGCAAAAGAATCTGCGTATAAAACAACAAAAGAACCATTCTATAAAGTCTGGTTCAATAAACTCTTAAAAATCTTTAAATAAAATGGCCTTAGATCTTACTCTGGAAAATGTCTTATCCCCCAAAAAAAATTCGAGTCAAAACAACAACGTTTTATTAGATCAAAGAAAAGAAAAAGATACTGTCATCTTAAAAACTAAAAAACTTACTATAATAGAATTTATCCAATCTTTTAATTTTAAAAGACTCATCGATTATCAAGAAGGCATAAACTGCGACTGCTGCGGCGTTAAACTGAAAGAGTTCGACAGATACTTTAATCTTTGCGGTAAATGTCATCGAGAACTAGAAAAGAAATTACCAAGAAGGTGAAAAAATGTATATACAAATAACTACCAGATGTAACATGGAATGTCCTCACTGCTGCTTCTCTTGCACCGAAGAAGGAATTGATATGACTTTAGATACGTTCATCGAAGCCTGTAAATTAGCTGAAAAATTTGAAGAACCAATAACTCTTGGAGGAGGAGAACCAACAATACACCCCAATTTTATGGAAATGCTGGGCATTTCTATAGTATATTCTACTATCACAGATCCGTTTTTGGTAACTAACGGTAAGAAAACAGATACGGCCATAAAATTACATTATCTTACAGAAAACGAAAAAATTTACTGCATACTCAGCCAGGACCTGTATCATGAATCTATCGATGAGAAAGTCGTTAAATTATTTCGTGAAAAAAAAAGAATACGTAACGTTGACGAAAGAGTTCTCCCCTATGGACGCGGAAAAGATTTCGGCTATGTCGATGAAGGTGACTGTGTTTGTAACTGTCTCTTTGTAGATCCTTTAGGAGACATCTATTCCTGTGGATGTAAAGAAATTTATTATGGAAACGTTCATAATAAAGAAGTCACATATGATATTATTCAAAAAAATTACGTATTTGAAGAATCTTGTCCAAAAGAGAACGGCTATTCCATTAAATTAAAAAAAGGAGCTTAATTGTCGTTTTTTTTATATAAAACAACTAAAACAACTATAGTCACAATATCATTGTTTTATGAAATTGTTGTTTAACAAATATAATAATCAAGGCCCGCGAGCGGTAGCGAGCGGGCTAAGAAAGGAAATGTTATGGAAGGTTATTTCGTTTATAAGAGTTATCCAGAGGAAGGAGGAATATATGAGGTCGAATTTTTTCTAAGTAAAAGCCTTGCTTTAAGCAAAGGCAGTCTTCGAGAAATAGCTTTAGTGGATGACGATATAGAAGAAAACGCTAAAATAGTATGTGAAAGAATAAACTTAAATTCTTTAAGAAACAAGAAAAAACGCCTATATTATTATGATGTGCTAATAACTATTTATTTATATCCGAAATGTTATGACATAACTATAAAGATAGAAAATACAGAAAATTTTATAAATCAAATAAACGCTATGCACATAAATTGCTCCATAGCTAAAGATAAACAACAACCAAAAATTAAATGTAGAGTTCCAATTATTTCATCTTCTGGAAATGAAAAACTCATCCGAACATTAGCTTGGATAAAGTTTAAAGATCATTTTGAGTCTTTTAGCTCATTAATGAAAGAGGTCGATGATGATCTTGAGAATTTTAATATTAAAGATATTAAAATACCTTACGATTCAATAAATAAGTATAAATAGCATAGAAAAATAAACTGGAAATGATAACGAACAGGATAAAAAAATTATGAAAATTTACCTGCTTTACCCATCATGGAGTAGATACAAAGAAACCCAGGATGTTCAATTTTTTTTAGACAAAAGCTTTGCTTTAGAAAGTAAAAAGAAAGAGGATGACTTTTATCGTAACGATACATGCATGATTCTTGAAAGAATAAAACTCAATTCTTCAATAAACAAAAAAGCACGTAAATACTATTATAAAATAGTATTTGGTTTAACTACCAAACCAGGTAACAATAAAATGACATCAGTCGTCATAGATATAAAGTCAATAGAAAATTATTCAAATCAAAATACTGCTGTGTGGACAAATTTTTCTTGCGATATAAATGATAATGATATTAAATATGGGCGATCTTTGATTGTTATAATACCTATTATCTCCTCTTCAAGTAATGAAAAACTTGTTAAAGCTTTAGCTTATATAAAACTTAAAAATTACTTAAAAACAATATCAAAGGAAATGCTTAAATATTATCAAACCGACATTGAACACTTAATACCAACTTATTCCTTATTGGGTACTATAAATTATATAAAAAAATAGCCCGCGAGCGGTAGCGAGCGGGCTGAAAAAGAAAGGAGCTGTCATGAAAGGTTATCTGGTTTATAGTCAAGATTTTGACAATGATCTACATATAAATCATAAATATTATTTAAGTAAAAGACTAGCTATACATGAATGCGATAAAAGACTGTTAAATTCTAACGAATATTTAAATCAAAATCCTACTTTTTTAGAAACAGATTTTAAAATTTCAAAGAAAAAAAGTTATAGTAAAGATCCATATATTTACAAAATAGTTATTAGTGGAACAAAATACGCATCTGGATTTTTTACAGTATCTAGATTTGCAATCGAAAGCATAAGATTATCTCCTGAAATAAATAATTATATAGAAACACGTTTTCAATTATCGAATACAGATTATTTTGGTGTTACTAGTGTTACATCTTTTCTCAACAATAAAAGACTAATAAAAACAATAGCCTTAAAAAAAATACAAAATTTAATTAAAGAAAATTATCCTAAGCATGTTGAAAATTTAGGTTTTGATATAAAAAAATTCAATTTTAATGAAGATGAAATATATTATAAATATATAAAGGAGTAAAATAATGTACGTATATCCAGTTTATTGTAATGCATTTTATGAAACACCAATATATATACAAGCTTTTTTTAGTGAAAAAGAAGCCTCTGAATTTTGCGAACTTTTAAATAAACGCGCTCGATTAGAAACTCCAGAAAACGAAGAACGCTTACACTATAGTTATGTACGAATACAAATGAAAAAATCGCATCAAAGTTTATATAAAAATCAAAAACTTGATTATATTTTTGTACACAGAATCAATTTTATATACAATATACAATCTCAAACTGGAGAAATAAAATGTACTGAGATCTGTATTGATTCGTCTATTGAAAGAAAATTTAAATTTAATGCTTGTATAAAAAAGAAAGAAAGTATATCTCTTACATTTAGCATTGGTTTAAAAAATAAGAACAAAAAATTAGCGATAAAAATCGCCGAAAAAAAAGTAAAAAACTACTTTAAAATACATACTAAATATAAAATAGATCCTTAAGCATTAACTTTCGAAAGGATGGGAATTTATGACTAAAAGCTATCTTTATACTTATATGTCAAAAGAAAATTGTGTTCTCCATAAAATATTTTTAAGCAAAAAACAATATTATGAACATCTTAATAATCAAGGGTGTACAACACATCCTTGCGTAGAAACGGATTTGATTATAAATAATAAAATAAAGATCACTCCACTATATATTTACTATGTATATGTTAGATGTGAATATAATTCTTGTAACGGCACTATATTAGGTTTTTCTATATCAGATCCTGATTTAAATCAAATTTTAGACCATAACAATATATGTATAATAAATAATTCTACTCATGAAAGTATTAATAAGATCGACAATTTTCAAACAGAACTAGTATCTTTTACCAGAACATTATGTGAAAAAGTTCTTGTAGCTTTACCAATCGAAAATTCAGCTCTTGCTCAAAGAATTGCGCTCATTAAATTTAAATATTATTATAAACTTTATACTGAAGCAATAAAAGAAGACGATATAGATAGAAAAGTATTTGAAAAGATAAAGGAAACTATATTATGAAGCTTTATAATATTATAGTTAGAAATTCTAGCAAAAAAATAGCAGAATACTGTTATGCAAGCAAAAAAATGGCGCAGGAAGAACTTCTAAAACAAAAAAAGCTTGGGGACTATACTGCAACAATAATAGAACAAGAAATCTGTAACACTTATCTGTATAAAAAAGCCGCTGCTATCGATCAGAAAAATTTATGGTATGTTTATATATCTCAATTTTCTATTCAAAGCAACGAAAATTTCTGGGAATATTATATATATGATATAGAAAATCCTATTCATTATATTGATTGCAAAGAAATAAAAGATGATTATATATTTAAAAATTATAGTCAAACAGATGAGGAAGATAAAGCAGGTATAAGATATGATATGTGCTTAGTAAATATTCCTGTATTCTTAAAATGTAATAATAAAGATTTAGCAGAATATGTAGCCAAAATTAAATTCTTAAATCTTTTAAAAGAAAATCCAGAAATAAAGAAAAAATATGGGACCGCAATTTTTAAGGAGAAATAACAAAATTATATTGATTCATATAAGTGAGGTTTGATTATGAATAAAGTATATATAACTTTGGGTGCAGGAAGATCAATTATCGGTATTTATAAAAGCTATATTAAAGCAAATATTCAAAAAATACTGGAAAACGACATCTATGCTACTACCCTTCCAATATATCTTAATGATGACGAAGTAACCGTTCCTGAGAAGCTTTTATTTATTGTAACTTTTGAATGTAAAGACATAAAAAATATATGTCATTATGGAGAACTCGATATAAAAATAGTTCCAAATAATATCACTAATGACCTTCTACGTATAAATTATTCAAATCAAGCTAGAAAAGCATCAGTACCTATTTTTATAAACCCAAAAGATTCCCGTCTTGTTATCGATATAGCATGCAAAAAACTTAAATATTATTTAAAACAGCTTCAGAGAAAGGAGAATATTAATGGAGACGGAGATAGTAAAAACAAATACGCTTTATAACCACTACTACATTAGCGTTAATCAGGCTTGTGACGATTTTTATTCTCAAAAGATAAGTCCAATAGTTAGCTTTTCGGATATTAACGCTCCGGAAAGTAAACTTATCGTAAAAAAAAACATAAAAAGAAGCTTTCGATATTTTTATTGTTATAGTATTTGTCTTACAGTAACCCGAAGAGGAGTTTTTAGATGTATTTACTCTATGAGCCATATATTTTTCATATTAAACCCAAATGTTCCTATAGAATCATCGTATAAAAATATATTTAATGTTGGTATGATAAACAATGTTAATACTCAACAATTTTCTGTTGGTGTAGTTGTACCTTTTCGAAATAAAGCTTTAGCCGTAAAAATAGCAAAAGCTAAATTAAAGATACATTTAGAAAAAAAGAAAAAAATCTTAAATATTGCTTAAAACAACTTTAAAATAAGGAAAACCTTAATGAAAATAAAAATAGCAACCATAGACCCATCTTATGATAATAAATTCTATACTAGTCTTAATCAAACTTATGATGATTATCATGACTGGACTAAACATAATAAAATTGATTCCCCTATTTTTAAAAGTGAATTTATTATTAAAAAGAATAGAGAAAGAAATTTTCGATATCTTTTTGGTTACGAATTTTTAATTACAGTGATTCAAAGAAAAAAAATTCAAAATATACAAAACGCAACAGGTAGATGCATTATGTTCAATCCAAATTTTCCCATAGAATCATTATATAAAAACATGTTTGATATTTATATGGTAGATGAATATAATCACTCTCTTCAACAATTTACTATAGGTGTAGTCATACCTTTTCAAAATAGCACTTTAGCTTCGATAATAGCAAAAGCTAAGCTAAAAATACATTTAGAAAAAGAACAAAAAAATCTTAAATATATAGTTGATAAAAATTTAAGTATTGTTTAAAACAATTCCCAAAAAAGGAAACGATCATGGAAATAAAAATAAGAGGAATAAATTCGCCCTATTATTTTGCTAGTCTTAATCAAGCTTGTGATGACCATTATAATAGAACCCAATATAATGGTATAAATCTTTACACTTTACAACATAAACAGCTTGTTATCAATAAAAATATAAAAAGAAAAATTCAATATTTTTATTATTATCATATTTGGATCACAATAGCTCGAAAAGGTATTATTAGACATGGCAGTAAAGGAGATCCTGCTATTATTGTATTCAATCCCGATCTCCCCATAGAAGAATCATGTAAAAGGATGTTTAGTATTCATAAAATAAATAATAATATTAATAAACAATTTACTGTGGGTATAGCTATACCTTATCGAAATAAAGCTTTAGCTATAGCAATAGCCAAAGCCAAACTAAAAATGTATTTAGAAAAAGAAAAAATAAGCGCTGAAAATTTTTGACAAGAAAGGCTTTTACTTATGAAGAAAGATAATAGCGATTTTTGGGATTTCATAAATAATAATATTGACTATATTTTTATGTGGGCCATCATAACTATTCTAGTTCTATCTATAACCGTATTTGAAACTTTACGTCTTTTAATTAATCATGGAATTATAAAATAAAAACTATAAAGGGGCTTTTATTCAATGCACAAAATAATATTTGAAAGCACAATAAGATTCATAATCTATTTAGCCTTAATCGAAGCTATATGGGTTTCTCTGGAACTGCTTATTCTAAAAGAAGTTCGGCCAAATATAATAGACACCATTATGGGTACGATTTGGGCTATTAGCTTAGTTTTTCTTAAGCTCTCCCCTATTTCAGAAATAAAAAAATTAAGAAGAATAAAAAATGTTAGAAATGATTAAGGAGGTGTTTAATTTATTAATGAGTATTCTTTTAGATCTTATGATTATAGCAGAAATTATGTCCATGACTGCTACGACTATATTTATATCTATAAGTACCGAATTCGAAGATCCAGAAAAAAGGAACTTTTATATTTCTGAAGCTAAAAAAGGCAGCGTCATAACTACAGCATTGTTTTTGATTATATTTTTTTTACTATCTTCGCCTTACATGTCTAAAATAACTGATCCTGGAATAAAAAATTTAAAACCTGTATCTAATACTGTTTTAAATTTTAAAATATAAAACAAAGCAGCTTAGGAGCATAAAAATGTTAAAACTCTATTTTATAACTTATTATGAAGAATCATGGTTTGAAGTAGCTGAATCGTCCGAACAGGCCCTGAAACAGAGAAAGGAAAAATACCTTCAGGAAACCAGAACATTATGTATTGATATGATTAAAGGTGAAAATTGGAAAGATATGTATGATTCTTATGAAGAAGGTAAAGAAAACATGAAAGATCTTTACGAATACTGTAGAAATCGCGCAGATAATTTCTCATGCATTGAAATAAATAAAATAGATGGACATAAAATAAAAGTTATATAAGGAAACAACAACATGATAAATAAAGAAATATTAAATAAAATTTTAAATGAAACTTGTGAAACTGATTATTATGAAGGAAGCGAAGAATTTGTTGTAATCTAAGAAGCTATAGAAAAACAAATACCAGAAAAAGTTTTTGTTTAAGAAGATGGCAGATGCTGCCGCCCTAGATGCAATTCAGTTATTGTTTCGTTTTCTTCATATAGACCTAAATATTGCAGCAGCTGTGGCCAAAGAATAGATCTTAATTTATCATAAAGGAGATTTTACTATGTCTAAACCAAAAATGTCAGAAACAACGTATCGTTTTGAATATCACAGAAAAAGAAACGAAGAAGGCAGCGACAACTGGGAATTGAAGAACAAATCATTTGAAAAAATCGAAAAATTAAAGCAGAAAAAGATATCCAAATTCAATGACACAGAAGCCCATAAAACGATTTGGGTAGGTGTAAATTATTTTAAACAAAACAAAGATATTATCGAAATTATAATTATGATCGAAGGTGAACATGACTCTTTTGAAGCTGCTAAAACAGCAAAAGAAGAATTAGACAACTTTTTATCTTATAGTGAAAAATAGAAAAGCGCGAAATTTTAAAGATTAAAAATTCAAGGAGACTTTATTATGGCTGAACCTAATAAATCAGATAACGTATATTATTTTGAATATCATAGAAAAAAAGACGAAGAAGGTAACAACAACTGGGAATTAAAGAAAATATTACCTAAAGAAACCTGGAGTTTTTCTAAAAAAGAAAGAGTTTTTAAAGTTAGAGACGTAATAATTAGAACCAGAGTAGTCAGAGAAGATCGTAATTTCTCACTCTGGTACGGCTCACGCTATTCTAAAAACAATGAAAATATTATCCAAATTGCAATCATAATGGACGACAAACATAATTTGTTAGATGCAGTAGCAGAAGCAGAAAAAGAATTGGACAACTTTTTATCTTATATAAAATCAATAGTTTCTTATATAAAATCAATAGAAAGAGGTACAGAATTCTATGGATAATATAAACAAAAAAACCATCGAAGATATAATCAGGAGCTGCAAAGTTAATAAGAAAAATTCTATTGAAGAAATGCGACTGCCTACAAACTTAATATTGGCACTGTGTCAAAACCTTAATGCCGAAAGATTTAAAAATTTCAAACTTAATAAACAACACTCTATTTTGAAAAATAATTATAAGCAATTAAAAGAAGGCTGAAAACAATGAAAATATTATGTTTTGAAATTGATAAAAATACCGGTCGTAAAGCCTATTATATAGTAAGTCACAGCGTAGAAGGCTCAGACTTATTTTGTTTAAAACTTCGCAACAGATCAAACGAAGATTTGAAATATTATTGCACAATTCTTGATAAAGAAAAAACCGACGAAGAAATCATATCTTTGTTTAAACAGAAAAAATACCGAAAAGAACCTTATTTTGCGTATATCAGCTGACGAAAGGATGAAATCAATGCTTACTTTAAATGAATTTGATGAAGACTATCCGTGCGAATCCTGTTTCAACAAAGATGTTTGTGACTCATGGGAAGCTCAATACTGCTGTACGCTTTGTCGTTATTATAATGGAGATTTTGAACCATATTGCGAAGAATGTGATCGTATGAACATTTAAACTGGAAAGGATGTTATGATCATGACACTTAAAACATTTTTACTTATTATAGAATTAATATTGCTGTTCTTACAGCTTACATATTTTAAAGACGATTCTCATAAAAGCTTATGGTGTTGTTTAATTATATTAATTATAACTATCGTAATTTTATCAATTTAAATTGTTGGAGGCGAAACAAAAATGACTAAAGGTGAATTATTGAAATACATTGAGCATTTTTCTGATAAAACAGAAATTTGCATAATTAAAGATAATGATGATATATATCTGGGCGAAAGTAAAGATATAAAAGGTTTAGTTATCGACATTTCTACTGGTGATTTGAACCCAATAGTATATTTAAGGACAGAAAAATGAGAAGAATACAACAATTAAAAAAAGCATTTAATTTATATCGTCAAAAAGGCTATGATCTTGATTATCGTTGGAATTTATTTTGTAAGATTAAAAATTAACCTATTTTTAATGTTTTAATTGAAATATGTAAATATTTCAAAAAAGAAACACCACTTTATCCACAGTTCAAAAATAGCTTGAAAGCGAGGTCTGGACAATGCGTGAAATATTATTTAAAGGTAAAAGGCTTGATAACGGAGAGTGGATAACCGGTCATTTATTAAAATACGAAGATGGCTCGACAAGAATGGTATCTAGTAATACAGATATATTCTGTTATGAAAAAGATGAGAGTATCATTCAAACTGTAGCACACAGAGTTGATCCTAAAACCATTGGACAGTATACAGGCTTTGTCGATAAAAATGGTAAGAAAATATTTGAGGGAGATATATTAAGTATCTACAACTCCAAAGCCTTTCTTTTCGCCGTAGAGTGGAACGGTAATCAATATGTTCTGAAATGCACTACTAACGGCGTGTTTGATAACATTCTTAACGTCATAGAATCGCCAGAAGATGTAAAAGTTGTCGGAAATATTTATGATGATTTGAGCTAATAAAGGAGCAGTGAATAAATTATGAAAACAGTGATAGCAACAGTTATTGAAACAAATGAGTATGAGATCAAACTAGACGTAGAAAATGACGCTACAGAGGATGAAATTAAGGATGTTGTAGAAGAAGCATACATGGATGATGATTTTATTATGGACATGGTTAATAGTACTTATGATATAAAGATAAGAAAAGTCGTAGGTGAATAAATTATGGAATTGATAGATAAAAACGCTTTAAGTATGGAACTAACAAATGAAGTGTTAAACGCTTATGCAAAGGCTGATTTTCGTTTTGCTCATGCGTTAAACGTTTTTCAAGGTTTAATTGACAAAGCTCCTATTGTAGAAGAACGCAAGCACGGACTTTGGATAGATGTGGATTTAGATACAAGCGTATGCAGTGTTTGTAAAAATCCTCAAGAATACGAAACAAAATACTGTCCTGAATGTGGGGCTAGATTGGAACATGGTAATAATGGTTAAATTTAATTATACGGGGCATAAAGCACTTTGGGACTGGCTTTCAAAAAATCCTGACAAAACTAAAGATGATTGGGAAGGTTGGAAATATAACGGCGGACAATATGAAGTACCAAAAAGTTTCTGTTTTGCTTGCAAATACGCTTACGAAAACAATGACGGTGATGATTACTGTATTCGTTATTGTTATCGTTGTCCGCTTGTTTGGCCGTATGATATAAAATGTGGCGAATCTATTCTTTCGTTATATCAAGGATGGACAAGTGAACCTCCTATCCTACAATTAAAATCTAAATTAGCAGCTCAAATAAGAGATTTACCTGTTAGAGATGGAGTTGAATTTATATGAGTAAAAAAGAAGCTGCTACTATATATGCTTTTTATACGGTATATAGTAAATAAAGAACGTATAAAAAGAGAAAAGTTCGATCTTATTATACTGAAGCTGAATATATTCCATTGGAGGCTTGTACATGATAGCAATTAAAGAAATGAATATGCCTGCAAATTGCGATGAATGCCCGTTGACATATCCAGTTGGTTTTTATAGAAATCTACCATTTTCTATTGATAAGAGCAAAGGCTGCTGTATTCTTATTCGTGAAATTAAAGATCCAAACATTAGGCTGATAGATTGTCCATTAATTGAAATAAAGGAGCATGAAGAAAAATGACAAAGAAAGAACTACTAGAGCTACTAGAGAAATACCCGGATGACGCAGTTATCGCTTGTTTAGGAAGATTTTCAGAAGGTTTGTTGATTTTTCAGGCGAACGACGTAATTTTTAACAAATATAAGAATGAAATTTGCATTGTAAGAAATTGAGAAAGGAGCGTGAACAAAAATGGAAAAACGTGAACTTTGCGGCATTTATTTCAGAGTAGAGAGGGATTATAGGCATGAAGATATCTGCTTTACCGACATGACGGAAGAAGAACAGAAAGAAATACTTGATATTTTATCGTTTGAAGCTACTCAAAAACTGTGCCTGCGGTTAGCGCAAGTTGTCAGAAATTTAGGCGATATGTTTGATATTAGTGCTGAGAAAGGTGAAGAAAAATGCTAGTAGAAGGTGAAAAGATAACGCAAAAAATGAAGCCTTGTCCTTTCTGTGGAAGCAAAGAATTAAGATTGTGGGAGGACAGAACCTTTGGGTGGTACTCTGTATATTGTTGGATGTGCGGCAGTCGAGGCAGAGGAGACTTAGATAAAGAAGTTGCTATAGCAGCATGGAACAGACGGGACGGTGAAGAAAAATGAATTTTGAAAAAGCATTAAAAAAAGTAAAAGACATTGTATGGAAATGGCAGTATTCTGAAAAAAGAGAAGCATTTATTCAGGTTATAGTAGCTGCTGAAAAACAAATTCCAAAATTAGCAAAAGTAACTGTAGTACCTCAATATATCGAAGGAAAGGAAATGTCTGAATTAGTTCCTGTAGATGTACGTTGTCCTGAATGTGATTCCGTTGTATCCATAAGAGATAATTATTGCTCAGATTGTGGACAAGCTCTTAATTTTGATTTCAAAAATGGAAAATAACGGAGATGACGATGATGAATAAATATATACAACAATTTTTAGACGATAATGATTTACAAGCAGGTGAAAGATTTTATATTTTAAACAGTAAACATGAGATTTTATGTGATAAAACATTTTATATCAATAAAAATTTTGAAAAACCAGAAGATATTTTAAAACGTGTTGATGACGAGAACGGTCATTCTTATGCTTTTTTATCCTTGTTAGTTGGTACATTTTCCGTAAAGAAAATTCCTTTTTGTCCTAAACATGGTGAAATAGCCTATTATGTGAGTGTTTCAGGTAATATTCGAGAAGCTAGATTTGATAATGACTCTACACTTCATCGATTATTATGCAAAGCAGGAAAATTTTATAGAACTAGAGATGAAGCAGAAAGACATTTAGATGAAGACTATAAAGATTTAATAATACAGGAGGAAGAATAATGTTAAGTAAATATTTTCAAGAATTTTTAAAAGATAATGACTTGCAAGCGGGCGAAGAATTCAGTATTGTAGACAAAAATGGCGGCGAAATGCCCAATAAAAAAACTTTTTATATCAACGCAAATCCAACGGGACCAGATAATGTTTTAAAATGCAGCAATGACGATAAATTTTATAATTATACTTATACCTTAGTTAGTCTGCTAAACGGAACAGCTTTTATAAAGAAAAAACCATATTTACCTAAAGATGGCGATCCTTGTTATTATGTAACCATTGGTGGGGAGATTGATAAAACCTATTTTGATTCTCTTAACACATTTAATTATATGTTACGCAAAAAAGGGAAATTATATAAGACACCTATGGAAGCACGAAAACATTTCGATCAAGATTATAAAGATCTAATAAGTGAAGAATAATGGAAAAATATAAAGAAAGAAGACGATGAATAATGCGCAAAATTTTATTCAGAAGTAAAATAATACCTGACAAAAAATGGGCATATGGCTTCTACTTGATGTCTAATAATCATCATTATATTTTTTCAAATGGGATGGGCTTTAATGAAATTGATCCAGACACTGTCGGAGAATATTCAAATTATACAGACAAATACGGCAGAAAAATTTTTGAAGGCGATATTGTAGAAATGGATAATTTTACACCTAAAGAATATATTGTTTCTTATATCGACGGAGCATTTTGTTTGGCAGATTCCAACGATAAAGATGCTTATAGAGCAGACATCTATTATGTAACACATGGCGGAAAAAACCATGCTAAAATCATTGGAAACATTTATGATAATCCTAAATTGTATAAGTAGAAAAATATATTAATTCAGATACTCCCCTATCATATCTAAAACAAATAACAATACTAAAATAAAAAAAGCCCAAGAAATTATATATATCGGATGTGATAAAAATAATGGCCAATATATGCAAAGGAACTTTAAGAATAAAGGGTGCTCCTGAAAATATTAAAAAATTTTTATTTAATGAATTGCAACTTCCCAGCGATATGAATGAAAACGGAAAAATCATAAAACAAGATACTCCAGATTCTTTAATTATAACTTCTAATTCTAAAATGTTATATCTTAAGGGAAGTTGTCGCCTTTTTGTAAGTCTTAATGAATATATTGAAACATACGCTTTATACATTTCTAAAAATAAAAAAATAGTTTGTTTAGAAATTTGTGCTGCATGGAGCATAAACTCGCGAAATTTATTAGTTTATGCTATAAAATACAATCTCGATATGAAAATATATGCTTTCGAAAAAGGAGGTCGCTTTAATCAAGATATTGAAATCATTAACGGTAAACTTACAAAAGACCGCATAATAAAATATGATGAATATGATTGGGACTGTATTTGTCCTACCATTGGAGGTTGAATAAATGTATAAGATTGAAAAAGCAAAAGTTTATTATTGCGATATTTGCAACAAACAGCTAAATCTCAAAGAATCAGTTGATCTCTCGTTAACTTTTAATGGTTACTCTAATTTTAAAGGAAAAATTTATTGGAACAGCGAACATATGGGCGATTTTTGTCCAGAATGTGCTGATAAAGTTATATCCTATATTTCAAACATATTAGATAAAAATTTTAAAGCGCTTTATTTAAACGATGAAGAAGAATTAAAAAAATTCCGTGAAAGAGTAGAAAAAGAATTTTATGATCAAATCGATAACTGAAAAAATGGAACATAAGATATCAGAAGTTATTTGTTTGAATTGTAAACGCAGATGGATGTCACTTAGACCCCTTGTTTGCTATTTAACAGAATTAGAATGTCCTGGTTGTCATAAAACTGGTTTTGTTATAGAAACTGGAGAAGAATTAGAAGTCGAAGAATATGAAACAAAAGTTTTACAATTAAAACCCAAAAATCATCATAACTTTTAATAAAAAAGGAGCTAAAATGTTTAAAATAAAAGGAAAATATAATAACGCTACCGTTTTTACTTATTCATGTGACGCTAAAGCAATAGCGCAAATCATGGAATTATGTAATTATAAAGCATTCGAAGAAAGTAAGATTAGAATAATGCCAGATGTTCATGCCGGTTCTGGATGTACTATAGGAACAACAATGACTATAACAAACAAAGTAGTTCCTAACTTAGTTGGTGTAGATATTGGCTGCGGAATGCTTACAGCTAAGACAAGATCTAATATAAACTTAAAAGATCTGGATAATTTTATCAGAACCCATATCCCCCACGGTCAAAATGTTAGACAAGACTGTGAATACTCTTTCCCATCTATTTATAAATTAAAATGTCTCAACCATATTGATAAGACAAGAGCTTTTCAAAGTATTGGAACATTAGGCGGAGGTAAATTGATTGCCTCCGTATAAGTTAATAGCTTATAGTAGTTAAAATCGTCCAAATCGGGAAAAATCTGAGATGACAATTCCGAGGGAAGCAGTAATATGCCCCGTATCGAGCGGAGGGACTTGTTTAGGCACAATGTCAGAAGATAATGTCTAAAGGTGCGCTCAGAACTATGTTTAATAAGAAGACATAGAGTTGTGCAGAAATGACACAACCTTGCATGTAATTTTTGTCTCAAGACTAAAACATGCAAAGTAACAATATATTGAATCATTTTTTAGAAATAGATGTCGATGCTTCTAAAGCTAAATATTTTATAGTTCATACTGGAAGCAGATACCTTGGTAAACAAGTAGCTGAATATTATCAGGATCTGGCCTATAAAAAATTAACAAAAATAAAAAACAAAAATGACATTCAAACTATTATTGACAAATTAAAATCAGAAAACAAACAAACAGAAATCTCTGCTGCTATAAAAAAATATCACGAAAATTTCCCTAAAATAAAAAAAGAACTAGCCTATTTAGAAGGTCAGGACTTTGAGGATTATCTTCATGATATGCAAATTGTTCAAAATTACGCCAAATTTAACAGAGAAATAATTATGAAAAGTATTTTTAATGAATTCAATTTGATTTTAGAAGATCAATTTGAAACCGTACATAATTATATAGACATAGAAAATAAAATACTTAGAAAAGGAGCTGTAGCCAGTATTAAAGATAAGCGGTTACTGATACCAATTAATATGAGAGATGGCTGCCTACTCTGCACCGGTAAAAGTAATCCTGATTGGAACTATTCGGCGCCTCATGGAGCTGGAAGGATCATGAGCAGAAGCCAGGCTAAAGAACTTCTTTCGTTAAATGATTTTAAGTCTTCTATGAATTCCGTTTATTCTACTTCTGTCAATGAAAATACTTTAGATGAAAGCCCTATGGCTTATAAACCTATCGATGAGATTATTTCCAATATTAAAGATACAGTCGATGCAAATTTTGAAAATATTAAGCCGATTTATAATTTTAAGTCCAGTTAAGAATACGAGGTAAAAATATGAAAAAATATTTTAATGGAGATATTATCATTACAGATCCTTGCTATTTATCAGATGGCATGGAACGCGAAGCACGTTATTGGATAGAACAAAATATAAAAAACAATATCGGTATCAGCAGTCGAACTTACTATGGTGATTGGAGCTGCACATGTTTTGCAGGTCATACGATACCTTTTACAAAAAACTGGGGCCGTAATATTGAAAGCAAATACTTTAAAATGATGTCTGAAGAAGATGTTATGACGTTTCTGGAAACTCAAGAAGAACTAGGCAGCTTCTGCGCTGATTCAGGCCAGGTATGCGTATGCCTTTTAAAAGATGTGTTGAAAATGAACCCCAATTTTGATTTTCATAATTCAAGACCATGGACAACAACATTAATTAAAAATTTTGACGGTGAAGTAGAATTTATTATTCCTGGAACAGAGAACAATCCCGATGAAAATAATTCATTGATAATTGTTGGATCAGGGAATATCGATTTCGTTGCTTTTCAAACTGGATTGTAAGAAATGAGTGTTATGACAAATATGACAAGAATATGCGATAAATGTAAAAATATGATAGTTTTAAATGCCATTTCCTATGGCGAATGCCATTTTTGCGGTAAACAAATAGTATGTCCTCATATCCCAACATATTATGCTTGTTCAGAATGCAGCACAATCCATAATTGCTGCGAACAATGCGGAACAAAACTTAAAGAGAAAAAATAAGGAGAAAAATTATGGCTCAAGATAAAACATCTTTAGGAGATAGAATGAAAGGATATGAAAATGTCGCGCGAAATTATCTGGTTCGGCGTATGCCGGTAATACTGCGAATCGACGGCAGATCCTTTCATACTTTTTGTAAAGGTTTTGAAAAAACCTTTGATTATTGTGTACTAAGTTCCATGGATGAAACCATGCTTTATCTTTGTCAAAATATCCAAAATTGCGTATTTGGCTATACGCAATCTGATGAAATTAGTTTGGTATTAGTAGACTATAAAACAATTAACACAGAACCCTGGTTCGACAATAACATCCAGAAAATCAGCAGCGTTGGAGCCAGTATGGCTACAATGAAATTCAATTATGAATTTTCATGGAATGTTATGGATCAAATAGATATGGATCAAGCCAATGCAAGCTTATATATAGAACGTTACTATAAAAAAAATCAAGCACATCAAGGTGCTGTAGATGTAAAACAAGCTATGTTTGACTGTCGTTGTTTCAACGTCCCCGAAACCGATGTCTGTAACTATTTTATCTGGCGCCAAAAAGATGCTATCAGGAACAGTATTTTGTCTGTTGGCCAAGCTAATTTTTCACATAAGGAACTTCAGAAAAAAAACTGCAACCAAATTAAAGAAATGTTGAAAGAATATAAAAACATAAATTGGGACGAGTTACCAGCTGATGAAAAACAAGGCGCTGCATGTTATAAAGACTCTATTAAAAATACTTGGGTTCTTGATGGGAATATTCCTGTTTTCAGCGAGAACAGAGAATTTATTGAAAAACATATTATCGTTGAAGAGATGGTTTGATATGAATAAAAACGAAATAGTAACGTGTGTTACCGGACACAGACCCAATAAATTATTTGGCTATAACATCGACTCAGATAAATATAAAAATATTCGTATTTGTATGTCTGAAGTTATCTTAAAAATTATAATTGCTAATTTAAGCTTTACAAGACCCTACGAATTTAGATTTATAAATGGTGGAGCTCTAGGCATCGATATGATCTTTGCGGAAGAAACAATTAAATATAGAAACAGTCCTATTATGTCATTTATCAGATGTGAATGTGCCATTCCATGTTTAGATCAAGAAAAGAACTGGAACAAATCTGATCAGGAACGTTATCATAATATTTTAAATAAAATGGATCGAAAAACAATATTGTATAACGGTAAATATCCTGGAGCTTGGTGCATGCAGAAACGTAACGAGTACATGATCGATAAAAGCGATTATGTACTCGCCTTTTACGACGGCGTCAGTTCCGGTGGAACCAAAAATGCTGTTGATTATGCTAAATCAAAGAATAAAGAAATTATCTGTATCAATCCTAAAGAAGTCGATTCTATTGATCTAAAGAAAATCGTAGTACCCAGAAAAATTATTATGGGAGGTGTTTTTTAATGTTAACAAATAAACCTCTTGTCGTCTTAAGCCCAAGAAGTTCTAAAAGGCTTGTATTAAATCTTTTAGCCAGTAAAGTTCTCGGTCGCAGCGTGAATACAAAAAAACGATGTAATTCACTGTTAAATGCTCTAACTGTTATGGAAAATAGTAAATACAGAAAAGGAATGAAATTATGGCCAAGAACAATTTTTTAGAAGAAATCATTGTTCTGCTTTTAATGATTCTAGTGGCTTGTACAATAGCAGACATCTTTAAATAAGGGAATGGAGCAATAATAATGAGTAACTTTGTTATCGTGTTCTGGTTTATAACCTCAGCAGCCTTAATATTAACGTCATTTTATCAAACTAAAATATTGTTTAATCTTTATCAAAAAATAGAACTATTAAGGCGCCAACTTTGTATTAATAAAAATTTCGACATCTATAAAATTCTCAACCCAGGACAAAAAGTACTTATACAAGGAATTTATGATGAATCTAAAGCTATGATTGTTTCACCAAATTCTTTTTCAAAAAAAGATTCTACGAATAGTTTTACCCATTATATTATTTATAAGGCTAGCGGTACTTTCAATAGTTTTGGGAGTTCTGGTAACGCTTACGTAATTCTTGACAATGTAATTGAGCTTCAGAATGGACATAGTTTAAAACACATAATTTGCAGTGAAAATTGTATTTACCCAGTTTTTGATAAAAAAAATTGAATATCAAAGCACGAACAAATTTTCGTTTTTATATTGACAAAAGAAAATCTTAGCAGTAAAATAAAAACACCAAAACAAGTGTACGCTTTTATTACATATAATTGAATTATTTAAATTAACGCAAACAACGTTAGTTTTATTTTTGTTGATTTTCGTTCTGTTGATTTACAAATCAGCATTCATTGTCAAATATAAAAATATAAATTAAATTATATTTACATTTTTATATCTATTTAGTATAATGTTGTTAGAAACTAATAGAGAATAATATCGAAACGATTAAAAATGTTTGTTAAGAGTCCGAAAATATTAAAAAATTTAATATCGAGGATTATAACAAAACATGGCTCAAAAAACACCAACATACTCTCTTGCACAATTAGCTCAGGAAATTTCCCGACGGCTCAGTCCTATTCATAAAGTCGGTTCAGACTTTGTAACAGGAAAGAATAAAATAACTTTCACTGTTAATGACGTAGACGTTATCATCAATAAAGATAAAGATGAGAATGGAAATAAACGTACTATCGTTGAATGCAGAGACATGTTCCCGTGCTCATTTTATAATGAGAATACTAACGCTGTGAAATACACCGAGGCCGAAGTTATTCGCATAGTAAATCACATCGACAGATACTTTATTGAAAAATTAGGTTTTGATCCTGACGTTTCAGCTATCTGTACAAAATATATTGCTTTAAAATGGGCACTCCTTCCCTTTTTCGTAACAGATTTTAAAGATGAAGAATCTATATCGAAAGTTCAGGAAGAAATATTGAATTTATTATCATTTAAAGCATTTTCAGGCATTACTGAAATAGAAGACTTTAAAAATATTCTGCTTTGCTTTACCGGCAGAAACATTAATACAGACATAGAAGATAAAGCATTTATTTTAACAGCCGATTCAGAAAAAATAACTGTTTTTGTCGTAAATTATAAGGACGGCATTTTAACCGGAGATAATGATGAAGACGAAAATATAAAACAGTATCTTTTTAAATACAGTGATTTTTTTGAATCACAAAATCTAAGCGCCGTAAAAAAAATATTAAAAACACATTATCAATTTAAATTGTGTGACATTGTTTTCAAAAAGCTTGATGAACAGGAAGGTGCAGAAACAGAATGATTAAACTGATCGCACTTTTTCTGGGGATATCTGGAACCACTTTTATATTAACTTTTTTAATAGATTGGTACATAAGAAAATATATAGAGCCTCAATCCGTAGTCAAAAAAGATGACAAAGACTTTCAAAATCTAGTATCTTTTTTTAACTTACTTTATCATTTCATATGGGGGTTAGGCGCTTTATTGTTAGCTATAATCAGTGTTGGATTACTAATGATGTTTATATTCTATGTTTGGGACATTGTCACTGCATAGAAAATAAATATAAAAAACAAGAGGAGATGTATTTATATGTTGAATTTATACGATAACGGAACGATATCTGAATACGACAAAAACTCTATGTCGAAATCAGGCGCAGCTTGCGTTGCAGCAGCGAATTTTAGTCATAGAGCTACTCCTGAAATTATCCCACTTTATATTTTTAGATATGTTTTCAATAATGAAGAGCTTGTAACTACAGATACTCTAAAAATCTGTAATTATCAGCCAGAAAGTCCTAAAGACTCGCTGTGGTCCTTTTATGTCAATACAAATGACTCTGTTAACATTACTTATGCTTCTTATTTGAATGAAAATATTTCTTCTTTTATTGATTCATATACAAACATTGTCCCGGTAGATTTCATTGATCGCAACCGTGTTTTCAGTTACGATGAAGAAAAGAACTTAGTTCCATTTTTATATGATCCTCGAAGTAAAGACTTAATATATTATTCTACTGAAGAAGCTGTTCCTGAGAAGGTATTATCTTTAATTCATGAATTTCTAAAAGATATAGAAAAATTTAAATTTTTCACTCCTTCGGAACTCGAAATAAAATTAGATTTTAAAGCTATTGAATTAATTAACGGAGATTAAAATGGAACAAAATAAAAGACATAACAAAGGCGGCTTAAATTCTTTAGAACAATGTTTTAAAGAATGCCCAGAATTTTACAAATACTATAAAAAATTGAATAGAGATAATAAAAAATCGAATAATGAAAGAACAAACAACAAAATTTACAAAAATAAAAAAATATCTGAACACTAATATAGAACAATATGAATTTGAAAAAAATTTCATACAAAATAGAATCGATTTATACAAAGCTATTATAAATATCTTGGATAAACGCAGTGTAAACAAACGAATCTTTATATCGGACTATGAAAATTTAGCTAAATATTCTTGTCCTGACTACTCTACTCTCTTCTTGTTTGAAGATTCTGTTCTGAAAAATCTTTTTGCAGACAATTTTGACGATCCTCTTTCCAACTGCCCAAACATAACTTGCGGTTATTGCTGGAAAGAATATATCAACAAACTCATAGAAACAGTTAATGATTCTGATCTTGTAATCAAAACTGTTAATTTTCCCAAGGAAGATGAAGATAAATAATGGCTATTATAAAAATCGATGACTATATTAATCGAGAAGATAAACAAATAAGAAAATTTATCAACGAACTTATCGTTGATACTCAAGATCAAGCAGACAATTTAAAAGCTATCATAATTGAAAGTCCTCAGATCCTGAAAGGTTATGATAATTTTAGAACTATTCTTCGTGCCGTAAAAAGAGGCAGTACTCTTTCTGACGCTATAAAAAAATATGCGAGAGAATCATGCCCTCCCAGAATAGACTCTGACGAGGAATGTTCCGAAATCAGCTGCTGCTTATGCTGGCGCGAATATTGTTTGAAATATCTTGAAGTAATTTCTAAAGACAACGCCGGCGATAAATAAAATCCGGCGTTGTCTTCTTTATTTTTTAAGGAGAATAATAATGACAAAAAAACCGATCATGCAATTTAGAAACAACAAAGAACTTCAAAAATCTTTAAAGGAATGGAAAAAGCGTCTTTTTCTTAAAGATTGGAATATTAAAGCTGTTCTTGTTTCAACTAAAGAGAATTTAAAATATTGGGGCTTGAGTACTTTTTCCAATAAAACTGCATATATCCAGATTTTTACTCAAGACAAATCATGTAAAAACAGGATTGCAAAATATTGTGCCGAAAAAATTTTAGTTCATGAACTTCTGCATCTAAAGGTAGAATATAAAGACATATCTTCTATAAAAGAGAAAGAAAAATTTAAAAGCAGAGTCCTACATGAATCCTTAGAAGACATGGCAGCAAGTCTTGTTATGGCTAAATACGGTCTCGACTTTAAATTCTTTCAGAATAAAGACTGATGTTTAATTTAGAATCAAATAATCCCGCAGCTCCTATTTGCAGAGAATGCGGAGTAAAAACGTTTCTTACAAATTTTCGTATAAGAAAATCTAAAAGTAAGAAATATCATCGTAAACGTGATAGGCTCATTTATATGTGTCCTATCTGTAAAAGATATGTCAATACCCACCCCAACACTAATAAACCTTTAGGATTTCCAGGAGATAAAGAACTAAGACTTTGGCGAGAATTTACTCATTACATATTTGATCAGTTATGGGATTCTGCCGGAAATCGTAAAAAAGCATACGCCTGGCTTAGCCGTATCTTGAATTTAAGTACTGATAAATGTCATATAGGTATGTTTGATAGCGATCAATGTAAAAAAACGATAGAAGCCTGTATAAAAGAAATGTCGGTAAGATCCGATTAAAATAAAAATATATTCTTAAGGAGAAAAATAATATGCTAACCTTCAATATTTCAGTTTTAAAATCCATCTTAAAAGAAAATAATTTTAACTATGGCGTTTATTCAGTGATGGATATAACAGAAAAACGCGAAATAGCCGTTATTAGGTATAAAGAATCTGAATGTATCTCTTTAACAGGAAAATCAGCAGCTACTGTTATTTTAGGTCTTATTCTTCAAAATTATGAGATCGTACCTAAAACTTCTGAAAAATTTTATTATTTCAAATTTAATGGAAACGGCAGCATTCATTTAGTTGAAGCTGACATCAATAAAACCGATACTTATTTACCATATAGCGCATCGACTTTAAAAGAAATGAATAACTATTTTCCTACCGATGAATATGATGTGGACATGCTCACGAAAGATTTTTCAACCCATCTTTCCGTTAATATGTGGAATCTTATGGGTACTTTTCATCCGTGCAAGAAAGTCGAGAAAAAATAATAATGGGAACTTGCATTTATGTTACCGGCGATGTTCACGGCGAATTAGGCATAAGAAAATTTAACCAACAAAATTTGGGGAAGTTCTTAAATAATAAAAACGATAATTATATTATTGTAGCCGGTGACTTTGGCCTGGTATTTTCCACGGATCCAAATAATAAAGTTGAAAAATATTGGCTCGACTGGCTTGAGAAAAAACCTTTTAAAGTTCTTTTTGTTGATGGGAATCATGAAAATTTTGATCGCCTTTACAGCAATGAGTTTAGACAGGAACGGAACTGGAAAGGAGGCAGCGTCTCCTTTATTCGCGATAATGTCATCTGGCTTCATAGAGGACAGGTATTTGACATAGACGGTTATAAAATCTTCACTATGGGAGGAGCTACCAGTATAGACAAAGCTTGTCGTAAGCCCGGCATTTCCTGGTGGCCTCAAGAAAATATTAGCGATAAAGACTTAAAAATAGCTCAGATAAATCTTCAGAAACATGACTATAAAGTTGATGCGGTCATCACTCATGCAGCTCCTCTGTATTATGCGCAAGCAATATTTCCTGAAGAATCTTATCATGCTTTAGATATTAACGAAATGCATCTTGAAGATATACGCTTGAACATTAAATACCGTCATTGGTTTTGTGGTCATTATCATATAGAAGATTATGTTCTTCATCCTTTTGATAAAAACATTTCATTCAAGTGTCTTTACTTCACAATTTTTCAAATATATGAAAGATAGGAGATGATAAAAACATGAATACCTTGATATGCGTTATCGGTCCCAGTGGCTGCGGAAAAAGCACTAGGGTTTCTCATTATATAAAAAATAATAAAGATGCCAATTTGCTTATCAGCGACACAACAAGACCTATAAGACCAAATGAGAAAGATAAAGTTGATTATAACTTCTTGTCTTTAACAGAATTCAATAATCGTAAACATATTGAGAGTATAGCTTATAATGATCATTTATACGGATTGTCACAAGAAGAAGTTGATCAAAAAAGAGCTTCTGCCGATATCACCTTCTTTGTTTGTGATATTGAAGGTTATCATGTTTTAAAAAATATTTATAACAATGTCAACATTTACAGTATCTATATCAAAATGCCAAGTTCTATCTGTATTCAAAATTTAAGAAACAGAGACGTTGACGAAAATAAAATAAAAGACCGTATCTTTTATGATTGTATGATCGATGCATATACTCTTGATAGTATCGTCAAATTTGACAGCGTTATCAGATTTCAAAAATCATGGAATTTTATGGATCGCCAATTTGAAAATATAGTAAAAAATTTTAAGGAGTATACAAAATGTTTTACGAAAAATTAACTCAAAAACAAGCACAGCATATCTGCGAAAAATTAAATTTAGGCACTCTTACAAAATTCGACAAAGACAAACATGTTTTACATATAAAAATGCATTATGTATATACCGAACCAGAATTTAAAGATCAAGATGGTAATCCTATCCCCTCTTATCTTGGTCCTGACAATAAAATAGAAGTTGACTTCGAAGACGAATATACTTTGTCCGATACTGAAATCGAAGGACGTGACAATATCCTGGATTATGAAGACGTAATGGAGTATCGGAAAATGATGTATGAATTCTTTGGCACTCCATATTTAGAATATCTTACCTTCGAAGATATTTTAACGTGGGAAAAAAATAAATGACTCCCGAATATGGGAAAAAATATGTTTCCAAACTCGGTCTTAAACAGGCCGAGTTTATTTGTAAAAATCTCGCATTAGGTACTTTTATAAATTATGCAGATTATAAAATAACTACGATTAAAAGTACTGAGCAAGTATTACTTTTAGAAGACTATCAAATTTTCGGGACCCTGGAATTAAATATCGATACAGAAGATACTAATCTGTATCGTTTTTTGATGTATAAAATATTTGGACAAAAATACTTGTACGATTACATATATCATGACATTATTTTTTCATTGGTCGTAGCAAAAACCAGATCCATACTCGAGAAAAGATTAAAAAATTCGCCGTTCCTAATCTCTGATTTTTACGATGACGATCCGGACAATATCATTTTAGAAAAAAGACGTTACTTAAAAAAATATAACGATAACAACTTTATAGGTATAACCGAAGCCTGCATAGACAGAAGCCTGTATGATACTCTTTGTAATCTATTTGGCCCTACCTTTTTAGAATATGCTGCCTTCGGGAAAATATGTGCCTGGGAAAAATAATTAATTATATTTTATATAATTATACACAAAGCGGGAATAATTATGAAGATGAATGTACGAGATTTTTTAAGATTTAAAAATAAATATAAAGAACCTGATTTTCCAGCCCCTAAATATATGGATCCAGATGTATTCATTGCTAATCACCACCATGTCTGTTACTGTGAAGCAATCATTAACGACAAAGGGCTTATAGCCTACGCCATTCCATCTCATCAGAAAGCTATTTTCGGTGACGCTCTCACAAAAGTGAAATACGAATACAAAACTCCTGTTTCTGAATTTAGTCTGGAAAAATGCTGTGATGACTTTAAAAAAGTTCTGGTTTGGTACGATTACGTTCTGATCGGATCCAATAATCCCAACCCCAAACAGGTAAGGTCTGTTTACAAGTTGAAAGAATCGGGCTGCATCTCAGCTGAAGCCTGGAAAAATCTCTGTGATCGTATATCTTTCAACAATTCCAAATAAAAAATATAATATGCATTTCTAATTTCTTCAAAAATCGCCTGTGAGACTTTTAAAATTAATTGGACGATAACTTATACCTAAAATGCTCCTGACCCATCTCAAAAATTAATTATGTAGAAATTTTGATGATTTTTACTTTAGGTTACCATCTATATTTTCATGTTACAATAAAAAAACGATTTATCTGGAGAAGATTCATATGTCATTTAACATAAAAAACAGCGACTTAAAAAAAATAACGGATCCCGAAAATAAACTTATCGAGATCTTTGGCTTCCCGGATGCGGGAACCTCGAGTTCGGTTCTTTTAATAGCCAGAACTCTGATTCAAAAGTACGGCGTCAACGTTATCTATGTCGTTCCTCCGCAAAAGAGCATGAGTCATGATTATCTTAACAAGCTGCTGGGGAAGTACAAAGATAATTTTCGCATCTTGTTCATCGAGGACTATAATGCTCAAAAACTGCTGAAGACGATAGACGATTTTGCATCTGAAGCCAACTATGTAATCATCGACGATTTCGCCCACTACATACTGAACCATACAAGATCTGTGATCAAGACATTACTTTCGGATCTTTTCTCTAAAGCTGCACAATACAGCAATCACATCCTGGTCGTAAATCAGCTCAGGTACGATACGACAGAATCTAATTTTCATGATTTTGAAAAAGAATACGGCAGATTCGTGGCCTTATATAAAAAATATCTGAAACAATATGTGCAGCTAAGATTATACGTCAATAAAACCAATGAGACTGACATTACCGTTTCTGAATTCAGCGATCGCATTAATAATAAAAAACATAATGCGTCCTCGAATATTACTGATTTCATGAAAGGATTGATCGATAAGCTATGATACATGATCTATATATTTCTTCGTATGCCTCGAATACGAAAGAAACACTAAAAAACATGACTCCGTCTTTTAAAAGCATCGTCGACAGCGGCAGTAAAGCAAAAGAAGCTTCACATACGTTAGACTGGATCAGTAAACGGATCGTATCCGGATATACCGTAAACTTCGGAGCTGTAAAACATAAGACTATCACCATGATAGACGTTGACAACTCCGGATCCAGTAAAGCAACCTGGGGAGAACTTCTGAAGCTGCTGAAAAAGAATAATCTTGAACCGGCCTATATCTTTGAGACACTGTCTTCTACTCTGAGTCATCCGCGATATCATATCCTGTTCGTTTTATCAGAAGCGATAGCCGACGAAGATAAATATAAAAACATGAACAGCATGATCGTAAGTTTCATTAACGAGAACTACCCAGGCTGCTGTGACATAAAATGTGTTTCCGCAAAAACCATTTTTTATCCATGCAGCAGCATCGTTTATCAAAACAAGGAAGCTGTTATCGATCCCATGCTTTTGATTTCGTTATTCGAATTCGACGTCGACAGCTTCGTAAAGTTAGATTTTAAAAAATTTATTGCGCCGTTATTTCTCGATAAAAAAATCTATTCTCCTCAAGAATACGAAAAAATAATTAGCAAAGAATTAACTGAAATTGTTATTCCGATTTCAAAAACAGGCCATAGAATTAATAATCCATACTTAACAACTAAAAAAAACAGTAGCAATGCTTTTAGTTTAAAGGATAAAAATCCTTTGAGGGGGCGCCTTGCTTTTTCCTTAATATCAGAACAATCTTCCAAACCCCTGATATCTCGTTGCTGTAGACTATGCGGCGATGAAAAAACTCTTTTAAAAAGTTTAAATCTCAGCAACTTATTAAATAAAAAGTTAAATGTATTCTTTGACGATATTTTTGGCGAGAAAGATTCTGAAGGAAATATTTATCGTGCCATTATCTCCAAAGATGAAAAAGACAATTTTTATAAATACCATCGTTACAGTAAAAATGATCCTGAAAAGTATATAGACTCCTTCGATATTTTTAATATAATCAAGAAAATCTACAAAACAAAAAATTTAGATGAAAGCATAAGGTTGATTAACCATATCTGTAATATCGATACCCAAAAATATACCGTAACCATCGTCAGAAGAAATCTCGGCGCTTATTTAAAAGGATTAGACAGGATAAGTAAAGACAGCTACCCTTATCTTTACGAGTTCCTGCACCGAGGCGTATACACATATGCCGATATTTTAAAATGCATCATCGAAGAGTATCTGTCTCTGATGTCTTCCTTCGAAAATTCAGCTGTTACCCATAACGATAACATTCAGCTGCGTCTTTACTATGACGCCATCAAAAGAAATTACGATAAGAAGCACGAAAAACCAATCTCAATACATATGATTTCTGATAAAGTGCATGAACTGGCTAAGCTGGGACTGTTTAATATCGTCGATAAAAGTAACTACAATTACCGTAACAGACAAACAGCTGCTAAAACTCCATATGGGAATACTGTGGTTTTTAATATCCCCTTTTATTATCCATTTATGTTTAAAGTGGCCAACGACATTTTAGAAGATCGCGATAAAAGTAATAAAAAACTTGAAAACAATTATAGTTACCTTATGGCAGCTCCCAGAAGAGAACGGGAAGTGGACATCATAGGAACTCACATTAGAGCTCAGACAATGTTTTCCAGAGAATTTATCTTTATCGTACCTGAATTATATGAATTGCTTCTGAAAGAAGCACCGAAACTTTCCTGGTCGTCAGCGAAACTGAGATTTCAAAAATACCTTCCACAGCTTTTAGACAAGTATGATCTAAGACTTTCCACCTTAAAGCCATATCACGTAAAAAGATATGGTCTCGATAAAATTATCCAGGAAAAAAATTACAAAATCGGACGAACAAAGGTATTACTCAATGCGTCAAATAAAAAACCTAAAATTAAGAAAGAAATTGTATAATCATGCACTATAAAAAAATCGTCCTATCTTTATTTTCTATTCTTTTTGTATCTTTAACGATATATAATTCTTATTTGTTATTTCATATTCAAAAAGAGCTTAGATCCAGCACAATAGTTTTAAACAACAAAATAGAATCCGTTTCTTTGGATACCGACGGAAAAATCAATAAGGCTATATCTCAAACAGCTGCTGAAGTAGCTAAACATCAAACAACTCAAATCATACAACGAGAAATCCAGTACATAGAAAAACAACCTGGGGATGCCGATATCGAATTAAATACTGAACCGGCATCTGTGTCTGTAAGAGTTAATAACGGAGATCGTTATAATTTTAATCTGCTTCCTACTGAAACGAACAAATTTGAAAACGGGAAACTCGTTTTAAATTCTGCATACTCAACCAGCATAGACATTAGAGCCGATAAAAAGGAACGGTCCAAATATTCTCTTACTATGGCTATGAATGCCGATAAAAAAGTAATAGGAGGACTCAGCTATGATTTGGGTAATACGGTGTCTGCCACTATTTTAGCCGGTCAGGATATTAAACCTTATTATGGACTTACATTTAAAATAGGAGCGCATAAATAATATGGCAGTGATTTTTAGATTATTGGTCATGAGTATTATTATGTTTTTCATAATAAGCATAAATCCAAGTTTGGCACATGAATCTTACAAACCATATTTGAACGACACTCAGCATTTCTTGTATTCGGCCGACGAAAATGTGCCCGAGATTTTTCTATGTACCGCTTATGACCTTTCATATCAATCTTGTTATAAGACGCCGTCAGATCCTGCTTACGGCATTACAGCAAATGGATTTTCTTTAAGAGGACATTCTCGTGAAAGCGCTATGGCTATAGCGGTCGATCCTCAGATCATCCCAATGGGCAGCAAAGTCCTTATTGTTTTTGAAGGCAGAAACAGAAAGTATAGCGGTATATATACTGCTGTCGATACCGGCGGAGCCATTAAAGGAAATCGCATCGACATATTCTTCGGAGATTTTCAAGAAACAGTCTCTGAAGAAGCTCTAATTTTTGGCCGTGACCATGCTAAAATCTATCGTTTACCTTGAAGCATCATTCATTTAAATCAACCTAATCTTATTTTCGCTTTTACTTGATTGTGTTGTTTTAAATTTTTATTGATTTAACTTGACATTAGTGTTTTTTATGCTATAATATTTTTAAACAGGCACTCAGGTTCCTGTTATATTTTCCACTCTTTTCTAAACATTTTTCGTTTCGTATTAATTCATCTGGCGTGTTTTAAATACGTCTCTTGTTAGGTCAGGCGCACGAATGTGCGCCGATCTAACCTAGATTCTATATTACGAATCGGAAAAACTGCGAAATTAACTAAATATAACTATAATTTCCGGTATCAAAACTGAATATCGTAGATCATCGACATTCAGTAACACAGCTCTTATCGCTTGTCGATGATTAAACAAAGAGAATATTGAGGCTTAATTCACCTTGATATTCTCTTTTTAATTTTTTAGCATATGGAGTAAAAATGTCAGAATCAAAAAATTTAGACATCAGCCAGGAAGGATCAGTTTACGACGTAGATTTAAAATCACAAGATCGTAAGCCTTCAGATTTTTTTAATCAGGGACGGATTAATTATTTAAAACGTTATAATCCCAAATTTGAAGAAGAAATTTATAAGCGTATCCCCCACGTTCAAAAAATAGTAGACCAAGGAAGTTATTATATCGAAGAAGATGGCTTCAAAAAAGAAGTGTTGTCTTTAGATGATCTTGAAAACAATGTCGACGCTGTGGTAGTAACAGGTAATCATGTCAATTATCGTTTTCAATATAAAGTAAGAGGAAAGAAATATGGCGATTCTCTTGCTTTTGATTTAAAATTACTGACTTATAATTACACAGAAAAGAAGATTATCGGAGCTTATTACTACGAACCGTTTAATGCATTTTTTTCACATAAATTCGGTGAAGCCGATGTTTATGCTTATTTGACAGCCTATAATGAAAACGTCTATTTTTTCGATGTCGACAAAATGAGAATGCTTTTTAGATATAATGACGTTTGGAGCCGAGGACGCCTTTTAAGAAGGAATTATAATGATTCTTATAGGGGCGGATACATATATTACATTGAATATGATACCGATATTTTTTTAGATTTGTATAATCATTATGATACTTATTGGATTTATGGTAAAAAAATTTAATGAGGTTTCCCCAGGCGAGTTTTTGTGGTTGGTGTTTCGTTTTCTTACAGGGGGCTTCGCCCCCAGGCACTGCCTACCCGAAGGTTTCCACATCATGAAGAAAAGAGGTTGATAATATTGAAGGGGCCTAACTTACAAATTAAATATATAGTCGACGAAGACTCCCATTTCGTTCAAGCCTTATTCGAAGACCAAATATTTGATATGCACGATTATCTTGACAAACATGTTACTAGAGACAAAAGAGACGATTTTTTCTATCTTTCACACTACGTTGAGTTATCTGACTTGACCGGAATCGCACGTCTTCATCCGGACGATAAGGATAAATTCGACGAAGAATTTGGAAAAAAACTGGCGAAAATGAGATTATTAAATAAATTTTATCGCCGCTTAAAAAATGAACTGAATGAGAATATAACTGAAGCTTTCCATGCCTTTGAAAAAATCTTATGTTTTTATGAAAAATCTATTAATCTTGTTATTTTTAGCAAAATAGAATTAGCATATTTAAAATCTTTGACAGAGGAAGTAAAAAAATGTCAAGAAAAATTATAGCCTTTACCGGAGCTGGAGGCACAGGAAAGACGACTGTGGCTGAAGCTGTTAGATTTAACGTTCCATCTTATGTTGATTACTTGCGTAAAGAATTTTACGGCTTAGATGCCAGATACGGAGACTTAACCGATCCCGAAGAAATACTGAGATTTCAATATGGGATCCTGTTCGCCCAATTTGCAGCAGAAAAAATTTATAAAGATTTTTATCCTAATATAAAGATTATGCCAATAGAAAGATCCAGTATTGACTATGGTGCATATATGCTGAATCAGATAGAGAAATATTCTGATCAGGAAAAAACACTATCTATAGCTAAAAACTATGTGAATACTTGTATAGACCATGCCAACACAGCTTACGATGCTATAGTTTATTTCCCTATAGGAAAATTTGTTCCTTCTGATAAAGAAGGTTCCAGTAAAGAAAGAGATGAAGATTCTATATTGAAAACCGACAAATACATTAATCATATTTTAAAAAAAGTCGATGTTCCGGTTCTGATTCTTAAACCGGTTGATTTAAAATCCCGCGTAAACACAATATTCGGTTTTTCAAGAAAGATCAAAAATAAAAATAGGAGTGAAGAAAATGTGGCCAAGTGTAACATATGAAGACGAAAATGGCATTAAAAGAATTTATGATCTTCCATCGAGACTATTAAGAGACCGAATTATTTTAGTTCATGAAGAAATCAATGATTATAGTGCAGCATCCATTATCGCACAATTATTGTTTCTTGATTCTGAAGATTCCAAATCAGAAATCACGATGTATATCAACAGTCCTGGAGGATCCGTTTCGGCCGGATTTGCTATCTACGACACAATGAATAATATTAAAGCACCGATTAAAACGGTATGTATGGGTATTGCAGCATCAATGGGGGCATTTCTCTTATGTTCAGGCTCTGCCGGTAAAAGATACTGTTATCCCAATTCTACAGTAATGATCCATCAACCACTTGGAGGTGCTCAAGGTCAGGCCACAGATATTCTTATCAGTGCTGAAAGGATAAAAAAATTACGGGAACAGCTTTATTCGATCATGGCCAAAAACTGCCAGAAGGATTATGAAGAAATATTCAAAGCATGTGAACGTGACAATTATCTGACGCCTGAAGAAGCTAAGGATTTTGGTCTCATCGATCATATCGTAGACTGTACCCCCAAGGCCTGGAAAGATACTGTTCAAACAAGAAAGGAGGAGAATTAATTGGCGGACACCACAAAATGTAGTTTTTGCGGTAAGGAAAAAGGCCCGAATCATGTAATGGTTCAATCTAAAGACGCAAATTCCTATATTTGTCTCGACTGTATTAAAATGGCTTGGGAAGCTGTATCAGACACGCAATCTGACGAAGGCGAAGAAGATTTTGATACTACCAAGATGACTCCGGTAGAGATTAGAAATTTTTTGGATCAATACGTGATCGGTCAAGATCATGCGAAGAAAATTCTTTCTACAGCAACATATAATCATATGAAACTTCTTGAACATTACGACAATCTTCAAGAAGGAGACGTCGAAATAGAAAAATCGAATGTCATCATGGTTGGTCCGTCCGGTGTAGGTAAAACCCATATAGTAAAAACTCTGGCCAGGTTATTTAAAGTCCCCTATTGTATTTGTGATGCTACAAGCCTTACAGAGTCAGGCTATGTAGGCGCTGACGTAGAAACGATTTTACAGAAATTGTACATCAATGCCGGCGGCGACATTAAAAGAGCCGAAAGAGGCATCGTCTTTATCGACGAAATCGATAAAAAAGCCAATAAAGGTGCCGAAAATATGAGTATTACTCGTGATGTATCTGGCGAAGGTGTGCAGCAGGCACTATTGAAAATTTTGGAAGGATCTGTAGTTGACGTCCCCATTCAGGGAAAAAGAATGCATCCAGATGCTCCTGTAGCCAGAATCGATACCAGTAAAATTCTCTTTATTGTTGGCGGCGCTTTTCCCAACATCGAAAAAATTATTAAAAAACGACTTAACTATAAATCGACTTCTTCTATCGGCGTAAAACTGTCAGATGAGGAACAAGAAATTTTAGGTAAGGACGTAAAATATAACGACGTTATTGAAAAGATTACTACTGAAGACTTCAGAAAATACGGTCTTATTCCAGAATTCTTAGGCCGCTTACCTATTATTTGTCCTTTAAAAGAACTTACTGAAGAAGAAATGTGTCAGATCTTAACAGAACCTAAAAACGCTTTAATTAAACAATATCAGGAAATTATGAAATACGATAATGTAGATCTTAATTTCGAAAAAAAAGCTATCAAAGCTATAGCTAATAAAGCTATAAAAAATAAAACAGGTGCCAGGGGCCTGAGATCTATTTTGGAAGACACTCTATTAGATGTCATGTACAGTGTTCCCGAAAAAATGAAGGGTAAGACTGGTACATTGAAAATTACCGAAGACTGTATTTTAAAAAAATCTGAACCTGAATTATTAATAAAAAGCAAAGGAGAGAAAAAAATCCGTGAAATTATCTGAAAAACTTCTAAAAGAAGCAGTTGACAGCATCGAAAATATTATTGATCCGGTTGTTAAAGTCGATGCTATTTCTAAAATTTTGGGTTATGTATTTGACCATGATATGGACTATCAATCCATTAATGAAAATCCAGAACCTGAAAAAGTCTCTGATAAAATTAAACCGGAGCCAGTTTCTACTGTAATGGAGGAACCAAAAAAAGTCTCTGCTGAAACTAAAACTGAAGTAGCTGAAATTCCGTTACCTAAAGAACAGGAAAAGTTAGAAGAAGCTACTCTTCGACGTGATCTGATCGCTAAAGAATATGGCGATCTCACTATTGGGACAGCTTTTTCAGACCCCAAGCTTCAACAATATTTACGTCCAGAAATCGAAGCCATTAAATGCTTTAAAACGGTTATGAAATCTCATTTCCCCCAAGCTTCTCAAGATACGATCGAAAAAATGCTTCAGTATTATATGCTTGAATTTGTTTCTGGATCTGAAGATTGTACTCAAATGAAGTTAAGCAGCTTCTTGCTTGAATTCTTCCCGTATGTAAAAGATTTATATGTTTTGCATCAATTCCCCGAAGAAAAGGTTAAAGAAGCAGTCAACGCTATCAGCGGGAACATTGATACATATAAAGATAAAGGAATGGCAGCAGTTAAAAAAACTAATATAAAAGCTATCCTTCTCGCAATTAAGGATCTTACTAAAGTTACCGATCCTTTTTGAAACAAAAAATAAAGAAAAGAGGAAAATTTTATGAACAAAATTATTTTAACCGGTTACATTGTACCCAATACTGCAAACAACTCTAAACTCTATAATTATTATGAAGGAAGCGACCAAAAAAGATCTCTGGTTAGCATGCTTCTTTCGGTACAACGTCCTCATGCAAAAAAGGATGAGAAAGGTTATTATCCAACCGATCTTTTCGCTGCAAAAGCATGGGGTCCTAATGCTGACTTTATCAATAAATACTTTAATCCTGGCGATCCTATCACTGTAGAAGGCTATTTAGCAATCGACAAAGGCGGAGAAAAGGAAGATGGCACTCGTTATCCAGATCGTGTCTATGTAAATATCGAAAGTGCAGAATTTGCAATGAATAAACGCGGCGAAGCAAATAGAACAGATGCTATTCCGCAAACGCCTGTTATGCAAACTGCTACTCAAAGTGCCGCAGGTCTTCCATTTATGTGATGAAAAACTAGTGGGAGGATTATCCCTCCCACTAAACTCTAATAATGAGGTCTTCTATGTATAACGATGAAAAAATAAATAATATTGTTAAAGAATTTAATGAAACAATAGATACCGATATTCAATTTCAAAAAGACATTAATGATTTCGCAAGACAAATTTCTTCTCAGCTGATTTTTCGGATCAATAATTCAGAAGCTGTAATCGGTGAATTTTATGACCGAAATTTTGCTTTTACAGCTTGGGAGCAACATTCCCGCCAAGAAGAAACGTTTTATGCTGTAAAAATTATGGATCTTAATGAATATAAAAAATATTTAAAAATCGGCGTTCCAGAAAAAACCAGAGCCAAAAGAGCTACTTTTGAATATCTATCTGATTATAATTTAGAAGAGCAGCTGCATAAAGCTATTGTTATGCTTCTGTTCGACGAATTTAATATTCCTATAAAACCGGAAGAGGAAGAAGAATAATTTATTCTGGGGTGGTGATATTTTGTCAGAACAAGCTCAAATAACGGTACTGCGTTATCCTGATAATGTGCGTTTGAGAAAAGAAATGTATCTTATCGACCCCAATCATTGTCTTTACGAAATTATCGATAATGCCGTAGACGAATTTAGTGCCGGACGTTGTAAAAACATAAAGATACATATAGAAGAACCAGGTCCGTTACCCAAAGTATCTGTTAAAGACGACGGCGGCGGCATACCTACTTCGATGAGTACAGATCCGGAATTTAAAGGAATCAGTCAAGTGGAAGTAGCTATGACTACGCTTCATGCCGGAGGTAAATTTTCCGGAAAAGAAGGAGCTTACAGTACTAATACAGCCGGACTTCATGGAGTTGGCGCATCCTGCGTGAATGCCGTATCTGAAAGTTTCGACGTAAACGTCGTAAGCAATAATCAGATTTCAAAATTATCCTTTGAAAAAGGCATTAAAAAATATGTTCAATTAAATAAATCCTTATCTTCTCCAACTCTGTCAGGAACTTCTATAACCTTCAAACTTGACCATAAGCTTTGGTCTGGAGAAGATTTTGACTTTAATATTATAAAAAAACGCCTGAAGCAGCTTACTTATTTAAATCCAGGATTAACAATAAAATTTACTGATTATAAAAAAGATACAGAAACTTATTTTCATGAAAATGGATTAAGCGAATATTTTTCAAACCTAACCGATTCAAAAGAAATTATCGGTAACATCGGCATCGGTGTTTATAAAAAAATTATTGATGAAATTCTTGGAAATGTACAAATAGATATCATATTTGGATATAACACAAGCTTTTATAGCGAAACATATAGTTTTGTAAATAACGTTTCAACACAATCGGGAGATCATGTCTTAGGTTTTAATTCCGGAATCGTAAAAACACTGTCCTCTTATTTATCCGAACAGGAAAAATATAAATCTATTTCAAAAAATCTTACCGGTGATGACTGTAAAGAGGGACTTATTTCAATCATATCGGTTAAAGTTAAAGATCCTAAATTTGAAGGTCAGGGAAAAACTTCGATAAAAATGCCTCAACTAAAAGCCCTGGTCAATAACATCGTTTACGATGAATTTAAATTATATCTCGATCAACATCCGAATTATGCTAAAACCTTGATTGAAAAAATAGAAAAAGCTATTAACGCCAGAATAGCTGCCAAAAGAGCCAGAGATGCCATCCGAACTGTAAAGAATGCTTTAGAATCTTCTCTTCCCGGAAAATTAAAAGCATGCTCGGAAAAAGATCCAAAAAAATGTGAGATTTTTTTAGTCGAAGGCGATTCTGCTGCTGGCAGCGCCATTCAAGGTCGAAACAGTAAAATACAAGCAATTTTACCCGTATTTGGTAAAATTTTAAATGTAGAAAAAGTTCGAGAAGATGAAGTTTTAAAAAACGGAAAACTTCTCGATGTAATAAAAGCCTTAAAATGCGGCATTGGAAAAACTTTCGATATTTCAAAGCTGCGTTATCATAAAATAATTATTATGGCCGACAGCGATCCTGACGGCAGCCACATAGCTTCTTTATGGATCACATTCTTTTATCGACACATGCCTGAAATAATAAACAATGGTCATTTATATATAGCCATTTCTCCAATTTATCGTGTTACGGAAAAAATAAACGGAAAAAAAGAAATCCAGCATTATTTTTATAACGACATTGATTTTAAGAAATTTAAAACCAAAAATGCTTGCAGCACTTCATATTTAAAAGGACTTGGAGAATTAACTCCGCAGCAGCTCTGGGAATCAACAATGGATCCAGACGTTCGTCATATTGTTCAAGTAACTGCTGAAGATGCTGAACATGATTCAAAAGCTATAGAAATATGTATGGGAGACAATGTAGAATTAAGAAAAAAATTTATTTTAAATAATATTAAATTCGAAAAGGAGGAAAAAAACGGTGTCTGAATCAGTCCAAAAAATATCGATACATCAAATACTGCCAGATAAATTTCTGGACTATTCTAAATCCGTCCTCCAGGAAAGAGCTATTCCTTCTGGATTTGATGGCTTAAAACCCGTCCAACGAAGAGTACTGATGTCTTATTATGATTTAAAATTATTCAGCTCTACCCCATATAAAAAATCTGTTAAGGTCGTCGGAGAATGTCTTGGATCATACCATGCTCATGGTGATAAAAGCGTTTATGATGCTTTAGTGGCTTTAGCTCAAGATTTTAATATGAGATATCCTCTGGTAGATGGTTCCGGTAATTATGGCAGCGTCAATGGAGAAGCTGCTGCTCAAATGAGATATACCGAATCCAAATTATCTCCATACGGAGAACTAATGCTGGATAACGTAAAAAAATTAGCTGAAATGAAACCTAATTTTGACGGATCCGGATTAGAACCAATAAATTTGGCCAGCTTTTTTCCCAATCTTTTATTAAACGGAGTATCCGGGATAGCCGTAGGCATGGCCACAAAATTTCCTCCTCATTACGCCAAAGACGTCTATGATGCATTGTTAAAAGCAATAAATTGCGAAATCAAGGGCGAGAAAATAACAGAGGATACTCTTATCGATATAATAAAAGGGCCTGATTTTCCTACCGGAGCTATTATAGTTAATGGTAAAGATATGAAAAATATCTACAAAACCGGAAAAGGAAACATTGTTTTAAGAGCTAAATATCATATCGAAAAAAAATCTATTATCTATACGGAACTGCCATATAAGATCACTCAAGATAAAATAATTCAGGCAGTAGCTGCTCTTAATATATCTGATATTAAAGATATTCGCGACGAAAGTTCTTTAACAAATGGCGTCAGAATCGTTGTTGATTTAAAAAACGATAGCGACCCGGAAATTATCGTCAATAGGCTTTTTAAAGAAACGCCGCTGCAATCTAATTTTTCTGTTAACATGGTAGCTATTATAGATAATAAGCCTGACGATAATATCAATTTAAAAAAACTTATCTTGTATTATCTTAAGAACTTATCTCTTGTTCATTATAAAGACCTTAATAATCAATTAAATGAATTAAGAGAAAAAACATTTACTTTAAATTGCATGATAAAGGCCATTGAAAATTTGAATAAGATAGCTGATATTCTTAAAGAATCTGACGATCCTATTCAAACTATGATTAACGTTATTGGCTTTTCTCAAGAAGAAGCTGAATATGTCTTTAATTGTCGTTTAAGTTCTTTATCGAAAGCTTCAAAAAAAGATTTAGAAGAAAAATTAGATAAAAATAAAAACGATATTTTAAAAATCGAAAATATCTTGAAAGACCAAAAAAACTTTTTAAAAAATTTGGCTGAAAAAGTAAAAGCTATTAGAGATTCTAAACTTTTTAAAAATGACAAAAGAAGAACTGAAATAACTTCTATTGAATTGACAAAAGCGTTAAATATAAAAAATCTCATAAAAAATGAATCTATTCTTATTACTTATTCTAACAAAAATACGATAAAAGCTATCCGTTCTTCAAGTGATGGAATCAATAAAAGATCTGGATGTGGTGAAAAATTGAAAACACTTAGGGAAAATGAATATATATGTGATATATTAACTTCAAACACCCACTCCAACCTTTTATTATTCTCAAGTCTCGGCTATTGTTATCTTTTACCAGTAAATAAATTATCGATTGGCACTAGAACTAGCCCTTCACAGTCAATTTTTAATTTTATAAAACTGGCTGATAACGAAGAAATCCTTGGTATCTCTAATGCTGCAAAGGATTTAAGCGTAGTACTTGTAACTAAACTAGGTTTTATTAAACGTCTTAACTTATCGGATTTGAACACTTCATGTATTCGTTCTGCTAAATCTAAAATTATAACTTTAACAGAAAACGATATAGTTAAAAGTGCCGACATCTGCGCGTCGGATACCGAAATAGTTATTTTTACCGATCAGGGCCGAGGCTTGAAACTAAATATCGATGACGAAACCAAACCCGTAAGACCTATGGGAAAAACTGCTAAAGGAACAGCCGCTATCAAACTAAAAAAGGACGAAGTCGTTGCTGGTGCTTCGGTCATCGACAAAAACCATTTTATAGTATTGATTACGGAAAACGGGTTTGGTAAACGTCTCGATAATAAATTATTCAAAAATCAAAAAAGAAATCAGAGTCCAGTAAATTATATCGGTAAAAATACTGATATCGGAAAAGTTATAAATGCCTTATCTGTAACCTCGGATGAGAAAATTTTAATTACAACTCAAAAGAATGAGAACGTATTTATAAATATTTCTCATTTATTATCCGGAACTAAAACTTCGGCTCCGATTAAAATCGCAAATTCAGAAAATATTCTCATAAAAGCCATTTCTATTAAAAAGAATGAGGAAAAAAACGATGAATAAGAATGTTGATTCTCAAAGTGAATTATCCAATTTTATAGGCATCTACATCGAAGCCCTACTTAAACAAGGATATAAACCGCTTGAAATAAGAAAACTTATAATAACATCTTTACTAAAAGAAATAGAAAATCTATCATTAGATGAAGGTGTTAGATATAATTATTCCACTTTGGAGCCGTTATTTATTTTTATAAATAATGTCCTTACAAATGAAATCAAATCTAAGCAAGAACATGCATATGTCCCTCAAATAGCCGAAGATATAAGTAAAACAGATGCCGTTATAAAATATTTTAGCAACAAAATAAAAGGTCTGCATAAAACATGTTAAAAATCTTGTTCTGTTTTATGCTTACAATCATCTTCGTAATAGTTTTGGGATATATGCTTAGTATAGAAAATAACAAGGAGGAATAAACAATGCTTACTAAATCTAAAAAAATCGTTGAGGTCACATTCGAGGAAGACGAAGCCAAGGAAATGGTACAATCCATTGACGCAGCATTTGTTAACATGTCGCGGATAGAAAATCCAACCGATGCAGGTGAAGCTCTTAATACTTTGATGGCTCTTAAAGCTTCGCTGATAACGGCATTAAAATAATCAAATGACGAATTATGCTTCGATAAAAAACACTTCTAAAAACAAAAAACTGATACGTGCTGAAATAAGGGAATATACATTATGTATGGGTCTGACACGAGGGTTTTATAAAAACCATCTTCATGCAGCACAATACTATCCAAAAAATCCTCATCGTCAGAAACAGTACAGGAACCTTGTAGTCAAAATCCCGTTAATGCCAAGAGAATCAGATTTTTTAAACAAATACGTTTTAAATTTCGATAAGATACTGGTAACGGTTATGACTCATTACTATAATTATGAAAAAGTAATTGAGGAAAATAGTGAGCAATTTTATTTTTGGGATACAAAAAAATTCAGGATATACAATGACCGTATAATGTACGGTCATGGTGGTGCAGAAGTGAGATTATTAAGAATAATACAATATCTGTACACACCTTGCTTATTAACGACCTTATTCTGTTATGGTTTTTGTTTTTCTGATTCTTTAGAACATAGCTATCTTTTATTGGATAAAAACTATTTTTGTCGTTATCCCTACAACAGAGAAGAAACTTTAAAATATATGAAGGATTACATAAACAGTATCTGTCATTTAGAAGTAGAGTTTGATCGTAATACTGCCGAGCTCTTAAAAAAACCTTATTTTTTAGGAACAAACAGCATGACTAATTCTTATATTTATAATATAACTTTTCCTGATAAACAGTCATTGATGCCATATATAGAAGTTGTAAACAAATATGCCGAAGAAACATATAAAAAACTTGTAAAAGCAAAACAGATACCGCCTTTTCTGGATGAAGGAGATGAATAATAAAATGGCTCGAAAAAAAAATGAACCTGAAAATAAAATATCAAAAAAAGAACTAAGCTTTGCTGAACGTCAAAAAAGATTAGACGCAATAACCGATGCCGTAAATGCTGATGCCGGTCAAATAGTATGTGGAAGGATCGATGATCCTGAAATCGTAGATAAATTGACCATTAGATTTATCCCCTCCCCTAACGATGATTTAAATGAAGCTATAGGCGGCGGCTTTCCTATCGGAAGAACTACGATAATTACCGGGAAAGAGGATTCTGGTAAGACCGGTATCTTACTGGAAACGATCGCTTTAAATATGAAAAAAGATCCCGACTTTATAGCTTTATGGTTAGAATCCGAACAGTCTTTGAATCTTGATTATATGATTAACCAGTTTGGCATCGATCCATCGCGCTTTTACTTCGTTCAAATGACATTAAAAGACGGAGCCGAGGTAGCTTTAGATAGGTGTGAAGCCTATTTGAGAGTAGGCGGCATCAACATGTTCTGTATTAATTCTATGCGTGCATTAATTCCTAAAACAGAATTAAATAAACCTATCTCAGAAGATACCGTAGCTATGCAGGCACGGATGAATACTAAGGTTTTAAAGAAATATCTCAGTATCTGTTATGAAAACAACATCGCCTGTGTTATTGTTCAGCATTTAACAACACTAATAGGTACTATGTCTCGCGATCCATTTGCTATGGGCGGAGGCATGTTTATGAAATATGGTGGTCTTTTGATCATGGACATGCGAAAGCAATCCATTATTGATACTGACCCTATTACTAAAGAAGAAGGAATGAAAATTCTTATTTCAATCAAGAAAAACCATGTTACGCCAAAGCTTTATCCTTATGTCAAAGTTCTCCATTACGTTATCTACGGAGAAGGTACTGAAGTTATTTTAACGACTTTGAATAAAGCTCTTGAACAAGGGCTGTTAGAACAAAAAGGCGCCTGGATTTCTTGGCCAGAAAAAAATCTTAAATGGTGCGGAAAAATAAACTTCAGAGCTGCAATGAAAGAAGACGTCGGTCTTTTTACTACTTTACGAAATCTCGTATCCGGAAATGTAGAAAAGCTAACAGAAGAAGAGATGTTAGAGCTTGAAATTAATATCGAAAACGATATTATTAAGGCTGAAGAAGATGACTAAATCTACATCTTGCGTCATAGACGGCATTCGTTGCGAAATATTCTTTAAATATCCAGAAAGATGCGCCTTATGCTACGAACATTCTTTATTTCTTCCTGAAAAACAAAAAAATAAATCTCAACCTATGAGAAAAAAATCTAATAGATTAGGAGCACGTTTTGAAGAAGAAAATCATAAAAAAAATCAGGTACTTTTGAAAACCGAATCTTTTATGACTCCTAACTCTGGAGCCGGCACAGTTAAAGGTGATGAACAAATTTCCGGCATTATCAACATTATGGAAGAATTAAAAACCAAAGTTAAAGCCAAAATCTCTCGAGGTTCTAAAACTTTTACTATTCACAAGGATTGGCTTGAAAAATTAACGAGAGAAGCTTCTTTAGAAAATAAAGAATTTTGGTATTTAAAATTTAAATTCCTTGAATCTGACAACGATACTTATATTGTTGTAGATCAGGAAATAATAATGTCTATGGTAAAAACTATGGTCATGGACCGCAAACGAAGCTTAAATGCAGATTCTTCCATCAATGTTTATAAATTAAAAAATAGAGAACTCGAAGCTAAGCTTGTAGCAGCCGCATCTGAAATCAAAACTTTACAGTCTCAGATAGACTGTTTGAGAAAACAACAACCTTTAGAAGATAACATATTGATAGATTAAAAATCACTTGTTGGTTGTTTTAAATATTTTAACGAAAACTACTTTTATAAAAATCTGTTGTGTGATATGATATTCTCATAAGTAAAAACGAAAAAGTTTATCAAAGGAGTGTAAAATATGATGTCCAAACTTTTTAACGGACTTTTTGACGAAGATACCGATACCGCATCTTCTCAACCAGAAAAAACTGAAATTATTAGTATTTTTAGAAACAATAGTGAAGAAGAACAAGCAGCGCCTTCTCAAACTCTCGAAGATGTAAAAAATTCGGATTCAGACGAAAATATTTCAGAAAAAGTCGATAAAGCTAAGAAAGCTGCTACAGAAGAAACATCGATTTCTACTAATGAATCCGAAGAAACATTATTAGCTCCTCAAACCGAAACAGAAGAAGCCGTAAAAGAAGAAACGGTCCAGGAAGATACTCCTAAACCCAAAAAAACAAAATCTGTTTCTAAACCAGGCAGATCCAGAAAAACTGCTGAAAAAAAAGATGAAGATGTTAAAAAAGAAGATGAAGATGTCATAGAAGAAGATAACGTCGTTGTATATAATGCCAAATACAGTCCTGGTTCCGTAGATTTCGATATTATTCAAAATAAGCTTATTCCTTCCCCCAAAGACGACAAATGGGATGAAGTTAAAGCTGATATTGAAAAAGATTTAGAAAAACTTCATATTGATACAAATATTCAAATCGGTGCTTTAAAAATACTCTTAACTACCCTTCCAAACATTTATGCTCGTGTAAGGCCTTTAAAAGCTGAATATGATTGCTTACTTGATTCTTTGACGAATAAAGTTACCGGTCTTATTATTCGTCAGCAGAATATTAATTCCGGCGGCCTAGGTCAATTAACTGCCCGCAAGAAAAAAGCATTTGCTTCTCCCGAAAACTTTAAACTTGAAGGAACGCGGTCAACGATAAATCTTTATGATTATGAAATCGTAATTCGTTATCGTAGAGAGTGGCTTCAATCTGTAATGGATCAATTAGAAAACAAAAAATCCTGTATGATAGGGCTTTTAAGTATTATGAAAGTAGAGAATAATTAATTGTCATGGGAAACGTCGATAATAAGGTTCCAGCTTTTTTAACGGAAACTCAAAGAAGTATAATCAATAAAGATATTGAAAAACCACTTATTTATCAAATTAATGGTTTTGACTACGTAAATCATAATGTTATTATAAATATTTTAAATAAAGCTTTTGATTATTCATGGAATTGGACTATTATAGATAAAGGAATCGAAGAAACTCATACCTTTAAAAGAAGCAGAATAAATGGCGGTAACAATGAAGAATATCGTTCTTATTATGCGTGGGTGCTCGGAGAATTATCATATCCTGTATTTACAGCGGATAGTAAAAATCCAATCTGGATCAAAAAGCAGGCTTTTGGCGGTAAACCCTTGATAGGTGAAGCTAAAGTACAATCTCAAACTTATAAATCAGCTTCTTCTGATGCTTTAAAAAAAGCAGCCAGTATCCTGGGTATAGCTAAGAATGTTTATATGGATGAAAAAGTTTATAAACAAATCATGGAAGAAGAGTCTGCCTATGACAGCTGGACCGATGAAAACCAAATACTTTATCGAGATCAGCTTGAAATTCTTAAGGAATTTCAAAAAAGCTGCGGCGATTCAGATAAATTTATTGAGCATGTAAATGCATTTTGTAGGGAAACTTTAATGTATAGTAAGTTGGGTCAGATTACTCCAAGTAACATAGGTTATTTTATAGATTATCTTGACGAAAAAAATCTTTTAGCAGCAGCCCCTGAATCGTCACAAGATCAAAATACACAAACTAATAAAGCAATTACGATCTTTTCTTAAGGGAGCTTATTATGTTAATAGATGATCAGAAAGATTTTCTTGAGTGTCCAAAATGTGGATGTCTGCGTCATGAGATAAAAAAAACTTATAATATAAAACCTAAATTCAATATTAAATCAGATCGTTATTGGGAACTGTTTAATGAAAACATTGATTTTGTTTGCTGCGAATGCAAAACTATTATAAAAAGTTTTGATAATATTAATTTAGAGCCGCTTATATTAAAAAAAGTTCCTTCATCAAACTAAAAAACGGGGAGATTAAATGAAAGAAATCAGGTTGTTTGACATTTTATGGAGAACAAAAAATGCCGGACCATCACCCGACGACAATCGTCGTACTGAATTGTATTTTGCGGGATGCGATCGAGCTTTAAGCGGAAACCCTTGTAAAAATTGTTTCAACCCCTTATTGTGGGACAGAAGTAATTGTTATCCTAAAACTTCTGAAGAAATAGTAAATGCTTTAGATCGGCACAATATTCCCAAATATATAACTATTGTTGGCGGAGAACCAACTGATCAATTAGATGGTCTCGTGGAATTAAGCACAATTTTAAAAAAACGCGGTTATCATACAATGCTTTTTTCCTGGCGCAGCATGGATTGGATAAAAGAAAAAATATGTGCTGAAACTATCAATAATTTTAATATCATAGTTACCGATCCGTATATTGAAGCCGAACGAATTTATGATACAGCAAAAGATGATGGTATTCATAACGTTGTTGGTTCTGGTAACCAAAACATATGGCTTCCCGACAAATCCGTAAGCTATAAAGCTCGCGATATAGCTTCTTTAAAATTAAAAGAGAATAATGAACTGGAGGTAGAATTTTATGTCAGAAACGGAAGCTAAAGAATCTGAAGTTCTTATCCGTAACGAAGAAGGAAATTTATGTTTAAGCATTGATGATTTTCTTGTAGAGCTTTCTCAAATGTTTGAAGAAAACAGGCACGTTCTCGATATAAAAAAGAATAAAATTGACTGTCTTAGGGTTAAATGTGAAATCCTGGAAGATCCGAAAGATGAAAATTTTATTTATTTAAAACAAACGGATTTAGCAAATACAAGTAATACGCTTGAAAAAAGAATCAGCGTAGATTTACTGATCACACTATTTAAAAACGCTCGCTTGGATGGAGTCAGTCTTTCTAATGAACCTGAGCTTTATGATGTTTTCGGAGAAATGACGTATCAGCTTCACGAAAAATACTATAAAGGTAAAACCATCCCCTTTAAAAAAATGCTTAAAAATTCTAATAGTATTTTATTAAAGAACGACATTCCTATTTTGTGCGTTCGCGATACTTCTGCGGAAGATTTGGATTTTTATAACATTAGTGGATGCTGGGGCGGATCTAATATAGAAAATATGACATATAACCCTATTTTTTATATTAATTTTAATGTTCCATTTGAAGCCAACGTTTATTATAGTCTTTACCAAGAGCCTAATAAAATTTTATTAAATTATGATAACCAATCAGGAAAAGATAGCGAAAACAAGACCAATGAAAATGTCTATACTATAATCTTCTTTTCTAAATTATATGATTCTGTAGTAAAAATCAACTATAAATGTCATGACATATATTTTACTATTTCAGATATAACTTTTTTAGACGATTATAATAACATGAGAGATTTTGTAATGGATAATTACAATGAAGTCGCTAAAATATTCGACATGTTTGTCGAAAAAAATAAAGACAATCAAAGGAAAAATGTCTTTGATTTAATTGATTAGGAAAAGGAGAGGAATATATTTTGAGAAAATCTATGTGTGATTTCATCACTTTGCTTCGTAGTAAGGATAATCTTATTTATAGTTTGACTTACGAAGAAAATGAGTTTATCGAAGATATTTGTGACGCTATCAGAAAAATGAATAGTGATCCTTTAAGGGCAGGATTTAAAATCCCAGCTAGAATCTATGTCTACACCAGACCTACCGGATTATATGAACTTGATGTAATGGATCCTCTTAAATACGATGAAAATAAAATCGTAGAAGGAGTAAGAAATCCGATCGAAGCACTTAACTATGTTAGAGTTCTTCAGCATGACGCTTCTGTTAAAGGTCAAAACATTTTAGATAAGCTCAATAAAAACACAAAGAAAAGCAATAATGAAGAAGCTGTTAAGCCTGCAATTTTTATCTTTAAAGATCTTCACTTATATTTTAATGATAAAGATGTAATGCGTCTGCTTCGCGATTTAAAAGAAACATACGCTTATCTTAATAAAAATACGGTATATAATTATTGTCCTATTGTAGTAACCTCCCCCGTTCTTGATTTACCTGTTGAATTGGAAAAGATTTTTACTCTTTTCGAATATCCTTTAATGACAAAGCAGGAAGTGTTCAATTATGTAAAAGACACCTGCATAGCATGTAAAATGAATAAAGAAGAAATTGAAGCAGTAGCCAATGCCTGCACCGGTCTTACACAGCGGGAAATTCTAAGAGCGCTTATGCATTCGATGGGAAAACATGCTCCGGAAAAGAAAATTTCTGTTCCGCACCTGCATGAAGAAAAAATCCAAATCGTTAGAAAAAGTGGCGCCTTAGACTTTATCCAGCCTGAACACACAATGGAAGATCTGGGTGGCTGTGATAATTTCAAACTATGGATCAAAAAAGTAAAAGAATCTATGTCTGAAGAAGCCAAAACGTTTGGTATTCCTCAACCTAAAGGAGCTATGCTTGTAGGCGTTCCTGGAACATCTAAAACCGTATCGGCAGAAATTTTAGCCAGTTATTTAAATGTCCCGTTGCTGTCTTTAGACATGGCTAAAGTTATGGGCAGCTTCGTCGGACAATCAGAACGCCAAATCGCAAATGCTCTTAGAATTGCACAAAGCATTGCTCCGTGCGTATTGATCCTTGATGAAATGGAGAAAACTTTGGGTGGTAAACAAAATTGTCTTTGTTTTAATTAAAAAAGACAATTTATGCCGTTCTTGGCCAAGCGATATTGAAGACCAAGAATAATTATGGCGGAATTAAGCTGGAAAATCCTCCCTGGTAAAAATATATACCATAGGATAATCAGAACCGAAGGCGAAGACGTAGCCGTCTTTAACAATGTATAAGAGTAAAATCGAAATCATTGTTTCGCAAGCTATGAATTGCGAAACCAGGGGCCACGGATAGAAGGTGATCTCGTATCTTATGAATACGAAGTATAATCCTTCCAAGAGGCCGCCATACGTATATCGAATGTAAGCACGTAAAAAGCTATCCTGAGCTATGTTGTAATGACATAGAAGTTGAAATAAAAAATTCAACGATAACAAGACTGGTCCAAAGTTCTAATTCTACAGACTCCGGCACTCTCGCCAGAGTAATGTCTCAACTGCTGAATTTTCTTCAAAAAGACAATACCGGAATCATTACTATTATGACGTCTAATGATGTAAGTCAGCTGCCTCCTGAATTAACACGCTCAGGACGTATAGACGCACAATGGATGTTCGATCTTCCTAACGAAGTTGAAAGAGAAGAAATCATAAAAATCTATACGGCTAAAAATAAATTAGAAATCAATGCTGCCGCAATGCTTTACATGGTTCAAGCTACAGACAACTTTACTGGTGCAGAAATCAAATCTGCTGTTAAAGATGCTATGATCAATTCTTTTTATAGACAAAAAGAGAATTCTTCAACAGATTTTACCAGAGAAATCATTATTGATGATATAAAATCTGCTGTTACCAATACCGTTACAGTTTGGCGATCTTCTAAAGAAAAAATTGAAGCTTTTCGTGCTTATTCTCAAGATCGCTATTTAAATGCTTCTCGTAGTTTAGAAGAAATCAAAGCAGAAAAAAAAGTGTCTTTATCTAAAAAGACGAGAACTACGTCAGCAGCTAAAAATAATGTATTAACTATTTTTACCAATACTGCTGAAGAATAGATATAATTTATGGCTATTGTATCTATTAACGAAGCTTATAATACTGTAACGTATAAAAAGAATTTAGCTAATTTTTTAGCCCAACAGGAAATTCAAGATTTTATTGAATTTTTCTCAGTTCTGGAACAACAATTTTCTATGACTGTACTTTTTAAAGATGTCAAAATCGATGAAATCAAAAATAGGATTTTAACCGAAATTATGGAAAAAAATTTTGAAATACAAAAACCTAATGTTTTGAAATCTGAAATAGTCAAAGAAATTATAAAGGTATATTCAGAACGTATGGATTTAAATGAAATTTCTAATAAGGATGAAACATGGACACTAAATTAAAAGTCGTTTTGTTGCAGCATACGCCTGATCCTGATGCAACTATAGCTGCTGCGGCCAAATTATGCTATTCCAATAGATCTGTCAAAGATATTATGGAAAATGTAATACAAAAAGAAGATGAAACAGCTAAATTCGTTCAAATGCTTGCTGATTTAGGGCACGAATCCCCTTTCGAACATGTATCTTTTACATTCGGAATCGAAGGAGTTTCACGAACACTCACCCATCAGCTAGTGCGACATCGTATTGCTTCTTATTCCCAAAAATCACAGCGTTATGTGAAAGAGCATGATTTTGAAGTTATCATGCCTCCTTCTATCGCTGTATGTGAAGAAGCTGCGAAAGAATTTTTAAAAGTAAAAGACAGCATTCAAAAATTATACGACACTTTAGTTAAGAAATATAATGTTCCTGCTGAAGATGCCCGCTATATACTTCCAAATGCTACCGAAACCAGCATTATTGTAACCATGAATGCTCGTAGCCTATTCAATTTCTTTAATCATAGATGCTGTATGAGAGCACAATGGGAAATCAGAGCTTTAGCTAATGAGATGTTAAAACTCGTAAAAGCAGTAGCACCGTATACTTTTAATATTGCGGGCGCTGCATGTAAAAAATTAGGTTATTGCGTGGAGGGTAAGATGTCATGCGGCGCTTATCCTACACTAAATAAAATAAAAAATATTAAGGAGGTTACTAATTATGAGTAACTGGGTAAAAGCAAAAGTAGAAACCTTGAAAGACGTGAGAACCGATTATTTTGAAAAAGCACTGGCTAATATGGGATTCACCGCCAATTTTGACGTGAAAACCGTTAAAGGCGCCTATTCTTCTGACGGTAATCGCGGATGCGACTGTGTTTTATTCGACTTGAGAGGAAACAATGTTCAAATCGGTATGAGTTTTGATGATAACGGAGATGGAACTACTCAAATGACTGTAGTTAGCGACTGGTATTCTCAATCTTATACTCCAGAATCTTTCATGGAAAAATTCACCTTAGAATATAACACTGTAAAATACCAAGATGTAGCAGCATCTCTTGGTATGTCTATCGAATCTACTGAGAATTTGGCTGATGGACGTCGTAAGATCGTTTGTCGTCGTGCTGCATAAACAGTAAAAAATTACTGTTTATAAAAACTAAATTAGCGTCCTATGTTTTCTAATATAGGACGCTAATAATTTTAAAAATAAATGGAGGAATTTAATAATGGAAGAAACAGTAACTATCATTCTCGATGGTAAAGGAAACTTGGAAATTGAAACTGACGGTTTTAAAGGAAAAATCTGCGAAAAAGTAGCGAATGAAATTCTTGTAGGCATGAACGGGACCACTAACGATTCTGGACGTAAAGCGGCCTACTATGAAGACGGAGACAATCCTGTAGAAATTTTATCTAAATCTTAATTGGGAGATGCAGTATGACCACAAAAGCTGACATTTTAAAAAATTTAAGTGAAGAACAACGAGATGTTGTTATAAATTATAACGGCAGAACCAATTTGGAAGCTATTCCTGGATCTGGAAAAACATTTACTATGGTAGCTCGTTGTCAATATATGATTAAAGATGGTGTAAAACCTTCAAGAATTTTGGTTTTTACTTTTACCAAGAAAGCTGCTGAAGAACTTTATAATAGGCTTCATGATACTATTGGTTCAGATGCAGATAAAATGACTATTTCTACATATCACAGCTTTTGTGGTAAATTACTGCGGCTTTTTCCAGAATATACCGGTCGGACTAGAAATTTCAGTATTTTTGATGAAGATGATAAAAAACAGGTTTTGAAAAAAATTATAGCTCGAGGCTGGACGAATCTTCCCCGAGAATATAAAGAGATAGTTAATTACATTTCTAATTTTAAAAAGGACAATCTTTCCCCTTCTGAAGCTATGATACATAGAACAGAAACTTCTTATGAAAAAACCTGCGCTAAAATCTATAAAGCTTACGAAGAAGAAATAAGAAAACAAAACGCTTTTGATTTTGATGACTTAACTTATTTTGCGTATCGTATATCTAAAATGAATCTCGAAGTCCATAAATATATAACTGAAAGATATGATTATGTATTAAGTGATGAAAACCAGGACGCCAATAAACAAAATATGGATTTTATTTTAACGCTAGGCTCTAAGAATAATAACATTTTTGTTGTCGGCGACACCGATCAAAGTATTTATGGTTTTCGTGGCGCTGATGTCCAATATGTCATGGACATTTACAAAGTAAAGGATTTTACTACTAAATTTTTATCGACTAATTATAGAAGCACGAAAACGATAGTCAATGCAGCTAACAGTTTGATAACTAATAATAAAGCCAGAATCAAAAAAGACTCTAAAACTATTAATAGTATGGGCGATCCAGTAAATATCATTGCTTGTGAAGATAATATGATGGAAGCAGACTATATCGCCACAACAATAAAACAAATCAAAAAACAGAATAAAAATTTAAAATACGAAGATTTCGCTATTTTATGTCGTCTTCAAGCTCAAACACGAATATTGGAAGAAGTTTTTCTACGTAACCGTATACCCTTCAAATTAAAAGGTGTTATTCCATTCTTTCATAGATCAGAAATAAAGGACTTATTAGCTTATTTAAAAATAGCATATAATCCTCAAGATTTAACTGCTTTTGAAAGAGTTGCTAACATTCCTAAACGCAATATTGGCGCTGCCAGCTTGGAAAAACTGTTATTGTCAATTAAATCAATAAATGATATAATTGACCCGACAGGTCCTGTAAAGAAGCTGGCTCTTAAACGTAAAACCAAAATTGGTCTTGAGAATTTCATCAAGGTTATTCAAACATTAAAAAACATGGTTGATCAAAATGCCAAAGTCCCAGAAATGCTTATTTATTTAAAAAACGCTATCAATTATGAAGACTATTTAAAAGAAACCTCTAAAATTCTTGGTAGTGACAATGAAAAAATAAACAACATAGAAGAACTGATTCGGTTATCGTATTCTTATGTTGATTTAGAAGATTTTTTAAACAACGCAGTTCTGGGAGATAATACCACTAGCACCAATGAAAAAGGAGAAGTCACTAAAGATGTTGACTGCGTCAATATCATGACTATGCATGGTGCTAAAGGATTGGAATTTGATACTGTTTTTTTATATGGATGCAGCGACAATAATAATCCATTTCGTTTAGCTCATAACAGCAAATATGATATCGAAGAAGAACGCAGGCTGTTTTATGTCGCAATGACTAGAGCAAAAAAATCGCTGCACATTACTTATCCGGAACGTGCTACATCCAGAGAAGGTAAGATTTATAACTGTTATTGTTCCAGATTTATTGATGAAATTTCGAAAGAATATTGCTCATTTTCCAGATTTCCCCATAAAGCCATATCTTCTTTATAATAAAGGCCTCCAGTAAGGAGCGATTTATATGAAGTCTCAAACAAGGGCTATACAATCCGTTTCTGACATCAAAGATTACATAAAAGCAGAAACGGAATCTGATCCAAAAAAATGGATAACTTTAAGCATGAACATTGTTCAGGAAAGATTTGATCTTCCGCAATATCTTAGTAGATCTGTTATAAGTATCTTGAGTCTTGATCCAGAATTACGTTATCAGTTAGTAGAAGCTACAGCACGATTTAAACCTAAAAAGTTTAGATTCGATTTACCCGAAGAAAAATTAAAAGATCTTGGAAAAATTAGACAATTTCAAATGTCTGAACTGGAAGAAAAAACTCTGTTAAAAAGATTAAACAAATACTATAACATAGATCAAATCCAAGTCATATATATATTAATGCATATATGTGAAAAACTTATTATAAAAAAAGTTCATAAAGAATGGAATACGATCAATATTCCGGAATTTTCCAGATCTATCGGCATTTCTGATATAGAAACCTATCACTATATAGATATTCTGTATTCTGAAGGTATATTAAAAAAATCGCCGATCAATAATATGTATAAATTAACTATTACTGAAGAAGATTCTAAAATCGTAGATAAAGATATTGAAGCAATTATTTTAGAAAATGGCGGCGACTTGGAAGGAGAAATGGATCTTTCCCTTCTTAGCGATAATGCCAATTCCTTTACTGAACTTCAGGAGCTAAATAAATTTCAAGCTAATCTAAACAATATGGTTAAGCATAATAATAAAATCAGCGAACTTATAATGAGTCAGCTAAAACTCTGTGATACTTTGGCTACAAAAGATAAGATGCTGAGACAGCAAAAAAATGCTTTTATTCGCTTAAATGACTCTTATAACGAACAAACTCATCGTCTTGAAAAATTGCAAGAAGAAAATGATAAGTTGAAACAAAACAATAAGACTATCAATAAATTTAATGATGAGCGAACACGCCATATTGAAGAAACAACTAATATTTTAGCGTCGGAACTTTTAACTATAGTGGAAGAATATTTGAAGCTGCCGGTTCATAAGAAAAACGAAATAGCAACCAGCGCCAAGTTCAAATATGATATAAACAAAACCATTATGGAAAATACCAAAAATATAATTGATTTTAAACCATATAGAGAAGAATAAAATGTCGAATAAATATATAATTTCTTATTCCGGAAAAAATCCGGAGAACTTTGATAAATTCATAACACTTATAAATAGCGATGAAGATAATGAATATCATAAAAAACAATGGTTAATATCTCAAAAAACTTATGATAATATCTTGAAAGAAATCCCCTTGAATGAGTTAGACTTCAAGGGGGAGGATCTTTCATCGCTAAAAGAAGACAATGAAATAGGGAAAGATTTAAAATTAAAGCTTTTCCCCTACCAAAAAGAAGTTGTAAGATTTTGTCTTTCAAAAAATAAAGCTATTATTGTTCTTCCTTGTGGCAGCGGTAAAACCCCTATTGGTATTGATACGTTTATAGACGCCAAGAATCTTTCTATTATTTCTGAATCAGGTAAAGGTTTAATTGTTGTAAAATCTTCACTTAAGATCCAATGGTCTAAAGAGATAGAAAAATTTTCTAATCTTAAAGCATCATTGGTCGATACGTATAAAAGTGTTAATCCTTATTTGCAAGCTAAAATAAGAAAGCTTAAAAAGAAGCAGGAACCTTACTTAAAAAATGCCATGTATTATGCTTCTGAATTGGAAGAAATAGAAAACGAAATAAGACTATTGGAAGAAAAAATTGAAACTGAATTTAATGCAATGTTCGATGAGAAAAACGATCTTTTTATAGCTAACTATGAAACGCTTCGTGATTCTCATGTGCGTCAACGTTTACATAAACTGAATTTAGAATATGTGTTCGCCGACGAAATTCATTATATAAAAAACAGTTCTTCCAGTCGCAGTAAGGCTTTATATGAATTTGCGGATGTAAAACTGCGTTTTGGCGCTACAGCTACGCCAATACAAAAAAATCCTCTTGATGCTTATGGAATATGCAGATTCATTTCTCCCGATACATTTAAGTCCGAATCTTCTTTTAAAACACGTTACTTAGTTTATTCTGGTTTTGGAAGAGTCAGTGGCAGCAAAAACGAACAAGAGCTAAATAAAAAACTTTCAGACTTTATGATCGTTAAAGAAAAAGAAGAAGTTTCAGCGCAGCTCCCTAGCCTAGTCGTTGTTCCACGTTATTGTGCTTTAGAGCAAAAACAAATAGCAGTTACAGAACAAATTCTGGAAGAGATAAAAGAATTAAAAGAACAAGAACGAAACCTGATAGCAAATTCAAATGGAAATATACCAGCCAACAACGAGGAATTATTAAAAATACAAGCAAATATTATGGCTCGTCAAACCTTTGCTTCTGAGTTGGCGGTAACAGAAGAATTACTAACTTTATCAGACTCCAATCTTGCTAAAAAATTCGTAACAGGCTCTAAATCTAATAAAATTGAGCTACTTCTAGATCTTATCGAAGAAATAACGGAAAGTAATGAAAAAGTCGCATTATTTTCTAAATATCGTCGACTTCAACCCATCTTAACCAAAGCTATTAATGAAAGATTTTCTAACATTAAGATAGCTTATATTTCAGGTTCACTTAGCAGTGAAGAGCGTTATACCGAAGCCTATACCAAATTCAGAGACAATGATGAATATAAAGTTCTTATTATGTCCGATGCCGGTGTGGAAGGTATTAATTTATCTAAATGTAAATACTTGATCGAAATAGAACCAGCAGATTCTTATATGGTACAAACTCAAAGGAGGGGCCGGATAGAAAGAGCAGATTCTTTACATACTACAGTATTTGTTTATCAACTGATTGCGGAAAAATCATATGACGAAATCAGTTTGAAAATTATAGATAAAAAAGAACGCTATGATGCAGCAATTATTAAGGGGAATCTGTAATCAGATTCCCCTTTTTATATAATAATATTAGAAAAGGAAAAATAAGATAATGGAATTTTTTGAAGAAAATAACGAATTTGAAGATTTTTTAGAAGATCAATATGCTGAAAACAAAAATGCCGAATGTGTACTCGACGAAGCAAAAGTGAATTATTATATTAGCAGAATCAAAAAAAATAATGAAATGAAACAAGCTATTATTGATAAAGCTAAAGTAATCTTAGAAGATTATCAAGACAAGGTCGGTATTTGGAAAGAAAAAAAAATAAGGGCCTTAGACAATGACAGCAGTTTTTATTTGGAACGCTTACAAACATATTATAATGCCAACGCTAAAAATAATAAAACAAAGCTGCATTTTCCCGAAGGTAATCTTGGCTATTATAAGACAAGAAGCTCGATTAAATTTGATGAGCCTATGATCATGGAATATATCGACATGATTCGTTTAAGAGATAACAATCCGGGAGCTTATAGTGAATTTATAAAAACTGTTCCCAAACTCGATACAAAAAAATTAAAAGAATTTGCTGAAATCGATCCTGAGACCAATTTATTCAAAATCGATGGAGTCGCTATTCCTGGCGTTAGAGTAATTCCCAGTTCAGAAGAATTCAACGTAAGATAGATAGTTAATAGAAAAATAAAAAAAGGATGTGAAAAATGCAAGTTACAAAAGAGATTTTAGATAAACTTCATAAAATTGACCTAAAAGAGTTTTTAATTTCTAGATATAATATTGTATTCACATCTTCATCAAATAGCAGCGGAAGCTGTCATTGTCCTCATCCTGATCATGATGACAAACATCCAAGTTTTTCGGTATGGAAAGATAAAAATGGTGATTGGGGCTGGTGCTGCCATGGCTGCCATCGAGACACTAAAAATATCAAAAATAAAAATTATGGAACCGATATCATAGCTCTTATTCAATGGCTATCTGATTATACTGGCTCTAAGCATATATTTACTTTTCGAGAAGCAGTAAAAATTGCGTGTGAATTTATTGGGATCAAATTTGAAAAAAACGCTGCTTCATATCCAAAACAATATTATTTAAATAAAATCGGGGCTAAAGCATGTCATAAATTTTTAATGGAATATGATACTGTTGCTTATGACTATTTATTAAAACGCGGTCTTGATACCGAAGATTTAAAAGAATGGTCCATAGGATATAATGGAGATAGAATAACTTTTCCCCTATTCGATTCGAATAGAATAATTCGTGGTTTTTCTTCCCGAATTATAGGTTCTGATAATTTTAAACCTAAATATATTAATTCTGCTAACAGCTCTTTCTTTAACAAATCAGAATATCTTTACGGTATACATAGAATCGACAGATCACTGGATTATATAATTATTACTGAAGGTGTCTTAGATGTAATTGGAGCTTATAAATATGGCCTTAAAAATGTTGTAGCCACATTAGGACATGCTTTTACAGAGCAACACGCTATTATATTAAGAAAAAAATATCCTGGAATAGAAAACATTATCTTTGTTTATGATAATGATCTTGCAGGCGAAAAAGGCTTAAAAAAAGCTGCATCTATAGCTTATAATAACGGCTTCGTCGTAAATTATGTTTCATTATCTGATCACAACGATTTATTCGATTTTTCAAAAGCCTATAAAGAAAATACCGTTAAGAAAATAATGTCTTCATTTCTCCCCTATTTTTATAAAGATTTTAAAGGAGACATAGAAGAATTTGAAACTGTAATTTTAAATTTTAAAAATAAAATGGCTATGAAGGCCAATAAAGTTGCAAATAAAATTATTAATCCTAAAGAACATTTTTTATTAAAAACGTTTTTAAAAAATAAATTTGATATAGATGTCGATATCGGAGGTGACACGAACGTTGAATATAAAAAAACTTCTTGAATACTTGAAACTAAAATTAAATTTTAAAAAAGAAGAAAAAAATATTACACCCATAAATACAATAAAGGCTCCAGATCTTTTAGAGCTTTCAAATCGTCATCAGGCTATTAAAGATATATATGGAGAAAACGATAAAGATATCAAAGTCTGTCCCAGTTGTCATGCAAATACCGATACTTTAATTGCATGCGATCAATGCAAAACCCTGGGCTGCGACAACTGTCTTATCTACGATCCATCTAAAGAAAAATACTATTGTGAAAATTGTTGGTACGCATGAAAAAAGAACTAGAAGAAGAAATCAAAAAATATTATAATATGCATAAGATTTCTGACGACATAAACATTATAAATTTATCTCAAAATTTGGATCAGGAAAAAAATAATGAAGAAAAATATTTCAGATGTATCCGTAACTATTTAGAACCCATTAATGGAGGATGGGGAAAAAAACTAGAGTCCTGCGGACAGCTTACAGCCGATGAATGTTTCTACTGCAAACAAAAACTGGCGCAATTATATTCTTCGTACAAAATAAAAAAAGACGATGTATTTAACGGTTGTGCTTACTGTTACTGGTTCTGTTCCAAACAATATTTGAAAAAAGGCGGCGGATTAAAATTAACGAAAAAGCAAATAACGAAATGGAAGAAAGAATATTCGTAATTTCAGAAATATTGCGTCCAGAATACAAAAAACAATTTAGAAACCGTCCTTTTATTCCTCATACACCTTTATTCGACAAGTATGATATGATAGCAGCCTCAGAACTACAACTTCGAAAAGATATGGAAAAAAATCCAGCCTATTTACAGCTTGTAGCTTATACAATAATTATCAATCCCCTAAAACAACAAATTTTTCTGGCTCAACGTATCTCTGGAGATGAACGGTTATTAAATACTTATTGTCTTGGATTCGGAGGACATGTCAGTGCAGAAGACATTCATGTGGAAATTTGTTCCAACCCTATCGACAATGCCGCTATACGAGAATTAAGAGAAGAGCTTTTTATTAAAAAGAAAAATCTTAATCTTAAACAGCTTGGGTATGTGAGAGATCTTAATTCGACCACTAACGAACATATCGGCATCGTTTATTATCTTGAGACTGGATCGGTGTTTGTTCGTGAAAAAGATAAGCTGAAAGGTCTTTGGGTTTCTTATGATGATCTGAAAAATATTTATTATCACAAACTTGAATCATGGTCAAAATATATTTTAGACTACATTTATGAGTCTAAATACTATCAAAAAACATTTAATTTTTAATCATTTTTTGATACGTAATAAGAGAGTACTAAAAGATCTAAAAGTACAATATATGCTTGTCCTTTTAGAAAAAACATCAATATATAGAGGACCTAAATAAATGACCCAGTTAACTAAAGTTGTTAAACGGAATCAAAAAATCGTTGATTTTGATTCTCAAAAAATTAGTAATGCAGTAAAAAAAGCGTTTAAATCTGCCAATATCGAAGATTATGAAAGTCAAGCTGAATATATATCGCTTTGCGTAAAAAACCAACTTCAATCTAAAGATATTGTAACAATCGAAGAAATTCAAAATCTTGTTGAAAAAAACCTTATGGTTTCAGTAGCAAAAGGCAGAACGCCTTACAAAGTTGCTAAGAAATACATACTTTATCGTGATCGTCGTGATAAAGATCGTGAAAGTATAAATAAACTAGCCCAGACATTTCATGACGTAGTAGATATTGAAGATAATAATATAAAAAAATCAAATGCTAATATAAACGGAAATACTCCGGCTGGACAGATGATGATCTTCGCTTCTGAATCATCTAAACAACACGCCTTTGATTATATTGTTAATCCTAAATATGTCCAGGCACATAAAGATGGCTATATTCATATTCATGATGCAGACTATATCAGCACAAAAGCTGCTAATTGTAATCAAATTGATTTAGTGGAACTTTTCAAGCATAATTATATTTATACCAATGATTCTGTTATGAGAAAACCAAAAAGAATAAGTTCTTTCGCTTCTCTAGCAGCCATATCTCTTCAAAGTGAACAAAACGAAATGTTTGGAGGCCAGGCTGTGCATTCGTGGGATTATGCTATGGCTAAAGGTGTAGCATTAACTTTTAAAGAGCTTTATAAAAAATATAATGACTTATTAAAAGAAAGCACTGAAAAAGTCGAAGATTCAGAAATAAAAATCGGCAGCTCACGTATTATAAGCTTGACACCAAAGACATATGAAATAGCTTATAAAGAAACAGTTAAAGAAACTCATGAAGCTATGGCCGCATTTATTTACAATCTCTGTTCAATGCATTCTAGAGGTGGTGGACAAATTGTGTTCAGTTCTATTAATTACGGCACAGATGATTCTCCCGAAGGACGTATAGTTATTGAACAAACTTTGAAAGCTGTAGATGAAGGACTTGGAGATGGCTCAACTGCTATCTTCCCTATTTCTGTCTTTAGAGTTAAAGACGGTATTAATTTTACTGAAGAAGACTGGCAGCTTGCTAAATCTAATTGGAATGATGCTTTGTCTGGTAAATTAAAATTTAAAGCGCCAAATTTTGATTTATTTATCAGAGCCTGCGAAGTTTCTTCAAGACGTTTGTTCCCCAATTTTGTTTTTGAAGACAGCACCTTCAATCAAAATCCGCTCTGGAAGCAAGAAGATCCTAACCGTTATAAATATGAGATAGCCACAATGGGATGCAGAACAAGAGTATTCGATAACTTGTTTGGCGAAAAAAGTTGCGTAAGTCGCGGGAATTTATCTTTTACTACTATTAACTTACCACGTCTAGCTATTGAAGCAAGATTAGAATGTTTAGAAACGAAAAAAGAAGTTTCTAATCAGGATGTTGTTGATATTTTTTATAATAAGTTAAATTATTACATGGATATGGCTCACGACCAGCTAATAGAACGTTATCATTTTCAATGCAGCTCTTATGCTAAACAATTTCCTTTTATCGTAAAAAACGCAATGCTTATTGGCACTGAAGATATGAACATGGACGATAAAATGGGAAAGGCTTTAAAAAATGGTACTTTAAGTATAGGTTTTATCGGTTTAGCAGAAGCCTTAAAAGAACTTACCGGTAAACATCACGGCGAAGATTCTGAAGCTCAAAAACTCGGTTTGGAAATTATTACGTATATGCGGAAAAAAACCGACGATATGACAATGAAAGATCAATTAAACTTCAGTCTTTTTGCAACTCCGGCCGAAGGTTTATCAGGACGCTTTACTATTATTGACCGAAAAAGGTTCGGAACTATTCCTGGAGTTACCGATCGTGATTTTTATACTAACTCTAATCATGTTCCAGTATATTATCATATAAGCGCTGTCGATAAAATAAAAATAGAAGCGCCTTATCATGAACTGACCAATGCCGGACACATCATGTATATTGAAATGGATGGAGATCCAAGAAAAAATGTTTTGGCTTTCGCTTCTGTCGTCATAGAAATGAAACGTAATAATATTGGCTATGGAGCTATTAATCATAGCGTTGATAGATGCTGCAAATGCGGCTATGAAGGCGTTATAGATAAAGAATGTCCTAAGTGTCACGAATCTTCTTTGATAGACCGCATACGTCGTATAACTGGATATTTAGTAGGTTCCACCGATCGTTGGAATAGTTTTAAATTAGACGAATTAAAAAACCGTACAAAACATTTATAAAAAATTGCATTTAAAATTATTGTTTATACTTGACGCCTAAGTTGATTTATTATATAATTGTATCAACGAAATCAACGGCCGTTAAAATCCGTTGATTGATTCTTTAGGACCCATAACTCAGTTGGCTAGAGTATCCGGCTCATAACCGGACTGTCCTAGGTTCGAGTCCTAGTGGGTCCACCATATAATAAAAATATAAAATGCAGATAGGTAATAAATATATCACAACCCCTCTTAACTAAATATAATTAAAAAACAGCATCCTAGTTGCTGCTTGTGACAATTTCCTTCTGAAACGGTGTGATGTGGTAGGTTGGATATATAGTCATTGTTTAGCATGCTCCTTGTTGCTTTTATTAAGTATTTCTTCCAGCATTTCATTTAAAAGATAATCAATTAATTCATCAGCGCTGGATTCTATCAGTTTTGAATATGTATTCAGTGATAAAATCATTGTTTAGTTACAGTCTTTTAACAAAAAATAAAATTTTAATTATATTTTTGTGATATTTTTTATCTAGAGCATTTTTATATTATAGACTTTTTCTAAATAAAACGATTTTCAGTCTCGAGTCCCTGGATCGTTTTAAAGAAAAAATTTTGTTTCTTTTTCTATGAACTTTAATGTAACATAGAAAAAGAAAACCGTTCGGCGAGTTTTGCTGCCTTTACAGCTGAATGGGAAAAGATAGAACAGGCAGACGACATTTGGCGGTTTTATAAGTCTAAACCGCTCCTGATATTTGGTAGAGTTCACAAATGGAAAGAAACAGCCCGTCAGTTAAGGGGACTGACGTTAAACTGTCCCCTTATTAATCTAAAATTTTCCTATCAGCATCTATTTAAAGTTCTCTATAATATTTAGGGGCTTTGAATAGATGCTGGTAGGAAACTACAAAAAACTACTGGTTTAATGCGGCTGGCATTTTAACTTGATATCCTACCGTAACTTCGGATGTACGGAGTCTGTGGCGGACAGAAAATGCCAATATTCTACATTTTATGTAGATCGTCGGCGAGCGACAGAAAAACCAGCTATTAAAGAGGAGTTTTGTTACCGTGGTGACGATATTCCTCTTTTTACCGGTAGTAAACTACAAAGGTTATGATACGAACCTAATACTATCTCTAATAGATAGTAAAAATCTTTTATAAAATAGTGAAGGAATTATTCTTTCAAGAATAGATAGAAACTATAGCATAAAAGGATATCACGACTTTAGTCGTTGAGAGTATCAGTGGTGAAACGTCTAAATTTCGCATTTAGACTTGTTCTGTTATTAAAACAGAATTTAATGTTTACTGGCTTGAGCGTAAGCTCTGGGGCCACCGTAGACGGGGACATTTCCCCTTTTTGTTGGCTTAAGGACGGAACAGGCAGCCGTCGCCGGATAGCAAAAAACTTGATTAGGAGATGTGGGAACAGCCACCCCACTAAGCCAATAACATCTTCCCCGATAGCTCAATCGGTAGAGCACTCGGCTGTTAACCGAGTTGTTGTAGGTTCGAGTCCTACTCGGGGAGCCAAAATTGCGGGGTGGAGCAGTTGGTAGCTCGTCGGGCTCATAACCCGAAGGTCGTTGGTTCAAGTCCAACCTCCGCAACCACTACGATAATATTTCTCACTCAATATGGTTAATAAGACGTTTACTGTTCAAACGCGTAACCTGAGAGACTGCACTGTCCGCAGGAGAAATTAAATATAAATCAGCATATGCTCTCCCCCCACCTATTTATTCTCTTAATGGTATTGTGGCGCCTTGGCTGACGAGCCTAAAAGCCACAATTTTATATGCGAATATGATTTAACGGTAAAGCATTAGTTTTCCAAACTAAAAATGCGAGTTCGATTCTCACTATTCGCTCCATTTTAATATCATCATAAGGATGGGTGGCCGAGTTGGTTTAAGGCACTGGTCTTGAAAACCAGCGAACGTTGCTACGTTCCGTGGGTTCGAATCCCACCTCATCCGCCACCATTCAAAAATATATCCCGATTTTTTCAAGAATTAAATATAGAAAAAATCGGGATTTTTTGTTTTATAAGGAGAATAAAAAATGATACCACTTATGAATATAAAAGATACAGAAAACTATCAAAATCTACACCTTTCAGATGCACAATATGTATTGGCATTTAGGAACCTGATTGAATTTTACGGAAAAATGATGTTGGGCTACAAAAATTGTTATAGTACATCATTATATTATGTTACGCCTAAGATAAAAAAATCTGAATATCCGAGTTTTATAGATTTTTTAATGAATAAAATAGCCTATAGTAACTGGCCAAATAAATGGAAAGATAATAATCCTCATTATAAAAATTTTAAAAAATGGCTGTATAATTTTGAAAAAGCCTTAAAAGAATTTAAAAAAACTCATTTAGATTTTTATCTTGAATATTTAATAATTGAATTGAAAATAGCCATAACTTTTGGCTATGATCAATACATTTATCTACCAAATATCCCTAATATTTATATTGATTATATGGTATCTTTGAAACGATATAATGTTATGGACCATAGCAAAATAAGTTATGATAAATTTGCAAATACAGGTCGTCTATTTTCAAGTTATGATTTTATTTTTGAATTTGAAAGATCTGCACGTTCCATAGAATTAATGATGAAAAAAAATCGTTTTTGTTTTTCAAAATTATTTTATTCCATAGGTTATCGTTTTCCGAAAATGGTTCGTAAACAAACATTTCCCTGGAAATATTTTATGAAGAATCACTATATTGAAACTTTACATTCCAAAACAGATCTTCTATTTAAAAAACATTCAATAAAATATAACGATTGTTATTCTAACCTTAACCTTTTAATCGAGGCATAAAAATATTGTGAAGAGAATAGAACTTTATAAAAAGCTTCTACAGGATATTCTTATATTAGAAAATAGAGTATCTTTTTTAGAACAACAAATAACGTTAAACAGATCTGGTTTTGAAGAAAAATTTTATCGTTTAGAACATCAAATGAGGGAAGAAAAAAACCTTTTGGAATATCAAATCAACAATTTAATAATCAAAAATAAAAAAGGAATATAGCATCATGATGCGAGTATATATTTCTAGAACAATCACAAGACTGGAACATTCTAATGGGCATACAATTATAAAAAAAATAAGGGTAGATACTGCTAGTTTAGAAACCTTTTTAGAAATAAACAAATCTTATTATAAACATTTTATTTTCGTAGAAAAATGAGGCGAAGTAATATGAGATATCTTTCTATTATCAATGAAACCATAACTGATGGCGACGGCATGAGAACGAGCATATACGTTTCCGGATGCAGCCATCAATGCCATGGATGTCATAATCCTCAAACATGGGACTCTAAAAATGGCACAAAAATAACACCGGAATTTATTGATGAGCTTATTATTAAAATTAAGCAGAATCCTCTTTTATCGGGCGTAACTTTCACCGGAGGAGATCCTCTTGATGATGATAATGCTGAAGATTTATTATGGATATTAAAAAAATTCAAAGCAGCCGGCATAAATGTTTGGTGTTATACGGGTTATGTTATAGAAGATTTACTTGTATTATATCCTCAAAGAGAATGTCTTTTATACATAGATGTATTAGTAGACGGTCCATTTGAAGAAGATTTAAAAGATCCTGACCTGGTCTTTATCGGAAGCTCAAATCAGAGAATAATTCGTTTATTAGGAGAAAATAGCAGCAATGAATTTTATGAATTACCTACGGCCACACATTGATAAAAATATCGTTTATCAATATTATACTGCGCCATCAAAGGACGCAGAAAAAATATATCGGCACGAACATTTTGTTAATGCTAAGGAAATAGCGCATTTTTTATCTATAACACATATAAAAACCAGTACCTCTCCGGCTTCGACGCATGTAAGTTATTATTTAAAGATGATGTGTAAAGAAAAAAATCTTTCTTATTATTATTTTTATTTAGACAAACATAATTATTTTATGGCTGTTTATCCTGCAAGTTATTTAATTCCTTTTTTAGAATTTTTTAAAGAATTGATATACAAGCACGGAAGATTATATTTTTTAGATAAGAATAAAACAGATTCATGTCTTACCCTAAATAGCGAAGATGAAAATCGTTATATGCGTTTAAAAAATTCCCGTTTTTTTGAAAATCTATGTTTACCATCTCAGAAGATAGACCACGGAATTTTATTATCATGTAAATCAGAAGATATAAATAAAGATCTTATTTTTTGGGAAAAATAAACAGAAAGGAACAGTACGATATTTGTGAACGATACAGATCAAAAATTTTTAAAATATATGAAATACAGATACGGCGTTTATCCCATGGCGTATCTTGTAGATAGTGTTGAAGACATTCCTAATCCTAATATCTTCAAAGATAAAGAAGATCCCCTTGATCCTTTCGGCATTTTCTTTCTTGAAACAGAAAATGGCGGTTACATATTAGACATGAAAGTTTATATAAACAAAAATTTACAGGAAATATACTTAGTTCCCACTAATGTAGAAAACATCTTTTATTCACAACCTAAACCATTTTTTAAAAAGACAGGAACTTTAAAAGTTAATAATATAGAAAAGGATCTTGAAAATTATGTCGATAATATTCTTGTTCCAGATCTAAAAGAATATTGTAAAGATTTAGCCCCAGAGAAACAAATAAAAGAAATATCATATATTGTTGACGGAGACTTTTCAAGACTCTTTTCTCTTTTTAAAAATATCTTTAAACCTCATAAGACTATTTTAGTAATAACCGATCAAGAAACAAACGAAATAAAAGTATTTAATATTTTCGATTATAAAGTCAATAACGATCAGAGTGATTTTTCAATTATAATCTATAAAAATTATTATTTTTTTATAGATGTTGATGAATATTCAGATGGTTCCTTACTCGGTAGTGAATCTATTTATGGTTTTCAATACGACATTTACTATCAAGATTTAGAAAATTGAGGTGAAAAAATAGTGTATGATACTCAAATATTTTTAAGTTTTCAAAATATGAAACAGATCGATCAGAGAAAGCTGCTTCAAGAATGGGACCGCTGCTACTATGAAGAAGACTCTCCTCTTGTAAATGACGCCACATATGATCAGTGTGTTTCTTATTATAATGAAAAATACGAAAAAAAATATACAAGCAGCTTGGGAAATACTTCTGATGCGTTTAAAAAATATAACCATTCTTATCCGGTGCTGTCTTTAAACAAAATAAATACTAAAGAAGCATATGAAGAAACAACAAAAAAATATGATTATAATGTTCTTATTCAACCTAAAATAGATGGGCTCACTGTTGTATACTATCCTGACGGAAAATTAGTTAGCCGCGGAAATGGGCATGAAGGAGAAATACTGCCTTTTGCTTCAAAAATCCCTAATCTTCCAAAACCCTTAAATGATGCTCCGGTAAGGATGGAAGTTTTTATTTCAAAAGAAAATTTTGCTCAACATTTTTCTGACTCTAATAAAAATAGCCGTAACGTCGCTGCCGGTATCTTACGTCGCAAAGAATATACTAAAGATATAGAATATCTTTCATATAGGGCTTATAACGTACTTGGTCTTGACGATAAAAGCGAATTAGAACAGATCATGATCTTGAAATTTAATAAGTTTAATACAGTTGAATTTTTACTTATTAATAATAAAGAAACCGCAGAAAACGCTTATCGAGGATTACAGGACTATGCTTCTAATCAGGAATATGATACTGACGGCATCGTTATTAAATACAATAAAGCTGGAGCCTTAAAAGAACTTGGTGCAACATCTCATCATCCCAATAACATGGTTGCTTATAAATTTCAAAGCCTTGTAAAAGAAACCGTTTTAAAAGATATTAGATGGAGTCCAGGACGAAACAAACTGACTCCTGTAGCCATTTTCGATCCTGTCGTTCTTGGGGGCAGTACCGTAACTCAAGCCAGTGTTCACAATTTAAATATTATTAATAAATTAAAACTAAAAATCGGCGCAAAAATTATGGTTACTTTAAAAAATGAGATCATTCCTCAAATCATAGAATGTTTTAATGAAGATACGTCTGATATTATTGTTCCACAAAAATGTCCGTATTGCAGCTCTTCTCTTATTATTAATTCTACACAGGAACTGGTATGTACAAATCCGTCATGTTCTATGCTGCATTTGGACTCGATGGAAAAAATAGCTTCTAAGCAAGGCCTGGACATAAAAGGTTTATCTAATGCTACTATTGAAAAGCTTTACAATGTATTAAAAAAGAAAGGATCTTTTTCAGCTTTTCAATTTCTTAATGTTACAGTAAATGAATTAAAAGAATCGGGCCTGACTGACTATATGGCTGTTAAAATCTATAATACTATTCAAGCATCAAAAAAAAATGTTCAAGTTCATCATTTTCTTTATGCTTGTAACATTCCTGGACTTGGTTATAATACCGCTAAAACTATTATGAAAAAATATAATAACGATATTGATCGATTTATCACAGATTTTTCTAAAAACGGTAGAGATATTGAAGGAGTGGGAGAAATTCTTTATTCATCTATTGTAAATAATATAGATATTCTTCAGGGGAATATGAAATTTATCGACTCTTTTAAAGAGCCTGAAATTATAAAATATCCAGACGTAACTTTATTGAAAGTAGCTATTTCCGGAACACTTTCCCACCCCAGAAATTATTATCAAGATTTGTTAGAATCTAAGGGACATACCTTTTCCAGTTCTGTAACTAAAGATACAGATTATTTAGTTGCTGGTGAATCAACTGGCTCTAAAATCGAAAAAGCTAAAAAATATGGAGTTAAAATAATTACGGAATCTGAACTCTTAGAATTAATAAAATGAAAGAAATATATCAAATCTTAGTTTTTTATGAGGAAATTTATAAAAATTATAAACTTCCTAAACCTCGTAAAAATCATAGAAAATATATAACATTAAAAACTATAAGTGACGATAAAAATTTTCTATTTAAATTTATTAATGTTCCATATTTTCGTATAGGAATTGCTCAAGAAAGTTATCTTTCAATATATATACCGTCCGGTAAATATGAATATGTTATAGAAAGATTTCTAAAAATTCCATTTTCTAATATTATAGAAATAAAATTTCAATATGCTGGAGAAAAAGAAAAATATTCTTCTTTTTTAAATAAAGTGCCATTTAAAATAAAAGGAGTATAAAGTGAAAAAAGACGATTTCCCTCAAATTATAGAAAGTTTAAATACTATCGCAAATTTTCTGTCAAATGCTGCTTCTGAAGAAACTAGCTTCAGAAAACAGCTCTCTTATTGTGAAGGTGAAGAGCAGGATCTGCTTCACGAATTAGAATTCGAAAACTTGTCTCGCTCTCAAAGAAGTGCTGTAGCAACTAAAATTAAAGAAGTTCGTGAAACTCGCCGTATGATCAAAGATACTTTAGAACTTATTGATCCATGTTACAAATTAGTAAAAGAAAATTCAAAATTTGTATATTTGTTAGGCTCATTAGCTACAAAACTTCAAGAAACTATTAATGTACAAAACACCAGAGTCTACACCCCCAGAGTCCGTACAGATCTTCAGCTTATATCTACTCAAAAATTAAATGTCCGTGTAGACTCTAACGGTAAGGTAAAAAGAATAAAGGAATGATGACATGAAGATAAAAAAAGATCAAATAATCACATTTGAGCATGAAAGAAAAGGACGTCTCGTTGTAAAAGCATGCGGAGATTTTGATACTGAAGAAGACAAAATGTTTCCTGTTAAAGATGCATTTACCAATAAACAAATAGCATGTTTGAAATCATTTGTATGCAGCAACATTGAATTTGTAAATCAATATTTTCCTCGTCCGTAGAAGACGATAAAAATATGATTAAAAATAGTAAATATGCCGTTCTTCATGCCCACGATACTTTTGGAAGTATCGGTGATTCCATATTAAGACTCGAAGATTATATTTCTAAGTCTAAAGAATTAGGTTTGACCGATTTAGCATTGACAAATCATGGATCAATGTCCACCTTCGTAACTTTTTACGAAGAATGTAAAAAGAAAGAAATAAATCCTATTATTGGTTGTGAAATTTATTTCTGCGATGACGCTTTGATACACGATAAAACCAATAAAGAATATTATCATTTGATCTTATTAGCTAAAAATTATAATGGATTAAAAAATCTTATAACGATACATAACGAAGCTTATAAATCTGGATTTTATTATAAACCAAGAACGGATTTAGATATCTTATCTAAATATAATCAGGATTTGATATGTCTAAGTGCATGCTTAGCCAGCCCTATAAGCAAAAGTTATTTTAACAAAGATTTATTAAAAGCTTCGAAATATGTTTCGAAACTTAAAGATATTTTCGGCAGTGACTTTTATCTTGAAATACAACCTGGTAATTTTACTCAGCAGATCCAGTATAATGATTTTTTGGTATCTGTTTCCGAGCTTTATAATATCCCATTAGTTGCAACAAACGATATACATTATCTTGATCAGGATATGTATAAAATTCATGATTTACATATTAAAGACGCCCGAAAAATTTATGAATCAGAAGATATGATATATCCGGATAAGATATATTATCTTATGTCGCGCGAAGAACTGAATAAAACCTTTGTACGCACTCAATATTTAAATGATAACATTATAGATGCTGCTATAGAAGAAACAAATAAAATTGCAGCTAAATGTAATATTGTCATCCCGGATAATCACATAATGCCGCAATATTCAAGTCTTATAAATGAAGATGCAGTATTAAAAATATTATGTTATAAAGAATTAAAAAATAAAAATTTCGGGGCGTATTATTCTAAATATCAATCACGATTAGATCATGAACTTGACGTTATCAAACAATTAGGCTTTTCCGGATATTTTTTAATTGTTAAAGATATGATCGATTTTTGCGATCAAAACAATATCGCTCGCGGACCTGGACGCGGATCAGCAGCAGGATCTTTAGTATCGTATTTGTTAAAAATATCTATAGCCGATCCTATTAAATATAATCTTATGTTTGAACGTTTTTTATCGATACATAGAAAATCTTATCCAGATATAGATCTGGATATAGATTCTGACAAGCGTCAGCTTTTATATCAACATATTATAGAAAAATATGGCAGTGACCGATGCTGCTTTGTTTCAACTTATAATATAAGAAAAGCAAGAAATTCAATAAAAGCCGCTGCCCGCTTATTAGGTTATGAAATGGAGATAAGTAATGAAATATCTAAACTCATCCCCTATTCCCTTTACGACGAATTAGGAGATAAGCATTCTAATTTAAGTATTAGTGAAGCTTATAATACAGTTCCGGAATTTAAAAAAATCGCCGATAAGTATCCTCAAATAATTGAAACAGCTAAAAATCTGGAAGGATATCCTTCCAGCATGGGAATACATCCTGCCGGAATAGTTATAAGTGCTGTATCCGTATCTGATAAATATCCGTTGGTAAAATGTAATAACGATCTTTTAATGGCTACCTCTTTAGATTTAAAAGACGTCGAAAAAATGTCTGGCATAAAATTTGATTTGTTGGCATTAAGTTCTTTATCTGTAGTTCATAAAACTATGAAAATGGTAGGTATAAAATTCGACTATAGTAATGAGGATTTATTAACTGATCAAGCTGTTTGGAACTTAATCAGTTCAAATAATACTACAGGACTTTTTCAGATATCATCTTATACCTATAAAAGCCGTATGCCTCTTCTAAAACCTAAAACGATTCAAGAACTGGCAGCATGTTTAGCCTTAGTAAGAGGACCCTGCATTTCTTCTGGAGCCGATAAAAAATATATCGATATTTTAAATAAAAAAGCTAAGCCGAAAAAAATTCATGATCTTTACTGGGAAGCTACTAAAGATACTTATGGTATAGTCATTTATCAGGAACAAATTCTAAAGATATGCATGAATATCGGTTTTGATTCTGAGACTGCATATAATATTTTAAAAGCAGTTTCAAAGAAAAAAATCGATAAAATAAATCTTTTTAAGAATAAATTCTATGATTTAGCCAATAAAAAAGAATTAGAAAAATCTATTATTGACTGTATCTGGAACGAGATATTAAATGCTGGCCTTTATGCTTTTAATATCGCACACGCCACAAGCTATGCCTTATTATGTTATTGCAGTGCTTACCTTAAACAATATTATCCGTTAGAATACATGTCCAATCTTTTAACAAAAGAATACGCCAATACTCAAAATGAAGATAACATAAACAAAGCTATAGCTGAATGCGAACGTCTTCAAATACAATTCCAGGCTCCCGACATCAATGATTCGGATTGGGAATTTAAAATAAAAAACGAACGTATTTTATTAGGTTTTTGTTCTATCAAAGGAGTAGGAAGAAAAGCCTATGATTTTATTAGAAGTAACGGCGTCGTGAAAAATTTTAATGATTTTATTCAAAAAAATTCAGGAAAAACTATTAACAAAAAAATCATTATTTTATTAATATTGGCCGGCACTTTTAAAAATATCGAACCCAATAAGTCGGTTATGGAATTATTAAAATATTATATGACCGATATTAGAAAAGAAAAGGACTGGAACGGTACAGTAAAAATCGGCGCCAAAAATTTCAACATTAATTCTACTGAATTAACCGTACTTTCTCAAAAAATTTACAACGTTTCTTGTTACAAAACAAAAGGAGAAAAAACATGAAATATTATAGTTATTTTAACGATTATGTAAAGGATTATCGTGAAAATATATTGAATCGCCGTAAAATACTTTCGGCACTGCCACTAGATACTTTAAAATATCAATGTAAAAATGAACTCTATAATCTTATTCTTATAATGGATTATATTATAACTGTAAAAGAGCAAGATATTATGGTTCAAATTTTTTCTCAATATTATTCAGAAATAATAAGGTGTCAAGATTCAATAAACTTATGTTCTAACAGAGATGAATGTTTAGAAGTTATGGATCATACCTTTGAAAAAGTACTGTCACCAATACTGTCTCTTCTTGTATTAGAAGATTCACAAAAAGTTACCGTTTATTGGGAATCAAGAAATAGTTATTATGCTCGACTTCGACATTGTAATGATTCTCTTCAAGAAATTTTTGAAGGACTTTTTGAAAAATTAATGTTGAATCTTAAAACTAATGGCAGAAAAAATATTAATTTATTATCTTTAAATGAGGAAATAAGTAAATCTTTATATTGTAAGGAACTGCTTTTAGGTTTTTATGAAGCCTGGAACAAAAAACTTAATTCCAAATTAAATATTTACGCTCAAAATAAAGTACGCGATCTAGAATCTGGAGATCATTTAACAAAAAAATTAGAATGTGAAGCAGCTGACCTAAGAATATCTACAACTTTTGACATCTCCTGTTATCAAAAATTGTCACATCCTTTTAAAGAAACAGATATGGATAGTTTTAAAGAATATTTTTACAGACTAAACTCACATATCAATAATTCTGGCATAGAAGTTATTATCATGCCTAAAATAAATTTCAATGCAGAAGTTATAAATTTTCTAACTGCTTATCTAAAGAATATTTCTATTTATTCTTCTTCAGTATTAGATTATAAAAACATCATAGCCTTAGTTGGTCAAAAAAAAACAAAGCGTGAAGAAAATGTTATAGAGGCCATGCAAGTACTGGATAGTATTATTCACTCTCAAAATCAGAAAAACAATTTTCAATATTATTTTTCCAATCAAGAATGTGATAATATTATTTTTCGCACCACATTCCTTGATCCTAGTGATATAGTTACAACATTAAAAACAAAGTCTTCTGAAATAAAAAAATTTGAATCTAATATTATGAAAAAACTTTATGTAAAAAACGATTCCGAAACCCGTCATCCTCTTTTACCATTTAGTCCGGGACAGCTTGGGTTAGTTCTGGTAAGCGGTAATATTGACGGCATCGTTGATGAAAAAAATGGGAATTATCATGTTATAAAAGGAAGTTGTTATAAAACTTTGTCTGTTAATTCTAGAACGGAAAATAATCATTTAATTGATACAGCAATTCGTGGTAACGGCACTTCTGTTCAAATGGTGAAAGCGGATGGCGAATTCGTTATATTAAGATAGGAGAAAACTATGTTGAATGAAGAAAGATTAATCCCGGTATATGCAAAAGATATTAATCCAGTTGGATATTCAGATCAAATAGTCTTGATTAATTTTAATGGCAGTAGCGGAACTTATCCGGCTTATCAATCTACTTATAGTTATAAATCATCTATTTTTTATTTAAAATATAATTCAGATGTAGGTGGTAAGAACTATTTTTATTGTTGGAAATGTGATGTAAAAAACATATTTGACCATAAAACCTGCCATTATATTTATATTGACAAAGCTCCCAATTCAGGCTATGGTCGTTTTATCATTTCTAAATCAGGAAAAATTCCTGGAAGTGATATATATAAGACTATCACATATCTAGATAGTGAAAAGTTCTCGATATACAATAGTGAATCATTGAATAATGTATTAAGTTCTGTTATTTATATTCCGTTAAACGATATCAAAAATTGCATTCCCGGAGACAGCAAGAATTTCGATTCAGAATTAAGTTCAGCATCTAATGCTTTTCGTGATAATCTTTTGTCGAACGAATTTATCATAAATGAAATTTTTAAAACAATAAACAAAATATCCAAGATACCATTATTAAAAGAGTGGGTCGGCTATTGTTTAAATCATCCTTCTAATCCTATTGGAGTATCACTTGGTAAAGCATATTATTCTGATTTATCGAACCCAGAAAATATATATGCTTTTAGCATTTCATTTACGGATTCTTCTTTAAAAAAAGTTATTTCTGATGGATTGAAAAATAAAGATATCTCTATTAAAGGCACAAATACGGTTTCATATCAAACCAATAATATTTCAAATTTGACTGATTATCTATCTACTTATTCTGATCAATTAATTGAAAAAGCCTCTAATAAATTTACGCCGCTTTTCGATGCAGAAAAAGATAAATTTACTGAAAAAGAGCAAAATTATTTCGATTTTACTGAGTATTATGGTAAATTAAAATTTTATAACGCTCAAAAAAACGTTATTTGTTCTGTATCTAAATCGCTTGATCATAATAGATCTGCTTTTATTGTCGGCGAAATGGGTTGTGGGAAAACTGCGCTGTCTATTGGCGCTACATACGTTAACTGTAAAAAGAAAAATCCTAATAATATTGTTATGTGCCCAGGACATTTGGTTGAAAAATGGAAAAGAGAAATCGAACGCCTTTATCCTGACGCTAAAGCCTATATTATAAGTGATTTTAATGATTTAATTAACGTCGAAAATAGACTTAACGATAAAAACAGAAACTATCCTTTATTTTTAGTTATTTCTAAGGATACAGCTAAAATCAATTACACGGAACGCCCTAGCGTAATCTATGATCATCGACGAGATGTTTTCAGATGCCCTCATTGTGGTTCTACATTCCATCCATCGAGAAGATCCGCCGTGCCTGGAGATCCTTTAAAAATGCAGTCTGCGCCAGGAGTAAATACAGATTACCATTTAAATTTACATATTATTAATAAAGCAACTGCGTGGAGATTCTTTCTTAATAAAACAGTTTGGAACTCACAATGTAATTGTTATACCCACAATCGATATACACGAAATGCATATAAAGTTAAAAATTCTTTTGGCTATTCTGCAAAATCCTGTGGACATTCTTTATGGACAGCAACCAATATAAAAGAAGAAAGCCCCTGGATAAAATTTACCGGTATCGGTTATCTTCATAAAGATATGATCAAAGATGTGGAGACACTTTATCTTTCTCAGAAAGCAAATGGGGCTTCTATTGAAAAAACATTAGAAAAGACATATAAAGCCATTTTAAGAGTTAAAGCTGAAGGCTACGATAAACAATCGGCACCACGTCGTTATTCTATAGCCAAATATCTTAGAGAACATTATAAAAATCAATTCGATTATTTTATAGCCGATGAAGTACATATGTATTCTTCTTCATCTTCAGCTCAGGCTAATGCGTTCGGTGATTTAATAAAAACTGCCAAAAAATGTATTACCCTTACCGGAACCTTGTTAAATGGTTATGCCGATGGAATTTACTACATTCTTTATAGAATGTATCCTCGCAGCTTCCAAAAACGAAATTTTACTTATAGTAATTATATTCCGTTCGTTGAAAAATATGGTGTTAAAAGCGAGATCACTACTTATACGAACATACTTAGAAGAATGAGTGGAGCTAAAAGAACATCTAAAGTTTTACCGGGAGTTTCACCTAAGTTATTTATTGACTTTTTGTTAGATAAAGCCGTATTCATATCTTTATCGGATATGAGCAATGCTTTACCTAACTATACTGAAGTTCCCGTTCCCGTAGATTTAGACGCATTGTCAGTTAACAATTATAATGCCGTTAAGGAGAGTCTTGGTCAAATTATGTCTGCTCCATCTGTACCGGAAAGTAGTATTAATAAACGTCAAATAGCATTTCAGGCCGCTCAAAAATTAAATATTTATCCGGATCAGCCATATGATGTTTCTCCTGTTTATGATTTAAATACCGGTAAAACTATTTTTACCTTTCCCGATTCTTTGACAAAAGAAGAATTAAAAGAATATGTTTCAAATAAAGATATTAAAACTATTGAACTTATTCAAAAACATATCCAAAAAGGAGAAAACGTTCTGGTTTATGTTAATTTTGTTAACAAAACAGATTGCGTAGAACGTCTTGAAAAGGCTCTTAAACATGTAGACATCAAATATTGCGTTCTTGATACCAAGGTATCGTCCAAAAATCGCGAAGAATGGATCGACAAAAAAGTAAAAGAAGGCGTAAGAGTAATGATCTGTAATCCTACTTTAGTTGAAACCGGTCTTGATCTCCTGGCATTTACTACGATCATATTCTATCAGGTTGGATATAATCTGTTTACGATGCGTCAAGCTTCAAGACGTAGTTTAAGATTGAATCAGCCAAATAATGTTACCGTTTATTTTATGTATTATGCGTCTACAGCTCAGGAAACTATACTTTCATTAATGGCTAATAAGCTACAGGCTTCAATGGCTATTGAAGGAAAGTTTACTGAAGAAGGCTTAAACGCTATGAGTAATAACGACGACATTCTTACTCAAATAGCTGATTCCTTGGTTAAGAATATTGAGCATAAAATCGAAGAAGGCGCATTTTCTTCAGGTCTTGGCAGACCCGAGGATGACGATGGCAGCCGCTTTCAGTTGGTTCATATTTTATCGGAAAAAACTAAAGAAAAGCAATATTACAGCCTTTTTAATGAAACAAAGAAAGCCGCAAAAAAATTTGATTTTAACGAGCCGAGAGAGCTCATTTGCGTGGCCAGTTAATTATATAATGGGGCGTAAAAATGCGCCCCTTATATTTTTCTTCTCATAATATAATATAAGTATAATTAGTTATACATCCCTTGTTTTTTTCATGGTAATAGAATTATTGAAAAAACATAAAAAGTACGAGGTTTACTATTAATTATGCTCATATTAAAACGTGTTAGATATTTTACAGATTTCATGAGAGATTCTGTCGATAATAGAATCATTGGCCCCGGAGAGTATTACTTTGAAGATACCGATGACGGCTCGCTCATTTCCTGCGAACATTATTGGGAACTGAAAAAGGAAAGAATGGAAGCCGAATGGGACGATTCTTACTATAACAGCATGGAATCTGAACGAGATTATAAAGAAAAACTAAAAGAAGCTGAAAGACAATATCTTCAAAAAGAAATATTAGATAGGGTAAAATTACAGGATCTGCGATGAACTTAAAAGACGTAAGCAAGGAAATACAAGCTCAGCTCGACGCAATCAACGAACACGCCAAAGAACTGGGAGACTCGGAAGCTTCTTGGTGGAATAATGTCAGCAGTCAAATACCGTCCAGGGTCGAAGCTACCAAAAAAGCTATAGATGGTTATGGATACAATGACATAGTAGGCACTTTAGCTGCCCAAGAAAATATTGACCCAAATCTTATTTTGTCTTTAATAACTGTAGAAAGTAACGGAGAAGTAAATCCAACCAGTAATCCTGGTTTCTACGGCTGTATGCAGACTAATTCAGATTATTTTAAAGGCTCTATGGGTTCTGATCCAAGAGTTAATGCTCAATTAGGAATAGAAGCGGGAATCGCTGCTGTTAAAGATAAATATAATTATTTCCCAGACAATATTTATTTAGTTATAGCAGCATACAATGCCGGACAAGGAACAGTTGAAAATGGACTTTTAGGTACAACTACACCACAAGCATCTTTAGAATGGTGGAGCAGTATTCGCCTGATAGCTTATCAGGCAGAAAAATACTGGGGCGCTTCTAAATATCAAGAAGTCGGCGAATATGCAGCTAAAGTAATGTATGCCTATTCCTTATTCAGTGGTTATAAAGTAAACATTGGGACATTACCCCAGGCTTCAAATACTTCAGGCTCTTTTACCAATAATATGGATAAACTTGTTGGTGGGTTATCGGGTCCAGCTGACAGTTCTCCAAGAGTAGCTGGAGCAAGAACTCACGGAAAACATGCTGATTCTATTATCGAAGCTCCAGATAAAACATATTGCGAACCGGTTTATGCTGACCTTATTTCAATAAGCAGTGAAATCCCCTCTCATATTATAGATAGCCTGAACCTTCCTCCTGATGAATTAGTTCCAGGTGCAGATATGTTTTATTCTATACCGGTATCTACACTTACTAAATATGGAGGTCAGGAAAGTGTAGATTTTTCCGCATTTAACGCTGCACTTGAAGAACAAAGAAAAGTCGCTTTTGATGCAGACAAGCATAAAAATGCCTTTAAAATTCCAAGTAAAGGAAAACCGGCCAATAACAACGACCCCTTTCCCGTTGACTTAAAAATAGAAGAGCTCGAATCTCATGAACCACGTTGTAAGATTTCTCAAATCATAGCTTGTCCGGAAGCCGTTTCTACAGCAAAAGCATGTATAAAACTAAGCATTAACACTGAAAAACGCTTAGTTAAACTTGAAAACAATATGGCGACTATTTTACGTTATTTATATCGTTTTGCTGCACGAATTCCCATAAACTGTGTCTATTATGGCGGCCAAAGCACTTATGAAAAATATAAATGCATTCGCTGTCTTAAAGATGATAGAATCGCTGACGGCCAAATGATGAGTATGGATCAATGTCTTAATTGTACTAGATATGAACCCATCATCGGTCAAGTTTATGATATTTTAAATGATCAGGGCATAAACTTATCTCATATTTTAGATGATGCTCAAATGTCATATACAACAATGGAAGAATACTGCGATTTTGTAAAAGCCAGTTCATATCAAAAAGATCTGGAAACAGTTACTTTAGGTGTAGATACTGTTCAAAATCGTCTTATAAACGAACAGGATTTTTCCGATACCTGGTCTCAAGGACTAAAAATGGATTGGAATCTTTTCCCGGTAGAAGATCAAAAACCTCATATTAATGCTCGCCAAAGCATTAACGTTGATAATTATGGTTCTAAGCTGGATTCGTATTTTGGAACAACAACTAATTATGGCTACGCTTATACAGGTAACACCGTAGCCAACAAAATAGTTGAAAATAAAAATCTTATGCTTAGAATTCTGGAAACAACGGCTTCTAACAGCAATACTTCTTCTACAGAAAAAGTTCATATAGCATACAATGCTATTTCTGAAGCCAAAGATTATGCAGAAACTCATGCAGAAGAATTCGTTTCTAATATGACTACATATTTGGGTAAAAATATATCGGATCGTATTAAAGCAGCTAATTCAAATATTGACAATCTTCTTGTAGCTTCCATTGTGTTTGTTACCGGACAGGCTGCCGATGATGTTATAAAAAAATATTCGGTCATTGAAAACGATTTGAGATCTAAGTCCATTGATAACATAATAATCGCTGCTACTTTTTATGATCTTGATCAGAAAAATCTTTTCGGTGACGATAGAGAAGATAAACTCCCTAAACGTCTCGACAAAGTTACTAAATTTGTAGAACAAAAAGATTCTGAAAGCGGCTCTACAACTAAAGTAGAAGTTGGATTTAATTTAAATTGGAACAACGTCAATAATTGGAATTGGACTGAATTTATAGAACCACTTAATATTAATTATCTAGGTAATCAGAACGAGCCCCCTCTTTCTGACAACCTTAAATTTTTCGCAAAAATAGCGTTTGTATATTCCGAGCTTCAAAGCAAATGCCATACTTCAAATATGGATAGTGATGCTTATGGATTAGCATTTCCATTTTTTGAAGAAGATCTGGGGAATATTTATTATACCTCACCTTTCGGATATAGAGCCTCTTTCGGAAGCATGCATTACGGTGTAGACCTGGCCGGGCCAGAAGGAACTCCTATCCATAGCATCGCAGACGGAACAGTTGCTTATGCGCTTACTCCGGAAGATGCTAATGGCGGCGGAAACATGATATGTATTCAGCACGCCAATAATTTAAGTTCCCGCTACATGCATATGACTTCTCTTATAGTCAGTGCCGGACAAAATATTTCTAAAGGTCAGATAGTAGGCTATCTAGGAAATACCGGGCACAGTACCGGTCCTCATCTTCATTTTGAAGTCCAGGTTGGAGGCACCAGCAGCAGCAACTCACAAGATCCTTGCGGTTACTACCCCAGATTGGGCGCAATTCCTGTAGGAGGCTGTTTAGGTTCGTATTAGATAAATCCTATTAAACATTCTATTAACCCCCTCTCATTTCTTGTTCTTTTAGAAATTCAAACGTATTTACGACCGCACGCTCCGCTTCATGCGCGTGCGGTTCTTGGGTACGTTATTTTTTTCTACTGCTTTTTCAAAAAATCGTATTATAATAATTATAGAAGGAGAGATATATGCTATTATGGCATGCAACAAATAAAAAGAATTTAGATTCAATTATGTCATCTGGATTAATAGCTAATAATTTCGGCGTTTTTTTGGCTGACAACGCACAATCAGCAGCAGCATTTGTATATGCACGCGGAATAAACAACATCGTGGCGTTTCCTGTAGAATCTGATGGTCTTGATATTATTGAATCATTTGATCATGATCCTAAAATTTTTAGATGCCGCTGTTTTATATCGAATCAAGATATTCCTAACAACAAAATCATATGGGAAAAAGTATTACAATGGAGATTATAAATGGGTACGTTTAATGATATCCCCTACTTGGGAAGATTGAATATAGCATATTGCAGAAACAATGAATCATATGATGAATTAATAGATTATTATGAAGAAAGAATAAAAGAATTAGAAGAAGAATTGTCTTTAACAAAGTCTCTCTTAAAAGAAAAAGAAGATATAGGTTTTATTTCTAATGTTTCTATTATTGAAGATACAGAAACATTAATGCAGACTTTAAATCATTATGAAGAAGATATTAATTTAAAAAACGATTTTTCTTTTCTCATTAATTAAAAAGGAGTAGATATAATGAGTTTAGATAAGGCTATCAAATATAAAAAAGAAAAACGCCGCCAATTTTTTGGGGCTAAAGCCATAGATTCCACTTGTAGAAATCATGGTTCAGATGATTGGTCTTACAGCGACCGTACTCATAAAAACAGAAAAAGATATGAAGCTGCTTTAGCAGCATTAAAAGAAGAAGAGGAGGAATCATTTGACCATGAATAAAAGAATAAACTGGGACGCTTACTTTTTAAATATAGCCAGAGACGTGGCTATGCGCAGTACTTGTCTTAGAAGACATTACGGAGCAATCATAGTAGACGCCGACAATCGTATTGTCGCTACCGGATATAATGGAGCTGCGCGTGGAGAAAAAGAATGTTTAGAGGTTGGAACCTGTTGGCGCGAAGAAAACAACATCCCTCACGGTCAGCAATACGAAAAATGCGTAGCAGTCCACGCTGAAGCTAACGCCATCATAAATTGTGATCCTAAATATTTTAATGGTACAAGCACTATTTATATTTATGGATGCGACAAAGATAATAATATCTGCGATGCTTCTCCGTGCCTGATGTGCGACAGAATGATCAAAAACGCTAAACTTAATCTCTGTTACTATGGAGATACTAATATTGTTGGAGTAAAAGGAATTGTAAAGAAATATAAATAAAGCCCGACTAAAAAGCCGGGCTTTATTTTATCTTGTTAAGAAATTTTTAATTTTCTGGGAACGGAATATATATAATAAAAAGCTATAAATTTTTCTAATTTTGGGTAGCGATTGAGTAGCAACTAGGTGGCGATTGGGTAGCGATTGAATAACGATTAGGTAGCAAAATCTAGTTTTTTTCTAGAAAATATGCGCTTCTAACTGGACTCGAACCAGTGACCCCCTCGATGTCAACGAGGTACTCTAACCAACTGAGCTATAG